TGCGACGCACGAGCCGCATCACGGGTTGCTCGTCGGGCGTATACAGCGAGTTGATATGGTTTTCGATAAACCCTTCATCTGCGTTTGTCGCTTCGAAATTCTTGAAGTCGTAGTTGGCGAAGAAGAAGGAAAGAGCTTTCTGGTTCATGTGAATCTCAGTGGTCTGTGTGGTACTTGGGCAAGCCTGGCGTCGCCCCTGGTGTTTATTAAAAGAGTACTAGCAACTGGTACGCGCGATCGAACTGTTCGATGGCGAGCGAGAAGAGATTGATCCTTCGCAGCACAACCCCCGAGCGAAAGTAGGCCGTAGCCAGGCCGTAAGCGGAATTCATGTCAAGCAACATTTTGGTGTGCTCACGCTCAACACGCTTACGTTCTCGTTTTGCTGCCACGTACATGTCACTGCAACGCTGTCGCTCTTCCGTCCAAAAAGCAGGCGGTTGATTCTCGCGGGTCGAGGAAATAGAGTACATCGTCGACCTTACGCAGCAAGTGGGGTAGCGCTACCGTCTTCGATAGCCTTGATGTAAGCCTTCACCTCGTTGAGCATTGTCTGGTAGGTGTTCAGTTTGTGGACCGTGTCGCCACCCAACGCTTCGGGGTGTTTGAGCGTCTGCTCGATCTGAGCGAGGCGCACGAGTTGCCCGATGTTAGAGGTCAGAGCCTTGCATTCCCGCAGTTTGCCATGCAAGGAAACTTTGAGCTTAATCAGGATCGCCTGAAGCTCGTCTTCGGTAAAGCGCGCGTTAGGCATGCTAGTTCTCACGCGGGTAGGTTGGGAAAATAAGAAGGGCTTCTCGTCCCCTCTCATGTAATTTAGGTATCCCGACATACCAAGAAAGCATCCCATCATTTTTGCTTCGAAGGAGGCGCTGGAGGGTCGACTTGACCGGGCCATTTGACGACCACCAGCTCTTTACTCTCGTGAAGCGGCAGGCTCGTCTGGAGTGCGTGCAGATTGTACAGGCAGTTCTTGCTAAAGAACGCACCGATATGCCCGTGGGGGAGTTCCACCAGTCCTACTTCCTTTTTTGCCATCACAAACCTAGAGAAAAGACCAAAAAAAAGAGGAGCCGAAGCCCCTCTATTAACTCACCCCTCAGGCGAGGGGCAAGGGAGTAGCTAAGAGACCGTTATTTAGTCGAGGCGATGAAAGTGTCAAGCGCTTCGACCAGTACCTCGGCTTCAAAACGCGTGATTTCCAAGTCGCTTGCGCGGCCGCCCGAACAGAACTTGATCTTGACTATGGCCGCAGCGCGGGCGTATTTCTCGGCTTCATAGGGATCGTAAGCCGGATCAGCGGGCGTGAGTGCGCCTTCGCCTTGCGTGATCGTGAATCCACCGGACTCGCCGAATTCGTTGATGGTACCTTGACGTTGCTCATGCATCACGGGCTCCTTAAGTGTGATCGGCTTCCACATCCAGCATTCCAGCCAAGCGATGCAAGGCAGCAGCGGCTTGAGTTGCCGAGGCCGCGGCCGTCTTGATCTCCTGAAAGGTCAGTGTCTGAAGCTCAGCAGACTCTAGCACATGGGTTGCCTGAGCTAGATCGTTCTTGATCTCCCTGAGCAGGAGTGCCTTATTACGAGCCATAGCGCGCGCCGTCAATGAACGACACTTCGAACTGGCCATCAAAGCGCATCGTCACGCGTTCGTAAACCGGATACTCACCGTCATGCGTGAGTTCGCGGGGCTTGACGAAGCGGATCTTGCACTTGACAGCCGACTCATCGTCAATCACTTTGCACTCGCGCTTGAGGAGTTCCTCGAAACCGCGCTCAAGCGCGAAAGCATACTGAGCATCTTCGCCCAGCTTCACCATGATGACATTCTGCATGAGCACCCGCAGATTATCGACCACGACGTTGTAGGCGCGTTTGCGGCGCAGATCCGCAGGCTTCACCCCTGCACGATCGGCCATGATGATGAGATCAGCCATGGCACGCAGGCTGTCACGCACCTTGCCTGCCCACAGCGTGGTATCCAAATCACCGCTGGCGAACTTGAACTTACCGATGATGCGCTGATCGAGGCTCAGGTTAGCAATCTTACGGATCTCTTCCGTGTGAGCCTTCAGCGAGGTGACGGGAATTGCTGTAGTGTTAGTTTCGGCCATTTTGGCTCTCCTTGTTACGAGGGGGTTATGCGAACGACTCAGTGCGACGGGGCGAGCAGGTTAACGCTGGTCTCACCGATGCAGACATTGAACTGATCGAAGATCAACCAATGGTCTTGCCATTCGATATTGCCCAATACGGGGTGCTGTGCGTCACCGGCGCGCGGCAGGGTAAACCCAAAGAGCTCAGCCAGGAACGTTTGGTTCGGCAGGGCGATCACTTTACGTTGGCTACCCGGACCTTCAGGCAACACATAGCGTTGCAGTGCTTTCTTGAGCTCGTTGATCGTGGCTTGCGCTTGCGACTGTTGTGCATCCTGATAACGCAAGGTAAGCAAGTGACTGACAATACTGGTTCCGTACATTGAGAGCTCCTTATTGGCCTTGAGATTGGATCTCAGCGATGCGCGCCATCTGCATCGAGTGACCCATTTCGCAGGTGGTAGCCAAGACGCCACCAAAGGTCATGAAGCACAGAACGACGAAGGCAACCTTCTTCACTGTGTTCACGAGCTTGGCGCTGTCAGCGAGGTAGTCTTTGTTTGCGTGATCGATCATGGTAATACTCCAAGAGATGAAAAGAGGGATGTAAAAACTGAGATTATTTAAACGGCACACTGGCCTGGGGTTGCCCCCAGGCCGCTATGTCGTCTAGCGACGGCTACGGCTTAGGCCAACCATGGCCATGCCAAGCAGCGCGCCTGCGAGGGTGCCCACAGCTTCTTCCGTGCTGTAGGTTTCGCGACGAGCCGGACGACCCACTGTCATCGTGACCGTCGGGCGATGCGGCGCATAGGTTTCTTCTACGTGCACAGTCGTCGTCTTGGTACCGAAGGCCGTATGCTCATGATGCACTTCGGTGTGAGCGTGCGACATCGTCGGCTGCATCGAAGCAATCTTGTAGATCTTGATGGTCGTGGCACCGTAGATACCGTTCGGGTTCTTCTCGACGACTTCCAGCGTCAGCGGCAGATGCTCGATGCCTTCCACCATGAAAGACTTGATACGGCGACCGTAGAAGCTGCCTTCGTTGTACTCGACACCGACGATCGCGCCTTCGTAAAGACGCACGAGCTCGTTGCGACGGTGCTCCTGCGACTCACGACGACCACCGAAGCGATCTTCGTTCGTGATGTACGTCACGTTCAGGGCTTGCGGACGCGCACGCAGTTCACGCAGCCGTCGTTCAGCCCGCTCCGCTGCTGTTTCGTTAGCGCGATACTCGTAGTCAGGCAGGTTGTTGATGCTCAGCATGGTAATTCTCCTTGTCAGGAATGAGGTACGCCAGGGGTCACCCCTGGCTGAATGTGTCGGGCGGGCTTAGAAGCCGAAGCGCGTACGCGGACGTTCTGCACGGCGCACCGAGATGCGCACTTCTTCGACATTGCGACGCGGCATCGGGCGCGACACCCGTGCGGCGCTCAGCAGGGATTCGACGTCCGACTGGATGCGAACCACTGTCACGCTGTTTTCACCGAAGATCGAATCGCGTGCCGACGTATCGGTCGTGAGATTCAGCCCCAGACCGTCCAGGCCTTCGACGACCATCGTGGTGATCTTCTTGCCAAAGATCGTCGAGAGGACTTCGGTCTTACCCAACACTGTACCTGCTTCCAGGACGATGTCTTCTTCCTGCGACCAGCTGCGGCTCACATGGCCAGTAACGGTATCTTCTTCCAGCGTACGGCGCACCGTAGCGCGGATGACGTTAGAACGATGAGCGGCGTTGATGTGCAGAGCGAACATGGCTTTTGCTTCCTTGTTTAAATGTAGGGGGTATTCAAAAACAGGGGAGCATCTTCTCTCCCCTGTCGGTACTACAGCTTACTCGGCTGCGAAGAGTGCATCGAGGGCGTCACTCGACCAGGCTTCAGTGTAGCCGAAGGAGGTCTCCTCTGCTAAGCCGAACTGCTCAGGCAGATTCAGCTCATGGCGCAGCGAGACTTCCTGAACCTCCTCGAACACTGACATTTCTTCGATGTCGTAGATGTCCAGGAGTTGCCTGCGCTTCGGCGTATGGTCCTTCGCTTCAGACTTGCGAAAGAGGTGGTCCGGACGAACGAAGCGAAAGGGCTTGTTTTGCGACATGGTTTCTCCAATTGCTTGAGAAGAGGTTGAACAACGAAAGTGGTTAGAACTTGTTACTTGCTCTAACTCAGCCGGAGAATATATGGTTGAAATCTTTTTCAATCCACGACTCTACGGCATAAAGGCCTGGGTTACCCCAGGCCCCTATATTACCCGACTACCACCACTTCGCCAAACAGAATGCCGCGAAGCATTCCATCGAGTCGAAGAGCTCGGGCTCCTGGTGGTTGCCACTGCTGTCCTTCCAGAGCAACTCGCCCCAGATCGGAAAGCTGTGCAGTCGCCCCGGTGAGAGCTCATGCACGATCGTCGCATTGGCATTCACCTGTGCTTCGATCGTGTGCTCCGTGCGAAACTCCCACGTGAGCGTCTTCATGAACTGGGCCAGTGTCGAACCCTTGTCCCGATCGTACGGGAGGCGCTCGAGATACTTCACGGCCGCGGGGTGATCGCGGGAGAAGTCTTCAGCACACTGGAAACGTTCTTCACTCATGTCGTTCTCCTTGAACGGTTAATGGGTTTTCAAGCGACGATGGCTATCCATCAAGCCGCAATTGCACGGACCACCATGACCATGAATCGCCGACCAATCCGACGACGCACAGTTAGTCCGTTTACGATTTCGTATCAGCCACTGCATGCCGTGAGGCGGTTGACGACAGCTACGGTCTCGCGTGAGATCCTGAGTTTCCTCATGGATCTTCTTAAAGTTAGCCAGGATGGCTGTAAAACGTTCAGGCATAGGTCTCGGCGTGTAGTGACAGGAACGAGCTGCAAGTCTTTACTTGCTTGTGCTCGCCGGGAGAATATATGGTTGAATCTTTCTAGGATCACGACTCAGCGGCATAAGAGCCAGGCTACTGTGCCCGGCTCAGTCTGGTCTTGTAATTAAATATTCTATTCTTACAGAGTATGACTCCAGGGAGTATTCCTTTCTAGGGAATAATAAAGAGAGGGGCTCCGCCCCTCTCTACGCTTAATTCTCTTCCTCCGCTTCGCTCCGCGTCGCCTCTGCTCCTTGACACATATCTAAGTTCCTACACAGTATTTTTTTACTTTATCCTTATAAATCAAGTACTTAGCTTCTAAACCCGATATTAACTTATCGGGGAAGGGGCTTGGTCCCCCTTCCCCTTTTTAAAAAGTTTAGACCGGGGTTTGTCAACCTAGAGAGTGAGCGCTGGCGCGCTAGGGAGAGGAAGCAAAGCACGAGCGCAGCGACAGAGATAGTTTTGGATAGGTATTGGATTGTATTGTTGATGAATGACACCGCATGGTCGAAAACCCGCCCAGCGTTGCAAACCCGTCTTAGGGGCGCGGCGGGCGGGTTTTTATCGTGTTCCCCTATCTTGTTATGCACCGCACGCAGCAGGATCTTTTATCCTGTAGATAGCAATACTGTGAATCTCCAATTCCGTTCCTACTCCCTAAGGAAAGAACCCATGAGCAAGAGCATGTTCCGAATGGCGCTGGAAGGCGAGACGGTCGAGATGACCTCGCGTCCTAACGAGCCGACCATCGTGATGAGCGGTCCGTTGTCCGAGATCTTCACCAAGGCGCTGGATGTGGCCTACGCCAAAGAGCCGAGCCAAGGTGAGGGTGTAGTGGCCACGGAAAGCCAAGCCCAAGACGTGACGGTCATGCAAAAGATCGTCGAATCCATCAGCAACAACCAACAGCAGTCGGTCCAGCCGGTGAGCGAAGTCAACGGCGAAATCGGTGCCCCTGGTGCCGAAGGTGCTGACCTGCAAGTGTACGGTGTGGCGAAAGCTGACATCACCGACGCTGACGTGGTCGATGTGGCCGATGCGCTGATGAACGAAGACAGCGAAAGCCGCCCGAAGGAATTCGTGGTGGTGGTCGACGGCACTTTGCCCTCGGTCAACGGTCTGGGTGGCGCACCCAAGGAAGAAGTCGAATATCTGTCCGAAGCGATGGAAGCCCTGACCAAGCGGCTGGGTGGCAAGTTCTATCGTTCGTTCGAAGAATTCGTCGAAGGCGTGGTGAATCCGGAAACCGATCTCGGTAACGGTGGCAACGACGGCGCGGACGGTGTGGGTACGGCCGGTGATGTGACGGCCCAACAAGGTGGTGAAGGCGTCGCAGGTGACCCGGCAACCAATCCCTGCCCGCAAGATCCGTCGATCACCTCACGTGTGGTCGAGATCGCGAAGATCGCCGCTGAAGAAGCCGCTGCCGCTGCCGAAGCTCCGGCTGGTGAAGACAGCGGGGTGGCGCCTGCGCTGGAAGAAGGCAATACCGACACGGGTCAACCGGTCGTGCAACCGGTCTCGGCCTTGCCGAACGATCCGGGTGCTTTGAGCCCTGAAGCGCAAGCTGCCATCGGCGCGGGTGACGACAAGGTCCCCGCACCCAAGAAGGAGGGTGAAGTCCCGCAGAACCAGGCTAACGGCGAAGACCCGACGGTCCCCGTGGCCAATGGTGACGCTGCCCTCGAAAGCTTCCGTGTTCGTCTCGTTACGTTGGCGCCTCGCCAACGCGTGCGCGCACGTAAGTAATCTCATCCCTGGAACGGATGGTGTAAACGGCGGGGCTTCGGCCTCGCCTTTATGCCGTTGATCCTAATTCTGTGTATCGTTGCCCTATCTGAGAGGATGCTAAATGGTAGACGTTTCTATCAAGGGCGTGTTTGAGAGCGAGTGTGCCCACCTCGCGCTGGACGCGCAATTGGCCAAACGCATCCATTTGTACACAGTCGGTTTCGCCCATAAAAACCAGGACCACATCGAGTTCTTTGGCGGGAACCTGACCGGTGTGCAAGTGGTGCGCTTTACTGACAGTGATAAAGACCGCTGGTTCACCGAGATTCTCCAAGCGGACGAAAGCACACTCGAAGCACGGCTGGTGGCGCTGCCCACGGTCAACAGTGACTGGGTGGTGTCCTCCGACACGCTCAATCTTTCCTGTGCCTGGCTCTTGCATGCGTTGCTCCACAGCAAGAAGCTAAGCGACGCTCAGCGTCATCAGGCGATGTTGGATGTCGTCCTGGTGATGCAGTACAAGTTCCTCACATCCCGTCTGTACCGGCACTTTAAGTACCCGGCGGATCGTGCGACGGCAGAAGCCACGTATGCAGCCCTGACGTTTAAGTATGCGATTAAACAGTACGGCTCTTGGGCCGCAGTGCTCAATGCCCGCGCCGAAGAAGTGATCAGCCCGACCGGTCTTCACCGCAAAGCCATCGAACTGATGGACCCCGATAGCACCGTCATTTATTTGCTCAATGATACGCAAGGCCGGATTCGTGACATGTTGAAAAACATTTACGATGTCTTCTTGCAAGTGCATCGGCAGGGTATCAAGATCAGCTCGACGAGTTCGCTAGTCGAACACGACGGGGTCGAGATCTTGAAGGACAAGTCGAAAAACCTCCTGGCTTACACCAGGTACATCAACTCGATCATCACCGACCGGAACTCCTTTATTCGCGAAGAGCTTCTCACTGTTATCGAGAAGCAGATGAAGACGATGCCGCCCCGTCTTTTCCGCGAATCGCTCGAATGGATGTCGGACAATTACCGCCAGTCCGGCGCGAGCATGATCGAAGAGCTGCTTAACGAAACCCTGATCCACAGTTTTGACTACCTCGCGGAGAATCGGAACTTGGTGAGGAATTCTACGGACTTGGCCAGCCTACTCACACGCTTGCGTGGTGTGTACATGAGTTCGCGGTCCACGGACCCTGCTCTGTTCTCGCTGCGGGAGAAAGCAGAAAAGATCGTGAAGCTCGCGACTAACAATAAGAACTCCAGTGTGATTGCGGCTGTGCGCACCGGGATACTGCTGTACTTGATCGCCCGCGCGTATTCGATGCGGTATTACTCCCAGAGCGCCGCTGCATAAGGCTTGGTCGCACGACCAGGTTCTACCATGTCGCTTTTGAAGAGGTTAGCTACCCGAGGGTTCCTGTGGCTGGAGCACGTAAAGGGTAACAGGTCGTTCCAGCAAGAGATCGTGATCCAGACGAATCGCCGTAATACGCTTCGGGTGATTCATCATTCGGGTTACGACATCACCATCTACTGTCAGCGCTTGCAGTTCGAGACGGGCTACTCGCTCTGGCAATGGCCGAAGAAGAAACACCTGGCTTACCAGTTGTTTTCAACGACGACCAATGATGCACCGGAACTGATTCGTCGGGCATGTGACTTAGCGGTTACATTGCCTGCCCTGTGTCCCGGTTATGTAGAAGACGAAGTGCAAAAGCTCTACGCCATTGATGCGTACGTGGATTTGATCACGGACAAATTAAGAGCGCTCAAGCAAAGTAGCTTCATCTAGCGCGTATGGGGGAGGCTTCGGCCTCCCTCTATGCCGCATCAGTATGATTACATTTACAGAAGACTCAGGGCAAGTAAATGAACGAAACAATAGACAATGTTGTAGACAGCTATGTTCCCCCGTTTACGGGCGAGCATCCCTACTACAAAGGGTATTACCAAGTCCCAGTTGGTCAAAGTCATGTGGTGATTAACAAGCGTGGCGAGCTCATCAATCTCATTACAGGCGAGAAACACTTCACGCGGATTGCCGGGAGAGGGTACGTAATTACCACGCTCTGTGACGATGGGATTTGGAAAAACTACTTAGTCCATCGGCTGGTAGCTTTGCTGTTCGTGGATAAACCTGAACGACACAAAGAGATCAGCTTCGATGAATTGCAAGTGAACCATATCGACGGTGACAAGCTGAACAACGTTTGGGATAACCTCGAGTGGGTCACTGGTGAAGAAAACATGAAGCATGCCCGAGAGCACGGGTTGTTTAGCAACCAGCTCAAGGTTTTGTCCAAAGACGTAGAGACTGGCGAAATGGAGAGCTACTACTCGGTAAGCGAGTGTGCTCGAAAAGCCGGTGTGACCCAGTCGGTCATGTTCATCCACCTCTGGTCTGTGGCAGCCGGTCGAATCAAACACCTAGGCCGGGTGTACAAGTTCGATGACGGAAAACCATGGCCTGAATTCCTTGCTCCGGATGATAGCGAGGAGTACACGCTAGGCAGGGTCTGCGATATTGTCGGAGAGAATATCGAAACAGGTGAACGCACACTTTTTTGTTCAGTCAAACACGCTTGCCGATTGCTAAAGCTCGACATCGTCGGGTATCGCAATCATAAGGCACGAAAGGGAGCCGCTACCCCCTACAAGGGTTGGCTCTTTTCTCCATTAACCGAATGAGGTGACATTATCATACTCTTCGAACAGGACTGGTATCGTTATCCGACCGCGATCATCGACACCAAGACCACCAACAAAAGTTGGATTCGTCTGGCAGCGGTGTATCGCTCGATGGGTATCAAGAACCACGCCTTCCTGCTCGCGCTGGTGAATCCGAAACTGCAAGGGGTGGACCCCTTCAGCAAGGACCTCACTCCTGAGCAGATGTACATGATCGCTGTCGAGTGCAAGATCAACCCCTGGTACTTCTTCCGGGAAATCGCACGGGCTCCGGGTAACTCCGGTTCCGATGCGGTGCCCTTGGAAGCCAACCGGGCGAACATTGCGCTCTACTGGTCCTTCTTTAACCACATCTTCTTTACGCTCATTCAGCCACGTCAGACCGGCAAGTCGTTCTCGACTGATACGCTGATGAGCTACCTGATGAACGTCGTCTGTACGGGTACCAGCATCAACCTGTTGACGAAGGACGATAACCTGCGCCGCAAGAATATCGAGCGGATCAAGGAAATCATGTCCGAGCTGCCACCGTACCTGAGCCAACGCTCGAAGGACGATGCGCAGAACGGTGAAGAAATCACCGTGAAGGCCTTGAAGAATTCGTACAACACGCACGTGCCGCAATCGAGCCCGAAGCGTGCGTACAACATGGGTCGAGGTCTCACGACCGCGATCTTCCACATCGACGAGCCGCCGTTCCAGCCCAATATCGCGATTGCATTGCCTGCTGCTCTGGCTGCTACCGGCGCCGCTGTGGAACGGGCCAAGGCCGCGGGCGCGCCGTACGGGACGATCCTGACGACGACCGCAGGCAAGAAGGACGACCGCGATGGTCGCTTCATCTACAAGCTGCTGGAAGACTCAGCTTCGTGGACTGAGAAGTTCTTCGACTGCCAGAACTGGGCTGAACTCGATCGCATGGTCCGTCGTAATAGCCGCGCGGGTCTGTTCCGGATCAATGGCACCTTCAGTCACCGTCAGTTGGGTAAGAGCGATGAGTGGCTCAAGCAGAAGATTGAAGAATCGCTGCAGACCGGTGATGATGCGAACCGAGATTACTTTAACCTGTGGACCTCGGGTACGGAAAGCTCCCCGCTCTCCACCAGCACGGCTGAGATGATCGCTTCGTCGCGTCTGGACGAGCTCTACACTTCCATCAGTGATCCGGACGGCTACATCACGCGCTGGTACATTGCACAGGAAGAGATTGAAGAGCGCATGGCGACCGGCAAATTCGTGCTTGGCATGGATACGTCTGAAGCAGGCGGGGGCGATGACATTTCCCTCGTCTTGATGGATGTGGAAACCCTGGAGGTGGTCGCAGCGGGCTCGTATAACGAAACCAACCTGATTACCTTCTCCAAGTGGGTGTGCGATACGCTTGTCAGGTATTCGAACATCACAGCAGTCATCGAGCGGCGCTCCACTGGGGCGATGTTGCTGGACTACCTGCTCCTGATGTTGCCCAACTATGGCGAAGATCCGTTTAAACGCGTCTTTAACAAGGTGGTGCAGGATTACGACGAGTATCCGGATCGCTTCAAGGAAATCAAGGTGCCAATCGGTCGTCGTCCGACTGACATCTACGTGCGCTACAAGACCACGTTCGGCTTTGCCACCTCCGGTTCGGGGGCCAACAGTCGCAATGCCTTGTATGGTCAGGTGCTTCAAGCTGCGGCCCAGCGCAGCGGCATGAAGGTGCATGACAAGATGCTCGCCGGGCAGATCCTCGGTCTCGTGTACAAGAATGGTCGCATCGACCACGAAGATGGCGAACACGATGACTTGGTGATCGGCTGGTTGTTGTGTCACTGGTTCCTCATGCATGGCAAGAACCTGCAACACTATGGCATCGATCCCCGCCAGGTTATGTGTGCAGTCAAAACCAAGCAGACTGAGTCGCAAGAGGACTTCTTCCGGCGCATGGAGCAACAGACTGTGCGCAGTCGCATCGAGGAGATCTACAACGCACTCACCGGTGAGCACGATGACTTTGTGGCCGCGCGTCTGGAGCAGGAGCTGCGTATGCTGGATAAGAAGATCATCCTCGAACAGGATGAGATCTATTCGGTGGACGAACTCATCCGCAGTGCTCGGGAAACCAAGCGCAATAAGGTGAGGACCTCGAACCTGTACCAGCAAAGCCAGCAGAACCAGTACCTCGGTCACAATACGGGGATGCTGGTGACGAGCGAGTTACCGATGACGCATGTGGACATGTTTGGTGCACCGGCTAACTACGGCGTGTATTCGACAGCCTCAGGCGCTCGTTGGTAAGCCGTTGGTAGAACGACAGCATAGAGCCCAGGGGTTTCCCCCTGGGCCTTATGACGCTGAGGACGCCAAAGCGTTAGTTGGTTTGCCAGACTGCCATCGGACAGAGTGCCAGCTCGAGGTCGTTCTCCGGCGTGCGGAAGAAGAACTTCACCACGAGCGTGCTGCCTGCCGCAATGGCCTGACCAATCGCCAGCTGAGAAGCCCACTGACTGATCGGGAACTCCACCGGTGCCTGGTTGGGCAGCAGCAACGCGAACATGTTCGGTTGCGGTGCCTGCGTCTCGACGTTCGGATCGGTGAGCGGCTTGGCCGGGTAGTACACCTGGTCGAGGAACGTGTCGAAGTCCGTGAGACCCTGATTGATGTACACCTGCATCAGGTTCTGGTTCACGAAGGTCGTCGACGCATGGGTGTTCAAGCCATACGCAGGCGTCTGACCCGGATCGTACGCAATGGTCCAGTTGGTGCCCGTCTTATCCGTACCGTCACGATTGAGCACGAGCCCGATGGTCTGCGTGAACTGCACGTTCTTGTAGGCCGGATTCACATCCGAGAGCTTCAACTGCACCTGCAACTGTTGATTCACGCCGTAGCCGTGCGGCAAGAAGGCCGGGCTATTCGGTGCGAACGTCACATACGGCGTGACCAGTTGCGCAAGGTTGCGATCGAGGTTAAAGAGGTACCAATCCAGATACCAGCCGTTGACCGAGTCAATGAAGCGCGGCACGCAGAAGAGCTTAAGCGTGTACGCACCGTCGACATTCTCGGTGGTAGCGTTGTACGTTTCCTGGATGAAAGCGGCTCCGCCCGACCCATCGACATTGGCTGTGGCGCCGTACACCAGCTCGTCTTGCGACAGATTGTACTTGAGCACCAGCTTGAACTTCTGACCGACGATGGTGGCCACGTACGCGTCCAGCCCGAAGAGCTGGAACTTGGTCCCGTCGACCGGCATCGAGCCCGTAGTCCCGTCCGAGTAATGGACCTGTCCCATCAGGTTCAGACCATCCTTGGGCACATTGATCGGGTAGACCAACGTGTTCGGATCGCTCGAGCTCATAAACGGCGAAGTCATCGAGATACCAGTGATGTACTTCTCGCTCGCATCGGTCGAGCGGATAAACGCCGTGTTCTCAATCAGCAGCTGGCGCTTGGAGAGCACCGTGCCATCCGCCGCGTAGATCACCACGGTGACAATCTCGCCATCGAGCAGCGCGACCTTGGTGTAGCACTGCTTGATGACCTTCAGTGCGGTGGTGACCACGCCTTGTTGCGACGTTTGCACGACTTCGAGCGGCACGTTCTCGCCCAGCAGGTTGCCCGACTGATCGTAAAACGCCGAAATCACCGTACCATCATCACCGAGGATGGCGCCCTTGAAGATCTTCGCGTACGATGCCTGGCTACCGCCCACCACCAGACGCACGTCGACCGCCATCGAGAACGGCATCACGCTCTGATCGAGGTAGCAGCGATAGGTATCGGACTGCGTCCCAGGGCCGACGCCCATGAGCAGATCGTCCTCGCTGAATTCCCCCGTCGCTGCGGTGGTGATTGAGAGGAGGGTTGGAATGAGCGTAGTCTGGTCCAGAGCGGCGACCCGATACCACGCATTGGAGCCCGGTGAGTTATCCACCACGTAGTCGCCCACATTCGGCACGTACATGTTGGTGCCCACCTGGCCACGATAGACCTCGGACAATGCCCAGATCCGAAACCCGCTGTCCGGGTTATAGACGGGGACACCCCCGTCCGTGCCCGTGACGCTGGTATTCCCAATGGATGCGCCAAGGGTAGCCCCCAGCGGCATCATCAGGGTTGATTTACCCAAGACGTCCATTAACTTCCACCTGTGTAGTTTTGGATGTTGACAAAGTTGGCCAGATTCACCAACCCATTCAGATACAGGTTGACAGCGCGCAGCAAGAACTTGTAGTGGTAGATCGAGGTGCCAATCACCGTCATCAAGTCATGCGGATGGATTTCGACAAAGCGCAGGTCCGGTGTGTTGGCTGGCTGAGTCGGGTCCATCGTGAGCAGATACGCGTACGGCGCACACAGCTCGCGCACTACGTCGTCGTTGTACTGCAGGTACATGCGCGGATCATCCAGCAAGCCATTGTTCATGTCGTACAGCAGCTTGCAGGCAAAGGGACTGTAGACCGCCCATTTCTGTTCGATCTGATCCGGCCCACTCGGTTGCGGCATCGGGTAATACTGCGACATGTAGTCGCTTACCACCTGATCCGTTTCCATGGCGATGGCTCGCAACGAATACGTATCGGTCGTTGTCAACCCGCGCAGCGGCACCACGATGTCGCGCACCAAGTACGGCGTGCCATTCAGGGCGTTGGGGGCCGAGACCCCGGCATTGCCTTCCTGGAACAGCAACGCGGAACGATCAAGCGTCGCTCCATTTACCTGGATGCGCAGCACCTTGTCGTCACGGATGTCAAAGCGGTTGTTATCCGAGAGCAGCCCGTACTGGATAAAACCCTTGTCCTCTTGGGGCGTACGGGTTTTGTCGGCATTGCAAAAGCCCGTGAAGCGAATGTCCACGTGCTGGGTGCCGCTGCCCGCCAGCCGAAACGCTTTGTTGACGATCACGATCTGCGGAAAATTGACATAGTAGTCAATATTCTCCACCAGCGCCTTGCCATTTAACCACAGGTCCAGCTCACCCATTGGGATCTGCATGGTCCAGTTGGTCGTCTGGTTATTGCGATGCATGCGCTGCGTGAGCGTGAATTCCAGCAAGCCGTCAGTGGTGGTCAGATCCAGCGAATACGCCAAGAAGAAGCGATCACCGCGCACCAGCGTGTAGAACTTGGTTGGGTCCACCAGCCAGGTGAGTTTGCCATTCGCATCCACTGCGTACGCGCCCGAGCCCGTCACATCCGTCCAGACGTTGGTCGGCACTCCACCCACGATCGGACAGGTGTACATCCGGTAATCGGTTGCTGAATCCAGCGTTTGCGACGCGATCCCGTAGTTCTCATCCAGTTGGGTATTGCCTGTGCCCGAAATGAGCTCCACCAGGGTAGCGTTCGAGTAACCGCACGCGTAGATCGAACCTGCCTGATGCGAGGTCCAGCCTAGCAGCGCGCCATTGCTGTCGTACTCGTACCCGGTGGACTTCACCTGCAAGCCATACGGCACGTCCACCACGTTCTGGCTGGATTCGATCCGCACTTGCTGCGGCGTATCACCCAGCAGCTTACTGATCGCGTTGTAACCCAGCGCGTCTTCGACTTCCGCCTTCGAGAGCACCGGCATCAACGAGCCCATGATCTGCGTATAGGTCGACGACTCCAGGTTCGCTGCCTTCCAGTTCTCGACGTTCGAGTTGATCCCGAGCAGCGCCCCACGGATCAGGTTATCCGGCAGCTTGTAGAGCTCATGGATGCGGTTATGCTCGAACACCAGCGAGCGGTTCCAGCCCCCATTGCGAATATGCAGTCGCACGTAGCACTGCATCGGGTCCCAACCCTGGTCCGAACAGAATGCATTCACATAGGCCGGAACAATCGCATAGTCTTTGTGCGTGACCATGCGCAGACTGTCGCCTGCATTGCGATGGTAATACACGCCCTTCCAGCGATTGGAGGGTTGCGGCTGACAGACGAAGACATCGATGTCGTCTTCGTAGTCGATCTCGTTGACATTGCCCGCATAGTGAAGGAGCCACTTCTGCTTGGTGTCGAGCGTACTGGTGAAAGACTGCAGGTCACTGACCTTGAAGTCCACCACCTTGTAGATCGAGGCGTCATAAACGAATTCGACCACATCACCGACATTGACCGTGAACAGATCGATCTGACTGACCTTGTAGCCATTCACGTACGCATACACCACGCCTTGCTTCGCTTTGTAAGCAGCCAGATCGTTTTGCAACGTGAGGATCGCGTCGGTGTTCAGCGGGGTGCGACCCTCGACATAGATCTTCGCGCTCGCATCGGTGGCCGCTTGCGACTTGTAATACGCGTTGCTATAGACCCGCAAGAAGAGCGGCTCGGTGTCGAGGTTGATGTTGATCTTCGGCTGCACTTGCACCGCGACGATCAGGTTGTGATTCTCCGTGATCATGTACCAGCTTTGCGTACGCGGCATTTGCAGGCCACTGTTCGCATACAGGTCCACCATCAGGTTCTCTTTGTTGCACGCGTCAGCAAACGTATTCCAGGTCCACTTGGGGTAGATCCCCAGCAGCATCGGGTTGACTTGGCCAATCGAGTAGACATGAAAGCGTGTCTTCTTGACCGGGAACCAGACCGTATTGTTCTGAACCTTGAAATAATTGAACGCACCCCCTACCGGAGTCAGACGAGCCAGTTCAAGGATCGCCTGATTATCCTGGTAGGGAGCACACCACACGTTTGACAGCGCGTATGCTTCGAGGTAGTCGTAAGCCATAGCCTGCCTTGGAGAAGTTACTTGCCCATCGCCACGTTCACGAGGTTCACGATCTGGCGCGCAAACTGCTGGTTCACCGACATGCTGGAGCGCTCCGCAATCTTGGCGATCTGCGAGTTCTTGAACGTGCGTTCGCTGGTCGCCGCCATCATGATGGACAGCCACGTCGGCGGATGCTCGAGGGCCACGGCGATGAGTTCCGGTGCATTCGGACCGAACCAGGTGCGCCCCAGAATCTGGTAGAGCACCCCGACGTTAAAGTCTTGCAGGCGGATCGAACCCGTCACTTCTTCAGCGCGATCACAGAACTCTTTGATGCCGGTGAGCGGCGCAGTGAATTGATCGAGCACGTCGAGCACGTCGGTGTTCTTCGCGTGCGTGTTCTTGGCAATCGACTGCACCATGCGCAGCTTATCGCGCTCGGTGAGCTCCTTCATGTCGGTAAAGAGCGACTGATAGAAGAAGCCCGTGTAGACTGCCAGCTTCATCTGTTCGAGCGGATCGAGCGCAAAGCGGCGCGAGACGTTCTCGCTGATCCAGGCACAGAACACCTGCATGGCAAAGGGCGACACATCGCGCAGCACTTCGGCTGGGTGCGACAACCAGATCGAGTTCAGCTTGGCGCGAAACACCAGCAAATCGTATTCGATCGGATTGCGCACGACGAACTCGCGCTGATGCGGATTCCATTTGCCGAAGGGTCGCGTGTCGATAACCAGATCGAGTTGGTTGCCTTCGCGTTCGATCAGGAGCGGATGCAAAAAGCTCGGGATGGTGGAGGTGAGCGTATCGCTGCCGTCAACCTGACGGATGGGCGTATCGGCTACCGGGCTCAGCCAGCCCACGGTCATTGCTTTGGCGACTTCGCCTTGGAGCTTACTGACCGCGAAGCCTTCGCAAGCTTTCGTGTCGTAGGCTGTTCTGAAGATACTCATGTTTCATCCCAGAGTGGTTGGGGTCGCTTGGACCAAAGTGTCTATTCATAGTGAAAACTTACTGCCCATCCTATGGCGATTTTTACTTGGGCGCTTTGCAGCTCGAAAGTACCCCTCTGTAGCAGCCCCGGCGAATTAAATTTTAAATACTTATGACTGACATTTTCCTGCAGCTGGTGTTTTTGGCCAACTGATTTGGAGGGATACGGTCAGCCTCACCAGAGGACGCCAGGATGTTCAGCATCGTCTTCGAAACCATACCATTCAACTAAGGAATCGCGAAATGGCGAATGCAATTATCAACGCCGCTCCGATGACGAACTTCCTCGGCGTGCAGGATAACAGCACCCGAGCACTGGTTCCGATTCCGGAGAACCTGCCGACCCACCTGGCGAAGGTCTATCTGTTTGCGCAGACTGGCCCTGGCCCGAGCCAACCGATGCTGGTCGGCGGTGACGGCATGACCCAGATGTACGGTGCCGACACGTTCGACTATCTGAAGTCGTACGCTAACCACCAAACTGTGCTGGCCAACACGCTCAATGCAGCGGGCAACCAGATGATGATCGAGCGGGTCATTCCGACGGATGCAGCGCCGCGCGCGAACCTGCGCGTCTACCTCGATGTGTTGCCGACTAACGTGCCGGATTATGTCCGTAACGTCGACGGCTCGATCAAGCTCGACACGGGCGGCAACCCGGTTCCAGTGACCGGCGAAGGTGCCACGATCGCAGGCTATCAAGTGAAGTGGGTTACGGCCTACATCACCCCGGAAGAAGACGGCACGACCAACTTCGGTGCGGGCGAGATCATTCCGGGCGACATGACTGACGGCGCGTCCGCTCAATCGCAGCGCTACCCGATCTTTGATCTGGAAGTGCCGCACATCGGTGCCGAAGGCAACTGGCACGGCTTCCGTATGTGGGCGCCCACCTCGGTGTCGAGCACGCCGATCAACGACGCGTACATCACCGACGATCTGATGTACCCGTTCCGCTTTGCGTTCGCTAACAAGCCGAGCGCTAACGGTACGGCTGCCATTGTGGCAGGCCGCGATGGCTCGCAGTACTACGACCTGGGTTTCAAGCCCGGCGTGATCGACAAGTCGACGACGCAGAAAATGTACGTCGGCGACCGCCTGATCCAGGCTTACCAGAATCTGCAACCGACCGACGGTACGCCGCCGGTGTGGGGTCCGTTCGGCAAGCTGAAGGTGTACGACGCGAACGTCGCCACGGTGTTGGGTCTGTTCTACGCAGCGGAGTACCCGGTAGCGGGTGCCTTCAGCGACTTCACGGGCGCAGCAGGTGAAGAGTACCTGTTCAACTTCGTGTCGGGCGTGTCGAGCCAGAACGTGCCGTATCATTCGTTCCAGGTGGTCACGCAAGCGGCTAACGCCGTGCGCTTCACGCAGAATTCGACGATCTACGCGTCGGGTGGTTCGGACGGCACGATGAATGATGCGTCGTTCGCGACGCTGGTGTCCGCGGCAGTGGCGGGTTACGCTGATCCGAATGCGTACCTGCAAGATACGGCTACGTATCCGGAATCGATCCTGTACGACACGGGCTTCCCGCTCGAAACGAAGTACGACCTGTGCCAATTCATCTCGGTCCGTAAGGATACCGCGGTGGTGCTCTCCGTCTACGACGGCAGCGGCCAGGTGATGACGGCGGCTCAGGAATCGGCTCTCGCCATCGCGCTGCGTACGCGTTTGCAGATGTACCCGGAGTCGGACTACTTCGGCACCGCCACGATGCGCGGCATGATCATCGGTCGCTCCGGCACGCTGATCAACAGCCTGTACGGCAAGCGCTTGCCGCTCACCATCGAGTTCGCAGCGAAAGCGGCGAAGTACATGGGCGCGGGCGACGGCGTGTGGAAGTCGGTGTACTCGTTCGACAGCGACCCGCTGAATCAAGTGACGCTGATGACGGACATCAACGTGACCTTCACGCCTGCCTCGGTGCGCAACAGCGACTGGGACAACGGTCTCGTGTGGGTGGAGTCGTACGGCCGTCGCTCGTACTACTTCCCGGCGTTCAAGACGGTGTACGACGACGACACCTCGGTGCTCACCAGCTTCTTCACCATGATGGGCTGCGTGGAACTCGAGAAGGTCGGCGACCGTATCCGTCGCAAGTTCAGCGGCAACAGCAAGCTGAAGCCTGGCCAGTTGGTCGACCAGGTGAACAAGGAAGCGGTGAAGCAGACGAACCAGCGCTTCGATGGTCGCTTCACGATCATCCCGAACTGCTACTTCACGGCAGACGACACGCAACGCGGCTACAGCTGGACGCTGATGCTGAAGATCTACGCGGACAACATGGATACGGTGGAAACGCTGATCATCCAGGCGAATCGTTCGTCGGATCTGTCGACCACCTCGGGTGGTACGGCCCAGCAGCTGATCGCGACCTAAGCAATCCACGGGTGGGGGAGCTACGGCTCCCTCTCTAGCTGACATTCTTAAGAACAGGAGTTTTACATGAGCCGTATCGCACAAACGCTGTTGCCGCAAGGTTACGCGTTCGGCGCTGGCGTGAATATCCCGATGGCGGATCTGCAGTATTCCGCACAAATGGGTTACGCACCGGATCTGACGGAGTGGGTCGGTAATCAGGCGTACGTGCGCCGGAACCTGATCGCTCTGCTGATCGAAGCCCCGACCGCTTTCTCGGACCTGCCGAACCCGGACTACTGGATCGGCACGCTGCGCGCCCTGGTCGAGCTGCACCCGCTCACCATCACGGGCCTGAGCTCCACGCTCACGGTCGACACCACGGACGGTAACCCCGTCGGCGGTGGCGGTCAGGTGCAAGAAGAATTCACCGACGTGAAGGAAAGCCGCTCGCAGCCGAACTTCCGCTGGAACGAAAAGTACGGCATGCCGATCAACCGCTTCCTGCGCGGCTGGATTCAGTACTGCATGATGGACCCGAACAGCAAGGTCGCCTCGATCAACACGATCGCGGGCAACCAAGTCACCGACATGCTGCCGGACCGTTACACGATGACCTGCGCGTTCATCGAACCGGACCCGACCCACACCAAGGTCAACAAGTCCTGGCTCGTGACGAACATGTTCCCGAAGACCTCGGGCGAAGTCACTGGTCAGCGCGATCTGAACAGCGGCGGCGAAATCGTGGCGTACGACGTCGAGTTCGCCGGTATTGCGCAGTTTGGCCTGGGTGTCGACGCGTTCAACCAGACGCTGCTCAACGGTATCAACATCACGGGCGCGAACCCGTACGAGCGTGCACCGTTCGTCGATTCGATCGCCGCTGATGTGGCGAACTGGGGTACCTCGAACTACGCTCAAGGCATCAGCGATCTCGCTGCTGGCGCGGCGCAAGTTCAAGCCGGTCTGACCGGTAGCGATTCCCTCTCGGTGAACGTCACGTTCTAAGACGAAACCAAAAAAAGAGTGATAGCGGCATAGAGCCAGAAAAGACCTTTGCGGGTCTTTTCTGGCTTTTATGTCGTTATGCCGTTAGGCAGTTGCGGCCGCTTCTTGCGCTTCTTCTTCCTCGCCCTCCAACTCGCCCATCAATTCGAGCCACTTGTTGGAGATCACCTTGAACGACTGGCCTGTCTCGTGATTCTTCATCACTAGTCCTTCGCGCAACGTCGGCTTCGGATCAGACGGCGACGTCGCCAGCAGTGCCGACTTACCGTCGGCGAGCTTGAGCAACTCGTTCATGTCCGCAGGCAACTTGATACGGGCCAGCTTCGGATCAACCGGGATGTAATCCAAACCCAAGTAAGCGGCGATTGCCTTGGTTTCATCCGGCGTGAATCGGTAGGTCCCATTGCCGTAGGCGCGATACACGTAGAAGCGGTTTTCGGCCAGCTTTTCAGCATTGCCGTTGAACTTCGGTCCGACCATCTCGCCTTGAATCGCCACGATCTTGCCGTGAGCGAATGCCAGCCCAATCCCCTTAGCAATCGACACGTCCATCATCAGCGCTCGATTGAGCGCTTTCAGATTCTGCACGATACCTTGGTTGAGCATCCAGCGCACCAACGGCACCCCCGTCGGATCGAAGCCCTTCTTCCAGCGCGGCACCTCGCACTCACCACCGCGCAAGCGCCGTGGCACGAAACGCATCCAGTCCGACACATAGACCTTGAACGATTCCTTGCGGGTGTAGGGGACAAACTCGGTGCGCAGCGACCAGTTGCGTTGAGCCAGGCCGATGTCGCCGGTATCCAGATCCTGGTAGGCCATGGCGGATTCACCATCGAGCTTGACTGAACCTTCCCAGTCATCGCCTTCCTTGACGAGCCTGTCGTATTCCTTTTTCAGGTTCTGGACACGCTCTTCATCGGACTTCACATGCCCACGCGGGAAGTCTTGCAGGCCGTCGACCAAAATGCCGTCGATCAACTTCATGCGCAGCTTCCACCACCAGCTCTTGGTCTGTCGCCCGCGCTCGCCTGCTTCTTCTGCCAGACGGCGCAGGTACAGTTTGTACTCGACCGGATTCACGTACTTGAGAATCTCGAGCTCCTGCGTGACGTTGGCTTCCTCTTCACCCTGCGCAGTGGCAGTGGCGATCTTGAGCAAAGCCGGAATGCTTTCGAGATTCTTCAGCTGCATGAGCAGACCCTGCGAGCGCACGCCGCGCAGCTTGAGGGTCTTGATCACGGCGTATTCCTTCCCGCCGTTTTCCGTGTCTTGCCGGATCAGCAGGTAGCGCTTGTCGAAGTCACCCCACACTGGGCTATCCAACGGAACCGCCGCGTCGATCTCGAAGTAGACAGCAAAGTCCCCGACCTTGTACAGTTCCTTCTGGACCACACATTCCCACCCCCCAACGACCGCAATTTCCAGACGGTCGGCTTTCTTGATCGGCTTGATCTCATCGATCTTGACGATACGGGCGAGCGCCCGCGTTTCTTCTTTTACGAACGGCATTGTAATTCTCTTTAGATAAGTACGTCGCGAATAAACGGAACGCGAAAGCGCGCCTGCTCTTTAAGCCAAGCGCGGGTCTGCCAGTAGTCCTTGTGCCAGATCGAATCAATCTTACAATCGTGATCGAGGCTCAAGGTAAAGCCAAACTCGTCCCCCGTCGCTAACACAAAGACGAGGTGGTAGCCGGGCCGCCCGCTTGGGTTCCACCATTCGTCCTGCTGATCAATGATGGCAGGCGTGAAGCACCAGGCGGCGGCTTGCACGCCACAATCAAAGGACAGGCGCAGTCGCTGCAGGGTGCGCAGATACCCCATCTGAATCTCGAGCATCATGCAGTTATACGTTGCTTCGTCACGCGCGTGGTGATGCAAGAACAACTGCAAACGAGTATCGAGATTAAGATGACGTGGCATCAGGGAGCTCCGGTTTCGGAAAATGATCTTTGGTTATTTCACCCATTAACTTCACTCTCCATCCCATCGACTCTAGGTGAGCTTTTGCATGGTGAATGAATAGTAATCGGTGACAGAACACCCCAGCCGGGCAGTAGCACCCATACGCTGCGTACGGATACACGGAGAGGCGATCCCACGCCGCTCGATGCATGTCACGCGACTCCACCATCTTGTCTTCGTAGAGTTCCGTGTAGCTCTGCTCGTTTAAGCGCCCGTCCTTGTACGCCTTTACATTCTCCCAATCCGGTGCAAACGCCAGGACCCCTGACTTGGCGGTGGTGTCAATCAGTTTAATGTGATCGACATCCCGACCTATCAGGTAAGGGGTTTCAGCCCCAGACGGGTCGGCGGTAGCCGGTGATGGGGTCGATGACGTCGTGCTTGACGTTGCCGAATCCGAGGGTAGGGTCGACGACGCCGTCGGGGTTGACGTCGACTCGGCGCTCGATGTCGCGCTTCGTGCGCGCAGCAGCCTGTGCTGCCCAAGCTGAATTGTCCAGAGAAAGAACTGCGGGGTAGGACTTGGGGATGCTGGTGTGTCGGTAGACGAGATGGCGGATGCGTCCACAGGTCGGACCTCCCGTACGGTAGTTAAGGGATTCCCAGTCCGTGCGCTCGAGCACGTAACCGTTCGCGTCCAGCGACTCCTCATCGAAGAGGACATTGCCGACGACTGCACCGTCGGGCGCCTTCTGGTTAAAGAGCTGCGCGACGTGGATGCGACTCACGAAGCCCGTGAGGCTCGGAGTGTTACTGCGCTGCACCAGCCGGTGGATCGCACCGTGCTGATAGTCGACCAGCCAGTGTTGGGTTTCGAGATTGGACACTTCGCCCAGATAGAGCTGGTTGTCTTCGCGATAGGCGTTGATCAAATCCGTGCTCAGCTGACCGTTGTGGTCAATCAGGTGGGAAATAGCCTGCGTCGCATTACAGGCGCTATACGCCTCTTCTGCGCAATGCAGCACCTGACCCTGCAAGATGTTCTTCAGACGGCTCAGAGAGTGGTTTAAGAGCGCCGGAGCACCATCCTTGTACACGGGGCGACCCGCTTGGTCCAAAGTGATGATCAACTGCACGTTTTCTTTGCGGTTTTGTTCTTTCATGGTCCCTGCAACAACAAAAAAATAAGATGTCACAAACTCCCAGAGGCCGAAACCCCTGGGAGTATTCCTCAGCAACTGCCCCCGTAAACGGATGCGGAGCTGGCTTAGTCGCTCAGCGCCGACGCGGCGATGTCCGTCAGGTGATCACGCACCTTCTTGAATTCGCCACGCGATTGCGAACCGCCGTAGAAGTCGAGCTTCAGCGAGCCGGTGCCGAACTTGGTGGTCGGCTCTTGGCCCGGTGCGCGCACTTGCGACGAACGCTCGAAAACGCCTTCGAACTTCGACTTGCCGACCGTCGGGAACGTGGCCGTCACTTCGTTCACGCTCTTGTGCTTCTTGAAGAAGTCGACGCCGGTTTCGCCGAGTGCCAGGAACGATGCGGCAGCGAAACGCGTGTTGTGGTTGTCGATCGCGAGCACGGTGTCGGCGCTCACGCCTTCGGGCAGCAGTTCGACGTACACGCCCTTCAGCTTTTCCGGATCGGCGAGGCCGGTCTTCGGATCGATGTGGATGTGCTTCTTGATCTTGTCGGCCAGTTCACGCGTTTCCGGCTTGAAGACGATGGATTCTTTAACAGTCGTGGTCATGATACGTTTCCTTGTTTATCAGAATGGTGATGAAAAGAGAGTTACTACCTGGAGTCCTTGAGCTCAAGAACCACTATTTGCTTCGAGCGTACTGGTTGCCGCCGGAAGGCTGCCGAGAAATCGTCGGGCGGCTCCCGTACGGCTTCCGCGGCGTTCTCACCTCAGTGCGGTTGGAGGGCACCGAGTTGAACTTGTCGGCCAATGCTTCCACTGCCGCCGGAGCTGCTGCCACCGGCGTGTCGATGCGCGCAGCTTTGAGCGCGGGACTGGAAAGGATGTGGCCGGAGATGTGAGTCTTACCCTGTTGCAGGTCGCGACTGACGTGATCGCGCCCGCCGAAGACGATAAACTTGCCTTCGAGCTTGAAGAAACTGATCGTGCCGCCATGGAACTGCGGACAGTCTTGCGAGAGGTCGATCATGGCAAGCGCTGCGTCGGAGAAGTTGATGTCCTTTACCTCGACAGAAGCGATGCTACCGGAGCCAGCTTTGGCCATGACTTTGGTCAGCGAGTACTGCTGGTCTTTGAAGGTCAGGATGACTTTCGAAATATCTTCCATGATAGATGCAGAGAATTCCTCGTGTTTAGGGACGATACTGTTATCGCATAGCAGGAGTCACGCGCGTAAAATAATCCGCGTATTTGAGTGCTTCTGTTTTTGCTCTGGTTAGTGATATATCGTTGAGTTTTCTTTGAATCATGCGGTTTAGCGGCATAAACCCCAGGGTTTCCCCTGGGGCAGCCTTACGGTGGGATCACCACTGCAAGAAGGCGGGCTTCTTCGCCCCTTCGGTTTCGGTCGTGTCCCAACCCATGGCAGAAAATAATTCCTGCCCCGTCAAGATAGCTGATTCCTGAGCTACCCCGTACATCGAGTTGCGTTTGATGCCGCGCTCGATCTGACCCCGGCTAAACAGATGGTCGAAGTCATGCGTGTTGCGATCGCTCGCCCCCACATGCGCTCCTTCCAGGGCCGGTGCCTTGAACTTCTCAGCGGCCGCCAGTCCGGGTTCCAACACTTGGTCCCAGGTGACGATCGTGCGCAAGATGCGCTTGCAGGTGCCGCGTTCCATGAAGTCATCGGTGAACGCCCGGATCGAGAAGCAGACGTTCTCGTTCGGATTGTCCAGACTCCGCCGCAGCTGCTCGCCATGGGGACCCGACGGATAGACGCGCGAGATGATGGCGATCACGGGGTTACCGTGGTCATCCTTCACCCGATCGAAATCCAGGTAGATCTCCTTGTGGTGGCAGCACACGTTGTCTTCATAGATCGACATCACGCGTTGTGCAAACTGCTCTTCACTCATGCCAGGCAGTGGCTTGGGATGACCCAGCTCACCACGCAGCACGCCGCGCTTCACGCGTCGCATGAAGGTGCTCGAGCCTTCGAACAGATCACGGGCTTGATCGTACACGTAGTACTGACCAATTGAATTGAAGACGTTCAGCGCGCCGACCACCAGTTCGTAGTAGCCGTTCTCGTCTTTCTTCAACACCCCGCTCTTGTTCGATGCCGCGAGTGCCGTACACGCGAATCGAATTTGATTGCCCATTGTGTTCTCGACTTGTTGACTTATGCTCGCAAGAGAGACTCGATGCGCTCCACGCGATCCGCCGGATTCACGAGAGCAGACACCAGAGCATCTCCAAAGTACGACCCGGCGAGCTTGTTGGTCGTATTGGTCGCTGCGTACTGCACGGAGCGCAGCGGAATGAACGCAGGCTTCACGACCATGAGCTGGGAGAGGTCTTCGATCGTGGTCCGGTAGTACTGGTTGCGATCCTTCTCCGAGCGCGAGATCATCGAAATGATCAGCTCCGTGACTTCCTGGTTGGCCCCGATATTGGCTCCGGCGTGATACAGCGCCGTGTCGAAGATTTTCCCGAGCTCCAGATAGCCCAAGTACCAAGGTACCCGGCCCTTCGAAATGATCTCGTCGTAGATTTTGTACACCAACACGTCGGTCTTCACCAGATCCGTGCTTGTGACCACGACGCTACCCGCATCGAAGCTGAACTCGTAATACTCATCCCCGTCGATTTGCATCTTCAGGGTCGCCGTCGGTTCGATGGGCAACATGGCGTTCACCATGGAGACGCCATAGTACACATCTTCTACGACAATCGCATAGACGCCCACAATGTAGGTTTCAATGCCGATCTGAGCGAGGCCCCGTTCTGCGAAGCGCACCGGAATATAGATCTTCACCGGCTTCTTGCACACGAGGCTCCCGTTTGGAAGTTCTTCGAGGTAAGCCTGGACCCGTTTGGGATCGCGAATGAGTTTACTCACGTCCATGACTTACCCCCGCGCTTAGATGGATTGCTTGAAACCCGCGTCGACCACTTGCAGCTGCGAGCCGACCCACCAGGCGACGTATTCGATCACCGAGATAGCGGCCGCTTCACGTACTTCGAGCGACGGGTTCTTCTTCTTGATGCGATCGATCCCAGCGAGGATACGCTCGGCTTCGGTCTTCGAGAAACGCGCGCGGCACACGAGCTTCAGGCCCAGCGTGTACAGGCATTCCAGATCCGACTCGACCACTTCGTCAAGCAGCTCATCGAACTTGGCCGTGGTGGCCGCGACGTCGAGGTTCGCGAGATCCTCATCGGCGAGCTCACGCAGCTGACGACGAAACACCGTCGAGAGCGCTTCCTTGGTGCGGGCGAACTTGCGGTTCGCTTCGACCGTGGCGGTCAAGGCTGCGTGGTTGTCCCACGCGCGCTTCAGCGTCCCGGCGTTCGCTTCGATGTCCTCGAGCATCACGTACGGGTTCGATTGCAGCAGATTGCCGAAGAGCACTTCGTTCTCGCCACCGTTCTCGATGTACTGCTTGTAGAGCTGCGGGTTGACGACGATCTCGTTGCTGCTCAGGCTGATCACCAGCGCGCCTGCCGATTCGGCTTGCTCGTAAGCATTCAGTTCCCGGCACAGGAAGGCCGCGGCTTGATCGCGGAAGTCCGCCATCAGCGTTTCGTACTGCTGCAGGCTCATCGTGATCCCGTCGAGCGGGTTGTCGATCAGCTTGCGCGCCAGCAAGAAGATGATGAGTGCGTTGTCCACGCCACAGTCGGGCGAATTGAGCAGATCGACGAAGCGATGCACGCGTGCGTCGTTGATGTCGGCTTGACGTTGCTGGAAGGCTTTCGCCCACACGTCGATCAGGCAACCGTCACCCAGGGTGGCGGCAAACTGTTCGATGTCGGCATCAAGCGAAGCCGAACCGGTCTTCATCAGTTCGACGATTTCCGCGCCGGTTTGATCCGGCAGGTTGAAGTTCAGCGCCGGGGAATCCAGCGGCGTTTCTTCGAACTTGCGCACCATCGCATCGAATGCAGCATTCGTGAGCGGTGCGGGCAATTCGTCGATCCGCACTTCCATGCCGAGCAACTGGCTCGGGGTGTGCTGCGACAGAATGTCGGTCACGCGCGTGACCAGATCGTCGACGGCCGGAGCCACCACTTCCTTGGCGAACTTCACGTGCGACTGCACCGCCGGAATACAGACTTCGGCGATCTGGTCGAAGATGTTATCGTGATCCGAATCCCCAAAGACCGGATCTTTGATCGCCGCCGACGCCGCGAGTTGTTGCAGGTCGACCTTGATCGTTACGCCATCGTGCGAGGACGTGACGGTTTCGGGACTGCGGGTGCGGTTCACCAGCATTTCCAGCGGGGTGTCCGCACGCGGCAGCACCAGCAGCTTGCGCTGGTCGAAGCGCTCGGCCAACGGCAGCGCGCTCTCGAGGGCTTGAAGGCTCAGCATGTTAGTCGGCTCCCAGAACTTTGCCCGCGCTCTCTTGGAACTTGAGCTGAGCCAGATTGAAAATCGTGCCGCGCGTGAGGGGCGACCCGTCGATGGTGTCCGCTACGTCGTTACCGACGACTCCCTGGACGATAGCCGCAACCAACTCAGCGGCATTGCCGAGTGTCGCGACGGTCCGATGCGAATCTTGCAATTGCATAGCTTTTCCTGTCTAGTAGACGTAAACGTTGAAAGGACGTGAAAAAAGGCCGAGTAGGTCACCCTCACCGCAATGAGGGCAACCACACTCAGTTAGCTCTTGTAGGCAGCGACTGCTCGTTTAGCAATCACGTCCAGCAGGGTGGTAGTAGTGCCGATAATCGCAGGGCTATTCACAATACGATCGTAGACACTCTTGTAACCGAATACGCAGTCGATGACTGTGCCCGACTCCGTCTTCAGTTCGTTCTCCATCACCTTACCGAACACCGTCTTCATCTGGTTGGCAAACACACCCTTGTCGCCGACCCCTGCGCTCACATCAGCCGTGATGTAGATCTGAATCGCCACCGTATCCAACGCCAGTGGTTCTCCGTCGACCCGGAAGCCCTCATCGGTACTTCCCGTGAAGCCCTTTCGTCCAGCGGACTTATGGCGCTTCGCCATCTCACGATCCGACATGTTCGTCAGTTGCCGCAGCGACTCCGACATGTCCTCTTTGTCCCCATGATAGAAGACTTCAATGCGCTCGACCACGCCCTTGGTCTTGGAGAGCGGCACCTGAGCAGACAGATTGCGCAAGGTGTCCAGCGACTCCTCATCAAAGAGGTGATTGTTCGCGGTGACCGCGTCCTCGATTATGCATAAGATGTCCTCGCTGCCCACGCGCTGGCCGGTTTTCACCAACCGATGCACGGCTTGATCGAAGTTCACCACGATCTTACGCACCTTGGTGGTCTTCGTGGTCAAGAGACCCGACACCCGTTTGCTAATCGCCGAGGAGTCTTCCAGGGTATCGGTCGACTCCAACAGAACCGTTTTGACAATCGTCCCGGCCTTCCACACCACCTGATTCGGATTCAACGTATCACGCTCGAAGAAGCCGGTGTTGTGACACAAGAGGTCGCCTGCCTTAAACGTCTGTCCTTCCTGCACGTCTGCCACCACTTCATGCGCGACAGTCAGACCGGCTGCGTTGCCATAACGCCGCCCCAGCTCGATGCCCTTGCGCGTGCCATCCGCATACTCGATCACCATGCCGGTGTCCGAGACACTGATTACCTTGCCGTCCTTCTTGGCCGTGTAAGCGTAGAGGTCCGAGGTCCGGTGAGCCAGCACCTGTTCATACCCGGTGCGCACCGATGCTTGTGTGTAACCCGCGCAGGCAATCCCGTGAGAGTGTTGAATCCCCACGAAGTTCACCCGCTTCGCATCGTCGCGATCCGAGCCGGGCGACAAGAGAGCTGCCGTTGAGAGCAGTGCCGTCGCCCCTGTCACCCCGATCTCGTACGGATTAGACGTCCCGCGCAGCGAATTAAACTGCGGGTCCGCGGACAGGTAGGTGTTGATGGCCACGTCCGAGCTGTCCTTCGTCGACTCGGAGATGGTCCCCATGTCGTTGCGATGGTACTGACGCGTGCGTTTAGTCATCGAGCGACTGCCTCGACCGCCGGTGCCCGAGAAGGTCACCGCTTCGACGTCCTTCAGGTTTTCCACCGGGTTGATGTCCGACACCTGGTTCTTCGCCGGGTCGGTCTGAATGGCCGTCCAGACTGCGTACGGGTTCAGATCGATCGGATGCTTGTTCTTGCCCGGACGCCCGTTATGAATCCGGATCGCCCGAATCAGTTCCGCATACACGGCACCCGCCATACGCTCGTAGCCCTTGATCCGCATGTACTTCGGATCGAGCTCATCCGGGTGAGTATCCGAGAGCAGCATCTCCACCGCGCGCACCAGCAGACCCTGGAAGGTCAGCGGCTCTTTCATGCCCTGCAAGATTTCCCGTGTGATCGGATCGATAAACATCTGGTACATCAAATCGATCTCACGCAGGTACCGCTCCGAACGCCCGTTGCCTTCGAGGATGTTCAGATAGACGCCGCGCCGATCAAACTCGAACACGCTGTAGTTACGGATCTGACGGTGGAACTCGTTAAAGCCCCCGAGGATCATCGCCGCAAAGGTGTTATCGCGCGGGAAGATCAACGTCTCGTCCGAGAATGCAATCGCGTACTCGTTATCTTGCAGGTTCAGGCGCTGACCGGCATTCACTCGACGCGCTGTGACTTTCAGCGCCCGCATGAGCTTTTCCAAGCCCAGTTGGTAGCCCAGCACCACGGCCAACGGAATCGTGCGACCCAGCACCTTCAGTTCAGCAAACTCGACCGGCGCCTTCTTCGACTCCAGATCAAGCAACTCTTCCAAAGGCGGGACTGCATCCCCCGTGACAAGACTGACACCGTCTTTAAGCGTCGCAAGGAAGAAGTCCCCCTCACGATCCATGACGATGTAGTCACCCCCTTCGGCCTGACCACACACCAAACGACCGTCCACTTCGAGCGCCTTGACCACGTCCGGCCCGTAGAGCTTGTCGCGCTTCGAGTGATCAAAGAGGAAGTTGAGCTTCTTCGGGAAGTGCGCCGAATCGACCGTGAATCCGCGGAAACCCATCGCCATCGAAGAATACAGACGCGGCGCTTCAAAGAGGTTGTCGAACACGTCACCCGGATGCAGATTCACCACCGTGGTGTTTTCGTTATCCAACCCCATGGCCATGATCGCATTACGCAGCCATTGCGCGCGATCATTCACGCGCTTCTCGCTGCGCGAGACAAACACCTTACCGTAGTAGGAGGTCAGTGCCACGCGGTCCGGGGCGATCTTACGGATCGGCATGTCACCCTTTTGCTTGCGGATGCGATAGCGCGTGCCGTTGGCCATGTAGGTGCCGTCGTCTTGCAACAGCGGCAGCTTAAAGTGCAGCGTCGAAGCCGTACCCTGGACCGGCACAATCCGTACGTGGTACATCACGTACGAACCCATCACGTCATCCACCTCTTCACGCTCGTAGGACGTCACGCAGATGCCAGCATTTTGCAAGGCCAGCACCATACCTGCCACGTCCTTTTCCAACAGCGTCTCGATGTAGCGCTGATCGAATTCGAGCAACGACGATTTCAACATCGTCTTATCCAGCACCGTCGGAATGTCCTTGATGGCAGGGGACTTATCCATCTTGGTTTCGTGCGGCTGGACTTGCGAGAAGTCGTGCAGATTCCCTTCACCCTTGGGAGCGGGCAGGTTCTTGGGGGATTGGGCCAGTTGCGTGAAGCGGCGATACTCGGCTGCACTCACCATGCCATCGTCCGCCAGGCGATTGAGCAAGGCAATCACACCGTCTTCCGGTTGCGGCACGTCGTTCAGCTCGACCACTTCCGCCGGGTGCGGAATCTCACCCGAGCCCACTGCGACCGCTTGACGACTGAACTTATCGAGCTCTTGCAGATCCTTTTCAATCTGCGCGTCCTCAGTCGGGTCAAAGACAAAGTCCTCGGCCTTCTCCGTGGGGGTGAATTCATCGGTCGGCGTGGTCTTGACCGTGGTGGTCTTGACCGCGGTCGGCTTCAGAATCGCTTCGCCCGTAATCGGATCGACCTTGGGCAGACTCCCCGTTTGCTTAAAGGTCGGCAAGAGACTCTCGTCTTCCTCGTCGCCCTTACCCGCATCGAACTGCTCATCGGGATCGTAGTGTTGCGCTTCCGGTACTCCATCAGCACTCGCATCTTGCGCGTCCGCTGCCTGGATCGACTCTTCGTCTTGGGCGGCGTCTTCGGCTTCCGGACCCACGTCGGTGCGTACTTGAAAGAGCGACATCGACATACGCAGCAAGCGACGCTGCATCTGCACTGGTGAGAGCCCCTTCTGATTCGCTTGCGGATTCGCCGCGAGCTCTTCCTCAGTGGCCACGCGCCAACGATTGATCACACCCAGGTTCACCACGAACCAGCGACCCGATTCCGTGAAGATCAGATTCACGCGATCCAGATGCTCATCATTGACGTTGGCAATCAGCGAGCTATGACGCGCATCACCTGCCCACTTCCACAGCTCGAGCAGCATCAATGCTTCGGGCGTATGGAACACCTTGAGCGTGCGCTGGTTCATTGCTTCCAGCGCCATGCTATCGACGTAATGGGGCGAGGCTTGGACCAGGTCCAGATACTCCTGATCGACCGACTCGAGCGCCAGCTTGATGCCTTCGGTGGCGACGCTCAGCACGTCCCCCTCAATCAACGACTCCGAAGCAATGCGCAGATCCGTCAAACCGGGCAGAATCTTGGGCAGCCGGATTTCGATGAACTGATGGCGGGTCGAGTCTTTGGCCAGATCACCAATACGCTTCCAGACGGTCGCCGCAATATTGTACCAGCGGTTGTACTCCGCGAACATTGAGCGCTGATAACGGTAGAGCCCTGCCAGGAAGCCGTAGTTCATCACGAACGGGACATTCACATCCCGCAGCGCGGCGCTCAGGTTGATCTGACGACGAAAGCGCCGATGATGCTGATGGTACTTGCGAATCTCCGTTTCCACCGGCACCGCGACGCGTCGCGGCATGCCCTTATCCGAGAGCAACTCGATCTGGTGCATGATCGGGATGGGACGCGCCACATGCCGGAAGAGGAATTCATCCGAGCGCGGCCCGATGTCCACCGCGCTTTCACTCACGTAGTGAAAGATCGACTCGCGCGGCAACTCCAGCAAATCGAGCTTGGGCATGGGCGGGTTCGTCAACTGCGAAGCCGTGCGCACCCCAAAGCGTCGAAAAAAGTTGTTGTAGAAAATCATGAATCGTAACCTGTCAGATTGTGGAACACCAAGGACACGGTCGAGACCTCGATACTGGACATGAAGGAGCCGTCGGTACCCACGTAGGCGCGCTTCTTACTCAGGTGTGCCTTGACTTCCGCGATGGATTCGTCCGAATACGTGACGTTACCCGAAGCAGTATCGCCGTCAAAGTCAGCGCCCAGTTTGCCGAGCTTGGCCGAGTGCGGCACCAGCGAGTTGATAAAGGCCCCGCCTGCAATCGGGAACTGATACGCCACGGGCGCATCCAGACGCAGATGCCATTGCTCGTCGAGCTCCTTGCGGACCTCAGCCTTAATCGTCGTCTTCACATAGGCGAGCGACGGATAGATCGAGCCTACCCCTGTCACCGGGTAGCGCGTCACAAAGAGCGGCAAGCCATTAATCGCCTGGAAGGTCGACAGATACAGCAACTCACAGAAGGTGAGTGGCGTCACATCCTTGCGACTGCGATCAATCGGCACATCGCCGATGTCCTGGAAGATCTTGTAGGTCCCGTCCGGGCCCTTGTAAATCAGACCCAGGTAATACCCTTCAATCTCCAACGGTTTATGGCGCAGGTCTTCGTCACCAAAGGACGTGATCACCTTCTCGATGCCTTCGTTGGTCATCCAGCGATCGTAGCTTTGCGTCTTAAGCGTGACTTCAACCGGGCGCAGCGTCTTCTTGTCAATCAGCTTAACGGGCCGACCTACTTCAAAGAACACCTTGGAGAGAAAGCCATTGCGAATGTTGTACATCGCAATCGGGCGTGCCGCTTTCAGCATCTGGTACAGGCCGATCACGGTGTTATTAAAGCCCACCGCATCGGGTGCTCCCAGATAGGGACTGGAGGTATCCATCGCGGTAATCACGTTTCGCGTGCCGTCCTGAATCCGCCGTGACGCCCACTTACCCATCAGCAGCTTCTTCTTGCCCTGCACCATGTTTTCCAGCATGTCGTACAGCTGGTTAAAGGTGAGCTGCAAGTTGTAGCGTGCGGTGTTGATGACTTCCGGCGCGGTCTTGACCGACGCTTCGGAGATGGTGTTGGAGATCGCCAGCAGTTTGCGGTAAAAGGTGTTGATCTCATCCATCTGCACCCGACCACCGTCAAGCTCCACGTCCCGCATCCCCGCAGGCATCACGATCACTTTGCTCGTCAGCGCCACGCTCTGGAACTTCTTCAAGAGCGACACATTCATTTCCCGTGTCACACTCTTGGTGTCACCGAATTCGATCAGCTTCCAGTATTCCAGAAAGAACGCGTAGCCGGTACGGCCGGTAATCGAATTGCTGCGCTCAAAGTCTTTGGTTTCGGGATTCCACACGGCGTACTCGGTGCCCGCCATGATCGCGGCATAGAGACGCTTGAGCTGGGCGAGTGCCCGATAGATCACCGGATGGAACACCGGGGCCTTGATGTCGACAAATGAAAAGCGCTGACTCCGGCGCTCATCCCCGACTTTGCCGAAGATGCTCACCGAGAAGAGTCCGCCTTCATCGAAGTTGTGGGTCGCGCCATCGAAGATGTCCTGTTTCGTAACAGGCTTCACCCCCACGAGCTTTTTCTCCGTGAGTTCAAGGATACTCACGTTAAATGGCACGTCGGATTTTTGCGGCATATCTTATCCTGCGGGTTTTAAGCCCAAACCTATGAGGGGCTCACGTGCAGCCCGACATCATTGGAGCCTGTGTTTATGGCCAAGCAACAAAAATTCACGTTGAACGATTTCCAGTTCGACAAGAACCTTGACGTGCCTGATTTCGATTTCGATCTCAAGCCGCCGAAGGATAACCGCAAGCCGGTTACCAAAGTCGGTGCTGGCCTGAAAGAAGGCATCAGCATGTCGGCCAAGAACTCCGAGTTTATCAAGGGAGTCATTGAGAAAGCACTTCCTCGGGGATACGGCTCCGCGTATGATCTCGCCGAGAAATCGTTCGGATCGATAAAAAGTCTATACGATGATACGACCAAGGAAATCCGGCCGTTCATGAACGACTTGAAGCGCACGACGGCACGCTTGCTCCCGAAGGTGGAGCAGGCGATGCCCGACAAGCTCAAGAAGCAAGTGAAGGACTGGACTGAGACGGCCGATGCCAAGCCGGGTACCTCGAACTATGATCCTCGCGAGGCCGAGATCAGTGCGATGCTCGCAGGCTTCGCCCAGGTGCAGTCCCAACTCCAATACAAACAAACCACAGAATCAGACACTAAGGATCGACTCCGTGAAGGCCTCGAACAAGTCCGCCATCGGGACAAACTCAACCAGATGGATGCGCTTCGCGTTGGTATCACTCAGCTTGTGGATTACCAAGCCAACGTTACCGCTAACTACCATCGCAAGTCGCTCGAGCTCCAATACCGCCATTACTTCGTTGCTGTAGACGCGCTGGAAGAAGCCAAGCGCAGCAACGCCGAGATGCGACTGCTCTTGCAAAGCGTAGTGCACAATACCGCGCTGCCCGAGCAAGCCAAGCTTAAAGCGTCAGACACCTTCAAGGACATGGCCAAGCAACAGGCGATGAAGCTGATTGGTGGGACGATCCTCGGGCGCGGTCAAGAGTTCCTCGGCAACTTCACCAACAACTTGAAGAAGTCAGCCCTGCGTACGGTGAAGGGCGGCCTGGGTCATGGCCGCTCAGGGCTTGATATGTTAAACGGCGTCTTGGATGCCGATGACATGGCGCGTGCGATGGGCATGCAGACCGACCCGTATCATGCTGGTGGGATGGTGGCTGGTGCGTTTGGCACGGGTATCATCGGCCAGTGGCTCGCTAAGAAGATGGCACCCCATCTGTCGAAGATGCCAGGGGTGAAGAAGTTCGGTAACAAGCTGCAGTATGGCGTGGAGAATATCCCGCAGATGCTCGGTGAGTGGGCCCGCTCCTCGAAGGGGGAGAATGGTGGCATTACTGACGGTCTGGTGCGTCTCTTGAAGATGAACGTCAAGAGTTCGCAGAAGATGCAGACGGGCTTGCAGAAGGATACTGTCGAAGGGATGGGTGAGCCCTCGTACTTTAGCCGTCAGTCGGCCAAGTCGCTCAACGAGATCATCCCTGGTTACCTTGCGCGGATTCTGCGTGAGTTGCAGATCACACGCACGGGTGATCCAAACGTCGAGATGACGCATTACGACTACACCAAGAACAAGTTCGACACGCAAAGCAATGTGCGCAAGAACGCGTTTAAGTCCCTGGTCAAGGATAACGAGCGTAAGTGGACGACTGACTCGGTCGATAGCCTGATCGATGAAGTTACCAGTAAGACCGGTAAGACGCTCACGCCGGAACAGAAGAAGATTCTCGGCAGCCAACTCCTGCGTAACAATGTCAAGGGACGACTGGGCGGCGAAGAAGTGCTCGGTAACCGACGCCGTTACGATGGCGAGGCAGCGGATCATGCCGATACCTTCTCTGATCTGTTCCGTTCGTACTTCCGTAACGATCACGAGAACGAGCGCAAGCATTCCTTTGCTAATCAGTACAACGCGCTCGGTCAGTACGCTTCGGCTTCCCGTGAAAAGGTGCAACACTTCTCTAACTTGGGCATGAACGACTTCTTGAATGAAGCGGGTCTGCTCAATGATGACGAAGATGGCGTGAAGCTTGAGCAGTTCTTCGACTACTATTACGGCAGTGACTTCCATCCGGCCGCGGGTAGCGCAGCGCAGGGTTTCCGTCAACAACCTGGTGGACAGCCCGGCTCAGCCGCAGCGGCAGTGGGTCCGCGCCGTCGGCGCCGTCGGGGTAATGCGGCGACCAAGGGTCGAGTCAATCGGGGTGGCGTGCATCAGGCACTGTCTCAGCTGGCCGCGGGTCCGGTGCCGTCCTTTGCCACACCTGGCCTGATTACACCGAGCCTGGTGCCGACGACGGCCGCGCCGGGCTTGTACAGTCAGCAACCGAGCGCTCAAGCAGGAACGCCGAAGTATAAGCAACAACTGGCGAACTATCTGCAAAAGCTCGGGGTGCCGACCCCGCAGATTGGTCAGCTGGTCGAACAAACCGTTGCCGCGATGAGTTCGAGCGCTCACTCGGCTGTCCAGGGTGTGGCAGGGTTGCACGCCGCAGGTAGTCAGCAGGCCGGTGGTTTCTTTAGCAATGCTCGCGATCATGCCCGTGAGTTCGCCAATCGGACAGCTTCCGGTGCCCGTGCCCTGCACGAGAATGCCAAGAACCACATCGAGACGTTGCTGGAGAAACTCTCCGAAGGCGTCAGCTCGATGAGTGACGGCATCAAAGCCATTCAGGAACGCTTCGCTGACGCGCTGCCAGTGATGGTGGTGGGTAATGCTGCGGATGGTTCGATCCCGACGGGCGCAGCAGGTACGGGTCGCAAGGTGCGCTGGTGGAACAAGTCAATCAAGGACGGCGTCAAGAGCCTCGCGTCGGGTGCTTGGGGTGGTATGAAGGGCGCAGGCAAGCTGGGTAACTGGTTAGTCGGCAGCAGCTTCGGGGGCCTCTTCGGTACGGCTAAGGCTGTGGGTGGCATCGCCAGTGGCATCGCAGGCAAGGTGCTCGACAAGGCCCGTGGCTTTAAGGATGTGTATTCGGAAGAGACGGGCCCGCGTAAGGTCTTGCTCTATGGTGCACGCCTGAAGGCCGGAGAATATTTCGATGTCAAGACGGGCAAACCGGTCAAGACATGGCGGGACATTCAGGGTGCAGTGGCCGATGCCTCGGGCATTGTGATGACTGAAGAGCAGGCCTCGACCGCCTATGTGCGAGAAGGGCTCGGTAAGAAGGCCCTGAGGGGGCTGGGTGCCGGTATCAAGGTCGCCAGCAAGCTCGGTAGCTTCCTCGGTGGCAACCTCTTGGGCGGCCCTCTGGCGGGCTACAAAGCGATCGCTAAACTCGGTGAGCTGGCGATCAAAGGCGTGATGGGTTACGCCAATGGTCCGCAAGATGTCTACGTGTTCGATAAGGATCATCCGAAGCGACTGCGTAAGGCACTCGACGCGAAGACGATGCGCGCCGGTGGCTATCACTCGGCAGTCAATGACAAACCGATCAAGAGTCCCAAAGACATTGATGGCGAAGTCTACAACTACAAGGGTGTGACGGTACTCGACGAAGAGGAATTCAAGCGCGGCCTGTACGATAAGAACGGCAACCAGTTGAAGCACGGTATTGGTCGAATTCTGTCCGGGGCGACGAAGATTCTCGGCGGCGGCTTCGGCGCACTTAAGTGGTTGGCGGGGGGTGTGAACCAAGGCATCGGTCATGCGTTCGGTCTGGGCAAGGGCATGTTCAGCGGACTGGGTTCGCTCTTTGGCAAGACGGGGATTTTCTTTGGTGGCGGCAAGAAGCTGATGTCCGCCGTGGAAGAGATTCGTGACTTGCTCAAAGACCGGCTGCCTGCACAGCACAAAATCCGTAAGGGCTCGATCGAGGATCAGCACAAGTCGCGTAAGGAACAGCTCGAAGAGGAATGGAAGAAGCACCTGGGTCAGAGCGGTCAAGGTGAGGACGGCCAGAAGAAGGGCGGTATTCTCAGCCTGCTCAGCGGTCTGTTCAAACGCAAGAAAAAGAAGGACGATGACGAAGACGACTCCAAGGGCGGTCTGGTTGATGGGGTCGAGTCCGCAGTCGAACAAACGATTGCTGATAAGCTCCTCGGCAAAATCCCTGGAGGCAAACTCCTGCGCAGGATTCCGGGTGTGGGGCGACTCTTCGGTAAGGGCGGCGCCAGTGCAGCAGCAGGCGCGGCTGAAAACATCGTCGGCAGTGCGGCTAAGCAAGGTCTCGGCGGCCGGATCATGGGTGGTCTGAAATGGGGCAAAGGCTTCGGTGCAGGCATGGCGCTCACCGGCGCCTCGGCACTGGCTAATGCCACCGGGCACGATACCATTGGAAAGGGGTTGGGCTATGCAGGTGATGCTGCGACTGGGTGGTCTCTTGCTTCTGGGGCTGCTGGTCTACTCGGTGTTGAAGGTGGAGCATTGGGCCTTGCAGGCGCTGCAGGCGGGGCACTCCTTACTGGACTTGGGGCGGTGCTTGCTTCGCCTGTGCTCTTGCCTGCTCTGGGTATTGCAGCAGCTGGGGCTGCAGTGTACGGGGGCTACAAGCTCCTGACCCGGAACAAGCTCGACGATCTCTCGAAGATCCGGTACGCGCAGTACGGCTGGAAACCGGACGATGACGGCAACGTACACAAAGTGTTCGCACTGGAAAACGCCCTGATGCCGGGTGTCACGTACGTGGGTGGTCAGGCGCAGATTGATCCGAAGAAGGTGGACATCAAGAGTGCAGTGGAAGGCCTCGGGGTGGATCTGAAGGATAAGGATCAGGTGCAGAACTTCGCGACCTGGTACGTCCGTCGATTCAAGCCGGTGTTTATCACCCACTTGACCATCCTGAATAACGTCAAGAAGGGCACGGCTTTGTCGGATGCCAATGACAAACTGTCAGCGGCTGAGAAGAAGACGTTCCTGCAAGGCATTCGCATGCCTGCGGACCCGTACAACTCGATGGTCTCGCCGATTCCGGGTGAGAAGCAATTGAGTGCGGGGGCGGATGACGTGAAAGCGGTGATGGATGAAGTCCAGGCTGCCAACGATAAGGACGTCGAAAAGGATAAAGACAAGAAGACGAACGAGAAAGCAGACAAGGCCAAGGACAGCGCGAAGCACGACGCAGCCACCAAGGGCGATAACAAGCCTGAGCCGAGCTGGATGGATAATCTTAAGTCAGGTATCAGTAACGCTTGGGATAAGACCAAACAGTTTGCAGGCAATGCGTGGGATGCGACGAAGAATGTTGCCAGCTCCGTCGGCTCGGCGGCGTCTAGTCTCATCTCAGGCGCAGGCGATGCGCTGAAGTCTGGCTACCAGGCCGCGAAGGGGGCTGCGGGTAAGATTGGTGCCACGCTCACTGCTTCGGCCTCGGCGATTAAGGGTGCGTTGATTGCGGCGATGAAAACCGCAGGCATGAGTGACCCGACTGAGCAAGCGATGTTCATGGCGCAGATGGACCATGAGAGTGGTGGCTTTAAGTCACTCTCGGAAAATCTGAACTATCGGCCCTCGGTGCTCGCGAGTCTCTTTAAGTCGCACTTTAATGGCGAAGGGGATGCTGCCAATGTGGCTGCTGGCGGTCCGCAAGCGATTGCGAATCGGATCTACGGTGGTCGCATGGGGAACACAGCGCCTGATGATGGCTGGACCTATCGGGGGCGCGGGGTCGTCCAGTTGACCGGTAAGGCCAACTACGCCAAGTACGGCAAGATGACGGGTTTGGATCTGGTGAACAATCCGGATCTCGCCTCTGACCCGGCTAATGCCGCTAAGATCGCACTGGCGTACTGGAAGGATCGGGTGTCTTCAGCGGCTGCGAAAGCAGGCGATGTGCTCTCGGTCACGAAAGCGATCAACGGTGGCACGAACGGGCTGAGCGATCGTCAGGCGAAGTTCCAGGCTTACCTCGGTCAGGCCCAGCAAGGCCAGCTCGGTGGCAAGCCGGACCCGAATGCGAAGCCGGGCGAGGCGGGTACCCAAGTTGCCTCGACGGGCAGTGCCCCGGCGACGGGTGGGGGAGATGCGACAGGTGGAGCAGCAGGCGGTATTATCAAGGTCGCGGATCAGACCCCTGGTCCGGCCCCGGCGCTGAAGTCCACCCCTGTGGTGAGCTCGGATGCAGCGCCCGCCGATACTGGCGCAAGCGCGGCAGTCAGTGCGCTGCCTGATTCCATCAATAGCCAAACCGCGGCTGCGATGGGGGGCTTCCAGAACCGCAGTAAGGATCTGGCGGCACAAAGCCAAGCCCAGTCGCAAGATCTGGCCAAAACACTCGGTCCGGTCTCCGATGTGCTTAAGCAATCGCTCGATGTCCAAAAGCAGATGCTAACGGCGTTGCAACAACTCGTGGGTTTCGCAGGTAAGCAAGGGAGTAATTCTCAAGCGAACGCGAAGACACCGACGGGCACGCTCTCGCCTGATGCTATGCAAAGGAAGACACCGCAGCCGATGACGTCTGCTCCGGTTTCCATGTCCAAAGTGGCTTAACACGAGGGGAGCTTCGGCTCCCCTCTTTATTTCGTAGGAGCAGCCGTGGCTTCAACAGTCTCGCTGAACAATCTTGAAAAAGACGCGTCCTGGGTGCGGCAGTCTTTTCTGGTGAACCTGTCTCACCTGCAGCCGGTGGATCAGCAAAACCGGATCTTCACACCGGTGAGTCTGGACTTTCAGGACACCCGTCCGGGTGGGAGTTTGTGTATCAATCCGCCCCCGCAGTTTACCCGCAACGCGGATCTGAAACCACGCGCGCCGAATGGGAGTTGGAACCCCAACCAGGTCAATCGGGCTGGGAATACCGGCTATGGTCGCTACTACGGGGAAGCGATCGCGGCGAACTCACAGATCATCAATATCCGCTGTGGCTTGCCTTCGTTCAATTCACTGACGACCTTCTTCACCGGCTTCTATAACACCAGTGCCGGTACGCTGGCGCGTACCGGTCGCGCACCGTCGGCGTTTTATGAGCTGGGGCGTGCCGCTGGTTTTGTGGTCTCGATCCTGTCATGGAAGTTGCTGGCAGTCACGCTCCTCGGTAACGCGGCGCGCTTCTTTCTGCAAAAGCCCTCGAGTAAGTTCTACTACTCGAAGCCCGCCATGCCGCTTTACTGGAATGCGGTGACCACCATCGTCAACCAGATTGCAGTGAACATGGGGATTGTGCCGCGCATTGGCGGCACTTCGATGGCCCAGCAGTTGGGCGAAGGCTATCAGTTCGACGCCAAGGCCCAGACGCAACTGCATCAGCTCTTGCCCGACATCATCAACGAAGGCGGTTCGATTAACGTCTACGCGATGGCTAACCGGGCGCAACGTCTGGCCACCCTGCATCAGAACAACCTGAAGCAGGCGTTTAATACCGATAACCTCGATCTGACGAGCGCAGTGCAGAAGGCGTATAGCCAGTCGCTGAAAGATAACGGCGGCACAGGCTGGAGTGATTACCTGAAGAAATGGCTGGGCTCCTCTCAGGCCATCCCCCAAGCGGCGGGTAACGGCGGCGAGAGTTCGACCACGGAGTCGCTCAATAACGACGACACGGGGACGACTGCGCCCAATCAGGCCTACGATGCGGGCTTCTTTGATTTTCTCGGTGCAGAGATCAATGACGGGTCGGCTTTTGTCGGCTTCCGGGTCAACGCAACCGGGCCGGTGGGTGAGTCGTTTTCCAGCCAAGCCCAGGAATCAGAAATTGCGCAGAAGATCAATAGCATCTCCTCCCAGGCGCGATCGGCGGAGTTTGATCTGGCCAATGGTAATCTGGGCGGCGGTGCCATCGGTAGCATGGTCACCAGTGCCTTCGGGGCCGTGGGGAATTTCATCAAGGGCGGGCTGGACTCCCTACACTTGTCCGGCTTGGCAGCCCTGGGCGGGGCCGCGTTCGTGGACATCCCGCGTTCCTGGCAGTCCTCGGCTGCGTCCTTGCCGCGGATGAGCTACACCATCAACCTGGTGAGCCCGTACGGTAATCGCGTCTCGCAGCTACTGAATCTGTACGTGCCGCTCGCGATGCTGTTGGCGATGACCTTGCCGATTGCGACGGGTAAGCAGTCGTACACCAGTCCGTTCCTGTGCGAGATCTTTGACCGGGGTCGCTGCCAGTCGCGTTTGTCCATGGTGGAGAGCTTGTCCATTACCCGCGGTACGGGTAACACGGGCTTTAACAACAAGGGCCACGCGATGGGCATTGAAGTGAGCATTACGTTCATGGACATGTCCACCGTGCTGGCGATGCCGATCAGTCAGGGTTTCTCCTCCAATGCCACAGCAGCAGGCAGTGAACTGGGCGCGGTCGCAGGAGGCGTGGTGGGTGCAGGCGGTGGTCCGCTGACTGCGATCGGAGGTGCAGCACTCGGCGGAGCAATTGGTGGCGCGCTCGGCGCAGGTGCCGATGCCTTGAACAATGCCGCGCAAACCATCGGCTCGATCTTCGACGATGACAATACCTTCACGGATTACATGGCAGTGTTGTCAGGCATGGGTCTCACGGACCAGATTTACTCGATGAACAAGTTCAAGCTTAACTTGACGCGCGCCATGACAAGCTGGAAGACCTGGTATAGCACGGCGCACTTTGCCAGCTTTGCCGGGGATACCCTGCCGGGCAGTTTAGTCTCCGCGATCTTTGGTCGCACCGTCCGTAACTAATCGACGGCATAGAGGCCAGGGGAAACCCTGGCCCTTATGACGTTAAAACGGACGTTGAAATGCGCCGCGCCGCTTAGTCGAACGTAATGCCCTTGGATACATAGCCTTGACCCGTATCCTTGTTCGTGTAGACGCCACCAATCTGCCAGTGACCGTCCGGCCAGATGTAGTAGCCGTTCTGGTTCTTCACGCCCGGATCGCTCAGGTCGTAAGCGCCGCCCGTCTGCGGGTTGATCGTCTTCGGGTCCGGTGCCGGGTTGACCGTTTGTCCGGTATTGGGCGAGACATTCGAATAGCCCGTCGGTACCGTGATCGCTTGGGCACCCGAAGCCAATGCCAGCGGATCTTGCGTGGAAGCCGATTGACTGTTGCCCTCAAACACGGTCATCGGAAACTGTGAGGCCAGTTTGTCCGCCACGGTGGATTGCTGTACCACCCCTGCCAACGCCATCACGTTATTGGTGCGATCCGTGGTACTGGTCACGCCCTGCTGGATCACCTTCTTAAAGTCATCCGAGCCATTGGTAATCGCATTCAGATTAAACGCCGGATCGTTTTGTGTCAGGTCATTACCGTCGGCATCGGTAATGGTGGTTTCCCGATTGAGCGTTGCCCAGTCCGGATCAACGGTGCTATACGCGCTGGTCAGATTACTAAAGCAGTCCGCGTAATCCACCTGATTCGTATTGGACGAGGGCGGGGGCAGATAGTACGACGAACTGAAGTCCGCCAGGATGTTCGGGTTGTAGGCGTACGCGCCGCGCGCCCCCAGGCTTGCTCCAATCGACATCAGGCTGTGCACGTCCCCGCTGGCAATCACCGAAGGCAGCACCCTCGCCGTAATCTGCGCGAGCATGCCGCGATCCGAGATCGCTGCGGTCAGTGAACCGAATGAATTCGGAATCCCATAGCCGCACGAGGTTTGAATCAGCCCCGCATACAGACCGACCTTTACCCCAACGTCGTTGATATTGAAGTTCGCACTGATGCCCAGCGAGTTAATGCATTCCCCGAGCGCCTGCATGCCGCCCGCATACGCTTGGTCCACTTGTTGCATCACGCCACCGAGCTCGGCGTAGATCTGCGTACCTACTTGACCCACGGCCTGACCCACGGCACCTTGGGCTGCCCCAATTCCTGCATTGATGGAACCGGCGATATTATCCAGTCCTGCTAGGCCAAGCGCGTTCAGTGCGCCTTTGGTGACCAGCGACGCACCGAGGATGCGCGCCATGATGTCACCCTTTTGCAGCATGGTGACCCCGCGCTGAATCTGACCCGCGACGCGCAGACCCGTGCGCAAGCCTGCTATCACCGCCCCGGCTTCCTGGGCGATAAACTTACCCCCGCGCAAGACGTCGGAGATAGAGAAGTCAAACTTCTGAAACAGATTCTGGACGTCCGTGATGATGGCATTGCCACCCGGTGGATTGTAGACGTCGGCGGTAGCGAGCTTATTATCAGCGGAGCCGACCCAGGCATTTTGCGCCAGCGCTGCTTGCTGCGCAGACATTGCACCATTGACACCCGTCAGTGCCGTGCTGGTGCTCGCGGCCACAGCGTTAGTAGCGCTCTGAACCGCATCGGTAATAGACGGCATGTTGGTCCTCGAAACAAAAAAAAAGAAGAAGGGGCATAGGGGAGGCCGAAGCCTCCCCGAGCGATACAACGCGAACTGCGTTAGTGCCCGTTCCGTTCCGGATTGGGATTGAACACGTCGCTGTAGTCGGGTTTATCCGGACGACGCCCTTCCTTCATCATCGTACGAATGCTCTCCATGCCGCGGGTAAACCAGGGAGCAATCTGAGGACGAATCGGAAAACCGGGGTCGTTGGCGTTGGCTTCCTTACCACGAAAGATGTAGTAGTGATCGAACGGCAACTCGGACGCCACAAACAGCGCTTTGAGGTGGTCATTCTGTTCGATCTTGAAGTAGTTCGCCTCCATAATGATCTGGTGAAAATTGGCGATCCAGCGCACCCCCAAGTTACGCGTCTCGCGCTTGGCGGTCATGCCGGAGACGTAACGCCAGCGATCATCGCGCGTCGTATCACGCACATAGCCCCAGAATCCCTCGACTGAGCGAAAGCGCCCGAACTGCGGGTGCTCGAACTTTGACGCGAACTGATGCACCAGCATCCGTCCTAGTTCAGTCTGGGCAAACGCATCGATGTTAATGTGCGTCTTACCGTCTTCCAGAACGAGCGGATGCACCGGCACCTGCACTTCCTCGGTTACTGCTTGCATGACATTCTCCGCGGGTTTGGCTCCCGTCCTTGTATTGTCTTGTGCGTTTGCCCCAGTGTCTGACTGCTCCTGGGACGCCTCTCTGCGGCGTTCATCACTAATGTTCGGGAAACGCACTCTTCCCTTGCGTTCACGATCACTGAACATTCCTTCTATCCTCGCGCTCAATTAGTTCAACCCGAGCTGACCGCACTCGGGAACGAAGATGGCTCATTCGTCTCCCTTAGGTGTGTTGTCAGTCAAAGTCTGAGTAGGCACCGTGCGGTCGCCCAGATTCACATCTGTGCTAAACGCAATTTCACGCCCGTGTTTATCGCGCGCGATGATGCACACCTCGAAGTGAACAAACTGCATGAACATCATGGCCTTGCAGAACACCTTCCACGTCATCTGCGGCCGGGCGAATTCCTTCGTCAAATTCCCCCGCATGCTGGTCTGATCTTTACGCGTATTGGGCACGCCATTACGCGGATCGTTCAGGAACGCATGCATTAGGATGTTCCACCGGTTCTCATTGACGTTCATGGTCAGCAAGAGCTTCCGGAAGAGGCGAGAGAGCACCCCGTTCGGACCGTATGTGCCGCCTACGTCCTTGTCGGTTTTGGCGAGGATGTTCGCCATCTGATTCTTTGCCATTTGTACCTCGCGTTTCAATTGTAAATCGCTATTAAGTCCTGCGCCTTGTTTTACTTCTTGCCCTGCTCGAGCCCCACCTCCACCAACGCGGTGCTCAGTTCCCGCAACTGCACAAAGAGTCGTGACAGCATACGAAAGTTGTGCTCGTGGATGCCATGCGTGGCGGTGTCTGATTCGTGCATCAGCTCACACAGCCGCAGGCCCGCTACCTTAAACTTGTGCACGCTTTGTGCCACATCCAAGTAGTAGCCTCCACTCGCGATAAAGAGCCGGTCAAACTGCACCAGCACTTCATCGGGTTTCATCCAGCCAGGCGGTATTGGCGTTTCCTTCAATACCATCGCCGAGGTATCTAGGAGGCGTTTAGTGAACGCCTCCAGATTGGCGATGTCTTCACCTAGCTTCACCTGCTTGGCATAGTACGGCTGATAGCCAATGTACTTGTCCGGCTCCAGCAGGGTCAAAATTTCTTCGCAGCTCTTGCGATGCGGCTTCTTCTCCGGAATCTCCTTGAGCCGTATTTTCAGTGCTTCGTATTGCGCGCGCGTATTATGGTCACGCAGCCCCTGGCTGACCCGCATCACCCAGTTCTTCCAGCGATCAACGAACATAACGCCCTCTTTGTAAATTCGCCTATTTACGGTGCCTTTTGACCGATACTATGACTCCAGCCCCCGATCGAGCATAGGGGCATTGGATAAGGACACCTTGTTACTTATCTCTAGTTAGTAATATATCGCTGAAACCGTTTAGGAATACGACCATGTCTGCAGATCAAGTCACAGAAGTAGTCGGTCCCGTCGACGCAGACGAGGCCGTACTCGACTATACCCAAGGAATGCGTAAGCAGATCGTCGGCGTACTCGCTAAGGATCTGCAGAACCTTGCCGACCCCAAGATCGTGGGCACCATCGCCCAAGTGCTCGACGGCATGGACCGCCAGGCGCTCGGTAAGATGAAGCTGCGCGTGGAAGAAGCGCAGGTCATGAACCAGGAAGGCATGGCCGCCAACATTGCTGAGATCCTGCGCCAGATGGGCAGCGGCGGGCATAACTTCCAAGCCGCTGAACCTGTTCCAAGGGAGGTTCCGAAGCTCGGAAGCGATGTACCCGACCCCGTCCTGGTGGAAGGGGAAGTTGCCACTACGCCGGTTCAGCAAGACTTCGATTCGTTCCACGCTCAGTTTGCGCCCGTTGAAGGCGCAGACTAACGGAAACCCGCTCCAAACCGTGACTGTGCTCCGCACCCACCTCGACCGCTCCAGAAGTGGGGTCGAGGGGTGCGGGGCGTTTATGCCGGTTCGGAAGGTCGAATTATGCTGAAGTATTCGACATCGATCAAGTTCAGGCCGACGAGCGACCTTCCCAGGATCTCTACAGCTTGCAGTGGATGGGCTGCGCGCTTAATGACTTGCTGCAACTCTTTGTCGCTTGGCTTATCCGCGAAGAATATCGCTGGCGCGAATATTGAGACATCTTGGATAGGCGTTGCTTGCTTCGATGTGGGTCCAAAATGCAGACTCATCCAAGGATCGTACTCGTACATCAACAGGCTCGAATACGACTGCTGTTTAACGTACAGAGGAGAAAGCTCTTGTGGGCGCATATGTACGAGCTCAACCGGTGCGAGCCCTGAAATCCAGGTCGCAATGACCTTGCCCAACTCAGCTTCTTCTTCGACGCTCAGCACGTAAGGGAACGTATTAATGACGACTTTTGCACTCTCGTGATACGGGCGTACAGTCGCCTGTTCCTTCAGATAACGCACTAGCGAATTCAGGAGGAACACCGCTTTAGTCGCACGTGAGAACTTTAACGTCTCTACGTCGCGCTTAGAGTACAGGTCACGGTAGACCTGCATATCCACGCCTGCGAACACGTCGCAGTCGCGTTTATGATAACTCTCGGACAACAATACAGCTTCGGCTACATGGTTGCCCATGCGTGCCAGGGTCCCGAGCCGTGTATCGAGCAGAGCATCGAGCTCCGCGTATACGACGGCAACCGCTGATTGATCCATTCATTCCTGCCAGGCTTATTGTTGTTGACCTGGCGCCCCGTTAAATATCTGACATCGCCATCGGCCCTCAGGCCTCCGGCATTTGGCCGTTGGTCGGTTTGACGAATAGCTTGATCAGCATCGCCACGACGACCCACTTATTGGCTCTGAGGTATTTTTTTACAGTCTCAGTCGGTGATAGACGAGCGCTAAGGTCTTTCGACATTAGCACGTAACCTTTATCGTCACCTTCTTCATCGGCTGCGCATCCCCAGCTCAATGTATCTATCAGGCCAGTAAATTTTACTTTTCCCTCACCCCAGCGGGCAAAAAAGGTGAACGTCAGCAGCATGATAAAATCACGCGTGAACTCGTCGACCATGAAGAGATCATCCACGTGGCTCGGCCCTTCAGGCGAGACCCAGACCCAGGGTTTTTCTTGCACCACGATGTTGTTGATAAACATCAGGAGCTTTTCCCTGAGCGCCTCGTCCCGGTATTGCTCCAGCACGGTTTTAATCGCTGCCTCGAAAGCCCCGGCGACGACTTCCATGTCATCATTGGTGAATACGTTCGGGTCCGCGACGTCTTTCGGATTGCGCCACGCGCTCTCTGCTTTAAAACCACTCACTCCAGCACCCCGTTATTCAGTAAAGTAGTGCAGTCTTTATAGGCTGCTAGAAATTGCTCGAGAAGGGATCGCGCTTGCTCACGACTTGACGTAAAAATCGCGAAGAATAGGACCTTGCCTTCCGGATCGTCGTTGAAAGCTTGTTGTACAGCCGGGTTTTCATGACGGTTACAGCGAAGTTTATACAGGTGATCGGCTTTCGCGTGCTCTAGGTCACCTGCTTCGCCAAAGTACACGGATTCATGCTCCGGAAAGTACAAGGCATAGAGGCCCACAGCTTTACGAAGCTCGGGAAATAAGGGCCCGACTGGCTGCGGCTCCCGAGAGAGTGCCGAGGCCAGTTCGAGCGTGATCCACTTGTCGACGAAATATGCGTCGATATTCATTGTTGTTTCGGTGTGACGATGACGCCCCAGCCCGAGTCCTGCGCTCGTTTCCAAGCGCGGATTTGAGCCATCAGGCGTTTATGCACTTCAGACATGATTGCTCCAGACGTGGTGGTCACTCAAGATAATAGCCGCCATCCCGATCAGACCAATCAGCGCAAGAATCACGCAAATCCAGCCATCTATCGTCGTGAAGCGGGACTCCTCGTCCCAGGGATAGTTCAGATCCGGACGGTTGATAAAGCCTAGACTCTCATTGGCTCGGCCTTCACGAATCAAGCGCTCACGGCGTTGCTTGGCGAGTAGGTCGTAGCCGATGTCAGTAAAGAGTCCCACGATGTGCTCCTAAGACCAGGCCTTTAAGAGCCCGATCAGAATGACTTCAAGGATCAGACAGGCGAGAAACAGATCGTCCCGGTCGCAGGAATCCTCATACCACGGAGAGTTCGGATCTTCTTCCATTAGGCTGTGGTCCAGTTGGGAAACTTGTCGCTCGTGAGCCGATGGGCAACACCTTGCTTAATTAAGCCCAGTGTTACTGAGATGCATGCAGGTCAGAATGATGGACAGCGTCTGCGTCGACTTCACCTGGGTGCCCAGCTTCTCGATCGACTTGAGCGACACGCCGCCAGTTTTGCTGATAGCGGAATTGAGCGCATCAAAGCCTTTCTCATCCCCGCCTCGATACTTAAGCATCTCGGTGAGGTTAGCGTCCAGGTTAAGGGCGGCCATGATCTGGGTCTCCGGATAGGAGATCTTCGATCCCTTGGACTTCCCGGTCGGCTGGCCTGTGAAATCGTCCACGGACTTAGAGTCTTCAGGAATCGAGATCTTCTTGACCAGCAACTGCGCTTGACGGCGCAGGGGGAGATCAACCACCAGGTACGGAATCGGTGACAGATACGGTGGAATATCGTTGCCATTGTCGATCCAGATCCTTTCAAAGAAGTTGTGACCGAGTTCATCAGCCAGCTTCAGGTTCCGTTCGATGTCAAGACGCACGAGCTTCTTGTCACCACCCGTGGGGTGCTCGGCCAAATTCGGCGCGATCACCGCGAGTCGAATCTCCTGCCGCTCGAGCTTTTCCATCCATACGGCAAACGCCGCGTCGTCCATGCTGGCAAAGAGGTTGCGGTAAATGTCGGTGTTACCCGACTCGGGGATCAACTTCTCGATCCATTCGTAGATAACCGCTTCAGCAGCTGCTCGGTTTCCTGCCATGATGTTTTCCTAATCCGTTCAAGCCAGTCCTCGTCCGGTTCCACAAGGTTGATCGTCATCGCGAGCTCGTACTTCTTGCCCTGCTCGATCATGTGTTTCGTGCCTCGTGATTCACCGTCCCAGAACGTGATGAGATGGGTTGCCACTCGTGCCATTTGAGCGTTACGCACATACCCTGCGCTCCGTCCGAGCCCGTCCCAGTCGGCAGGAAACTCTGCCCACGGGAAGCCGTTCTCTTTGCACCAGCGGATAATCATATCATCAGCGCCCTTACTGGCCTTGCCGGAGACAAACACAATCCTGGGTAAGTCAACCAAGTCCTCTTTCATGAGGCGCAACTCCAACCAGTGGACAAAGTCCTCGTAGCGGTTATAGTTGCGACCCCCGGCGACCACAATGATCGCGTCCCAGATCTCGCGAGTCAAAAGTTCATGGGGGACTACGAACTCTTGACCCTTAACAATCGGCCATTCGGCGAACAGATTTAGGCGCTCGCGTAGTGCGATTGCGGAATGCTGAATTTCATCATGCATGGCAGGACCATCTGTTCGAAGAGGCGCATCCAATCGTCCGCTGTGCCCTGATCGACCAGACAGAAACGAATCTGCGTGGTGTTGGCGGGGACAGCGCCGACCAGCTGGCGCAGTTGACGGTTGACCAGAAAGCGATGACGCGGGAACTCGATCGTGCTGTAGGCGTCGCTGTGGATGCCTTCGCCGTAAGTCTGCCAGGCGCTCGGATTCGGGTGGCCGGATTCGGCCAGGCGATTCGTCACGTAGTCGATCAGGTTCGCGTCCAGCTTCGGCGCGGGTGCTTCTTGGGTTACTTCTGCTACGGTGTTCATTTGGTGCTCCTACGCGCGCGGGTGAATCCCGCGGCTGGTTTCTCTGGGATAGGTCGAGCCATCGGCCCGGCCACGATATTCAAAACGACCGTCCTCGAACTCCGACTGGCAGCGCACGCAAATGCGTCCGTCCGCCATGCGGTACGCGTAAGCAGGCTCGCGCGTGTTTTCGAGCACGTACTCCGTGGGCAGTCCGGCGACCACGTACATCCCGCCAGACTTGACATGTTCGACGACGTCGTTGATCATGAATTTGCAGGGTGACACGACGGCGACTTCTTCTTGTTTATTTGCGCTCATGCTTGTTCAATTCCTTAAAGCCGTTGTAGGTTTCGACGAATTCCTTCTGGCAGCAATCGCACCGGCGTTTGATGAGGACCAGATCGGTCCAGACATCCCACTTGACCCGGTGCTTACAGAGCAGCTGCTTAAACTTCAGCCGCCAGTTCATTACGCTGCTGCCTTCAGGGCATCCACGCCGACCGGATACCAGTACGGATGGTACAGACCCTTGCGCATGCGCAAGAGATCCATGGTCGAGAGGAAAGGCAGCGGATGATCTTCGTCCGTGGTCCACCAGCCGCGCGTATTGAGCAGCAGGTCCCAGTCGTAACCCTTGGCCTTGAGATCCGTGTAGAGCTCTTCAGGCGTGCACATCAGATCATCCAGGTGATGCCACATGTACGACATCTGGCACATCTCGGAAGTGATGTTTAAGGCGCGGCGCAGCTTCGCGTCTTCATCGATCTTGCTACGCACGGTAGTGCGACCCAGTTTGCACTCTGGATAGAGGGCAAGCGCGTAGTTGATCTTGCTACCCACGAGCCCGTAGTAGTCCTGTTCGCGGATGTGATGGAACTCGGTGAGCGAGGGCAACACGCCTTCGGTTTGTGAGACGATCAAAGTGATCGCCATGCCCGACGGACCCGACTTGGAGCGCAGGTTGCGCAACTGGACTGTGTTCAGGTCCGTATCGAGCTTGACCTTGTCATCGGAATCGCGCGGATACTCCGGCCCGTTCTTGTCCGCCGCCATCAAAGGCGAGGCGTTATAAGCGTGCCAGCAGTTGTGCGTGATGAAGGTGAACTTGTCGGTCGTGCCCTTGATCTTGTCGCCGTTTTTCAGGTGCTTGAGTTTGACGATCGGGACCGAACCGGCGGGACCCGCATTTTGCATCGTCGACTCTTTGCCGATGTGCGCGGTCATCAGCGAGTAGTTATTCGCCTGACCGTTCAGACGCGGCGCTTCCATCAGCAAGCGCAGCTTAGCGAGACCCTGACGCATGTGAATCGTGTTACCGCCCGACTCACCCAGATCGTTCTTATCCTGCATGTCCATCACGTCCGAGGTTTCGAATTCCGTGAAGGAGTCGATCTCATTGAACGTGGGGATGATCATGCGCAGCGGACCCGAGCGATCGCGATTCCAAAATGGCGTATCCACCGACCACTTGCCGATGTTCTTGGCTTTCTCTTCCAGGAACTCCCGTTGCTTGGCGTACCAGTCGTCGCCCGTGTGCATGGTCTTGTCGGTGATGATCCAGCGTCCCGTTTGCAGGACGTCTTCTTCGTGCAGGCCTTCGACTCGACGGATCATTTCCATCAAGTGCCATTCCTGAATGTTGACTTCTGTGTCGTAGGTGGAGGCCGAAGCCTGACGAAAACGCGACATCGCGGTGAGCATCTGGTAGTGCATCACCGTGGACTTGAAGTTGTTACCAATCCCCACGACGCCGGTGAGCGTAGCCAGGCCGCCGTTAAGGATGTGCTCACCCTTGCGCCCTTCGATATAAGTGCCGGTGGGAATGTCCATCAGTGCACCGATGTTAATCATCAGTTTCACGTTGGGCGCAGCGTTGATTTTAGGTTGAAGAAATTCCATGTGCTTTGCTTTGGTCTTAAATGGAGAATGACGAAACACAGCCGTACAAATAATGGCGGTAGCCGGTGAAAAATACCACACAGCTATAACCGCCACGCGCATGTTATGGCTTACAAACTTACCCCAGTCAGAAGGACACCTATGGACTCGCTTCAAACTCTGCGTCACCATCGTGACGTTGTGGCGCTGGAGACTTTCAGCGTCCAGGCACTCGATGTCACCGGGATGCTCAAAAGCATGTTTCCCGACATCAAGAAACACTTCCTCGATTTCACGCAACGCTTTTCGGGCGCCGACAAGCCGGTGCCGCTTTCGCGCCATCAGGCGAGCTTCATGAAGTTGCTGGAGCGTCACAACTTCGTCGACATCAGCCCGCTGACCGTCTACTGCCCCGAGGGCATGAAGAGCAACTACCTGGAACTCGCCGCAGCACTGAAGCGCGGCGCCGAGCATTCGGCCAAGGTGATGAACCTGCTCAATACGTACACCACGTATTTGGCGCTCTTGATCACCAACGAGTATCAGCGCTTCTCGACGGAAAATTCGGCGAAGGTCTACCAGGGCCTGCAAGAAGAACGCGACGCTCTCTTGAAAGACATCGGTGCCTGCTTCACTCCGGGTCGCCACGACACGACCATGAAGTACGGTGACGCCGTCGCCCGTAACAAGGACTGGGAACTCGTCTTCGGTGAAGTCGACACGCTCTCCAAGCTGAGCAACAGCGTCTCGCGCGAGAAGCTCAATGCGAAGGTGAAGGAAGCTACCCAGTACATGGAAAAGATCGTCCAGATGCTCAAGGACGGCAAGATGGAAAGCACGGCGTACGAAGTGGCGCAAGAGCTCTCTGACGGTGCCTACCAGATCGCCTGTGAGCTCGAGTTCTTCTCGACGATGTACTTCCGCGTGATGGCGTTTAACACGAGCATCAACGAATCGGTCGACAAGATTACCGATAACCTGAAGTCGTAAGCCCTGTTGCCAGACCGGCATAAACCCACTAACCCGCCCGTATTACTGGGGAGGTTAGTGGGAATATGACCGCGGTTGCACTAGCCCAACACTTCGGACTTATGACGGAACAACTTCTGCAGATCCGCATCGACCTCACCTTCACGACCGTAACGCAACCACGCTGGGATGCAGGCCTTGATCTGTTGTACGAGGTCACCGATGGTGGATTCAGGAAGAGGACCTCCCTTGGATAGCAACGCTATGGCATCGACCGAAGTCTTGCCGTCCCAGATGGCTTTGGAAAGCGACGCGGGCAAACCCATCGCCTTTTCCTCACCAGCCAGGTCCATGAGATTGTTGAGCTTACGAATCGTCTGAACATCCAAGCTGCGCGTTTCCTTCGCCTGGGCGACGATCGACGTCACCAAGATTAGTCGCTTCATCCGTCCAGGCAATGACGATTCGAGGACCCCCGCCGCCGCAGATTTCAGACTTGCCGTTAACCGTAACATGGATAAAACTCCAATATGGGCCACCACTGACGGTAATAAGCAGCAGCCCATCGAGGTTAGTGAGATTGCGGTGTCACAATCCGCACGTTGCTGTATACACCCGCCCAGATCCCCAAATCCTCCTCGGTTTCAACTACCGTGGCGTAACGGAAAATGTGCGGGGCCTCCAGCCAGGTAATTAAACTGACTTTCGGGTGAGAATTCTCCAGGCGCTTCAGAGCGTTCCGATCGAGGAGGTCAATGCCAAGCGTCAGGGTCACCGACGCAGAGCCGATACCTTCATCGGTCTTATACTTAGCATCAACATCCATGGCCGCAAACCCGACATTGTATTTCGGATTTAGCGTGCAGATGTCGACCGTCTCTTTCTTGACGACCTTTTGACTCTTCTCATACAGAATATCGGTCAGATCCGTGACAACAATCTCGGGGTCCTTCGCCAGATACTGGTTGAGCTTGTGCATCAGGAGCTCAATGGACTCCACCGCGCGCATTGCAAGGTGCGGCGGTTGGTGCTCGCGCGTGATCGGTTCCTTCTGCTTGTCCTTGTCAAGACTGTGCAAATCGAAGGTGTCCAGCCGCCGCGGATTGTCCTGCACCATCACCAGCGGGCCGTGCTGCGAGAGCTTCTTGTGAATGTCCGGGCGGTAGATGAAGTCCAGCCGCGCCGAGGCGAGTGCCATGACGTTATCGGCCAGCGTGCTCTGATGACCGCGTACCAGTTCCAACACCGGGTCGGGGGTCTTCAGTTTGACAATCGCATACGCGCCATCGCTGATACGTTTGCCCGGATGCTCTTCCTCACGACCGTTACTGAGATAGTACTCGCCCGCGCGGAAGTAATCCGTGCAGGTGTTAAAGTACATGCGGGGCATCGAGATAAACGGATGCTTTTCCGTGTCGTACTTCCAGTAACCGTCGGCCGGGGACGTGTCAATCGACGCATAGGTGGTCGCGACCGGTCCGTCCGGATCGAAGCTCCAGGACTTGCCGAACATGGCCCGTTGGGAGAGCATCACGCCGATGGTGGCGGCCTGATCAGCCGTCTCGTTGCCCAGATGGTCGTTATGACCCTTGACCCAGTCAAAGCGCACCATCACGCCCCGATTCGTCAAGATGTCGCGAGCGCTTACGAGCTTCTTCCAGTACTCAGCATTCTTCACAACCATGCCGTCGGACTTGATCCAGTTGTTGCGAATCCAGGTCGGCACGTAATCCATCAGACCGTTGCAGACGTACTTCGAATCGCAATGGACCTGCACAATCTTCACGTCGTACTGCGCGGCGTGTTCCAGTGCTTGGGTCGCGGCCACCAGCTCAGCGATGTTGTTGGTGATCGCGGCACTGAAAGAACCATACCCGTCGATGTAGGCGATCGGGGTGACTTCCATGTGCTTACGACGGGCAAGCGGATTGCTCAACCATTCCTGGAAATCAGCGAGCGTCCAGTCATGATTGGTCTGCTTGTTGTACTCCACCTTGGTCACATAACCCGCAGCAGTCACGATGTGGTCCGGATTGCCCGAACCTTTCTTCGGCTTAGCAGCCGCGTACAGATAGCCATGAATGCCCCAGCCACCAGGGCCAGGGTTCGGGCGGCAGCCTCCGTCGGTGTGATACACTACACCTTGCGGGGCATCGAGTAGCGCCGGTTGGCCTTTAGCAGGCTCAGCACCGACTTCTTCTACGCTTGACATACGCTGTAATCCTTTCTTTTCTATTCGTACCGAATCAGAGTGTTTCGGGCTCGTCAGAGTATCCCTCGGGGGAATATATTGTTTCTTGCGTGTCCGAGACGCCCTCGCCTGATTCAGTAGGTAAGGTTGTCCATGGTGCAGGTCTAAGTAGTCCTGCTCGACCTCTTTCGTCACCTCGACTGGGAGGTTGATGTAGTAGAAATCAAAGGTTCGCTTACCTTCTTTAAACGCACGTTGCAAACCCTTGTTTTCGGCTACACCCCGTTTAAGCGCACGTAAGTGTTTAATCCGACCTCGGTACAAGTGCTTGGTTTGTCCGAAGAAGACTTCATCGGTCTGGGGAAAATGAATCGCATAAACGCCAGGTAAAGGAATGCGTTTGCGCAAATCCCCGTGGACATAAAGCGACAGATTGGTCTGAAGCCAATCTCGGATCGTAGATGGTGTCATGGAACTGCAGGGCAGGCATGTCGCAAAACATGAACCTACCCTGTCAAAATAACTTTTTTTACTGCTGATGGAGCATGAACCAGCGTTTGCACTCAGCCGCGTATTGTCGCCGCTGACGCTCGCTCTGGTCCCGCACCCGCGTGGCATACTGGTGCATCTGATCGATGTGATCATTGAGCAGCTGGATGAGCGCATCCTTATCCTTGGGGCTCAATTGCTTGAGCTGGTCCACTGGCACGGATGGAGGCTGCGGCACCGGCACCAGTTTGATATAAGGACACAGCACATTACCCGCTTCGTCGCGTGTCGCAATGACGATCTCAGTGGTCGAAGCCGGTTGTTCGACAGGCACCTCACTTGCAGCTTGATCGTCACTGCCAAACAGGAAAGAGAAGAAGCCCTTATCCTGCTTCTTCGGTTGCTCGCGCTGCTCTTGCCGACCTCGTGGCCCGTGGGGAGGCTCGTAGGTGTTAAAACTATTGCACCCCGTGAGGCCAATGGCCAGCACTATTGCGTATTTTAGCGATTTCATGAGTCTACCTGCTCTTATAACCGCCAGCCCGCTCGCGCGCCTGGATTTGATTAAAACGCGCCACGGTGGCGTCGTAACTGGACCACTGCTGTACCGTAGCCTCCGGCACTACAGGTGCACTGGCAGGCGACCGGGCGGACGCAGGCAGCGCATCTGTAATCTTCTCCGGCTGCACCATCGACGTGTACTTCTTCACAGGCGGCGGTGCAGGCGGGGTGTCGACCTTCGGATGTTCGTCGGCACTCGTCTTTAAATCATCATACTTGTGCTTGAGCTCCACGTAGTCGGTGGAAATCCGCACAATGTTAGGGACCAACCATAAGTTCATCACGACTGAACCGATGATGGCTATCATCAGAAAGACGCGTCCTTTGTTGGTCTTCAGTGCCTCGCTCAGTGTTTTCTTTCCGAGGAAGAGCTCCTTCAGAAACGGCCACAAGAGAGTGAAAGTTTTCCATGCCAGCATGATAGCCCCTATTGCTTCATTTTATGCTTAGTCTTATTCTAATGGATTTCAAGACACTTGGTCCATCCCCTGGTGTCCACGACCTGTTGAAGAACAGCTGGAGATTACTCGATGTACACACTTAAAGGTTTTGCGAGCCACGCCCTGTTCGCAAACAACACGCCGGGTCAAGTCAACGCCGTCGGGGAACTCTCCACGGTGTCGCGGACTTACTCGCGCGAAATCGGCCTCTACACCGACGCAGCGGGTTCGCCGAACGTCACGCTCTGGTCGTTCTTGAGCGCAACCGACGGGACAGCCCAAGTTGTCGATGCAGACCTCGCCAAGCGCGTGCTCACGATCTGCGCCTGGTTCTACAACCAGACCATTAACAATGCTGGCCAACAATACGCGGACGTCTTGCTCGAAGGCGCCCTCATGCAGTTTGCTGCTACCGCTAACACCTTCGCCTCCGGGGCAATGGTCACCGACGGGACGCGCTGGTTGCCTGAATGGGTCAGCTGGACCGACGTGGCCAATCCCGGTTCGTTTATCCGCATCTGGTTTGCCGATGCGAGCTTCCAGAACGAATACGACGAATCGGCTTTCGTCATCGTCCCGCCGATCACGCCGCTCGACGACTTTTTCAAAGCCGCCACGCAAGTGCAAGCGGAAGTCAGCGCGGTCACCAAACCGCAGCTGTTCCTGAACATCCAGGCAGCCAAGGCGAACAATCCGGAAACCGACATCATCGTCATGTCTTACGACTGGCATGATCCGGCTGGTACCGGTACGCTCATCTCGACGGACTGGACGCTGATTCTGTACGGCATGGCGGGTGACAATGTCGACTCGATCAGCGATGCACTGGAAGCCTACATTCTGGCGAACAGCGCGCATACGCGGGCCGAATGGGTCGCGGTGTTCCCGGACATCTTCAAGCGCACCGAGTTTGTACTGGTGCCGCGGTGGAACAAAATGGCGATCCCTGATCGCGCCACGGGTCAAGCGGGCATATACTCTCCGATTACGAATCTGACGGATGCGCTCGCGCTGCTCCCCCAGTTCGCTAGTTATCCAAGTGCTCATATCAATGCGCACGGCACGGTGATGGGGCATCCGTACAAGTCGCTGGCCATCGCCATGATTGGCTCGGACCAGAATCGCGATAACCTGTACGAGCTCTCGGACGTGTTCCCGGATCTCATCTCGGTGAGCTCGACCTCGACGGACTTCGCGCGCATGAGCCAGGGCACGCAAGCCTTCTTGTCGGCCTTGGCCACGATGCTGCTGGTGGCGGAATCGATGACGCAATATTCCAGCATTCCGCTGGGCTACACGAAGTTGATCCGTAACAACATTCTGTACCTCGTGTACAACTACCAGACGATCGACTACCTCGTCGCTGCCAAGTCGAACCCGCAGTTCGCCTCGTCGTAATAGGAGCGCCGCATGGCTGTTATCACTACCAACCTGATTCCGGAGCTGGGGGCGGCCGGAGTCTTTACGCTCACCTCGCCATTTAACAACGCATTGATGGCGAATGCGTCGTACACCTGTATTTCGATCCGACTGCTTGAGGACATCATCGCGGCGGGTGGCGACCCTTACACCAAGTATTACCAGCCGCGCGAACAAACCTCGGGTGACCTGCAGGCCCAGTACCAGGCGGACCTCGGCAACGGGGTGTGCATCATCACGCTGCAGCAGTCGTCTGGCGCGGTCGCTTACGTGCCGTCGAGCTTTGTGGCCAGCTATCCCTCCAAGGGCGGTGTCCCCTACACCAACCTGATGATGGCGGTGGACCTGGGTGCGATGCCGAATTACGTGGACCTCACGTTCTTAAAGCAACAGATCGCCAATTTGGTGAAGACGACCGTGGGACTGACGAGCGTGTTGATTCAGACGGTGGTGGTGTCGCCGACGACCAATCTCTCGGCGTCCGACCATGCCCGTGCCGAAGCAGCCCGGCAGGCTAACATCACCAATACCAACACGCCCGAGTCGCAGGTGATTGCGCTCACTAAACAACTCCAGACGCTGCAAGGGCAGTACGCCAATCTGGAAGCATTTGTGAATGCTAACATCGGTAAGCTCACGGGTGGCACGCAACCGACCGACCCGGTAGATCAGTTGGATGCGGCGTTGATTCCGCCAGGCATCACGCTGAGCAACACTAACCTGACGGCGACCAGCACAGTTACCGGCTGGCAATCAGCGCGTGGTACCGCTGGCCATCAAGCAGGCAAGTTCTACGCGGAAGCCACGATCAACACGCTGGCTGGGGCAGTCGGCTTTGGCATCTGTAACGCCAGTCAGCTTAATAACAAGCAGCTTGGCACCGACACCAACGGCATGATGATCTTCACCGAGGCCGATGGTCAAACCGCGGGGATCTTCTACAACGGTGGCAACGCCCAGACGATCGGCACCACTCCGAAACAGGGTGACGTGGTAGGGATTGCGATTGACCTGAACGCGAAGCTCGGCTGGTTCTACAACCCGCAGACGCAGCAGTGGAATGGTGACGTGATTGCCAACCAGAATCCGGCCACGGGTCTCGGGGGTCTGCCGCTGGCGGCGATTGCCGTACCGGGCGGTGCTGCGGGACTGGTCTACCTCGGCGTGTCACTGGATGCCAACACGGATGCAGTGACGATCAACGCAGGCGCGACCAACTTCGTGCACACAGCACCCACTGGCTTTAACAAGTGGAATACCGCAGGCTGAAGCAACAACGGCATAGAGGGAGGCTTCGGCCTCCCCTTATGTCCCTACTTTTTTAGTTGTACTTCAGGTTCGGGGCCAAGATCGATTCGGTCGCCTCGATCGTGACTGCCGTCATGTTGCCCTTGACGTCCAGATCGCCCAACAGCTCAGCCTCGCCCTTGATGCTGATCTTACCCGTGCCCGACGAGCCCGGCGCAGTCGTCAAGTCACCGTTCAGGCCGATGTTACCGTTATGGATCGTATCACCGTTGTGGGTGGTTTCTGCCGTGACAGTTTCGGTAGTGGCTTTAACCGTGCGCGTCTCGGTGATTTCACTGGTGCTGTTCGAGGCATTGACCGACCAGTCCTTGGTGGTCCAGCTAATCGAATCGTCGGCATGTCCGGTGATGGCTTTCTTGGTCATGTCAAAAAACGACCCATCCGCATTCTCGATGTGCCACTGATGTTGCTGTGAATCCAGGAACATTCCGTTCCCGATGTCATCCTCGAGCTGCACCTTGCCGTTACCCGTATCGAACTGGAATGAATAGGCGTAAGGTTCGCCATTGGCCTTGGTGGTGATCAGCGTGATGGACTTCTTGTGCGAACTGAATTCCACATAGTACGTGTTGGTCTGGTCCGGGCTCGCACCTTCGGCCGCCGTCGCGCTAATGCCAAACACCACCGTCTCGAGCTTACGGTAGTTCAGGTCATTGCGCATCGTGTTCCAGTAATACTTGTCGGTGTCACCGTACCGGTAGATGATCACCTGTTCGCCGCGCCGTACATCGGGTGCCGTCAGCCGGTTCGCTTGACCCACGGGCAGCCAGGTGGCCCTGATGGTCCCCGAGGACGTCATGTTGGTCTGGTACTGTTGACCCGTCAAGTCGGTGCCCTGGGTGAGGACCTGGTTGGCATTGGTGGAGAGCTCCCCGTCCACCATCGGCGTATCCTCAATCGGCGTAATTTCCAGATCGAAGGAATTCAGGGCTTTGTTCTCGGCAGCATGGCCCAGTGAGTACACGTGGAACTTACTGACGGTCCCCTGCGGGCTCTCGTGACCCGCTAGTTGGGCGGCAAGGTGGTCCATTTTCTTGAGTCCTGTTAAAAAACACACAGCTCAACCATCGTCTGACGACAGAATCAGGCTGTGCAATAGAAGGCTTACATGCTCATTAACTCATTAGAGCTGGTCGGATATAAGCGGATCGCGCTCAATGGGCACACCCGCTTTATGATCCGTCCGGCTGAACGCATTCAACTCATTCTCGGCACCAACGGCTCTGGCAAATCCTCCTTGGTAAAGGAATTGACCCCGTTGCCTGCTGAGCCCAAGGAATACAGTAAAGATGGCTCTAAAACCATAACGATTACTCACCGTGGTAACACGTTTGTGCTCAAGAGCTGGTTCTCGGAAGGCAATAAGCACAGCTTCCTGAAGAACGGCCAGGAACTCAATGACGGCCACACCATCACTGTGCAGCGCAAGCTGGTGATGACGGAGTTCGGTGTCAATGACGACATCCATGAGCTGCTGCGCAATGCGGTCCGTTTCCACACGATGGGACCGACGGATCGCCGCAAGTGGTTTACGATGCTCTCGGACGTGGACTACACCTACGCCATTGGTTTATTCATGCGACTGAAGGAAGCCGCTACGGTGACTTCCGGTGCGTTGAAGATGGCCAAGAACAAGCTGGTGGCGGAAACCAGCAAGATCGTTACCGAGGAAGAGGAGCGCAAGCTCAGTCAGGAAGTCGAAACCCTGATCGCGGAGATTGAGCGACTGCAGCGCCAGCGCGCCCCGCTTCCGCGACCCGTGTCGTCGTTTATGACGGAGCAGGAAGAGATTTTGTCCGAGCTCTACACCATCTCGGATAACCTGCTGCGCCACCGTGCCTCCTTCTTTGGTTGGAAAGGGTACGACTCGGTTGAACAGATTACCGAGGACATCGATGCGACCAAGCAAGAGATCGCCGCGACCGAAGCGCTCCTGAATAAAGCGGTGGAAGAACACGGCAAGCTGAAGGAAAAGCAGGACTTGCTCAAGAAGACGGGGGCGCAAGGTGTCGATGCGCTGCTGCGTCGTCTGCACCTCGCTCAGGAAACCCGCAACAAGGTCCTCTCAGGCCGCGTGCTGGGCTTGGAAGGCTTCAGTGCTACCCAGGCAGCGGGAGCACTCGAATCGGTCTACGGGGTGCTCTTTGCGTGCTTCTCGGAGATCCCTTCGAATGAGGATCGGCGCTTCAGTCAGACCAAGAATAACGAGAACCGTCAAAAGGTGCTCGAGCGACGTGACCTGATCCTGCAAAAGGAAAAGGAGATTGCGCACTTCGCTGGTAAGAAGCAGCACATGGAGTCGCATAAGCAAGCCGGGAACATCGAGTGTCCGAAGTGTCATCACCTGTGGGTGATGGGCTATGATGCCGAAGTGATCCAGAAGTACGAGGCGGCGATTGAATCACGTGGCGAAGAGATCACCAAGCTGAAGGCCGAGATCAAGGCACTCGAAGAGGAGATGGAGGCGTTTCAGACCTACCTCAATCTCTACATGGACTTTAACCGCTGCGTGAAGAACTGGCCTGCACTGCAACCGTTCTGGGATCACCTCTTACATCACGAGATGGTCATCAAGACGCCCCGCGTGGCCCTCATGCAACTCGATCTGCTTAAACAGGATCTGGTGCAAGAGCTCGCCGCTGAGCGACAGGAACGGGAAATCGCTGACATCAAGGAACTCATCAAACAGGCTGAACAGCTCGGTGATGCGAACCTGAATGAGGTGACGGAGTCGTTGGTCAAGGTAACGGGTACGGTCGAAGAGCTGACGGGTAAGCTGAACCGACTCAATAAGCACTTGCAGCAAACGATGGCCTACCGTCGCCAGATGTCGGACGTGCAGGCCACTGGTCAGCGTTTGGAGCAGATGATCGGCCAAGCCGAAGAGGCCACCAAAGAACTGGTGGAGATGCTGCGGCGCGAAGCGATCCAAAATGCGATCAATGCTTTGCAACTGTCGCTCGCCCACAAGAACTCGGCCTTGCAGGAGATGAAGCTCCAGAAGGGCATTATCGCTGAGCTGGAAAAGACGATTGCGCAGTATGCCTTGCGTGACGAAACCTTGAAGCTGATGGTCAAGGAGATGTCGCCCACGGATGGCTTGATTGCAGAAGGGCTGCTCGGCTTCATTCGGCGCTTTGTGCGCGAGATGAACCATCTCATCAAGAAGATTTGGGCCTATCCGCTGGAGATCCAGCCTTGTGGGGTGGCCACGGATCGTGGCGCAGAGCTCGACTATAAGTTCCCGCTGATGGTGCAGGACCGGGCGAACATTCGCGACGACGTCAAGAATGGCAGTAGCGGCATGCAGGAAGTCGTCGACCTCGCCTTTAAGGTGGTCGCCATGAAGTACCTGGGCTTGGGCGAAGCACCGCTCCTACTCGATGAGTTTGGCGCGAGCTTTGACCTGGAGCATCGCACCGCCGCATCGAGCTGTATTAAGAACCTGATGGATACACAGCACTTCTCGCAACTGTACATGATCTCGCACTACGAAAGTGGTTACGGATCGTTTACCAATGCGCAGACCTGTGTCTTGGATGCCCGCAACATCACGGTACCGAGCGTGTACAATCAGCACGTCACTATGCAGTAACTTAATGAGGAAAGAGAAGAAACATGAGCCAACAAGAGATCATCATCCATCCCGAACAAGACGAGCTGTCGATGTCGCCGACCGAGCTACTGGAAAAGCGCCTGAACCGCGTGAACCTGGCGCTCTCGCAATTGCAGCAACTGCACATGAACACCATCACCGACATGCAGAAGGACGTGGTGTTCTCGCTGCACGTGATCGAGGCCCTCAAGGGCTTCCTGCCCGGTGCTGTGGTGGACGACGCTGTCGCTGCGGCCACGGCCGCCACTGCTTCGGTGGGCGCATACCGGCAGCAGCCTGCAGCGGCCCACGCGAGTGCTCCGACACACGGTCCGACGCCCGTCAAACTGCCGATCACACCCGCCAGTACACAGGCTAATCCGATCCTGCCACCGGTGCGCCATCCAGGTCACGGCAACATCAACGCGGCAGCGGAAGCGGCCAAGTCTGCCGTCGAAGCACTGGGCGAGAACATTCGCACGCACTTGCAACACCCGGCACCGGAAACCCCGGTGCGTCAACCGCGTTCGCTGCAAACCCTGCATCGTCCGACGCCCAAGCAAAAGCACGTGGGTGATCCGGGCAGCGAACCGGCAGGTTCGGCCGACTACCTCGGTCACTTCGTCGGCTCGGGTTCGGTGTTTGCCAAGTACTTCTCGCCGGAAGTCTACGTCCTCGGTCGGGGCTTCGTGAAACCGGGCTACGGTGGCTTCGGGGAATACGAAGAAGACGTGCTGCGCATCGCGCCTCAGCAGCTGCGCGAGTACGACTACCCGAGCGGCTTTTACACCGACGAAGCGACCAAGCTCTTGCAGTTCTATCTCGGCAACGCCAAGATGCAAGTGACGGTGAGCAACTTGCCGAATACGGAGATCGACGTGTGGGTGTCGTTCGCCCCGTTCAACGATCGTCAGCACATCCGCTCGCTGAACCCGCAAGCGATGCAGCTGGTGTTTGGCACCGTGAGCGCGATCTTCAATGCCGGTGAGCGTCTGGCGAGCCAGCAGTAAGCCCGTGTTGTACCCTCGGTCATAAACCCCCGTGCCTATCCTCTTCGCAGGGGACGGGCCGGGGGTTTATGCCGTTATGACGTCGGCGCGCTCGTGCCGCTATCGAAGTCAGTACCGATCTTCAGGAAGAAGGCCCGCGACGGAATCGAGACTTCCTGGCTGGTACGGGCGCTATTCACGCAGTCCGCATTGCGCCAGTCGACCGTGTTGTAGGTACGCTGATTCCAACGGTTATCGTACACCGTCAGCGCCCAGCGACCATCTTCTTGCACCGACCAGTAATCCGCCACCTTGCCATGACCGTTGAGCAGCGGATACTTCGGCTCCTGGTTACTCACCAGGATGTTGGTGAGTTTACCCGTGTAGACCTTCTCCGTCTCGATGAAGACTTCCGGGTTATCCAGAATCACAAAGAACGACTGGCTCATCGTTGCATACGCCACCAGGTTCTCGTCGGATAAGAAATCTGCCACATTGATCTTGGACGGATCATGCGCATCACGATCAAAGGGTAGTCCCGAGAAGTCGAGGTATGGCATCGACTCGTGGTAACGCTCGAGAATCGGCAGGTTGTTAAAGTTAATGGCCACTGCCGTCGCACTGACCCGGAAGAAAGTCTGCGGATCAAGAATGTGCAAGTAACCCCCCAGCACCAACATTACGGTTTTATTCGTAATGTCCACGCCCAGATTCACGTACATCTGGTTGCGATAGGCTTGGTTGCTATTTTGCTTGTAGATCATCGACGGCGCAATGGCCACGTACTGCAAGCTGCCGAGCTTCTGGAAGTTCAGAAGACCGAACTGATTCTGCTTGGAGAGGTTACGGCTCACCATCCCGTTCATCACCCAAGCAGCAGTGGGGATCGCATCGATATTGTGGAAGTAACCATTGATCGTCACCATGCAGCTCTTGTAAAAGAGCTCGAAGTCGATCGAGTTCCCCGCAGCATCGGTTTTGGTGAGATACAGCCAGGTCTTCTCCGACATCGGCAACTGGGCGTCGGGCGCAGCGAGCTTATTGACGGGCTGCACTTTGTAGCCTGCGCGAAAACCATCTTTGTACTCGGCGTACTGGGGCTTAAGTGTCGGGATCGTGGTGGACGTCGGCAAGGCCGTGTCACCATTTTGGGCGAGAAACTGGTTAAAGGTCATCGACAAGCCACCATCGGCAGCTTGGATTTGCGAGAGGTCCAAACTGACCTGGCCGCTCACGAACGGATTGGTCAGGACTGCGTACACCTTCAGGTAGGTGGAATAGATCTGGCTCAAGGGCATGGCGCCAATGTCCACACTCTCCCATCGACCTGCACTCGCAAACGATTTACCGATAGCTGAGACTAACGTATACATGCCGTGGCTCCGGGGAAAAATCTTTTGAATACTATGATTGTAGCTTTGTTGTAGTCTTGGAAGATAGACTAAAACCTATAGAATATCGCCTTCACCCGCTGGGAGAAAAGAATGGCATTGAATTTGAATGACCTCGCTTACCCGTTTGATCCCACGGGCTCGCTTGCGTCGAACAAGATCACCAACGAGCAGCAAATCCTGACGGCGGTGAATTGGACCGATTACCAGATCATCGTGCCGCGCTATGCGCCGTTCTTTGACGCAAGTGTGAGCCTGACCATCACGGATGCACAAGGCAACGTCACTACGCTGCAGCGTGGTAAAGACTGGTATCCGTGTTTTGAATTTATCTCCGCCTCGCGCGCCTGCGCTGCGCCCATCTGGGGCGGCATTCAGTTTGTCAATCCGCTCTTGGCTGGGGTGGTGAAGGTCACCTATCAGACGCTCGGCGGCATGTGGACCCTCGATGAGCCAGGTGTCTCAGCCCTGCTCGCTGATCGTACCGCCAATCCACGTATCACGGCGTGGGAACAAGTCGTGGACCAGCCGGTGATGTTCCCGGTGATCGATCACGAGTGGGACCTCGTGGACATGGTCGGCGCAACGGACCTGGTCGACGCACTCGGTACCATCGAAACCGCGCTGCGTCAAACGGGCTCTACGGGTCTTGCGGCTCACTTGGCCGACTTTACGAACCCGCACCGGGTGACAGCCACGCAAGTTGGTCTGGGCAACGTGCAGAATTACGGCATCGCCCAAGCCGCTGACCTGGCAGCAGGCACGAGCAATAGCGTCTACATTACGCCGGGTGGCGTGACGACGATGATGAATGCGGGTCCGAACGCTGCGATTGCGGCGCACGCGGCCCGGACCGATAACCCGCATGCGACCACGGCGCATGAAGTGGGGGCGTACACGCAAGCGGAAGTCGACCAGTTGCTGGCGGGCTATACGCCTTCCGGGGGTTCAGCCTCTGACACGCTGCTCTTTGATGGCATGGATGCAACGACCTATCGGGACTGGGCACTCTCCACCGGCGTGGCTTCGAACTCGTCGAAGTTTGGCGGTCAAACCCCGGCTGACTTCACGGCAGCTGTACTCGGTGGGACGGCCGCGAACGCCAACCAGCTCGCAGGCCATACCTACGCCCAGGTGCTCTCGGATGCCTTGGCCGGTAAAGCAGCCGACACGTTCGAATTTAACGGCATGGACCCCGCCACGTTTGCGGCGTGGGTGCTCAACAATGGTGCCGCTTCGAACGCCCTGAAGGTCAATGGCATGACCCCGGCTGACTTTGCCACCTGGGTCCTGAATAACAACGGTCCGGCAGCAGACTCCGGCAAGCTGGGTGGCTACACGCTCGCCCAGGTGCTGGCCCAAGCCGGTTCGGGAGCAGGCACGGCTTTTGCCCCGCAGGTGCTCTTCAATCCGACCAGCAGCGAAGCGAGTTCGGCCTACTGGAGTGAGCTGGGTCAGATCCCGCTGCCTTCGGCCACTGATCCACAACTCACGGGCTACAACGATATTCGTTGGTTGCTCTCCGGCGGCGATTCGAATGGTCAGTTGGTGTCGGGCGCTTACCTGATCTGCTTTAACATCCGCGGACCGTCGGGTAGTCAGGTGACGATGAGCGTCACCAACATGGTGACGAGCGATCCGGGTGCGCAGTTTGGCTACACGATCGAGAACGTCACGGTGGGTGGCACGCCCGTGCCGACCATTCGCGTCTGGATGAAGACGGGTCCGAACCTGAACGCCTACACGGTGACGCAGCTCTCCGATGATTCGTCCAAGCTCGTAACGGATAGCCGGGTGTCGGTGGAGCCCGCCAGCATCGTCTACGCGACGACGGATCGGTTTGCCCTGGAGTCAGAAGTCGTTAGCATGGTGGACACGCTGACCACCCTGTTCAACCAGCTGGCCGCTTCGATTAGCAGCTGATAAATAGCACGATGCAGCACACCTCTGGCTGGGGTCCTCCTGGCCAGAGGTGATTGTGTCGTTCGGACAAGATTAGGAGTTAGTAAACAAATGACGCCGCTTCTCATTCGGTATCCGCTGGACCCGACGGGCGTAAGCCCTAACAATCTGGTCACTGGTGAAATTCAAAACCTGACCGCTAACCGTAATGTGCGCGCGATCGCGCCGTTCTACGGGGCTTTCTTCACCGAGTCGCTGGTCATCACGGACATGGCGACCAACCAGCCGCTCACCACCAGCCAGTACTATGCGGCAGAAATGTACGAGCTGCCGACTGCGCGTTACGGCAAGGAGATCTGTGCGGTTATCCTGATCACCGACCCGACGGTCAGCAATCAGGTGTCGCTGCAGTATCAGACGCTCGGTGGCCCGTACGGGACTTCGGCGCAAGCGATTATCCAACAGATCGAAAACCTGCAACTCGATACCCGTCCGGTAGCCTGGGGTGACATTCTCGGTCGACCGAGCGCGTTCCCGCCTGCGTTCCACTTGCACGACATTGGTGACGTGTATGGCTTCGAGTATCTGGTGCATGCGATTGACCGCCTGCGTGATGCGATCGAAGTGGGGGATAGCGCTCAGTACGATCAGATTTACGCGTACATCGATCACGTGCAGCAAGTGTTGCAAGCGGAAATCGATTCAGGCAACTCCGCCTTCAATGCGCACTTGACGGACTTCAACAATCCGCACAAGGTCAGTGCTGCGCAGCTGAACGTCTACACGAAACCGCAGGCCGACGCGATCACCACACCGATCAATACGGCAGTGACCAACCACATCGCTAACCGGAGCAATCCGCACGGCGTGACGGTCGGTCAGCTGAACACCTACGATGGTCCGACCATCGACGCGAAGATCGCCAATGCGACCAACGCGGTGAAGATTGGCTTCACACCCGTGCAGCAAGGCGGTGGGGCCAATCAAGGGTCCAACAAGATCTATTTGGGCTGGGATGGTTCGCGGCTGCGCTTGCAAGTGGATTCGAGCGACCTCGGCGGTATGGTGTCGTACAACGAACTGCAATCGAACGTCAGCAATCTGCAGAACCAGATCAACGCGCGCGTCGTGATCGGTAACACGATTGCTTACACCGGGATTAACCAGTCGGTGAATTTCTGGGACATCACGGCCAACGGCACGCTGTATTCGGCACATGACATCTGGGCCTTCTGGTCGGATGAACGCCTCAAAGAGAACATTCGTCAGATTGAACTGCCACTGGAAAAGATCCGCAAGATCATGGGTATTCTCTATACCCACAACCAGTTGGCGCAGGACCTGACGGGCTGCGACAAGGAGACCGAGCACATGGGTCTGCTGGCGCAGCAGATCTTTGAAGTGGCTCCCCAGCTGGTTGGGCCAGCGCCGTTTGACATCGATCCGGTAACGGGTGGGTCAATTTCAGGCCAGCACTACATCACGATCAAGTACGACAAGCTCGTGGCGCTGCTCGTGGAAGGCATCAAAGCCCTGGATGTTCAGGTGCTCGATCATGAAGAGCGTTTGCAAGCACTGGGGGTGTAAACCATGACGATGCAATCTTCTGGCGCGATCAGTATCGGGCAGGCGATGGCAGAGTGTGGGATTGGCCAGCAGCAGTACGACGCTGCTGGCGTACCGATCTCGATGCTGGCAGGGGTGGGCTCAGGTTCCCAGTACGCCTGGTCGTATTGGTACGGAAAGTCGAATCTGACCACCTACAACAATGCGCTCTTCGCCCAGTATGCGATGTATATTGACCGCAACGGTTATCTGTCGCTTAACTTCCGTACTGGGGCCTATAACGGGTATGGCTTTAACGGGGATCACGGTCCACACCTGTCCTTCTGTAATTTGCAGATGGCCCCGATCGATAAGATCGCGCAGTACCGCACGGTGTCCTGTACACCGCAAAAGTACGCCGGTCGTTCGAACGTGTCGTTGCAACAAGCACCCAACGCAGGCAACGACTGGACGGCGATCTTCTACAACGATGATAACCCGTGGGGCGGGGCGTCAGATGTCGGGGTGAATGTGCTGATCACCGCGATTCCTTAAAGGACTCACGATGAAGCTTAATCTGAACCAACCCGCTGCGCAGATTCTGCTGGATCTCATCTGGCGCAGTAACGGCATCTGGTTGCAACAGGACTACATGGAGTTCGACACGCCGGTCGCAATCGGTAATGCGGCTTCATGTGGTCCGGATACCTTGATTACGGTCACCGCTGATCAGATCGAGGATAATCGCTTCGAAGGCAGTCAGCAGATTCTCTATCGACGCCTGCCCTTGAATGAGGTGTTGACGCCCGTGGTGTCGTTAACGGTCGGTGCCTTGCCGTTTAACATCGTTGATCTGCTCCCGGCAATTAACCAGGCCTATCAGCTGCAACTCACCGCGGCCGATGTCGTGAATACCCAATACCCGGATCTCACCCAACCCGTGGTGTTGGCGGCAGCGCCTGAATCGCTCTGTTATAGCGGCCAAGTGCAACTGACCGTCGTGACGGTACCTTAAAAGCCTTCAATTGACGTCATACAGGCCTTTCCCGCCCCTCGCAACCATGAGGGTAGGGAAAGGCCTTATGCCGCTATGACAACGCCTCTGAGAGGCTCTCAGTGCGTTTACCGCGTTTACTGCGTTTGAGCTTCGAGCTTACGCTTGTCCTGATCGTTTTCCGGCGGAATCTCGTCGATCTCGGCCTTGGACGGCACGTTCGCTACACCCGCTTGTTCACCATTGGCTTGGTCGATGTCTTCGCCCGAACCATTGTTGCCTTCAGCGGTACCCGAGGTGGAGGTCGGCACGGTACCTTCTTCGCTGGCCGGATCAGTCGCATCCGCACTGGTCAAATCCAGCGCAGCGTCGTCCGTGCCCGTCGTGCCTGCGCCGTCTGCCAGTTCACCACCCAGTCCGTCACCCGTGCCTGCACCATTTTCATCCGGGTCGGTGCCGTCGGTCGCGCCGGTGACGTTGCCGCCATTGGCCGTTTCTTCGCCTGCGCCTTCCGGATTGTCTTGGTCATCAGGTTTCATCATCGACGGGTCCCCAGCGGGGTTATCGATGAGGTCCACCGGGACCTTGCCATCTTCGGTCGGATCGAGCTTACCTTGGGATTCGGCTTCGGCCTTCTTTTGTTGCTGAATGGCCTGGACTTTATCTTCCGTTTGCTCTTGGGTCTGTTCCTCCTGCTGCTCTTGTTGCTCTTCAGGCGTGTCTGCCGTGGAGCCACTGTCGTCAACAGGTGGTTCGTTCCCTGCTTGCGGCTTGGTTGCCAGCTCGTCCGGGGTATCGGTAGGCTGATCCACATCCGGTTGCTCAGGCTGCTCCGGCGGTGTACCCTCTGCTTGAGCAGCGTCAGCTTCGGGCTGCTCGGCTGGGGTCGGAGCCTCGTTCGGAGCAGGCGTCTGTGCAACGGTCGAATCGACTTGCGCTGGTTCTTCAGCTTGAGCCTGTTGCGGCAGTTCCGCCGTCACGGGTTCTTGCACGGGCGCTTCCGGTTGCACTTGCAGGTTATCCGGGATACCTTGATTGAGCGCCTGATCCAGTTGTTGCTGGGGAGTGGTCGCCGTCGATGCAGCTGGCTGGGGTGCGATGTCCTGCACGGCCGGAGCGGGCGCTTCGTCGCTCGCACTGGTACGGGCTTCGAGCTGTTGCGGTTCGGCCGTATCGTTGGGCAAAGCCGGAACCGCAGTCGCCAGACCTTCATCACCGGCACTTGCCGAGCCGACAGCCGGGGCTGCAGCACCGCGCGGCAAGAACTGGTTCTTGAGCAGGAAGAACTGATCGTAGAGTTGCGTGATCTGGTTCTGCACTTCCCCGCCACCGGTACGCCCGTAGCCTTCGGGCAGGATCACGTCTTCCAGGGGAATCGGAAACTCAGGAATCGGCTGCTCACGGTTCTGCACTTCCAGATCAATCTTGCACCACTCGAAGAACCCGTCGCCGTCAGGCTTGGGGAACATGTCGATTTCCCACTTCAGGTTCGTGCCGATAATCGGGAAGGTGTAGCGCACCTTGCGCATGCCTTGCGCAGCCAGGAACTTGAAGATCGTGAACTCGTCCTTATTGGACGGCATGGGCAACTCAATCTTGTCACCCTTTTCGTTCATCACGACTTTCGAAGTCCGCACGAACGAGGCTTCTTCTTCCTTACCGTCGAGCCAGGTCTTGCGCACGCGCATCGAACCCTTGCCCGCGATCTTCTCGCTCTTCTCGATCCGGATTTCCCACTGTTCCTGGTTTTCCTTCGACGCGGCCTGCTCGAGGTCGGAGAAGTTCACCACGCGCGCGTAGATCGTGTGCTCGATTTCGTTGACCGGCTGACCATTGGCGATTTCTTCCATGGCCAGATAGGGTCGACCGATCGGGTTGTGCTCGATCACGACAGGCGGGGTTGGGTACAGGTGACCGAACTCCTTGCGAAACGACATGATCAGCGCGTCTTCGTGCGAAGGCGGTTGGTTCACGTTGATAAACGCATTCTCGAGGGCCAGTCGCATCAGTTGACGGCGCATTGTATTACTCCAATTGTTACACGCTGGTTTACTCGTTTCCGCCAGCAGTGATGACGGTAAGCACTTCTTTGGCAGTGTGCCAAAGGGCGACCAGAGCGGGGTTGTTAGCAGCATGACCTTCACGGACGGCAACTATCGCCGTCGCCCCAGTCACGATCAGGATGACGGCCGCGGCGAGGAGAAAGGCCACTTTCATGAGGAAGATCTTCAGCTTGTGCTCTTCCTGATCCTCCGTCTCGGCCTCGGGCTTCGGGATTGGCGAACCCGGCAGGGGACCAGGAAGCTCACCGCTTGCTTGCAGGTACACATACAGCAGTTCGACTTGGTCTTCGGAGTCCATCGCGAGGATGGCCTCCTTCAACTCTCGTCCGGTTGACAGAGGTGTCATGTTCGGCAGCTCATCGACATGCGCAACCTTCTTGTTGTAGGCTTCTACCAAGACGTCCACCGGCAGACGTCCTGGCTTGTGATCCGAAACCGCTCGCGTGTCGCTGATCCCCTTAAGGACGCGTTCCACTAACATTGCTTGCCCCTTGCGGAGATGCCGCAAAGACGGCGTTGTTCTGCGTTTTCCAATCCTGCAAGGAACTCAGGTGACGATTGGCCGTGGCAACGTTTGCCGTTTGCGCGTCGTACTTCGATTCCCACAGGTCGCTGCGCTGCTTCCAGGATAACGTACCGTAGCTCGTTTGATCGGGCGGTGTTTCCACCGTGGCTTTGACGAGCAGTGCATCGGGCGGACCGATGTACATGTTCTTCAGTTCCGGCACACAGGTTTGCGCACACCCCGCCAGGCTTGCCGTTACCAGCACAGCCAGGATTGTCTTTTTCATGATGGTCTCTCGCTTCTTACTGAGCTTGCGGCAGTGCTGCGCACTTGGCGTCAGCGTTGTCAATGGCCGCACAATACTTCATCCAACTCCCCGTGAGTTGAACGGCGCTTACTTCGGCGTCATGCCCGACGGGCACAACGTCACCGGCTTGATCACTGGTAATGGTCTTCACCGGCACCACTGGTTTAGGTTTAACTGCGCTCGACGCCGTGCCCGCCGACGACGTAGCCGGAGCGACGACACTGGTCGTCGGATTGGCGTACTTCGAATCGATCTGCTTGGTCTGGTCTGCGACCCAGGCGTCGATCTTGCTTCCCGTGGCAGCTGCTGCTTGATCGGCCTTCACCGACGAAGCTACCACCGTATCCGTGACCGCAGCCGTACTGGCCTGCTGAACGATCGTGGTGGCTTGGCCTTTGATGACCACAGCGTCTGAACCGATCTTCTGGTTATCACTGAGCACGGTGTGATACTCGTGCACTGCGAACCAGCCGAGCAGTCCAATAACCGCGATAATTGCTGCCCCGATCGCGAGTTTGACTTGCCATGTGAGGGTGCTCATCTGTGTTGCTCCCGTAGGATTTTAAGTCGACAGTACGCCACGGCGAGCGCGTCGATTGAGTGCTCATCCAGCATCTCAAGCGGCACCGGTCCGTTATAGTTTAAATCCGGTAGGCGCGCGAGTGCTGCCTTGACTTCATCCTTCTTGGCGTGTGAGGTAGCCCCCACGGCCTTCTTGACGCTAGGTGGGTCGATCATAAAGAGCGACAGCCAGCAGTCGTATCGCCATAAGGCACTCCGGATCGCATCGACAGTTTCTGTCAATGCGCCGTATGCCTGAGGTCGAAATTGACTGTAAAACGGAGACTCTGATGCAACCAGGTTAGGACGGTAATACTCGAAGATTTCCACCAGGTTATCTTCGTGGGCTGCAATGCGCTCAGCCCGTGCACCATGGGTGTCGCCAAACCAGGTGTCTTTCGCCAGTTTCGACCCGACGAAAGTAAACGCAGTGCTCTCGATAATTTCGAGCTTCACTACGTCTACTCTCAAGGCACCCATTCCAAGTGTCTCACTGCCAGGGTCGATACCGACGATGCATCCGATGGGGGATGCACCTTCCGGTATTACTAACATGCCTTAGCCTCAGCTGGTGGTAGTCTGCGAACCCGTGGTCGTGCCCGTCCCGGAGGTGAGCTTGTACAGGGGTTCCACCGCACCACAGTCGACCACGTTCTCGACGCCATCTTGGCTGAAGTTCAGCGCATAGAAGGTGTTGATAAACGTATCCACTTGCGCGGCGATGACTTCCTTAAAGTTGAACGTGGGTTGCCCCGATCCCCCCACTGCAATGACCTTGTCCACGCCGGAGACCAGCGCAATCTCGGAAACGATCGCAGCGTTCGGATCACCATAAATGATGTTCGCGACGTTCAAAATTTCCGTGACGTCATCGGCCGTGAGCGTAATGGGCACCGGTGCCGAGGCCATCACGTAGTCGCCGGTGGCCACATTCACGCCGGTGGGCGACAGGGCTTGCGGGTTCGGATTCAGATTGGACGTGTCGGGCTGGAAGGGCGTGGTCGTGACCGAGCCATCCGCATTGATCGTCTTGTACTGCATCGATACCGCTACGCCCGTAAAGTCGATGCGCTTCAGGTAGTAGGCGATGTAATTGACGCCGTTGTGCGTTTCTGCCACTCGCAGACCGTACGCCGCTTGTTGGGCTGACGTCAAATCGTTGGTGGGTTCACGCAGCACAAACGGCAGGTGGTTGTAAAGCGCTGCGTCGGTCGTCAAGTGCTGGATCGGCTCAGGGATGTACAACCCGTTAGTGATGTTCAGCTTGTGACCGCCATTACCGATCGCAAAGTAACGGCAGGTCGGCAGCACCCCGGAGTTGGGCAGAACGCCCGGCTGCACTTGAAACTTTTCATTCAGCGTGCTGTTGGTAGCCAGTGCAAACGGCAGCCCCAAGAGCTGGCACGACTGCAGATAGCTGCCGTACACGGTGCGTACGATATTGTCCATTCTCTTACCTGAAAAAGGGTGGCACAGATTACTTAATCACACTATTTGCGATCAATTGGCCCGTGCTTAAAAGCCGTCGAGGTCGAGCTGCGGAATGACGTTAATCGTTCCATCGGGCTGGTGGTAAATCAGACCAGTGAGATGCCCGGCACGAATTACACTCGACAGAGTTGTCGTTTGGGTATCCGGCACTGTGGGCTGGAAGTCATTGCCCCAGATGTCCGTGATCTTTTGTTGCTCGCCTGCGGGCAGGGTCAGCCAGTCACACAAGCCCGGCACTACAATCGCCTGGCTGGGGTTAGGGGCAGCGCAGTCGCAGTCATGCATCCGAAAGCGCACCTTACCTGCATTGAGGAAGGTGTGCTGCAAGTTGCTGCTGACTTCGTGCCATGGATTCTTGATCGCCAGTGTTACGTGGTTGGCCATGGACACATGTCGATCATGGATCGGCGTGTACTTGGTCACCTGGTTCTCAAGCGAGTTCTTAAAGTGCGGGTGTTGATCGAGCGCCCGTACTCCCAGATCTGTGGCATCCATCTCGTTGGCCTGATGGCCGCGCGCATCCCCGACCCGAATCGCTGCCCACTCACCGGGCACAATAGTCGAATCGTTGATGGTGGACATGAATTGAATCGAGTAGCTCGAGAGCTGCTCCATCATGCCAATCATCGCCTTCTGGATGTTCGCGACGCTGGGCGTCGTGATGAGATCCTGACCCGTGGCGTGTGCGACGATTTCCGCGTAGAGCGAACCCCACTCGGTTTGTGTGAATGCGGCGACATCCAGGTTGCGCGCTGCAAACCAAGCCGAGTAGTTATCGCCCGGATCAGCGACGTAGCACAGATTGTCGCTCCACAACAGCGAGGTGGCGTTCTTCACATAGCCGCGCACTTCCATGTGTTCCTGATACGACACCAACCCGTCTTGCTGATTGGCTGCCGTATAGATCTGCTGACACAGGGTGTAGAATGCCTCGGTCGAGAGGAAAGTCGACGACGGCTTGATCAGCGGCATCAGGTCATGAATCTCCTGCAGCGTCGCACGATCCACCTTGCTCATGTCGCAGACCGCCGCCATGGCATCGACGCTGGGCACCGGCAGGCGCGGCACGCGCTGCGCGAACATCGGCGGGATCACATCCAGCGTAATCCCAATCGACGCGTTCAGCGCGTACCAGGCGAGACAAAACGCATCCTTCGCAAACAAGGGCACCGTTTCACCGGTGGCCGGGTTGGTGAACTGCACCGCCGAGTTGTAATACCCGAGGCTCGAGAGCCACAACCAGTTGTTGACCAGGATCTCGGAGAGCGGATACTTAACGCTACCCGTGTAGTCGATCATCGACGATTCAAGCGCCTTGGTCGGCAACTCATTGGAGAGCGAATTTTGCATCGCCTCCAGAATCTTCGGCTCGTAGTCGCCCTCGTACTTCTCATTGTCACGCGCAACGGGCCGTTCCTTGATCAGCATCTCGTCCAAGCTGATCTCGTTGATGCTATCGAGGTTGTAGCCCAGATTGACCGGGTCGCGGGTGAACGTGATGGTCGGATAGAGATCCGCGGGCATCTTAGACACGTCATGGCGCATCGTGTACTTTGCCAGGGGCAAATTACGCTCGGTCATGATATGGTCCACGAGCCACTCGAAGATCTCCGACTGCCCGGCGTTACGCTCCAGGTAGTTGATGTTCCGATATAGTTCGAGCGACTGTTTGGTCGTCAGCTGGTCGAGGTACAGATCGAGCAGGCCATGACTCAAGAGGTACTGCCGCACGTGAAAGCTATGCGCCTCATGGGTCTTACAGGCTTCCAGGCGCAGCGACAAAATCACCTGCGGCAGCAGTGCGTACATGATCCCCAAGGTGAACGGGGTGTACATGTCGTCCGAGACCGTGTAGGCGAGATTCACCCAACGCGTTTTGAATCCATCGATCCAGCGCTGCAGCTTGTCGATGAGGCTGTACTCATTGAATTCGACCAGGCTGCTCGGGTAGGCTAAGATCTTCCCATCGGCGGCCGTGATGGCATCGTCGATGTCAACCGGATTCAAGATCCCGTTGATCAAGGTGACCTGGGTCGGATACTGCGCCACCAGGGCCAGATAGTCACGTTGGCCAAACTGGTAGGCCTTCGCAGTCGCGCGGTGCAGCGCCAGATTTTCGACTGTGAATTCGATCGTTTCCAGCGTGTCCATCGAGACGACATACATCATCGTGTCGGCGAAGTGATACTGGCCAGATAAATTCATATAGTAGCGCCACGTCGTGGGGTCCAGGTCATTGACCTGATCCACCCCGTAAACGCCGCTAATATACGTGTTAATTGCATCAGCCGTGGCTGACGACTTGACGACAATGTATCGGGCCAACGCGAGTACACTGTCGAGATAGACCTGATACTGATTCGAGGTACTAGTTGTCGCGGCCATAACGGCGCCCCTTATTTCAATAACATGCAGTCCTTGTTTTTCAAGGGCTATCTTTCGTTGAGGTTCAAATGTCCAAAGCGTTGAAGGAAGCCATTGCGCTTGCTGGCAGTGGCAAACGCTACTCGGCGATGTCCTTGGTTCGTCAAGACCCAGGCATGGCCGCCACCATCAGCAAGATGGTCCATGGCAAAACGCCTCCCCGGTACGACAGCTCTGGAAACATGACGACGGACAATCCGTCGATCCAGGCATTGAAGAACGTCTCGGATAATACGGTTCAAAACATCTCGGACGCCCAGACGGTGCTCCAGACGTTGCCCGAGCTCGAACTGGCCATCCAGATCCTCGTGTCCTCGGTACTTTCACCGAAAGACATGATGACCGTGGAGCTGACATATAAAGCTCCCGAGAACCTGGTCCCGCCGGAAGTGAACACGGCAATGACCAATCGTGTTCGCGTCCATTTTGAACAGAACTATAAAATAAAGCAGGTCCTTCCTCGGATGCTGCGTGATGTTCTGGCTGAGACGGGCTCGTATCCGGTCGCGGTGATTCCTGAGAACTCGATTGACGATGTGATCAACTCCAATCGCAAAGTCTCGATGGAAAGCCTCACCGAGCATTTCACTAACGACGGCAAGATCAAGCCACTCGGTCTGCTCGGGCCAGTCACGAAGAACAAGCCCACTCCCACACGGGCGGGCGCGGCGCTCTCGATGGAGTCGCTCGAGACGTTTAAGTTCGACACGACCTACAACACCAGCGTCACGTTGGAGAAGTCGTTCGATAACGCGGCGCAAGAGACGTACACGACGGTCACCGATAATCCGTCGCTGCTCAAGATCCCGATGATCAATCAGAAGATCCGGGAAAGTCGCGTGATGGACTTGCTGGGTGCGCGCAACGGTCTGTCGCGCAGCATGAAGCTCGCCACCGAAGCGTACGGCGCGCAGAGCCCGATCCATCAGGTGCAACAGCATAAGCCCAATGACCGGGAACTGGCGGGGATGATCTATCGGGATCGCAACTACCAGTACAAGCCGATCACCACGCTGAAGACCCAAGAGCAGCTGAATCGTCGCACGGTGGGTGCACCGCTCATCATGCACTTGCCCTCGGAAGCCGTGATTCCGGTGTTCGTGCCGGGTAACGTTGAGCAGCACGTGGGCTTCTTCATCCTGATCGATGAAGACGGTCATCCGATCCAGCGTATTGCCGACATCGACTACTACCAGCAACTGAACGCCCGGATGAATTCGGGTGGTTCGTTCCCTTCGGCCATGCTGCAAAAGGTCAAGGCGAACATGCAGGGGTTCGACAACACCAACAACGCCCACCTGGATTACTCGGCGCGTGTCTACGGTGAAATGATCGAGCAGGATCTGTTGGCTCGGCTGCGCAACGGTGTGTACGGTAACGGTGTGGCACTGGCCAAGCGCGAAGAAGTCTACCGCATCATGTTTGCGCGGGCGCTCGCTAAGCAACACACGCAGCTGCTCTTCATGCCGATCGAGTTCATGACGTACTTCGCGCTGCGCTATAACGGCGACGGCATGGGTAAGTCGATGCTTGACGACCTGAAGATCATCAACTCGCTGCGCTCGATGCTCTTGTTTGCTAACGTGATGGCGGCCGTCAAGAACTCGATGGGTCGGACTGAAGTCAAGATCAAGATGGACGAACACGATCCTGACCCGCAGAAGACCTTTGAGCGCGTGGTGCACGAAATCTTGCGCAGTCGTCAGCAAGCGTTCCCGGTGGGGACCAACTCGCCGATGGACATCGTGGACTGGGTGCAGCGCGCCGGTTTTGAGTTCGTACCGGAAGGCCATCCTGGCTTGCCGGACATGACGGTGGAGTTTGGTGAGAAGAACACCAGCTACGTGAAGCCCGATACGGAGCTCGACGACGATCTGCGCAAGCGCTCGATCATGGGTCTCGGTCTCACGCCGCAGTCGGTCGATGCGGCTTTCGAAGCGGAGTTCGCCACGTCAGTCCTGACCAACAACATCCTCTTGTCCAAGCGGGTGATGAACATTCAGGAAGTGATCGAGCCGCAACTGGCTGATCACGTGCGTAAGGTCATGATGAACGATGAAGAGCTCGTTCGTGATCTGCGGGCGATTCTGGAAGCGAGCGCCGATAAGCTGCTCGAACGTTTGAAGAAGCAAGACGAGGCCCATAAGGACGATCCGACCTATCGCTCGAACCTGGGTGGTCAGCCCAAGGAACTGGTGATTCAGCAGCTCCTGTACGACTTTGTGATGGGTCTGGAAGTTAGCCTGCCGAAGCCGAACAGCGTGACGCTGGAAAACCAACTCGCGGCGATGGACACGTACTCGAAGTCACTCGATCAGGGCCTCGACTACTACATCTCGACGAACTTCCTGACGTCGGACACCACGGGTGACCTCAGCAACTACGCCGGTTCGCTCAAGGAAATGGCCAAGGCCTACTTCATGCGTAAGTGGATGGGTGAGAATGGCGTGCTGCCGGAGCTCTCCGATCTGAACACGCTCGATGACGACGGCAAGCCGAAGCTCAACCTGTGGGACGCGTTCCAGGATCACACCAGCAACATGATCCTGAGCATGGACCACTTCATGAACGGCATGAAGCCGATCAAGGATGCAGCGGGGTTGAACAACGCCAAGCGTCAAGAGACCGACCAGAATAGCGGTGGGATGGGAGGCGGGATGGGTGACATGGGTGGCGGCAGCATGGGCGGTGACATGTCCATGGGCGGCGACACCGGTCTGGGTGGGTTGGGTGGCAGTGATGACTTTGGGGGTGGGGGTTTCGACATGGGCGGCGCAGGGGGCGGTGACGATCCCTTTAACCTCGGTGGCGGAGCCAGCACGACCGATGAAGCACCTTTGAATCCGGAAGATGACAAGCCGGAAGATCAGGGTGCGGCCGAACCGCAAGTCTAAGACCAAAAAAAAAAGAGCGTCATAAGCCCCCAGGCTTTCGCCTGGGGGTCTATGCCGTCTTTAAGACGTGTCGAGCACGCCGTTTGGATTTGTTATTATTGGCCCCACCGCACGGCCCCCGTTGTTCAATTACTAGTCACGGACCTTGAGCAGGTTCGCAGCCACCGTATCCATCTGTTCTTTCAACACCGGATCAGCAGGCGAGGCTACCGGCGCAACGCCACCCGGCCACAGTCCTGCGTCATCGATGTGGGCGATGGAACGGTTCATCCCACGCGGCAATTTAGATGGCACAAACACGTTGGTCACGACCCCGAATGCATCGCGAACAATCTGTGCACTGCCCTCCTGTACCGCGTCGAAGATCCGGTCGGCTTCTGCTTGCAGTGCCGCCATCTCTTCGTTGGTCTTCCAGCGCACCCCGCACTGGTTATCGAACACCAGATCCACCGGTAGGTTCGAATAGTCGAATGCCATTTCACCCCCGCCGATATGCACCCCGCGAATGAATGACTGAGCACGTACCAGCATCTGTTCACGCGTTTCACCGGTGAGCGGATGGATCTGCATCTGGTACTTGAAGCCCGACTCCAGCTCGCCGTTATGATCCCCGTTGTCTTGCCCCAACGGATGACCCAACACCACGCCACCAAATTCAGGCAGTGTTTCCAGAATCGGTGAAGATTCACGGGCTTGTTGGCTCGTCATGGCTTGCAGCGCCTCCCGGCCTGCTCGCGTCAGCTGGCTGTGAGCTTTCGGATCGAAAAGTGGCGTCGAGCCCGACACATGCGCGCCCGAGATACCGGCGTTCTGGATTTTCCGGTTGAGATGGATTTCCGGAAACTTCGGCTTGAGCGCAGTGTAGATGCGCACCACATCTGACGGCGTTACCGGTTGACGATCCCAGCGCGAAATAAATACGTCCAACTGCGGCAGGGTATCGTTGTCCTCGAACTCCCTCTTGCGGTAACCCAGGTAGCTCTCCTGCGCGGGTGGCGGGATAAGGTGAACGGTGCCGATCCGGAACTCACCAAGAAGGCTCACGAGTGCAGGTTCTTTGAGCATCTCGTCCAGCAAGGCCTGACACTTGAATTCCTGGAGCTGCAGGTATTCTTGCACTTCGCTCGACTTGTTCTGCATATCGAGCATGTGTTGCTTGGCGTATTTACGACGCACGATGCTTTTGCTCATCTCCTGCGTGAGCGTCGTGCCCACTGGCGGTTCGTCGTCTTCGGCGGCCTGAGCAATCTCCAGGAAGTTCTTCACGCTCTGGTCTTGATGGGCGTCACCGCTCAGTCGTACTTGACCTTCGGCGACCATCTCGTCACGCGTCTTGTGCGGCAGCAGCGCGGCGCTCGCGTTCAGGGCGTCGGGATTAGCTTGACGGGCTTGCTCCAGGATTGCCCTGGTGCTCGGACGCAACCGCAGTTCCGCTGGCAGCTTGGCCGAACCGAGCCCATAGTGACGCTCCATCACTTCAGCGCTCGAGAAGTCGCGCGGGGCATCACTAGCCGATGCTTCGGCTTGCGCGACACCCAGGTCCAGCGTGCTGCCTGGATAAGTGATACGCGTCGGTTGCCAGCATCCCATTTCCATGTCGACATGTGCCGCGTTCTGGTGGATCGGTGAATACTTCGTCGGCCTAGCCTGCCAGCGTTCCGTGCCTTCGATTCCGGCGCCGACCAGATAGAGACGCCCCACTGCGCGTTCGACGAAGACGAATTCCGTGTCCTTGAAGACACCGTTGGCGATGGCGTTTTCCAGAATCTGCTGGCATTCTTCCCGTGGCGGCATGCCGTCATTGAAAAACGAGATCTGCTCGTCTTCCACGCTGTTCTGGCGCAAGAACTCCGAGAAAGCATAGGCGAGCAGCGTCTTACCGGTATGGCTGGCGCCGTCGATGGTGATGCGAATTCCTTTCTTCATCCTGTTCTCCTGAAAGCGTTATGTTAAGCGGTGGCGTATTCGATCTCTTGCAACAAGGGTCGATCCCCAAGGCGAAAGCCCGCGTTGATAATGAGACCCAGCACGCTGTTGGGCGTCGGCTCGCCCGCGCCGTCGAGCCAGCGTTGATACTCGGCGGCACCCTCGGTGTACTCTTGCGTGAGCTCACCATAGCCGAGCCAGCTAATCATGTCTGCCAGTGCCCGCTCCTGTTCACGGGCACGATTGTAAAAACGCGGGGCGTACTCTTGCGAGACCGAGCGCATAAAGCGCACTTCAAAGAAGCCCGTGAACTGCCGCGCCCGGATACGCACCTCACGTTCAGCGGCTTCGCTGCCCGAGGTTGCGCCGAAGCGAATTTCCATATCACCCCACCCTGTCGAGGCATACAGCTTTTCCTTTACCGTGCCCAGGGGGAAGACCTTCTTCGAGATGATCTGGGAGTTCAAAGCCTCGATCAGCTTGACGCCGAATTCGTTACCAGCATTGGTGAAATCAAAGAGTTCCATTTTTATTCAATTAGGCCATAAGCGTTATAAGTAGACGAGGCGGCCGCAGCCACCTCGTCCGGATCACATTGCAGGTATTACAGCTTGCCCGACTGTTCGACGACACAGCCGTCGAGGATCAATGCTTCTTCGGCAGTGATCCCTTCTTCCCCGAGACTACCAATCTCCAGAGTCGCCCTCTGGTTCTGGTTGGTCCATGTCACGAGCCCGTCAAGATTGACTTCAGCCGTATTGGGATCTTCCCGGCTAATGACCATCACGCTCGCGCTGAACATGTTTGGATTGGCCTCTCGCATGGCATCGAGCAACGACTGCGGCTCCTCGACGGCACCAGATTGGCTACTCCACGCACGGAATCCGGGCGAATCAGCAATGATGTTGGCTACAGCTACGTTTTCAAACCCGTAGGTATCCTTCAAACCTTGACCGATCGCCCGCCCTACCAGTTCCGCCGCTTTCCCATCGGGTGAAGATACGATGATGCTGATGGGTGCGTCCACCTTTCCTCCCTATTAATCGCGTTCATTCACCTCGTCGCGATCCAGCTCGAGCGCGACTTCCAGATCCGCAGCCTCGTTGGGCGGCAAATCCATCTCCACCTCGAGTTCCGGCTCCAGACAGGCACTCACCACTTCAATGCGACGATGGAAGAGCGCCGGATTAGCGTCCGCCATCGCATCGAGCAACGACTTGCCTTGCTCGAAGTCCGTTTGCGGCTCGCCCTCGCCTTCGCTACTCACATCCGCATTGTGAGTAACCGTGACGTTGGTGAAGCCGACGTTCTGAATTGCATGACCGACGACCTTACCGAGCGCCAGCGCGAGATCGTTGTTATCCGACTCGATGATGACGCTGGCAACGGCATCTTGTTTCTGTTCCATGTCCTTCCTCCTTGTTTTACTGCGTCGTTTACTGCACGATGACCGTAGCTGCTTCGGGTTTGCTCACCCGGATCGCATCGTTCAGACCTGCGCCGTCGCCAAGTTCTTCCTTGGCGTCTTCAATCATGTCCGTGACGAGATCCAGTGCCGCGCTGCCACCCGCTGTGGCAATGACGGCGATGGGTGCATCGAAGAGCTGCGGGTTCAGGGCCTTCATCGAGCCGAGGAGCGTGTCCGCGTTCGAGAGGTCCACATCCACACGCGTCGGATCGTCGCTTTTGTCGACATGGATCGCCACGTTCGTGAAACCTGCATCCGCCAAACCTTTATTCACCGCGACGGCGATCGCCTGTCGCTGGCTGATGTTGTCTGACGCGATAATGACGCCCGCGCCACTGTCGTTCTTGGTTACGTCGTTCATAATGCGCGCAAATTCCTTCATGATACCGTTCCTGTTCGTGATGGGTTTTTGTTAGACGAGAACTTCGTCGAGTAGCACTGCTTTGGGTGCTACAAACGTGGCGAGGTCAATGATGGTGCCGTCTTTCAGACGGCCTTGACCAGGTTGTAGATCGGACAAATCGCCCGCAAGTTCCGCCATGTCAATGTGGTCAGCCATGGTGCTCAGATGGGGCTCTGTGGCTTCCACCGGGTTCTCGCTATAGGGCATAGCGAGGATGCTTACTGGCCGCTCGAACAGTCGCGGATTCAGTGTGCGCATCTCATCAAGCAGGCTCGGAAGCGCTGAGCGTTCGATCACCTTGCTTGTTTCGTCGTCGCGGCTGGCGATGCCAGTGTCGACGTGTGTGAACCCCGATTCCTGCAGTTTGTCTTGAATCAGACTTGCCACCAGCTGCCGGGTCTCCGCGCCCTGTGCTTCGATGATGACATTGATTGCGTCAGGAGTCATGCCTAATCGTTCCTTGAAGGGCTCATAAGACGGAGGGGCCGAAGGCACCCTCCATCTCATGCTCAGTCGTCGTAAGTTTTACTTCTGCTGCGAGGGACCCACATGCGCCCAGATCGTGTTAGCGGCAATGAGAAGCTCTTCTTCGATCGCCTCGACAAAGAGTTCTTCGGTTTTACCATCGTGCAGCCACAGATCAAAGAATCGCCCTGTACCCGGTTCATCATTCCGATAGTACTCCCTCATCGACACGTACGGCACTTGCTGGCCCATACGGGTTAAGTCAATGAAGTAGAACTGGGTGTGTGCATGACTGTCTTCTGACTCGCACACGTACATGGTTTTCAGCTGAATGCTCGGAGTCTCCGAACGTACTGCTAACAGCTTAGCCTGCAGAATTCCCATGATGGCGTAGCCGAACGGGTTCGGTACGTTATCAGCCATCGGAACAGTTTCAGGAAGGGCAGGTTTCTTACGGGCGCTCATTAATGCTTACTCCGTGGTCTGGAACTTACGAGTCCGATGCAGTTCGATGGAGAATGCCTCGGGGTTCTTTTCGATCTCAGCCCACGTCGTGTGATCGGGCACCATCGCAGGCAAGGTGAGATTCACACGATGTGAGTCACCGTCGACTAAGAACATGCCGATGGCGCCTGCCCACTGTCCCACGTACACCTGCGGGATCTTTTCAAAGCGCGCAATGCTGCTCAGCTTGAGGAGCTCACCCGCTTGCCCGAAGAATTCCACGTTCACCCAGCCGGGTTGCAGGTCCAGACCCTCCTCGATCACGACCTTCCATCTCGGCTTACCATCCGGCGTGTCCAGATACACCGTGGTAGTCCCGTAGGCGCTCTCAGTGGGCTCGCAGACGTCCGCGGCATAGCCAGTACAGTCGTAGGCCCCGACGACGCCCTTGGCCAGCAGCGCAAGCCCACGACCGGCTGAGCACGCATCCTCCATTTCGAACTGATAGGACACTTGTGGCTGCAACTCGAGCCAGTCTGCATCCATCCAGAAACCGACCGGCTCGGCTTGCGTGAAATACGCCACCAGTGAGCTGACGAATTCGTCGGCTTCCAGATCGAGCTGACGACCTTTGCGATCGAGCACGGCTGATACATGCACGGGCGTAAGCTGGACGACACGCAGGTTGCCGCTCTTGATATTGAGCGTGCCTGAGAGTTCCATCTCCAATCGCACATACATTTCTTCAGCCATCATGCGCTGCAGAATCGGCGGACGGGACTCCACCGTAGTCCAGGTCGCCAACTCAGTCAGACCGATCACAAACGGAATGCGCTTGTTTTCAATCGCCAGCTGACAGAAGTCGGTTTGCGAGCAGGGGGCGAACCGGGCATCCGCTACATTCAGTCCGATGGCCGAAGTCACCACCTTCTCACAGTCGGGCAGCTTGAACACCACCCCATAGAGCCGCGGGTTCGTCGGATCAATGCCCCAGCTCGGGCGGATCACTTCTTGCGCGACGAGCTCTTCACTGCGGGCAAGTCCCGTGAAGGGAATGTTCACGTTAAAGCGCAATGCCGATGTGTAGACCGAGATGTGCGGAGTGAGTGCTTCTGCTTCGCCGAGATTGTACTGATCATCGACAAAGTGGTAACGGTTAAAGGGGGTATGCAACGGTAGGATTTTCATTTTCTTTTCCCTGTCTTTCTAACCTGTACTGACTACGCTAAAAGCGAATAGTGGTCACACCACCCTGAATCTCGATGGCCTTGATGGGACCATCGGGCGGGCTCGGATTGGTGATCCGGTTCCAGGCCGCCTCATTGGGGATGTCTGGTTCAAACGCTTGCCGGGCCGTCTCCACCGTAATCGCGGTGGAAAAGATTTCGGGATTGAGTATCCGACACTCTTCCAAGAGCGTGGTCACATTCTCGGACGGCATCTGCTCCTTGTGATCCGGAATGTAATCGACGTGCTGAAAGCCTGCTCCTTCCAGGGCACCAAACACCACCTCTTTGGCGACCCAGCGGGCGCGCTCTGTGCCGCCAGTGATCACGATGCTCATCGCATCTTCACCCACATCCAGCGGTCCCACCAAGTCCATGTTCAGCTGTGCCATGCTAACTCTCCCAGACGTCGGTTGCTAAATAGAGGTAAAGACGGATCAGGTAGTCGTGAATGGATTCCGCATTCACCCACAGCTCCGCTACTTCGATGTCGTCATTGCGCGCGCCGACGACATGGCGCATCACTTTCACCCGTGCCATGCGCAAACCTTCGCGCTCCGCTACGCTTAGGTAGCCTTTCAGCCCCAGCGGCTCTTGCCCGTCGAGCTCGCTGATGAGGAGTTCGGTATGGTGCTCGCGCGTCTCATCATCGTCCTTACGGGTCACGACGACATTCGTGAGCGAGTTCTGCACTTTGTAGCCGGTGAGCGCCTGACGAAATACCACGTACTGCGCGATCAGCTCCGCAAAGGGACGATTGCTTTCTACGGTCACAACACTCTCCTGGTTATCGTAAGGGCATAAACCGAGACAAGGAAAAAATTCCTTGTCTCGTTATGCGTGAGCCTTAGGCCCAATTACCATCCGTGTTAAGAAACACGTCTCGCTGCGCAGTCATGGTCATGGGTCCGTTTGGCCTGCTATCGATGAACAAAAAAGAAAGGCCTGGGGAGTGACCCCCAGGCGCTATGCCGCTTAATCCTTAACGGATCTTGCGGATCAGGTACGCATCACTGCCGAGATAGCCCGTGGTGACTTCGAGGACGTGGTCATCTGCCGTGCGGATGAAATGCCGGTAGAAGTTATCGTCGACACCGCTCGTGGCTTGGAAGATGCTTTCGGCCAAGTTGTACAGCTCCGGCATGTCGCTGGTGATCAACGACGCGATCCGATCCTTCGAATCGAGTTCGAGTTCCAGCTCCACAGCCGCTGCGCTCAGATACGTGAACGTGTAGTTCGAGGTGAGGTACGTGAGCTTGGGCGGATGTTCCGGCGAATAATCGCGATCCATCAGGAGATTATCCGTGAGGGCCGCTTCATCGTCCGGATGCGAAAACTCCGCAAACGCTGCCCGAATGTTCTTCGTCTGGTTGCCCAGGAAGACCACCGAGAACGTTTCGCCGTACCACTTCTCGATCACACCCGGCAGATCCGCCACATCGGCTGCGAAATCATGGATGCGGATGTCGCCGATGGAGAGCGACTGCGCGAGCACGCGGTTGACCATCTCGGTGAGCTTGCGATTGATGGCTGCATAGAGCGGGCCATTCATCACGCCTTCGACCGATTTCATCATTTCCGCGAGTTCTGCGTAGCTCTTCGCTTGCGCGAACGATTGCAATGCCCCGCTTTCGTCCTTCAGCGACACGAAGGGCTCAGCCACTTGCGCACGGATGCGATACACATCCGGCACTTGCTCGCTGTCCTTCGTCACGGCCATGCACTTGAGCGTACCTTGCAGCCATGCCAGATCCAGCGTCGGCTCCAGTACCCACGTATCTTCCACCACCTGCACGAGCGGCTTCTTCGGCGGTGCCTCGCCCGCTTCCCCATCGCCGACCTTCTCGGTCAGTTCCTTCACCCCGGCCGCAATACGCGTGAGCGTCTGGGCCGATTTGTTGGTATCGATGTACTTCGGTACGCTGCCGAAGGTGGTTGGGAGGCGATGCTTTTCACGGTCCATCGAAGAGTCCGTCCTTTCTTTCACGAGTTGGATGACAGTGCCGTCGGCCTGCTTTTGCAGATACAACAGACTGGTACGGGGGTTATACGCCAGTGCATACGGCTGACGCACTGACGGCTTCCACACCAGTTTAGTGGAGTCGATATGTTCCGGCTCGTTACCGGCGGGTTTCGTTTCCACCTGCGTTGCAGGCTTGGCTGCGGGTGCGGACTCACTACGTTCGCTTGGCGGTACCCAGGACGTCTTCACGTTCGGCACGGAAGGCCCTTGGTTGTCACCCGGCTTCTTGTCGAAACGGCTCGTGTTAAAGCTGCCGCTTTCCTGGGCGGGTTCGCCATACTGCACGCCCCCAGAGAACAGGCCCGACGTTGCACCTTGGTTCAGAGAACCGGCAAACTGCCGCGCAGGAGGACGTTGTTGATTCCAGCCACCGCCCCCCTGGTTGCCCCAGCGCGACTGTTGCTGCTGGTTCCCCCATTGTTGGCCACCACCGGAGTTGCCCCATTGACGCGCGCCACCCCACTGATTGCCACCGCCTTGATTGCCCCAGCCCGCACCTTGACCACCCTGCGGCGCGCCGCCTTGCATCATCTGCGCGTAAACGGGACTGTTCTTGAACGCATTGATTTCGTTCTGGATGTCGTTTGCCATCTGAACGAGACCGGTGATATGCGCCTGCATCTGTGGCGGCACCCCTTGTTGCAGTTCCGCGTACTGCACCACTTGGTTTGCCACATACATCTCGACCATCTTCGGGATCAGCGCCTGCGCACCTTGCTCCGGATTCTGGAACTTGTTGCTCGCCAACCCGAGCAGCACCCAGTCGACGACCCCCATCACGAGACCCGCAAACACCTCGTTCTGATAGCCGTTACGGGACACTACGTTGTACGCCATCGTCCGGGGCGGACTATTGGGCGCATTGGTTTGAAAATCGAGCGCGACTGCCGCCGAAATCACCGGCACCAAGTCAGCCATGAATCCCGGATACGGAAACTGCGGGACACAGGGCGGATTGTTGATGGCGATATTCAGTGGGGCGCGTTCTGGATTGTAAGGGTCCGCAGGCAGACCCGCATTTGACATAACCATGGTTTATTTCCTTTCCTTGTTTTTGCTTACACTCGATACGTCTACCGAGCGCTTTTAGTGAGACGCACTGAATTGACGGACCCGAGTACCGTAGGGTTTCAGCTTGACCTGGGTGGAGTCCAGCAACTCAATGAGAGCCGGGTCGCGCAGCACGACACCCTTGGAGTCCGTATGCAGATGCGGATTCAAGCGTGCATGCCCGGAAGGATCACTCTTGGGCAGATTCGCATACCCGCCGACTTCACACACCGAAATGTGGATCTTCTTCGTCGGGTCGCTGATTGCTGCGTTGTCCTTCCGCCCCGTTTGGCGACTGGAGCTCGTTTGCGGCACCAACTGGGCGGTCGTTTTGAACGCCTTGTTGTCGCCAGGACACGAAATCGTCGAAACCTCACCGTGCTTCTTGGTGATCGAGTACACCAGACCGGTCCGCAGCGTCTGGTTCATCATGGTCGTGATTTCTTTCGTGTTCAGTTCCTTCTTCGAAGCCGCCTTCAGCTTGAAGTAGAACTTGTTGATTTGCTTGGTGATTTCGTCCAGCACGTAATACAGCACCGACAATTCCTTGTCGTACATGCTACTGACGTGATCACGCGCCGCGAGAATCCAGTCCTGGAAGTTCTCGAGCACAATACCGAAGAGCTGGTAAATGTCCTCGATCGGCATCCCGATGTCGCGGAACTTGATCTTCATCACCTCATCGATGTACTCATCCAGAGAGCGGATGTGCTCAGCGATGTCGTCCTCCAGCTTACCTTCCGTGATATTGCTGGAGAACAGCAGATGACCCATCAGAATCATCCACAATGCACGCTCCCGAGGCTTGGGTGCATCAATCGTGCCCAGATACTTCGGCTGGACGCGGCTCGGGAAGTGATCGACGATGTAGAAGAAGCCACACACCAGGTTTTTGACCATCGGTGTATATTCTTCCCGGCGGATAGCCAGGCGAATCGTCGTCGGCGTATACTGCTTGAGCGTATACGTGCGTGCAGGCCGCGTGTGGGTATTGGTCTTCACGATCACCCAGTCGCTTGGCGGATACTCCGCTTCGCTAATGGTAGTCGCATCCCCCACGATCGGCACCGTGCCGCCGAAGCGCTGGAACATTTCCGCAAATCCATACTTACACAGCAAGTAGTGAACGAGCGTCGTGTTCGCCTTGATGACCGGCTTGAGCTTTTGCATCTTCTGGTTCTTGTTGTACACCAAGGACCAGGCCACATGAACGGTCTCACGGAAGTCCCGCCCCGTGACATCGTTCGCGAGGTAATGCTGCTGCTCGCGCTGGAACGTCAGCTTCGCGCGGATGAGCTTCACGAAGATGGAGTCCTCCCCCTTCGAGATCACTCGGTCGGCCAAAATCGGCGAGATCACAAAGCGCGACCCGCCGAGATAAATCACTCCAGCATCCGACACAAACGGGAGATACATGTAGCGCTTGATCTCCTCCGTCTTACCGTTCTTGTCGGTATGGCGGAAGATGTACTTCATCATGTAAATGTCCGACCTGGCCACGTCGAACATCCGTTTGTTGTTCTTCTTCCGAGTTGCCTCGTCGAATTCCTCCTGTGGGGTACAGCGCTCTCCTCTCACATAGGTGAAGCCATCCGGAAAGCCTTTAGCCACGGCTCGGAATACCGAGTCAACCCAGCCTTCAGCTTCCTGCATGTGCTTCTGTGCCAAGCCGCCCGCCAAATCCGGATTCAATTTGGGGGTGTGTTGATCAATTAGCCGAGAAAGTTCGCGGTCCATTCGCTTTGGTCAATCCTATCAATCTTGCGCATTTAACTGCATCCTCTTAGCGTCACTAGCTGCTCTTGCCGAACAGTTTCATGACGATTGGGATGGCTGCCCCGATTCCGACTATGATTGTCGGTAACATCTTTACTACTTCACTGCGGTCTTTCCTGTCCAAGCTGCGCTCTTCGTAGCGGTCCTTCATCCTCAGCTTCTCAAGCGCTAAAAAGTGCTCGATACGCTTTCTCTCCTCTTCCAACTCAGACTCTCGGCGCTCGCGCTTAAAGTCTGCCTCCTTCTGAAGAGCTTCGGCGTGCTTCAGTTTGAACTCCCACTCACTAATTTCTAGCGCATGCTGCTGCTTCAGCTGATCATTCTCTCGCCGAAGGTGAGCGGTGGCGTGCTCGATCTCTGCTAACTCCCGTTTCCGGGCGCCAGACAGATCACCCAAATGCTCGGCCTCCTCGTAACTCTTAAAGAGGCCGTACTGGTCTTGATCCGGGCTATCGAGCGGAAGGAACTTGACTGTGTACTCACCGGGCTGAAAGACGCCTGTGTCCGGTGTGCTTGAGCCAATGTAGATTCCATTGCGTCGGGTCGGGTCACGAATCGGTCGAACACGATACACCGTGTTCACGATGTTCAGAAAGCGGTCACCGAACCTCCCGGTGTTATCCACAATCTCCACACAGTAACCGAAGCTTGAGCCTCCTACCCGTACTGGCGTGTCCACCATCATCTTTGCATTGCGGCCTGCCTCGCTGTAGGGGTGTAACGGCGCGGCTTGCACACTTAGCAAACTGATCACCAAGTCCGATTCGTGATGATACACGCTTCGCCCGTGGCTCTTAATTTGCTCTACACTGATTGGGTGGTCCAGTATTAATTTTGCAGGGGCATAAAACCCCTGTTTTTCGTCAGATTCCTGGAGCGCTTTCTTGAGCAACTGCAGCTCTTGAGACGAACGATCATCAACTCCATTTAATACTGCGCGCACGTTTTCTTTTACTTCTGCAGAAATCGCCCACTCAGCACGTATGACAAAGCCGCTGCTGCGAAAGCTGGGTTTAGGGGGAATGGAGACCCTAAGACCAGACCTTTGCACCACCGTGATTGGCACACTGGTGTTGTTGATGAAGGAGACCCGACGACACGCATGAATCAAATTCCCGCCCCATGCCTCGCCCACGGCGTCGCCAGGCGCGACGTCACCGAAGAACGTCGGACTGCTCATCGGGGGATAAGACATAAGTCCCTCTACTGCGTGAAAGTTAAGCCGAGTACATCGCATCTCAGCTGGCCTATTCATTCTGATGCCAGTAGAGTGATATATCGCTGAAGATTCTTTGAACAACGGCATAAAACACCCAGCGAGGGTAGCTGATTAGGCTACCCCCACCTTCGGAGACATCAAGGAGTTCCGTTGCCAGTTCCCCTCAATAGATACCCTAACGCAGTAAGGAATTACGGCCAGCAGTTTTGACGTCACCGACTCACCTTCTGACCCGACGGCATCTTCTCCCATGGTGTTCGAAGCAACGGCATAAAGCCCAGGTTGCCCTGGGCCTCATGTATCTTTCAAAGCGGTGCTGCCCATGTTCCCATGGGTGTTGTGCCTGGCCATGTAACCACAGACAGCATAAATAGACCTCGCCTGGGTAATCCCAGGCGAGACCTACACAGCCCCAACAGCTGCACCGACGCATGGCTCAAGGCTAACCTGAGTAGATCTGAAATCCACCCAGGTCAGTTACATCAACCAAGCGTGTTCTTCACGACACCGAGTGCATGTTGACAGCAACCTTCGCCGTCACCACGCTTTCGATACCGCTCACGTCGATCGAACCCATGATCGGCAGGTTCACGACGTGCAGGAACGACGGCTGGACCGTGATTTCCTTGCTGTTCGCGCCGTTGCGGTGCAGCGGGAGAATCAGCGTCAGTTCCGGCTTCCATGCCATGTTGCCGAAGTGCATCGGATTCGGCACGCCTTCCTTGCCTTCACCGAATTCGCCGAACGACATGCGGATCTTGCCGCGCATGTTGATGTTCAGCGTCGACACGATCTTCACGTTGAAGTCGTTGCCGAGCGTACGGAAGTCGCCCGTGACTTGCAGGTAACGCGCGATGACCGGGTCCGTACCGATGATGACGGTCGGCGTAGCAGCGATGCCGCCAGCCAGTGCGTCAGCCGCAGCCTTGTAGCCCGAGTCGCGGTACATGCGGTAAGCCATGTCGCGCAGGATGTTGATCAGCGAAGCCTGGATGTCGGCCGCACGTTCGTGCGACTTGATCGAGTCCACCACCGCCGGTGCGCTGTAGTCTTGGTGCTCGTAGAACGGAGTCACCAGGAAACGCGCCACGCCGAGGATTTCCGGATCGCCTTGATACAGACCACCGTTGGCCGTGACCAGTTCCTTCAGCGCCGTTTCGACGTCCAGCAGCTTCGCCACTGCAGCGTTCGACGTACGGATGTGCGTTGCCGTGATCAGTGCAGCCAGATCGCTTGCGTCGTTCTGGTCACCCAGCGTCAGCGGACGCGGAATCGTGATCGGCGACAGGAGCGGCACGCCGTAAACCATGTTGTAGAACGTGAGGTCGAGCAGCTGACCACGTTCACGACGGTTCGTGTTCGTGCGACGTGCGTCGAGGTCGTAACCGACGATCGAAGCACCAGCCAGCGCGGTCATGATCGTTGCGCCAGCGCCCGTGGTCTGGTCGACCAGGTTGCCGTCTTCGTCACGGATTTCGTACACCGACACTTGACCAGCCGACAGTTGCGTGTCAGCGAGTTCGAGGTTCACGTTACCGAACACTTGCACCGACAGCTTGACTTCGTAGTTGCCTTGCACGATCGGTGCGAGAACCGACGAAGCCGAACCGTCGGCCTTCTTCGTGTTCACGTTCAGCACGAGCGCGTTGCTGATGAAGTTCAGCGTCATCAGACGGTAGTTGTTCTGCACCGAGTACGTGAACGTGCCCGATTGCATGTTGGCAACCGACTTGAACTTGATGACTTCGGCCGAGCCGCCCGAGCCGACTTGCAGGTACAGCGAGCTCAGCTTGATCGCCGGGTCGATTGCGTCGGTCGAATCCAGCATGCCGGTTTCGAGCAGCGCGTCGGTTTGCGAGATGCCGAGCAGCGAGAACGACTTGCCAATCGCGAGCGGCGCCGTCTTGATCGACACGCCTTCGTATTCGATGTCCGCAGCCGGAACCAGGCTCGAGCCGACGAAGTTCGCAGCGCTTTCCGGACGGTAGACCGGGACGATCTTCGAGAGGTCGTTGCGCAGGATGGTCGGATCGATCAGGGCCTGGATGATGTTCTTCTTGCCGAAGTTCTTGCTCAGCGCGCCGTCGATGGTGCGACGAACTTCGTCATACACTTGCACGAGGCGGATCGACACGGTGTAACCATACTGGTCCGGCGTGACGACGACGGTCGGGAAGAAAGCTTCGCCGAATTCGTCTTGACGTGCAGCTTGCAGGTTGTACGCCACCGAGTACACGGTAGCCGACTTCGTTTCACGCTCGTCGTATGCTTCGAGCGCCTTCGACTGGCGATGATCCATCGCGCCATTGCCCATCGCGGGGATGAACGTGTGGCCTTCGAGCGAAACCTTGCGTGCGACCGGTGCCTTCAGGAAGCCAGCCATGTCGCCCGCGACGATTGCCGCGACCAGACCTGCTTGCTTCTGCGCGACGGTGTGCTTGCCCTTGATCAGGCCGTCGTTGGCGTTCAGTTCAGCTGCGAATTGCGAGCTGATCGATTCCAGCGAGGTCTTCAGACCCTTGACCGAGCCTTCGAGCTCTTGTTGCGTGACGGCGTCGAGCGACTCCATCGCAACCACGGACGATGCCAGGCGCTTTTCGATGTGCGGGCCGCTGCGGTTGACAGCGTGTTGGACCTTCGCAACCAGCGAGTTGATCGTGCCGTCCTGGCCAGCGTTGCCGATTTGATACAGTTTGGAAGACATCTTTTGTTTCCCTTGAGTTAAACGAAGTTGCTATTGGGGCTGAAACCGTTTAGGCCGCCACTGCTACTTTTTTCTTGGACAGCAGTTGCAGCCAACGCTTGAACCAAGGTGTTCGAGCCACCTCGTTAGGCGGTGTGTACACATACAATGCTTTTAGAATTGCTTCCACCGTAGCGAGGTAGAGCTCATCGGGAGCACTGGCAGTATAGAAGCCCGGACTAATGACCATCGCGCCAACGGCAGGAGCTATGTCATAGTAATTAAAAGGTTCACTGTGACGCTCGGTGCGACTGTCTTCGCCAAACAAGCGATCTTTCGCGTCCTTGACGAACGACTCATCGCAGGTTAGCGGGATGACCGTGTTCTGGTAAAAGGTTCGGCTCTCCTCCGTACGAAGTGATTCATACCACGCCTGGTGGATTCCCCAGGTCCCAATGTGAAGATCACCACCCACAAGATGGGTAGCAAATTCCTGCACAATCAGGAGGCCAGCCATATCAGCGGGCGCACAAACACGACGGATCTTCTCGAAATCGAGCATGTCCGCCAGGTTCATCTTGTTACGATGAACGGAATCGGCGATCCAGTAAGGGACCACCACAATCTTTTTTTCGGCCACGGTTGATGCTCCCAATGATGGGTCAGATGTTAATTTTGAAGCCGTGTGCCTAGAGTATGTACAGGGGACGAAGCAGATCCCTCGACAGCAGGCATACGCAAGAATTCCTTTACCCGAGATTAGTCGTTCTGCCACAACATAATCATTTTCATAGAGATGATAGTGGATGACGGGGACCAAGCCTCTTGGGGATAACTACCATTAACGCGCAGAAATGAATAACCGACTCCTTTTGGTGAATGCAATCACCCTGCTTTACCGCGAAAGTCAATTGCCACCGACGATGGAGCGTAGCCAGAATCTGGTCCGCAACATTGTGTCCACCATCAAGATGCCTGAGGTGAACCTCACGCTTGATCCTGAAACCGAGACGCTCGCGGGTCTGAAGAGCTGCGCACTGGCAATGTGCGACACGCCCCAAGACCATCAGTACGAGCCGCTCGAAATCATGCAGCGCATGAAGGTGGTCTGTGGGGAAGACCAAGCGATGTATGAAGCGTTCGAACAAGGTATTAGCTCGGAGCTGCAAGAAGGCTCGCTCAAGCGTACCTGCCTGAACATCCGCCGTACGTTGCAGAATTACTTCCGGGAAGAGAAGGTCAAAGAGATCTTGCACCGCGCAGGCGTCGCGGTGAAGTTCAACCGTGAGAACATCACGGACATGAAGCAGTTCGTCGCCGAAGTCTGTGCGGAGCTCGAACCCTATCAGCAAGACGCGGTCACCAAAGATCCGGCGATTGTCTCGCACGTCTCGTTTAGCAACCTGGACTCGATGGCCGAAGTCTTTAAGGACATTCAGCAGGAGTCTAACGGTAACTCGATTCTGCGCACCGGCTGGCAAGGGATTAACCGCATGTTGCGCGGGGGCTTCCGGCGCGGTGAGCAGGTGGTGATCGGCGCCCTGCAGCACAAGTACAAGACGGGCTTTACGCTGTCGATCTTCAAACACCTGGCACTCTACAATGTGCCGGAGATGATTGACCCGAGCAAGAAGCCCTTGCTGTTGCGGATCTCGTTCGAGGACGACATCAACAACAACATGCGCTTCCTCTATACGTCGCTCAAGGAAAACGAGACCGGCGTGGCGGTGACTGATAAGGAACTGGAGGGGGCAGACCCGCAAGAGATTGCGGCGTATGTGAAGGAGAAGATGGGCGTCAATGGTTACCACATTGACATGCTACGGGTGGACCCGACCAAGTGGTCGTACATGGACATCTGCAACAAGCTCATCGAGTACGAGGCCGACGGCTACGAAATCCATGCGCTGATCGTCGATTACCTGTACATGGTGCCGACCACGGGTTGCTCACAAGGCCCCGCCGGTCACGACGTGCGCGACATGTTCCGCCGCATGCGTAACTTCACCAACCCGCGCAAGATCACCTTTATCACCCCGCACCAGCTCTCAACGGAAGCTAAGCAATTGGTGCGCGACGGTAAGACCGACTTCGTGAAGGAAATCGCGAACAAGGGTTACTACGCAGGTAGCCGTCAGATTGACCAGGAAGTGGATCTGGAACTCTACATTCACATTGAGATCGTGAATGGCCAGTCCTGGCTCACGGTGCAGCGCGGTAAGCACCGGATTGTCGGACAGACCCCGTTGATTGATCAGTACTGTGTGCTGCCCTTCCAGCCAGTGGGCGGTATTCTGGACGATCTGAACGGGCCGGACACGACTCGCCGTAAGGTGGGCGGGGGTCCGATTGGTAGTAGCGACGAAACGCCGTGGTTCGCAGCACTGGACGATCCTTTGCAACTCTAATTCTTTCCCCTGTAGTACCGCTAGGTGTGACACTTGGGTCTGACCAGCCCAGGTGTTGCCCTAGCCTTTTATGCCGTTCCAATGTCACTAAAAGAATCGAGCCGAAATAGTTATGAATCCATTTTTGGTCCGCTAACTATACAACGACTCTCAGGGGTGCAAATGTTTTCTGGTTTTAAGCGCCTAATCGGTTCCATCGACGTCTTTGAGGATGAAAAGCTCATCCATATCGAAGGCCTCCCGGCCGATGTGATTGCCCGCGACATCACGAAGATCTGGTCCACCAGCAAGATCGCGATGTTCATGTTCACCAAGATGGGACGCTCGAGCGTTTCCTTCAACAAGTTCTTTGCCCCTGACGTCGTCTATACGTTCGAGACGATCATCAAGCTGCGTAGCCGCAACTATAACAACCGGGCGCTGCAAAAGATCGTCGACCTGATGTACGAGAACACCTGGTTGAAAAGCGTTCGGCAAGAGACTCGCCCTGACATTCTGGATTTCAGCCAGCTCGATGAACTGAATGTGAACCTGCTGCCCCATCAGGCTGAGTTCCTCCAGCTCTATAACGAGATGGTGCCGCGCATGAAGCTCAAAGGCTACGTGCTGGCAGCCGCACCTGGTTCAGGCAAGACGATTAACTCGATCGCCCTGGGCTGTGTGCTGAATGCCGATGTGTTTATCGAGCTGGTCCCGAAGCCCGCGGTGGACGAGGTGTGGGACAAGACGTTGCGCACACTCTTTAAGAAGCCGGAGCACCACAAGTACTGGACGACGCTTTCCGGTAAGCCGCTCGAGTGGGGCTATCGTCATTACGTGTTCCATTACGAGCAGTTGCCCAAGGCGATCGAGTTCTTCAAGCAACACCAGCACAAGCTGCGTAAGCCGTTCATGATCGTGGATGAGTCCCACAACCTGAACGAGCTCGATAGTCTGCGTACGAACCTCTGGATCGATCTGTGCAAGGTGACTGACTGCAAACACGTGCTGCCGATGTCGGGCACACCGATGAAAGCCATTGGTGCGGAGGCGATTCCGATTCTCACCGTGCTGTGTGAGGACTTCAATCAGGACGCCCAGTTGCGTTTCAAGGAGATCTTTGGCAAGAACTCCGTGCGGGCCAATGACATCCTGCGTAACCGCCTTGGACAGATGATGTACAAGGTCGACAACGTGGTGGATAACAACCGCAAGGAGATCCAGAAGAACGTCGAGATGCCCAATGGCGGTGTCTATACGCTTGACGCTGTGAAGGACGTCATGAAGGCGTTCATTACCGAGCGCATGACGTACTACAAGGCGAACTTCAAGGGCTTCCAGAACATCTACTACACGGCCTGCGGCGTCTACGAACGCACTCTGCGGGATGGGCCTGCCAAGAACGAGTACAAGAAGTACCAGGGTTACATCAGCCAGATCATCCAAGGGTACGACCCGAAGACGATGAAAGACATGGTGATGTTCTGTAACAAGTTCGAAAAGCAGAAGATCGCCCCGACCTTGCCACGCGAGCTGAAGATCTCGTTCCTGGATGCGCGCTCGGTGGTGAAGTACATGGACCTCAAAGTCCAGGGTGAAGCATTGGGTCGGATTTTGGGTAAGCTGCGCGCGCAGTGTCACGTCGACATGTTGCCGTACGTGGGGATGCCGGAGCTCATTGATGGCTCGATGTCCAAGACGCTCATCTTCACGTCCTACGTGAATGTGGTCAAAGCCGCGGATGAGTATCTGCAGAAGGAAGGCTATCAGCCCTTGCTCGTCTACGGCGAGACTAACAAGGACCTGAAGGGCATCATCAAGCGCTTTGATGAGGACGAGGATCTGAACCCGCTGATTGCGACGTTCGATTCATTGTCGACCGCTGTGCCGGTGCTCTCCGCTTCGACCATGATCAATCTGAACGCGCCGTTTCGGGACTACGAGTACAAGCAAGCGATTGCGCGGATCGATCGGATTGGTCAGAAGTTCCCCTGCACGATCTGGAATGTGTTTCTGGATACCAAGGGCGTCCCCAACATCTCAACGCGTTCCAATGACATCTTGAACTGGTCGCGTGAGATGGTCGATTCGATCATGGGCACAAGCTCAGCTGGTTTGGATCTGGCACTGGAGTCCTACTCGCTACAGCAGAAGGCGGATCGCTACGAGCTGGCGATGGAAACGTTTAACGACGGCGGTACCGAAGGCGACGACGAGAAGGTCGAGACTGGCAGTATCATCGTGCAACCCAACTGGATGTCGTGGTCCAACGTGTGAGGCAGGTATGCATTTCATAGCAAAACGCACGCCTGCGATGGAGTGGGCCTTCTGGAAAGCACTGAATGACGGCGCCCAGGTGATTGATTTTACCCAGATCGATCACGATAAACTGGCAGCGCTGTCTCAGCACACCGAGCTGCTTAAGCAGCTCGATCGCTGGATCTTGCATCCGGACAAGACGCTCCTGCCTTCACTGCGCGCTTTGGCCAAGATTGTCAACGACCTGTATCACTTTAAGGAGTTGGCTCTCTTTCGCGGCTTTGATCCGTCGATTGCCTATCAAGACACCATGGGTCTGCAACGGGGCCGGTACGCGACGGGTGAGCGCCACGATTATCCGCTTGAGAACCCACTGTCTTTTAGTACGGAGTTGAAGATCGCTCAGAGCTTTGGTCCGACCGTCGTCCGTACCCTGGTCGATCCGAATCATCCCTTGGGACTGGTAGTGACCGATGAGCTGTCGGTGCTCGTGTCCCAGCTTCGCAATATCCGTCCGGAAACCCAAAAAGAAGTCATTATGTTTCCGCCCGCCGTTATTCAGTTCACCATAATCGAGAAATAACCATGAAACGACGCATGAGCCTGGAGAGCATCGCCGCTCTGGGTATGGAATCCTTCGACTCAGCCCCCACGGGCAATGTCCAGCCGACGATGCAGGGCGCAACCCCTGAGCAACCGCTGGTCACCTCCGGCTACAGCGAGTCACCTTTCAGTGGCTCGGAGAACTACGCCGCCGAAAAGCTGGCACAGCGGGTGAAGGAAGCCATCGAGAAGCCGCTCTTCCCGGTACGCTACGCTTCCGAAGCCGAAGCCATCGTGGTGGACGACGATGAGTTCGACGCGCTGATCAAATCCTCCACGGCTGCGACAGCGGTGTGGGACGACAACAGTGAAGTCTCGCTCGAAGCCAAGGACAGCAACAAGCTGGCCGTGGCCAAGAACAAGCTGCACGGGCGCTTTAAGAAGATGTTTGAGGGCTGGAAGGATGGTTGGCGCACCATGCCGGGCCTCATCAAGAAGTACGAGGCACGCCTGGCCGAACTGCAGAAGCAACTCGACGGCACGATCATCCGGGGTCCGCTCGATGTGAATCTCTCGGGTCTGTGGCAGCACTTCTCCAACGACGCGGGTCCGATTCACAACAACTTCATGCACAAGGTGCAGGAGGACTTGGCGTTCTCGAGCTATATCCTGGGCGACTTCTCCAAGGAAGCGATGGCCCAGCTGCGTAAGCTGGAGTCGGCGTTGCATACGGGCCAAGGTAACTCGGACGAAGAAGCCAAGCGCACGGCGCTCGACCTCGAGAAGCTCGAAGCCCCCTCGATGTACCTGGACCACAAGTGGATGTGCGTGTCGGGCGAGCAACCGTATCTGTCGGTGACGGGTATCTACGCAAACCAAGGGCGCGTGCCGCGTCCGGTCGCCATCGGCGGTGTGTCGATGGAGAAGCTCGCCAAGATGGCGATGCCGTTCCATGTCCGTGAATACGGCTCGTTCCTGCACGGCATGAAGAAGCTCTTCGTGAATGGCAGCAAGGCGAACGTGCGCTTGACCGAGAACGATCTGGAGAACCTGATCAAGGCCGGTCAGACGTATCTGGAGAATGCTCGCGGTTACATGGATAACTACCATAACAGCTGGCCGATCTTCCGTCGCATTGACGAGTCGCTCGAAATGATCTGGAATGACTTCGATCTGACGGACTACTCGATCACGTTGGGTGATGAGAACGACGAAGATGCCATGGAAATTAGCTGGCAGACTTCGGGCACGGGTGACGTGACGCGTCGCGCGGCACTCTACGATCAGATCCTGATGGTGGTGCAGAACTTCGCGGACTCGGTGGTGGCGCCGGGTAGTCATGAAGCCCATCGTGCGCTGCGGGCAGCCAAGTTCCACTGCTACTTGCTCGAAGCGGCCCTGAAGGCCGTCAAGTCGGCGGCGATGGAATCGATGATGGTCCCGGCACGCCTGGAGCGTAAGCTCGCTCAAGAGATCTTCGGTTTTGGCAAGAAACCGCATACGCCTGCTCAGTATCAAGAGCCGGAATACGCGAAGATCCCGAAACCGCAATGGGACCCGAAGCACCCTCCTTCGATTACGGAGTCCGTCAAGACGCTGCGCGCCGCCATGCAGCAACATGATCCGGAAGGCCTCAAGACGTTCCATCGTCCGGCCACGCCGCAAGAGCTGCAAGCATTGTCGGCGCTGGTGAAGCAACATACCGGTAAGGACCTGCCGCCTGATTACGTCGAATTGTACAAAATCAGCAACGGCGGGATCTCGGCCTATCGGCACCTGAAGCTGCTCGATCACGACGAGTTCATTCCGATTCACGAAGTGATCGCCGAGTACAAGCAGCGCCTGGCCTTCATCAAACGCGACTGGGCCGGTCAGAAGTCGAAGTGCTACGCGGGCGTGCAGGGCGAAAACTGGTGGGAGCCGTGGTGGGTGCCGTTTAGCGCAAGCGGTTCGGGCGACGGCTACTGCGTGGACGTCAATCCGGGTTCGGGTGGCACCTTCGGTCAGGTAGTCGACTGGGGTCATGACTTCAATGACCGCGGCACGCGCGCTCCGAGCCTCGCGGCCTTCGTGGCGCTGTCGATTTATCGCCAGCTCTACCTCTTGCAGCACAAGAAGGATTGGGAAGCCAAGAACGGTCCGGCTCCCAAAGAGGAAGAGGACGAAGACGACGATCTCGACTTCTAAGCATCACTGAGCCGTAAGCGCATACTGGGGAGCGGCTCGAGAGGGCCTGCTCCCTCTTATGCCGTAGTTTTATCGGCCCGTGCTGAATCTTATAGAACTTCCCTCAAACCCTTCCTTTTCGACCCGCTATGAGCCAAACCGAAGAGCTGACACAGTACCTTGAGACGGTGTCCGAGAAGGTCCGCAAGAACGTGCAGGTCGTAACTCCTGAAGAAGTGAAGCAGGACTATTTCCTCCATATCTCCACGGACACAGCAATCAAGAAATTCATTCCGCACATCGGACGACGTCAGGCGTATAGCGAGGATCGAACCGTTCCCCGTATTACCGTGGCGCCGAGCCTGTTGGGCTGCTTCATTGGCTATGCGAAGGCCGAACACGACTTCCAGACCCAGCGCTCGACCGGCAAACCCGAACACGGCAACTACAAGGGCGGCTGGAAGATCTACGCGATCCCTTTCCAGGCTGCCCTCAAACCCAATGCCCGGATGGTGTTCGATGCGCAGGCAAGCGGTGAGCACTGGCTCGTCTCGTATAACCGGGAAACCAACGTCTACACCTCCACCTCGGCGGGCAAGATGTTTTATCGCTCGATCCGACTGGTGTCGCGTTCGGGCAAAGTTCCGGCCGGGGAGATGGAACTGTATGTGGAAATTACAAAGGAAGACGGGATTCGTTTCAGTAAGAGTCACTTCCTCAACCCCGGTTACTACCGCATCGTGGGACCGACCCAACAGCACGTCGCCAGTTGGCGCGACGATAGCGACTTTGTGGTCACCCCCATCGACAAAGACGAGTACCTCTCAGCCAAGAACGCCGCTGCGGATCTGTTGGGATTCAAAGAACCCCCGCCCCATCAGCAGTGGTAAGCAATAAGAAATCCAGCCTATCCCTTGCCGTCAAGGGTTAATCCTTTTCACATTGGACCAACATGAAATCCTTTAACATGCGCGCCGCGCTCGAAGCGCGTCCGATCGAAGACCAAGACCTGGAAGATACTGCCAAGCCTGCGCCGGACGCAGGTCAGATCGATGGCGACACCACGACGCTCTCCGGCATGGCCAAGCCCGGTCAGAATCCGGTGCCCGATACGGAAAACGTCGCCACTGAAGGCACTGAGAAGATCGACACGCGGCCGGTGGATCTGGATGACGTGGTGCTGATCGAACAAGACCGTCGGGCGTTCCAACCGGAGTCGACTGGTAGTGCCGAGCACGATGCGATCAACGCGCAGAACATCGCCCAGGAAGGCTGGGTCAGCAAGAAGTTCGAAAACATCAAGGATTTCTTCACCCGGCGCGAGAAAGAACTCGAAGAAGGTCACACGGCCACCAAAGAGAACCTGGAAGCCATCACCCGGCTGCGTACGAAGCTCCAGGTGCGCCCTGGCGAGGTCACCCGTGACGCAGATACCATCACGATCAACAAGTTCGCCAAGTGGCTCTCCATCGACGGCAAGCACATCACTGATCCGGTACGCCTGATTCGCGAACTGCATCGCATCCATGAATTCGTGCAATGGACCGGTTCGCTCGACAAGGCCTGGCTCGAGGGCTACAAGTTCGTCGCCGACCAAGTCTGGAAGCTCGGGGAGTCGGATCTGAAGAAGGCCGAAGAAAACCTGAAGAAGCTCTGGCAAGTGGCGCGACCCGTGGGGGCGGATAAGTTCCTCTCGGTCACCAAGGTCGAAGAGTTCAAGGGCAAGAAGTACACCGATCATCACACGCCGTTTTTCCTCGGTCAGTGGTGTCTGTACGAGACGGCCCAAGAAGAGCAGGTTCCGGCACCGGGCGGGATCGTCTCGGTGGTGCGTATGAAGTCAGCAAAGGCCGTCGGTGGTGCGGAGTTCCCGGCACTGAACAAAACCCAGATGAAAGAAGTGCTCGACATCTGCGAGAAGATCGAAGCGCACCTGGCGTCACTCACCTTCGATGGTCGGATCGTCGATCGTTATCTGGATGCGCTGGACGAGTTCGCGTATCGCTACCGCAACTTCAAGTCGCTGCCGCGTGAAGAGCAGACCATCGTCTCGCGCCTGTACACCTGGGGCCAGTTGATCATGGACCACGACACAACGTACCTGCCGACGGCGTTCAGCAACCACCTCGTCAAGGTACTGTTGAGCTACGTCGAGAAGTCGATGCGTCGTATTGAAGTTGCTAAGTAAAAGGAGTCCTTCGTGGAAGACGTAATCGAACAACCGGCGATCGTCACGTTGAGTGATGACGTCGAATGCAATCGCCTGAATGATGCGCTCGATAAACTAGGCGAGCTGGGCACGCGCTTGCAAGAAGACGGCCAGCTCACGGTCGATGTGGCGCTCGAACATCAGGCCCTCACCGGTAGCAATGCGCTGGTGAACACCTACTACAGCACGCTCGCTAAGCAACAGAAGCTCAAAGTGGCTCAGGAAGGCCTCTACGAGCAAGCCAAGAGCCTGCTGAAGAAGGCGATGGACCTGCTGTGGGAAATGATCGTCAAGGTCTGGAAGTGGCTGCAAAAGCTCTTCGTGAATGGCGAGCCCATGACCGAAGCGGCCCTCGCCAAGGAGAACGAGAAGTTCAAATCCTTCGTGATGCCGGTCCAGAAAGCCGAACGAGTCCCCAGTTCCCGTACCGCCATCATCCAGGCGGTGCGCGAAGAAGGCCTGAACGAAGCCTTCGTCAGCAAGTTCACGCCGGAAGAGATGGACATCTACAACGAAGGTCCGTACCATCAGGCCGTGCAACGCATGATTCCGGCCCTCGATGGCTTCAATGTAGCGAGTGTGGTCGAGACACTGGTGAAGTGGCATGAGAAATGGTTGCCCGCAGGTCGTCAGTTTGATCAGGACAACGCAGGCGCTGATCCCCATGCGCTGCAGGATAAGCTGGAGCGCTTCCAGAAGGACGCACAGACCGATCTGGAGCACGCCACCTCCATGGCTACCAAGCTGATGCAGATCCGCCTGGAGAGCTACCAGACGGCTGTGGAAGCACGTCGGAAACTGAAGATCGATCCGAACTTCCATCTCGGCACCGATCTCTCCGGCATCATCGCACGCGGCGTACGCATCTACGACCAGTCCGGCTACAAGAAGATGGGTGCGGCACTCACGGATGTCTTTAAGTCGCTCGACTCGACCGTGAACAAGATGGAGTCGATTCGTACCAAGGCCTACCAGAATCCGATGCCCAACGATCACGGTGGGGTCAAAGCGGGCGAGGAGTGGATCGAACAGATCTACATGAAGGAAGTCAATCGCATCATTTCGACGCTGCATCAATGCGTCTCGATGATTCAGTTGATCAACAACTACTACTCGTTTGTGGTGGGCTCGGGCAAGACGATCATGCAGTACTGCATGAAAGTGGCGTACGCGGCGACTCGGCACGGTGGTGATGCAGCCACCCTGAACGAAATCACGCGCACCGGTGCGACGGCCTTTGGCCAAATACTGGGTGATCAGGCTAGTGTGAACGCTCAGCAGCAGGGCGCAGGCATGCAAACCGACCTGGGTTAAGCGTAAACGACGCTAGAACGGCATACGAGGCCAGGGTTTTCCCTGGCCTCTATGACGCTATTATTGCGGGGTCAGTGGACTAATCGTGACGATCCACTCACGCGTATTGGTGAAGTCAAACGCGCAGTCCAGGACGATGTGTTGATACAAACAGTCTGGGTCGCTGCCGTCGGAAATCAGAATGTCTACTCGCCCTTGCTTGCCAGGCGCGAGCGAAGGGTCGTTTTGGTAAGGCAACGTCGTAAGACGCACCTGCACGATCTTGATGTACAGGTTAAAAGTGTACTTGATCAGAGCCATGATCGAGTACGCGGTAGTTTGCGTTTGCGTGTTGGCCAGCAGCCAAGTACGCAGGCCATCGAGGTCCACAGCGGATTCTGGGACGACGAGCGGCGCCGGGTTGGTCGTGGTCGACATGAACTTTCCTCCTTGGTTAGCTCATGCAATAAGCGGAATCGACCAAAAAAAAAAAGAGCACGGACATAGGGAGAGGCCGAAGCCTCTCCCGTCTATGCTCTTGAGCCGATTAGCTCAGGAAGATCGGCTGAGCGAAGATGACTTCGCCGTAGCCGTTACGCACCTGAATCACGAGTGCTTTGCCGGGCGCGTATTCCGCGACGAAGCTCATCACACCGGCTCCCGCGTGACGGAAGTTGGTGTTCAGTTGCAGCAGGACCTGCTCGGCCGCACCGCGCGGCACCGGCGGCAGTTCGTCTTCCACCACCATACCGACGTACCCCGTGAAGCGCGCCAGCAAGTTGGTGGTGAAGATGGTCTTTTCCGGATAGCCACCCGGATAGGACGGCGACGGACGCTGACCGTACAGGCCCGGCGCCTTACCGTAGGGCGACAGACCACCCGTGCTCGGATGACCGAACTGCTGCTCCATCTCCGAGCCCCACACCGAACGCGCTTCACCCAGTCCTGCCAACGGCGGCATTGCACGGTATCCGCGACCGCTGTTATCCCGCACACCGGCTGCAGACGGCGTAAAAGGCTGCGGGTGCATGCCGCGGGTTTCACGCACGTTCAGTTCGGGCATGACGTCGACGATCTCGTCATAGCCGCCTTCGCGACGCTGCGTGGTCAGATGCACCACACCCACCGGAATCGCACCGGCGCGCGCACCGATGAAGAATTGCAGGTCCACTGCACCTTGTGCCGTCGAGTCCGTCGTGGCGATTCCGACCTGCGTTTGCACCACGCAGTCCATCTCGTTCACGAGATCGTCCATCGAACGCGACCACGCCGCCGTGTGTTGTGCGATCGTCTTCACAGCCCCCATCAGCTTGTTGTCGACATCGAATGTCTTGATGTGGTTAGCCTTGAGGGTCGCGTAGACTTCCGGCCACGGCTTGTGGAAGATGTTCGGGATCGTCAGGTTTTCATTGCTGGCGGCTTCCGCAGGTGCACTCGCTTCGATCAGCCTTGCATCGACGCCGAGCCCGACCTGGATCGCTTGCTTGCGTTCCTTGGCATCGGCTTCACGCACGCCCGCGAAGTACTCGATCGTCTTCGGACCCCGGCGCACCGTATCGACCTTCAGCACGAAAGCAGTATCAGCCCGGCCCGGCACGATCTGATAGACCAGCACTTCGTCGCCACGACGCTGAAACACATAGGTGCCTTCACCTTCCGGATCGGGATGCTTGCCGAAGTGTTCACCCAGTGCGTTCTTGAACATCGTGTTCTTGATGTCAATGTTCTTGCCGAGCTTGCCAAACGGCGGCATCACATTGCGGTGGATGAAGTTCAGCGCCTCGTGGTGCGAGCGCGGGATCGTCGGCAGATCCAGCACTTGGGTGCTGAACTGCACGGTAGCGCGTGCCTTCACGTCCTTTGCCGCCTTCGTGCGCTTCACCGCCACTGACGTACGCGAGGGCTTCTTAGCAGCGGGCTTCTTTTGAATAATCTTCTTAGCATTCATGACCTTGTTTCCTTGTAACGAGTTTGTATTTAACTACGCTGTTTAACTACAGGGGCGCTGCTTACTTCGCAATATCGAAGTTCATCACGGTGCCGACCGCATGGTCATCATTCGTGGTGAGGTTGGTGAAGATGGTGACGTGCTTAACGTCCAGAAACTGCAACGCACGGCAGTACATCTTCCACGACATCGTCGGTTGCAACAGAGCGCGTTCGAAATTACCACGCTCCATCTTCTCCATGTCCGGGTCCATCAGGTGGCGCAGCGCGTGCCGTGCCATATGGGCATTCAGCAACTGCTCCCACTTCTCGGGCGTCATGGCGAGCCCGCGAACCAGCGAGCGAAACTGTGTGGCCAGCATCTGCTCGGGCTCCATCGCTGAGCCGTCCAGCCGTTCCATCAACTGCTCAATCACATGCGCTTTAGTCACTATTACCCTCCTTGTTACAGGAGTCCTGTTGTGCAACAGGACTCCTCTAGGTTCTACTTCAGGTCTTGGCCTGCGTCCGGTTCACGCGGACCCGTCCACGTCACCTGACTCACGACCGGCGTCAGCGGCACGCTGTTGATGGCGCCAACGACGGTGATCGTGGCACTGGTGAGACCCAGAAAACGCAAGCCATTCAGATAGGTCTTCCAGGAGAGCGACGGGGCAGTGAGTTCCTTGGTCAGATTCGCTACCAGCGCCTCACGGGTCGAGTCATCACGCTTCTCGACGAGTTGTAGCTCCTGGTTTACGAACTTGTCCATCAGGACGTCCCACTTTTGCTCATCGACCTGGAGGGCAAACAACATCCTCCGGAAATTGTCGGCGAGAATACCACCACCCGTCAGCGCTGCTGCTTCGCCGCTATTGCTCAAGAGTGCTTTCACTGCTTCGTTGCTCATGATGCTCTCCTTGGGTTAAAGAAGAGTCCCGCTACAGAACGGGACCCCGACCTACGGTTAGACGACCTGCAGTTCGATCTCGACGACCTTCTTGTTGTTGCGCTCTTCCACCACCGTCAGGTTGAGCACACCCCTGGACGGATCGTACATCACCGAGTAACGCTCGGTGTTCTCGCCCTTGCAGTGATAGAGGCGATCGATGTACTCGACTGCATCGCGCACACGGTCTTTGTCATCGTCGTCGGTGAGCAGCTCAGTAATGCCACCCATCACGTGGTTGAAGAAGATCCAGAGGTTCGTGTCGACACAGTTGGTCTGATCCACTTCGTTCGCTGCCATCGGACGAGCCTCCGGAGTAGCATGACCTTGCAAGACAGCTTGCGTCGGCGTAGCAATCTGCACGATGCGTTCATCCCAGTTCGTGAAATCAACATTCGAACGCGCAACCGTGAGCAGGCTCAAACCCACTTCCGAGTTAGCGCGATCCGGTTCGAAAGCCCGCACCCGAATCTGACCCGGCACTACGTCCGTCGGATACCTCATCGTTGCGCTGAAGGTCGGGCGCTCGAACCCGACGATCTCGAAGAAATGACCCGACGTTACCTTCAGTGTAGTGAGCACATCAGTGACGTTCAGCGATGCGTTGCCTGTCAGGTTCTTGTGCAACCACTCCACGAATTCGTCACGTCCGATTACATCTTCGAACAGTTCGATGTAACGCAGTGACTTGCCTGCCTGCATCATGTTGACTGCAGGAGCTTCGCTGATCTTCGGACTTTCTTTCCAGTTCTGGCGCACGATCACCGGTTGCCGGATGGTTTCCGATTCACCCATGATGCGAACACCCTTCACGCTTGTGGGCGTTTCGTACTTGCTGGTGTCCTTAAAGAGCGTTGCCGGATCAGTCTTCGGGGCTTCCGTGTCGGGAATCGGATTGGCGGCCGAGCCTACATCCATCGTTTTGCCGCCCATGGCTTTAGTGCGTGCCGAGAGCGGTTCGAAGACTGGCGGCGGTCCCATGTTCGGCAGCTCGACTTCGAACGCGCCGATGCATTCCGAGAGTTTGCCTTGGTCGATCGATTCGAGTTCCGTGTACACATCGAAACCAAACAGCAGCTTCGAATCAGCACCCGGCGAATACACCTTGCCCTTGATGAGGCCGCGCTCCAGCGTATGGTTACTGCGCAAGCTCGGTGAAACCATCCGTTCGAACTTGATCACCACTTGGCTGGCCAGACGACGATCCAGATCCTGATGGTGCGAGTAACGACGCTGGATCTCGTACCACAACCGCTCGATGTACTGGACTTCGCGGGCGCTGGCCGTGTTCGTGAGCACCATCAGCGCACTGGCGCCGAAATTCAGTGAGTCGACACGATTGACCGCCAGGTACTGGGTCTGGCGCAGTGTCGGGTCTGTCAGGTACAGGAGCTTTTCCACTTGCTTGGCCTCGCTGCCGATCCGGACATGAGTTTCCCATTCTGCGGTGGTGGTGAACGTGAGCAAACTGCCGAGCTGCATCATGCCGAGCGGCTTGCCCACGACTGGTACGAGCACAGCCATGTCGACCAGACCCAGTTCCGACGAGAGTTCATCCGAATGCCGGTTCTTGGTGCCAAGCAGGCTCGCATGCTTAACTGAGACGAAAGCGAACTGGATCAGCTCCGGCTCCACATCGTGCATTTTGCAGACCTTGTCGAGCAGCGCCTTGAAGTACTCGCGATCGGCCTGCTGCACCGACTGACCTTCCAGCCATTCCAGCGCGAATTGCAGGGACGTCGGGCTACCGTTCTCGAGCGGGACCAATACCGGACCCGATTCTTCTTTCTTTCGTTCCGGCTGAGCACGCCCGGCTTCCTGCTGGGATTGTTGGGGAGCAGCCTCGGCCGCCTTCGTGTCGTTTACCGTTGCTTTGTTTTCTTCGAGTGCCATCTCTGCCTCCTGAGCAGGTTGTTCGGTGTGGGTCGCCGTGTCAGTGGGTGTGGGCGGCGTATTCATCTCGTACAACAGACGCGTGGCCCCAATACTGAACCCTTCGGCTTCCAGAATCTGACGCTGATCAAAGGTCAGAAAGCTGGTTTCAAAACGCAGGGTCGCCAGCACCATGTCCTTCACGCCCTTGGGGCGCATGTCCAGTTTGATCAGACCGCCCCGGCCTTCACGTGGATGACGCAGTGCGTTACCCCGCACGAATTCGACCTGATGGGGTGTGAGGTTGTGCAACTTCAGGAAGTCCCGCAACTGCCTGAAGAGGATCTCGCCTTGACTACCGTCGCCGCGATACACCGACATCCACATGCGCAAATCGTCGACCGTCGCCGCGTTCTCTTTCGAGAATTCCGACATGTCAATGTTCTTGATGTCGTAGTCTGTACCAAACACGATGTATTCCGTACCATCGACCATCATCGTCCGCAAAGCGATGTGATCCACGGTTTCAGTCGGGTGGCCGAGAGCGATCCGCCTGAGTTCGATCATGAACATTCCGGCGAGATCATCTGCTTCTGTCGGCCGATAGCAGTGATAGACTTGCCCCCAGAGTTCGCTCGGCGGTACTTTGGTGCCGGTCACGCATTCCGCAAGATGGTCTGCGATCATGCTCTTACGCAGATACGTGTTCGTCTTGATCCAGTCACCCAGTGCCTGTTCTTCACGGGGGGCAGAAACAATCGGAAAACTGGTGTGCCCTTGTTCATGGGCTTGGTCGAGAGTGATCATTTCAATCCTTGTTTTCTTGGTTTAGAGGAAACCGATCCGTTTACCGAAGCGGTTTACAGTTTGTTGTTCAGCCATGTGCTTGGCGAGCGCTTCTGACAGCGGCCACTTTTCCTTGACCGACCAGTCCTTCGGCGGCAATCCGGCAGCCTCGCACGCCGCGGCGGCTTCATCACGCGTAAGCTCGCGGAACGGCAGGATGTCAAAGCAACGACCCTTGCGCAGCAGTGCGGGATCGATGCTATCAATGCTCGGCAAATTGGTCGAGAAGACGATTTTCTTGCCAGTATGCTTGACCACGCCTTCGGACGCGTTGAGAATCGGCGCCATCAGGGTGTTGCCATCCTGGCGGCTTTTCAGATAGTTGTCGATGTCCTCGTAAGCGAGGATCTTCGCGACCGAACTCCGGAAGAAGCGCCCAATCAGTGCCGGAGTCTCCACCACCGGCTTGTTATACGCCAGGTAGGTGTCGTAGTTGCCCGACATGATCAGCGAGCGCAGGAAGGTACTCTTGCCTACGCCCGGCGGCCCGAAGAGCACCAAGACGGTTTCGTCCGACTCCATGAATGCCTGGAAGTAGTCGCGCAGCGGGACATTGAGCCACGGATAGAACTCCTGCAACGCCAGGTTTGCCGACTCCTGCGTCATGTATTTGCTCGAGAAGACCGGCTCGCCTCGATCATTCAAACTGTTCGCTGTCTGGATAAGCGCACCCAGCGAGTCGAAGTTCTCCTTCACCCAGTCAGTCACCACTTGGGCTTCAGCGAGATCACCATAGACGCTGGCGCTGATGGTGTTATCTTGGGTGGTGAATTCCACCATGGCTTCGACATAGCCTTCGTCGTTATCTTTCAGGCCGATATGGGTGCCCGCGGTGCGGAACGTGATGAAGCCGCGCTCTTGCAAGTAACGCAGGAACTTGTTGCGGTCGTGCGCCATGTCCTTTATTGCACGCGTGGCTGACTTACGGGCGCTGTTCAGACCTGCCTTCAGACGCGTGGCGGTCACCAGCGCGTCAAAACGCGCGAGTGTGTCACGCGGATTGGAACCAGCTTCGAAAAACTGCAACACATTGTAGTAGGCGAAATGTTCTTGCATGACTGTTCCTTCTTTCAATTGTAACGATTGTAAGTTGCGCTATTTGAACCAACGGCATAGGGCGAAGAGAGTTGCCTCCCTTCGCCTATCGCCCCGTGTAATTATTCGACGTCGACCTTGCACTGATAAATAGCCAGTGCAGGCGACTGTTCTTGGCCGAGCTTCACTGCCCGATCGTAGATTGCGATGTACGCATTGTTGCCGTCACGCAGGAAGTTCTGCGACAAACGTTCACCGCCATCGCGCACCAGAGCCGCATGGAAGGCCCAGTTATCCACGTTAGCGAGACCTTCGCCATCGAGGATGTAGTGACGGAACGCCATCAACGCGCGTTTGTCCCGCTCACCGATTAACGACACAAGCAAGCGCTCGATGAAATGATCGAGCATATACTCGTCGTTGCCAGTGACTTCGACATCCTTCATCGCACGAATCGGCTGAGCATGGACGATGGTGTCCATGACATTCTCGGCGAGGATCTTGCCGGGCGACTGCGCTTCCACCAGTTCTTCCGCGTGGGCCAACAAGGCACGCGCTTCTTCGGTGGTAGTGCCGACTGCTTCGTCCGGCGTCGGCTCGACGCTGCGCACTTCGTTCCAGGCTTCCTGTCGCTCGCTCAGGGCTTGTTCGCGCTCGAACGTAGCTGCCCGTGATTCTGCCGACATGGCGAGCACAAACGCGCCATTCTGCGATTCGACATTCAGCACCAACAGCTTGAGCAGGGTGTCGTCTTCGCCCGGATCACCCTTACCCAGTGCTTCGATTTCGACTTCGTTGCCGTCCTTCTTCTGCATGCGGAAGTACACGGTCGGATTGGGCACCTGGGCTTCCAGCAGCGCCTGTTCCGGATCGCCCAGTTCCTGACGGAAACCCGTGACCGTGCCCTCGTGGTCCGCCACCTGCGTGATGAAAGTGACGATCTGCTCGAGCGTCGTGAAGATCACGGCCTGCCCCGCTTGGAGTTCCTTCGTGATCTGGGCGAACGTATCGAGCATGCGATGCGTGACCATGGCACCTTCGATGCGCGGACGAATCGCGATGCCGCCCTTACCGTAATCGGCGAAGAACATCTGCAGCTTCGGCGCACGCTCACCTTCATCCAGGTCGCTGCGCTCGAGCGTCACCGTAAGGATGTTCGGGCCATTCTCGACGGAGTAACGCGGCGTGTCGGTCGTTTGCTTCTTGTGCGTATTGAGCGCAAGATGCTTGGACCACAGGGCCGTCTTCTCGTCGATGAACTTGAGATTGTCCGCCAGTTCATCGTTAGCCGAATACTCGCGCAGATATTCATCGATCTCTGCACGCGTATAGAACTTGATGCCGTTGTTTTCTTGCTCGGACACTACATGCTCCTTGTTGTTTGATGGTTTACTGGGTGAACGCCGTGATGACGCTATGGCGCTGGAAATCTTTGTACGCGATGAGCGTGAGACCTTCATCGTTCAATTCCAAATCAAAAGTGATCGCTGTCGGATACTTGCGGTGCAGCATCTCGAAGTACTCGAGGCTGTGGGCCAGCAGGTCATTTTTCGGATTATTCAGCGATACGTGACGAATACTGAGCGCCGTCTTCAGGTCAGCGAAAGTGAAGTGGGCATTCATCGCGGCGGTTTGTTGCACGCGCTTACGAATCACGAGCTGCTCGGTAACCTCGCTCGTTTTCTTCCACTTCAGATGGACCGTCCCCATTTGCGTGTTGGGCGTACCGGGCGCCATCACGTAGAGGTCGATCTTCTCGCTACTACCTTCCACGCGGCCGAAGGCAAAGCGCGGTGCGCCATAGGGTTCGCGGGGGTTACGTGCCTGATACGACTCCATCACCTTGTTCACTTCCGAGATGATGTCGGCAGCGATTTCTTCGCTTGTGTGATCCACCAGGTGAGAGTGGAGCTCAAGCGTTCCTACGAACAGTTTGGCACTGATGGCTTTGGTTGCAACGACGCTCATGGTAATCACCTCATAGTCAGATTGGTCTACTAGATGATGCTTTCTTATCTAGCTCTGACGGGTAATATAGGGCTGAAAGTCGTTTGAATCAGAAGGGTAGCAGCCAAGCCAGCGCGACTGCAAGAATTCCAACTACAACGAACGCCCCCAGGACTGTTGCCACGCTGGAGTCCCCTTTACAGGTGACACTTACGTCACTCGCCCCTTGTTCTTCAGTCTTCTCGACCCCGTTCGGACACAGCTCATGATAGCTGCTGCCGTGTCCGACGTAATAGGTGCGCGACACCACGTGAGTTTCTTCGTGGAAACCGCTGCTGTGGCCGCCCTCGCTCTCATGGGCTGAACTGTGCCCTTCCCCACTGGCGTGACCACTTGCATGCCCTCCGCCCCCGTGACCGCCTCCGCCGCGTGCAAATGCCAACGGAATGCCCACCAGCAGAGCGATCATCATCGCGAGAATAAACCCCGCTATTACTATTTTTGTTTTCTTCATTGCTTGTTGTCCTAGTGTCAAAGCACGCCTACAATACATGCCCTCATCGTGTCAAAAAAAGATTGACGGCATAAACGGGGGCCCGAAGGCCCCCGCTGATACGCTGTTTAGGCGTTCTTCTTGATGAGTGCCCAGATGACGGTCCACTTGCCGGTCCGATACAGGAAATAGGCAGCAGCCGCCAACCAGAGCCACAGTGGCAAAGACGTCAGGAAGTACAGCGCCGTCACCACAGCCACGATCACAACCTTCGTCGTGATGAGGGTCGGTGCCAGGCCGAACTTCGCAACCGCCTTTTGCAACCACTCCGAAGCATCCGCCATGCTATTCTTGAGAATTGCATACTGGCCGAACGCGTCGGAGAATTGCAGTGCCACCACAGCCAAGAAGACGAAGAAGACGAGTTGCGTCATGTTGACCTCGAGGAAAGGATTACCAGGGTACTGCACATGATAATCCTTTTCTTTTTTCACCCTGCCTTCACACAGGTGAAACCCTCGAGTGGGGTGTAGCCGTTGTTCGACAACCACTCATTGAGCTCTGCCAACTCGTCATGCCAGTCCTGGGGGATCTCCTTCCTGGCGTCGAAATAGCGCCCCATCGCTTCGACGATTTCTTGAGCGCGCAGCTCAGCGACGATAAAACGCGGTCGCAATCCCACTGGTGGGGCTTTAGTCTCGGCTACCATAGTCATCTCCAAACAGATTGATACAAGCGACACAGTCGCCTTCTGCGGTATGCCAGCGCACGCACTGACACACCTGACAGTACTTGCTGCTGGCCTTCTTCCAGATACTAAACACTACTATTCTCCTTGTTTGGCATGGGATATTGCTCCAGCATCGCCTTGAGCTGACGGGTGTAGTAGCGCACCAACTCACCATTGAAGTCCCGCACTGCGAGCGTGCCCTTATCCACATAGCTGAGCACCGCGCCATGGCTTTGCGCGTCCGGATACTTCCTATTGAGGGCCCGATTAGTTACTTCGCGAAATTCCACAAGCGTTTCGATAAAGCGGTAAACCTTCGCGCCCGTCGGACCGGGAAGCAGTTTGGCCCACCACTTCAGAAACGCGTAATAACGTCGCTCGAAGAAGCTTAGTTTCATGCCAGCTCGCTCCCCTGGTTAGGTGGTCGACACGCCCTGATAGGTCATGAGATCGGTTGTGATAGCAGGGCGGACCACGTCCCAGGTCGGTTCGTGGCATTCCGGATCGCAGTTGGGTCCCACGGGTTCACGATCAAACATTTCGCAGACTTTCATCGTGAAGTCACGAATCAGTGCCGCATTGAACATGTAGCTACCGTACTGCCCGTAAGGCATGACCTGATGACAAATGAGACGGAACTTGACCCGCCACAACGGGTGATCGATGGCGTCCAGCGACACACCGCCGAGCTTCAGACCTGCCTCTCGTGCAGCTTCCGGCGTATTGAAACGCTCCGCGTCGAAGATGTCCTCGGCGAGCCAACCCTCTGGCGTATGGCGATCGTTAGCGAGGAAGCGAGTTCGATCAGGATGATCCGGATGTTCAAATAGTACGACGTACTTGGGCACAGTGCTCCCCTTTGTTATACGTTAGGTAATGCGTCCAGGGTTTGGCGATCCTTCTCCGAGAGCGTGTAGTGCATGCGCGACAAGCCGCGCTCGTCGTTAGACTCGAACTCCTTGTCGTGATCCTCGGTTTGCAGGGCAATGGTCTTGATCCGGTCCGGCGCGAAGCGTAGACGGTCTATACCGCGGCTATGCGCCACCCAGACGGCCGCAAACACCTTGGGGCAGGTGTAGGGCTTACCGTCGTCGTACTCGACCGTGTAGCCCTTCTCCTCAAGGATACGTCGGATCTCGCCATAGAACAACGTAGCCAAGCGCTTGACACGAAAGTTACGCAGATACTTCGGATTGCCCTTGATAATGATCGCGACCTTGAGCTTCGCCTCGTCTGCAGCATTGAACACTTTGCGAACCTCATCGGCTCGCTGATAGGCTTCTACTAACTTGTTCACACTGCCCCCTATCGCGGCGGATACTTGTTACCCCAGACCAACACCAGGATCAGCACCCCGACGAAGATCCACACTCGACTGGCTGATTTCTTTTTCATGCTCCCTCCATGCTGACGAGCTGGTCGATCTTGCCGTCCTTGAGCATAAAGCCCACCACCACACGACCGACCTGTTCAGCCGGAGCACTAGCTTTGGCAAAGTCAAAGTGGTAGACAATCAGCTCACACGGCAGGGGTTGGCCGGTTTCCCTGTTGGTAACTACAGCGTTGCGATCCAGCCCCATGCCCTGACCGATCATGAGAGGTCCGTGACGCTCCACCTGCGTGCGCACAACGTCCGCCAGATACTCGAACATCTCATCAGTGGCACCGTATTCACGTAGCATGTCGTACATCTCCTCCAGCATATGCTCGTCTGAATCGGCCAGCGGCTCCAGGTGCTTCTTCGACATGGTTTACCCCGCTTGGGTGGCTGTATGGAGTTTGCCGTTCTTGAACGGAAAGATGAGTGTGCTGACGTGAGACATGTCTTCAGTCCCTAGGGCCCCCGCCAGTCCAACATTCAGGACCATACACTGCCTGGGTTCATCAAACATCAGCTTGCCGTTAAGGCGTGCCGTCCCGAAGCGACCATACTGCTGTTGATACAGGTTCGACAACTGTTCCACCACCTCATGGGTCGCCCCGTAGTCGCGCAGCATGTCGACAAACGGTGCAGGCGTGTCTTTTTCGTTGACTTCGCCGTAGTGGGCTCGATAGATCACACGTTTCATTTCCATGTTCATTTCCTTAGTTTGATGTCATAAGCGGGAGAGGTTCCGCGCCTCTCCCGTCAGTCCTCGTTTACTGCAAAGTCAATCCTGCTTGAGTAGTGCGACTCACCCGCCGGGTCGTCACCACTTCCTCGCTCCGGCGCGGGCGCAGTTTCACACCTTCCAGAAGCCACGGCTGGTTATCCCGCAACCACGCCACGTCCTTGGTGATGGTGCCCGTGGAGAGCTTAAAGCATTTGGCGATGATCGTCTGCTTCATGCCTGCTTTCATCATCTTAGCGACGAATGCTCGCCTGGGTTCCACTGCCATCCAGTAGGCGTATTCCTCCACGCCATTGCGAAAGAGCTTTGCCTCGTAGCCCTTGTCAACCTGAACGACGACCAGCTTGAGGAACAGGAATTTGTGTATCGTGATCTGCACGTACTTTCGGCTGTTCTCGTACTTCTCGTAGATCTCGTCGATGTACTGCTTCGCCCGGTCCATCTTCTTTGCCATTTCAGTTCCTTGTAACAATTGTAGAGTAACGACCAATGCGGGGCTTTGCACCCTCTCATGCGCGGGTAGTAGCTTACCCATACGAAGTGCCCAGTGCGTAAAAATCACATTCCTTCGAAACAACGACATTTTCTCGCCGTGCTCGACACAACGGCATAAGAGGAGAGCTGAAGCTCTCCTCCCATACCTGAAGCGTCGATTGCAAAGTCCTGTGGACAGGGATAAGCAAAAGCTTTGACTCTATGCGACTCGAATGCACTTCCGACTATACTTACCAGACAAGGTGGCCATCCCGACAAGTAAGCATACCCGGCTGCGCATTCCCAATCCGACGTAGACGCAGCGGCCGCGGTGAAAACCGCAGGCGCCACTAGGCGAACAAGTCTCGACGCGGGCCAGATGGCGCGCTACGACTCCGCGTCGGCACATCGGGTTACCCCGGTTACCAACGATTCGCGAAGAAGTGAGACTAGACGCAGTATCGGTACTGGAAACAAACAACTTACTGGCGTTTGCGTCGCCAGTCGTACGATTCGTGGCACCCATCGCGCGCAAACGCGATTTCGACCACACGTAGGTACCTCCGCTAATCGTGAGTCACGGAGTCACAGGCGAAACTCGCCTGAATCTTGCTACTACAAATCGATTCACTCTAAATACGTGATGTAGTCGGACAGGTGTCGAACCTGTGTCTCCGGTGGTTTAGACCGACGTCAGTCCCGGCTGACCCCCGACTACAGTACAACAAAACTTGGGTCCCGTGAGGGATTCGAACCCCCGTTGTTCTCTTCACTCATCGTGAAGATAGGTCCTAGGCCACTAGACGAACAGGACACGGTTACTACTAAAATTGGTTCCGTCAGGTTGGTATCGAACCAACGACCTCCGTCTGGTTGGTGAGTGGGAGAGTCCACCCTACCTGGCCGGTAGGTGGGCCCACTCGGGTGACGGCGCTCTACCAACTGAGCTACTGCGGACACTGAAGTACAACGGTAAAAAGGATGGTTCCAAGCGACACGAATCGAACGTGTGACCTCCCGTCTGTGTATACCAACTCCACCACTTCCCCTAACGGGGAAGCCCGGATTCGAACCGGGGGAACTACGGGCACTCTTCCAAACTGAGCTACGCTGGACACTGATACAGCTACTACGAATTCTTGGCTCCCCAGGCTGGACTTGAACCAGCGACCAACGGATTAACAGTCCGCTACTCTACCAACTGAGCTACTAGGGAATTGATGCGCATGCGAATGGTGGAGAAGGATGGATTCGAGCCATCGTAGGCAAAGCCAACAGATTTACAGTCTGCCCCCTTTAGCCGCTCGGGCACCTCTCCGTCATGATGCATATACATACGGGTGAATCAGAGAGGGCGTTGAGGACACGCACGACGTTCACACAGGCTTCTGGTTAGGAAGCCTGCGCAAGCATCACCCTCTCTAATACATGCTCAGACGCGGTAAAAAGTTACTTTACGTCGTAGTCCGGATCGAAGCACATGTGACTGTGGTTGACCAGCATGTCCGTGAGATCGATGATTTGGAACTGCCAGTGGGAGCCAATCTTGACCGCTGGCGGCACGTACTGTGCGCCTGCAATCTTGGCCTCACTGTCATCGAACTCCACGTAGTGGAACACGCCCCCGAGGATTTGATCCAGGGTCCGCTTGGCGCTTTCCGCATCGATGAACGACTGGAGTCGATTACCGAGCTTGACCCACTGCACGCTATCCTTCTCGGGGGTATCGGGATGAAACTCCAGACTGGCGAAGTAGAGAATCGTGTTTTCCAATACCAGCCGCAAAACGAACATACCTACCTCCTTTTCCGTGTTGACGTCTTTGTAGTGAGTCCCACCCGGCTCGAACTCCTTTACCGGTACGTACCATTTGCCCTCGTTCACGCTCGCCAGGATCTTGGCTTTCATGGCCGCAAAGCTGTGACCGTAAAGGTGAGCAATCTTGCGCGCCATCGTATCGAGGTCGGGATACACTTCGGAGATGGGGGTACCAGGAGTGACTTCCTCGTACACTTGCCAGGCGGTAGCTTCCTGGATCGTCCAGGCAGGCGTATAGTCCGTGGCGGCGGGTCGATCCCCGTAGTAATGCTCCACGCTCATGTCCAGCGCATGGCCATCACGTTTAGTCCACCCGTAGAGGTCCCGACCATCCGGGCGTACCCCAATCAGGGTATAGACTTCGTTGGATTCCTCCCAGCGCTTACGGCACTCGTCCCAGTGCTGTTGGTGCGCCACTAACTGGGTGCCGTCCATCAACGGAATGAAGCGACCCTTCGCGTCACGGGGATGTTCCCAATTCGGGGCCACACGACGGTATGCAATCTTACCCATTAGAACTCCATTTGCTTAACTTGATGTTGCAGTAGCGACAAGAAGCGATCGCTATCGACGTTATCCCCATACGTCGGCCATGAGCAACCCAGATAGAAGTGTGCCAGCACACTCATCAGCTGGTCAGCGACATCGGTGTCGGACACGGTGTTCGCCAGGACCATGGTGATGCGCTCACGCGGGTAGAGCGAAAGGATTGCCTCGACTTGCCCCACCGTCAGATCGACCTTGGCATGTTCGGCCCAAAGTGCTGCCACATCCCGGTACGCTTCATCGGGCGTCGCCATGTAGCGATGGTTCAACGCCTCCATGGTCGCTTGGCTGCGCATGTTGATGATGAAGAGGTTATCCGGATCGGACGCGAGTCGCAGCGTGTTCTTAGCACTATCGATGAACATGTTAGAGCTCTCCTTGAGCCAGGAATCTAAGCAGGTACGGCAGCAGATTTGAGACATCCTCTTCTGTCAGCTGCATGCGGGAACGCGGATCGGAATTCGGATGCGCCGCCATGTCGCGCTTGAGTTGCTCCGAATCAATCCCGAGCCAGACAGCATGCGTACCGGACACGCGACTTTCTTGCAGACTGCTGTCCCGACCATAAAAGTCCTTGAATAGCACTCGCTTAGAACCCCGTGACGTTTCGAGCTCCACGTGCGAGCGCACCGGATGTTTCATCTGGATCTCGAACTGCTCATGCAGGACATTGATCGGGTTGCGCTCTTGACCCGGCAAGCGATCAATGTCTCGTGTCGCTTGCAGTTCCCGGATATAGTGCTCCGGACCATTGAGTGCCCGTAACAGCGTGCGCAAGGCTTCGGCGTCAACGGCAACGTAACGGGTTTCCTTAAAAGCGGACATGCTCATTTTCCTTGTACGTGAGTGTCAAACGTCCAGTTCTTGATGTCAGCGGCCTGGATGAACGGGAAGGCTTTACGTAGCTCCTGCGTGATGTTCTTACGCGCATCGGTGCCCGTCATCATCAACGACAGGTCAAAGAGCGGGTGCTGCAAGGAGAAGTAATGATGTTGGCCAAAGATCGTGACTTCTCCCGTGATGCCGCGCCGCCGCGAGGCGGTTTTGGTCCGACAGTCCGTGGTAAACACCACGTCCGAGTCCATCGCCAGCGTAATCGGCGTGCAGCGCTTGATGGCTGCGCCAATGCGACTTTCGACATGGCGACCCCGACGTTGGAAGAAGTTGTGAAACTCTTTGCCCACTCGGTAAGTCTCGTCCTCATTAGGTGCTTTCATGTGGGCGCCGTTGAGCTTGAGCTCGCCAAAGAGGCTGATGAACTTCGGATCGGGCAGTAACATCTTGACGTAGTCAATCGTGTTCTGCGATTCAGGCAGGTGTACCGGCCCGCTATCTTCGCGGTACTGGATCTGCATGTACACTTTGACGGCTTGATCGGTTTTGGCGTCAGCCAGCGTGATAAACCAATTGGGCAATTCAGCGACGCGCTTCACCTGTTGGGGCAGGGGGACGAAAGTGAAGTGGCAGAAGCTATTTTCCATCGAGATGCGGTGGGTAGTCATTGTAACGTTCTCTATAGTGGGGTCGGGCACGCATTCCTAGCGGGCTTGGACGCCAAGGTCATAAATGGCGAGGGTGTAACCCCTCGCCCAAAGTGCTCTACTGCGAGTTACATCTACCATCATGCGGGTTGGAGCAACGCATCCTCAATGAGAATGGTGTTGATCTTCTCGCGCATCAGCTGGCCAAAGGTAAAACCATGACACAACTGTAACCAACCGGTAAAAGTCAGTCGCCGAGTGGGGCAGAGCGTGACTTTGTGCGTCACACACCAGTCCGCCAACTCGTTTTCTGTCGGAAACGCCGGAGATAACGGCGTACCCAACGTGAGCGTTTCGTACAACATGTACTGGGTGGCTTCCTCGGCTTTCCATACCGGCATGTACTGGTCCTGATGGGGCTCGTTGCCGTAATACTGGTGAAAACAAGTCTGACAGATACCTGCTTCTCGCCGAGTGATCCACTCTTTCGCGTTCAGGGGGTCTCGTACCATCCCGAGCTCCCACATCCGGCGATTTTCTTCATACCGCTGGGAGTCTGATACAAACCGACTCCCGTCCATCAAGGGAACAAACAGCTTGTCGTTCAACTTCGGGTGTTGCCATCCCGCAGCTACTTTACGAACTTCACGACTCATCACTGATCTCCTGGTGGTGATGCCTTGCTTCAGGCTAGGTCGTGCGAAACGCTTCGTAGTTCGAGAAGCCAGTGAGGCAACGTCGAAGCTGCAAAGCGTCCCACAGTGCGTGATGCTGTACTGCACCCTGAAGCGCGCGATCCTGAACATACGGGTCGACGCGCTGTACTTCGAAGACGATACCAGGGATGTCCACCATCGTGCCGGGTCCCGTGATCAGCAGTTCGCTGAAATACTTCACGTCATCCGGCCAGTCGGTGATGATCCGAATCTCGCCTTCTTCTTTCTGCAAATACGCCTGCAGAACCTTTTGGAACTCTTCCACACCTAAGTGCAGAGGCCAAATACCGCTCGGGGTAGCCGCGTCCAGGTACGGGACTACATTGCGTTGCACCCACGGATCGATCGGTGCTTTCGGCCGGGGAAAGACGTTATACAACACCACCCCCAGACTGTTCACCAGACCGATACTCATCAACTCGCCTTTATGGCTGTTGAATTCGAAATCACAATAGATCTTGCCCATTATTTTACCTTCTTGATGATTTCGTCAAACTGCACAATGCAGGTCTGGCGGTCTTTGTAGACAGCGACCTGCAGGTTGACCAGTTGTTTGTCGACTTGCTTATACGTGACGTCGCAACGATAGTCGTCATGCATTTCGAGCATACAGTCAGCGTATGCGCGGAACTTGTGAAAGAGATCCGCGGCGTCCTGGCCTGCGAATGCTTGAACCTGTTCCTCGAGGTTCTGCAAGTACAGCGTGCCCATTTCCAGCAACTCGACTGCGTGCGTGAGATTGTCGAAGACGGTGTAATGCGAAAAGCGCTTGTCGCTTTCGAAGTCGCGCTCGGCAGTGTTCTCCCAGATGGAGAAGCCTGGTTCAGCGATGCTGTGCACACGCAGCGACATGGCGTCGATTTCCTGCACATACCACGGCCTTTTCAGGTCACGATCCGCACGCATCACTGCATCGAACTCAGCGAAGGGATCGGCCGAACCGTGCGGCAGGATCACCACGCGGAACTTCCAGCAATCCGGGTTGCTGACTGGCAGCTCACGAATGGCGTACTGATACAGCGTCTTCAGGCTATCGCGCTCGCGCTCCGCCACGATTGCGTCCACCAGCGTCGGCATCGTCGGACGACCATGCGAGAGGTTCCAGATCACAGCGGCCAGCATAACGCTGTGGTTCCAGGTGTGATACTTATTGCCAGCGGCGAAGAGCGCAGCCAGGGTAGCGTAGTCAAAGCGCTGATTGCCTGACTTCAATGCCTGGAACTGCTCATACGCGCCATTGTCTTTCTTTTCCACTTTTTCACCTCGTTGTAGTAGACCTGTTTAGTTACTGCTCGAGGTTGTAATATATTGCCCAAACTGGTTTCATTACGGCATAAACCAGAGCACCTGCTCCGGACTACTTTCTTATCGTTTTAAGGGAAATAAAAAGCGGGGCAACAGACCTCGCGTATCGGTGGAGAACGAGCTTGCTGTCTGCACCCCGTGGACAAACAAAAAAGAAGGAGGGACCCTGGTCCGGTGTTGGACAGACCAGCGCTGTAGCCCCTCCCCTGAGAGAACTGGTGAAGAAAAAAGTGAAGGCCAAGCGGCAGACAGGAGGAGGTGAGCCTAACCGCCCGGCCTTCGAGAGGAGACCTCTACAATTGCACAAACGAGGAACAGTCTACTACAGCACTACAGCCGCATGCAAAAGACAGCAGCCCGAAAGTTAATCGTTAACCTGCCAGTGTTTGGCCGCAGCAATCACCTTCGCGGCGCGTTCTTCGACAGGCAGCTCGAGAAGACGGCGATGCGCAGCAATGTCCGCTTCGGTGTAGGGTACAATCGTTGCTTTACCATTACCCCACACGGCGCGACCGGGTGCATCCTGGCGCGCTTTGAACCAACGACCCGCGAGCACTTCGACCGGCGAGAGTTCATTGAGCTCATCGCACGAAGTGACCAAGAACGCATTCGATCCTTCCACGCGTTTTTCATGCTGGTTCAGCGTCTCGAGCAACACCTCGGGGGACTGCTCAGCCGCTAAGGTTCCGTCTTGAAAAACCGAATGCATGAAAAGACCCATTGCCACACTCATTGCGTGCCTCCTTAGGCGAAGAATTGCACAGCCAGTAAACGAATCCGGTTAATACGCATGTTCGTGCCTGCTGCCCCCATTTTCCAGTCGGCGAGGATCTGAGGCGAGGGATGCGACTTACTGTGTTTGAGCAGACCACAGGCCAGGTACTCAATCGGAGCCAGTCCACCCAAGGTGTTCTGCGTGGAGGGCTTAGTGAGCGCTTGCCGTGCGGTGTCCGGAATACCTGGCAACGCACACAGCTCATCGAGCAGAGTATCCGGATCGCCAATATTCGCATTGGTGAGTTGCGTGAGCACTTGTGCGCTCTTACCTACAAACATCTGTTGCCAAGCCGTACCCATGATCGTGTCCTTGAAAGAGAGGATGAACTACACAAGATTTCATCCTCTCTCGGCGCGCGTTACTGCTGCTTAGACGACGTGCGTGCCTTCGACTTCCCGTGCAATACGGGCGCGCGTACGACGCTGCAGGGCTTCGATCGCGGCGTTGATGTGATCCAGTGCTTCCTGGTTTTCGTCACAGGCGAACTTGCCGTCCTGGAAACCTTGCAGGCGATGACCGCAGGCCGCGAGCACAGCTTCGAGCGTGACGCCGTTCTGACCGACCACCGGCACCACACCGTTCTGGAACAACAGGTGCAGCATCAGGCTTTGGCCAGCGTAGCCTTCTTCCAACACCGACGGATGCGTTTCCGCATTGAAGCCCGAGAAGACGTAGTAGTGATTCGCACCGCTGACTTCGTTGGCGTTATCGCCGACGGCGACGAGCAGCTGCGTGTCTGCACCTTCGACCAGATGTTGGGTAATCACGGCACCCTTCTGGCGACCGAGGGCGCGCGCCTGCGCTTCCTGTTCCAGCCGCACAGCAGTATCTTCCGGTGACTCACACGGGTCGCCCAGATGATCGCCTGCTGCATCCGTTTCGTAAGCGGCAGTGATGACGATGTCTTCGAGCGGCACGTCTTGATGAAAGCCCCTGCTGCCGGTCTTCACCTGACGGATCGCGTCGATCACTTCTTCACCGACGATCACCTTGCCGAATACAGCGTAGCCCCAGCCTTGCGGCGACAGCGACGAGTGATTCAGGAAGTCGTTGTCGTTCACGTTGATGAAGAATTGCGCGGTTGCCGAATGCGGGTCGTTCGTGCGAGCCATCGCGATCGTGTACAGTTCGTTCTTCAAACCGTTTTGCGCTTCGTTCGCGATCGGTGCATCCGTTTCGCGTTGGGTCTTCATGTTGGCTTCAAAGCCGCCGCCTTGCACCATGAAGCCGTTGATCACGCGATGGAAGATCAGACCGTTGTAATGGCCCTTGTTCACGTAAGCGAGGAAATTCGCGACAGTCTTGGGGGCACGCTCATCGTCGAGCTCGACGAGGAAGTTACCCTTGGTGGTTTCGAATAGAGCGTGTTTCATGGCGTGGTGATATGATTGTAAGAGTAGCGTGTGGCCGAGAGGTCTTAAACCGGATGGTATTCGGGTGAAGCCCGATACCGCGCAGCGAGCGTGTCTGCTGCAACAGCTTGCAGGTTTTCCTGCGAGACATACTGCGGCGCTCTGAGCGCGTTCAAGCGATCGATGTCCAGATCGTAGCCAACGAGCATCACGTCGGTGAGTACAATCTGAACGAGGTCGTCCCGAATCTTCTTGCGAATGTCGTCATCGGCCAGCGCAGGCGTATCGGGAAACTGGAATCCCCCCTCGCCGATTTGCGACGCGTAGAAACACGTGTCACCCAGGTGCAGATTCACCCGACCGGCGACTTGCGCTTCAACCGTGATAACAATGCCCGCGGCTGTGAACGGATCGATCACGTTCAAAATCTTGCCGTTGACGTCACGCGTGTAGCGATCCAGGCGAACCGAAAGTCGGTGATCTTTCAGCTCGATCGTACGGTACGAGCCAGTAGGTCCGGGACTCAACGGCACATTGATCGGTGCACAGACGTACTGCTCGCCGATCTGTAGATAGACGTTTTCCAGCAATGCCTTGTGACCGATGTGATCCGTCATGTCGAGAAGCGCTGTCTCGAGTAGCGCTTTGGTTTCTCCCAATGCCAGCACTGAGAACGCCGCCCCAAAGCGATACGGTGCCGTGAGGACCGCCTCGTCGTCGATCGTCGCACTGCGTTGCAGATCTGCCACAATGTAACTGGCGGCTTCCGGTCGCACGATAGGAACAATCCGTGCCCCGCGGAACCGTTTGAATTGTTGTGCTTCCACTTTCCGTCCTTTTCTTTTAAGTTTGTTGACGCACTCCACAGATTGCTCTTTGATACTTCTCTGTCTTACCGTCCTTCTTTCGATTAAAGCGGTAGTCCTCAACAGGGTCGTCGACACGTGAGGGCGTGTCGTTTGGACCAAAGAACTTTCTGCAGGCTGCGTCCCTTACTTAGTCATCGACTTATCGTTGGCTTGCGAGTCCAACCTTACGTCACCTTTTCGTTTCAGGGTACAACTTGCCTTGACTCCGGTAGCACCGTAAGTCTTAGCCGGACGATTTGAGTCAGCGTATCAACTTGGCGGTATCTCGCTGGTGTGTACATACCCGACGGGCAGCACACCTCCTAAAAGGATCGTGAACCTTTTGCTCTTAGGGGAGCGAGAACTCCCCTTTCGCGGGCGTTACACCCACGAATTACCAATCGTCCCTTGAGAAGGGTGTCTTAACAGATGGACGATTGATAACCGTTGCCGACTTGCACGGCTCATCAGAGAGCTTACTACGCAACCCGGAAAATGGGGTTGTCTGCCTCACGCATGCGCTTCAAGAAGTCGCGATGTCCATGGCGCTTGAGTTGACCTTCCAAGAGGTCGGCCGCTTCAAAGCACTCGATCATCTTGTTTTCAATGACCACCGCCACAGAGCCCTTACACTTCTCATCGGACTCCAACGACGTGCGCAGCTGATACGCTTCAGAGCGCGTCGTTTCAATCGCAATCCACAGTGCTTCTGAATAAGCACGTGAATATTCGATCGGTTTAAAGTTGTTGTCGTTCACGATTATCCCGTTTGATCTGAACAGCATGTCTCTTTCCAGATTATGCCGCACCTCAGTAAGTTTTCCTATTCTGTTGTTTCCTTTAATAAATCCCTGTTATTACGGCATAAAGGCAGGACCGAAGCCCCGCCTTTATTAGACGCGCTTAGGCGCCTGCTTGTGCTTCGCCACCTTCGGACGACGGCGTGCCGTTGGCAGCGTGCGTCGTGCCGTCGGCCGGAACCGCGTAGCCGACTGCCGTCACGAACGGACCCGTGGCCGGGGGTGCTTCGCCTGCATCGACGAAGGGAACGTTGTTCGTCGAAAACGCGCCCGACGGGGTTTGCTTCGCTTGTGCCGGATTCTCGATCGCGACATTCACGCGCGAGCCACCGGTCAGGACCTTGACGATCGTGCAAGGCAACGGATCGATGTTGGTGACGGTAGCACCCGTGCCGTCCAGACCCAGTGCGGGCGACGTGAATTGCGGGAAGTACTGAGCGGCGGTGTTATTTGCTGCAGGCATCGATGACTCCAGTTAAGAAAGGGAAAAGGCTACTGCATGTGTGCCGAACCGAAAAGCTTAGTTCGGATCTTGCGCGACCGGGGTTTCCGGAGCCTCGACGGGCGTACCCGTCTCGTCGGCCATGATCTTGACCGGCGTGTAAGGCTGCGCGCTGTCTTCCGGGTTGGCCGGGGGATTGATCGGCGAGAGCGGCATGTTCCAGCCCGCTTTCTGATACGGCACCGTCTTGGGCGGCGGGAAGGCCGGAGCGTCGTTCGGGTCCACACAATAACCACCCACACCAGGGATGATGTTCGTGTAGGGGCGTGCCGCGTATTCGCTATCGAAGTACGGCACGTTCTTCAGCATGTACTGGCGACCCGTGGGACCCGTGACCGTGAGGTTCACTTTGAGCGTCGGACCCACATAACGAATGGTGGCGTTCAGCGGCGTGATCGCTTCGATCGCATTCAGGTCAGCCAGCTGGCCGCCGCGTTCCGGATAGAACTGGACCGCTTGGCCGATTGTCGGTGCACCCATCAGATCCCCCAGAGCAGAAACGGGTTGAACAACGCCATCGATTGGAGCATGGCGCGCTGTGTGACGCCATTCATCAGCATGGCGTACGTCATGAAAGACATGTCAGATTCCTTTTATTGACCACCGCGGAACTCAGGCGGCGGCATCGGGATTTCGGAGTTTTGCTTCAGCTTCACGCCCCAGGCCGCAGCGAGTGCTTGGCCCGAGATCGCTACGCAGCCACCCGAGAAGGCGAGACTGTTAAACGAGTGATTCTTCAGCGTGTCGTAGATTGTGAGTGCGATGAAGACAAAGCCGCACAGCAGCACAAATCCGTAACCAATCAGACGGGCCGGGTCATAGTCACCGTTCCAGTTCTGGAACATGTCGCCGAAAGTCTTGGCGATCAAGGCGCGCGTTTCTTTCATCGTGAGCTTGTCACGCAGCCATTTCAAGAAGGCCAGGAATTTGGCGCTCATGTTAGTTTCCTTTATTGATCGTCCGGCGGAAAGTCCTCTAGCGGAATCGTGACTCCTGCCAGCTTATGGGTCGAATCACCACAGTACACCAGATAGCCGCCTGTGATGAAGTAGTGGCACACCACATCCACTATTTGCTCATAATGATCGGGCTTTCGCGTGGGCAAATCGAGTCGCTCGTCAAAGCGTCGCGTATAGCGCAGCAGCAGCGACGGATGGCAGGTAAGTTGTTCGTTGAATTGACCATTCCACGTCCAGACAGGATGTGGGTGGGCTTGAAGCTGCTGTGCAACATAAACCACATGGTTCATATCGCACGCAGGACAGTAGTGAACAATTCCGATTCGATGATTCGGATCTTTCGAATCGACCAGCCAGCGCAACTTCTTCGAGTCAGTCATGATCCTCCGTCCATACTGCGACGCCATAAAGCCAAAAAAAAAAAGATGGGGTAAGAGGAGGCGAGTCAGACACCCGAAGGCATCTGACTCACAGAATGAAGCTCACGCTGGCATGCAGCAAAGCTCCTGGCCTAAGAGGATGTGATTAAAGCGCTGGGCGACTGTGTCTTGGGCGGCATACAGCCACTGGATGCACTGCAAGCACATGTAGGCGAGTACCGCTAGAGCTGTGATCGGCAAGCCCACGAACCAGGCACCAAAGGCCAAGAAGGTGTAGACGAGCACGGCAATCACCATCTCCGTGCCGGGGATGAGATTCGCCGAGAGGAACGACTTTTGCAGCCAGAGCGTCAGCTTGCTTTGGGGGTCTTGAATCGTGAGAGAGACGAACGCCCTCACGACCCAGAACGCGACCAGCGCAACGAAGACGACCAGACCGATTGCGTATGCGATGGCCATGATAAAATTTAGTGAACAGTGGGGGATTGGGGGCGAGCGGCTTGCGACACAGGCGCATTCGCGTCGGCCAGGATCGCCTTCAGGTCTTTGTCAATATCCTTAATCACGGCTTGCATCATGAGGTCCAGAAAACCCATGCCGAGATCTAACGTCGCATTGATTGTCTTCTCAGCGAAGATGCGGTCTTGAGCCGTTGAGTCGTACTCGCAGGTGCCATGCACGAGCGACAGTTCACGACGATTCGCTTCGGCCTTCTTTTCGTTGGCGTAGGCCACGTTCAGGTAGATCACGTAGGCGAACATGCCCACAAGCAGCGCGCTCGGAATGATGGCGGAAAGGTTTGGGTGAATGAAGTTCAGCATGGTAAGACTCCTGGAAAAGATTGATCAACTCATGGAAGACGCAGAGGAGCCCGAACTCCCCTGCGGGTACTACAGTGCTACAGTGCTACAGCAACCCTTAGGCTGCAGCGGCTTGGGCGCCATTGGCGGCGTCCTTGCCTGCGCCGTTGACCGGCGACATCATCGAGTCGATGGTCTTCGCTGCCTTCTTCGCCGCGCTACGGCGACGCAGGGCCTGGATGCCCTTGTAGCCGCCGAAGCCGACACCGGCGCCGCCGATAACACCACCAGCGATGATTGCGATCTTGATTGCGAGTGCTTGATTCATGGTAAAGCTCCTATAACGGTTTAAAGTAACTACCTGTTGTACTACGGGGGTGCACGCTCTTAAGCGACGTGCTTACTGTCGCCGAGTCATCAGCGAAAACCAGACCAGCAAAGTCAGAACCACGAAGACGGTCCACTTGCCACTACGTTTCTTGGCCATGATTACATCACAATCAAGATGTAGATAAGCGCCGCCAGAAAGAGGATCTTGCGCATCACAACTCCTTAGAAGGAGAAGCTCGCGAACTTCTTGGAGGTGCTTTCCTTGAGTTCACCGAGCTTACGGTTAAGCACCATCACGGCACCGATCACGACCGTGAAACCCATCACCGCGGCGAAGATGCGATAGTCGGCGTGCACGAGCGAGATGATCGCCGCGCCCACGATACCGGCATTCAAGATCTCGCTTTCGCCTGCGGTCTTTTGTGCGTGGTGAAACATGGCGCGCACCCGCTCCACACTGGGGTTCTTCGCAGAACGGGTATGAAAGTTGTACCACACGCCCATGGCGAACGAGATCATGCCGATGATTTGCAAAACGATGAAGAGGGTTTCGAACATGACGTTCTCCTTTAAGCGAAGTGGAATGAAGGGCGGCTCATAACTGCCCTGATCGTTTACTGCGCGAAATCTTCCCCTTTGGGCCAATGCCAGGCTGGGGGGTCATTCGGTTGATGGTCGACATCGCGCTCCGCAATATCGATCCAGTTCTGAATCGTCACGTAGGAGACGAGACAGCACACCAGTGCCAGTCCCAGGAAGATCGCAAGCAGATGCAGCTCGACGTACACGGCGCCCGCGAAGAGCACCGTGAGCAACAGCGTCGTAAGCACCGAAGGACGCCGCGTCACGTTGTAGTCCTCCAGGTTCTTCTGTGCGCTGGCGCGACGATTGGCGATTTCATCATTCGTCAACTCGTCTTCGGACTTGATCAAGCCCAGCCACGTAGCGACACGCACCACCACCTTTTTCAAGGCACGGAAAATATGCTTCATGATAACCCTCCTTAGGGTCGAGTGAAATTAGGCAAATGCTGCTTCAGCCACGAGATCCATCGGCACGTCGTTCTTGCGAGCGATATGCATCGTGATGGATTGCTCGATGGCACGAGCCAGTGCTCCTGCAGCAAAGACGCCGATGGCCGACGCCGTGAAAGCCCAGCCCGCTGCGAGAACCAGGCCCATCGTCACGTACAGAATCGCTGCCCGCATAAACGCCGGGGAGAACTTACGACCACGCAACTGCTCGCGATCCATCTTGACATTCGCCGCCGCGATTTCCACCACTTGCTTGTGAATCGGTGCCTTCTTGAACTTATCAAGACCTTCGATCGTGCTCCAGGCGAGGATCACGGCGAGGATAACGAAGACAACAACGTAATAGACGACGAGTGCAACCATGATAATCTCCTAGACCGGCGAAAAGGTGAATGAGTTAGTACGCGTACACGCCTGCTTGTTCCAGGGTGTCGTGGTGACGTGCGACACGATGCATCAGCAGCTTCGAGATAAGGTGCGAAGCAGCGTCGCCTGCGTACCAGATGCACAGGACGGCTGCACCATAGAAGCCAACCAGACCCAGGAACACGCCGAACACAAAGAAGAACGACACGAAACCCAGATCGAAGTCGATCGAACCCGCTACCGAGAGACGTTCTTTGGTGCGCTCGATGTCACGGGCTTGATCAGCCGCGTCTTTCTTCAAGAACTTCTTGTAGGCGCCGATCGCGCCGCGCGCTTTGATAGCGCCGATGATCAGGATAGCGAGGGCGAGGATAGCCACGAAGAGAGCGACGGACATGAGAGGTTCCTTGTAATCAGTAATGGGGGTTATGCGGGCGTAACGTTCAAGCCACGACCTGTTTGCCAGAAGCGGACCAGGTAGATGTCCTTAAGTTGTTCCAGGAAATCCGCGAAGCAGCAGGCAAAGCACAGCGTGAAGAAGAGCGAAGTGAGCGACAGACCAGCCATCGCACACACCAAGGCGAGCGCCGCAGCGATCATGAAGTAGCTCGCATCAGGCAGCGGATCGTTGTCGATCTGTACCGACAGGCCCTTCGCAGCCAGGCGCACTTTCTTGATCTCGATGTACGACGCGCAGAATTCCTGCGTTTGTACGGTCAGCAGTTTCTTGGCTTCTTCCATGTTGATCGCGAAGAGCACGAGCAGCAACGCTGCGATCACAAACAAAGCGAACAGGATGATCATGGTGATGCTCCTTAACAGGTGTTGGGGTAGAAGCTATTTGCTTCAGTTCAAGTCGGTTATATAGGTTTGAAATCTTTTTCAATCCACTTTTCAAGTGGGTTCAAAGAGAGTCCAAGCCAGGGAGCCGAAGCCCCCTGGTAACTAACTTACATCCACTGGCACAGCGGATGCAGCTGCTTCGGACGGTAGTTGCGCGCCGGGTTCACGCGCATCAGCAACGTACGCGTCACACAGGCCACTGCGCCCAGGAAGGTGAATACCGCCGCAGCCTTCCAGCCGAAGTGGAACAGCATAGCGGCCACCGCCAGGTAAGCAATCGGCGTCCCGATGTCTTGCCACAACTCCAGCATGCGGCGTGTCGGTGCGACGAACATCACACGACGGCACCAGTCGGTAGCCGGATGATTGATCGGTCCGAGTGCTCCCACCAGCATCACGACGGTGTGGAATGCAAAACTGTATGCCATCACTCCCGTCACGATCATTTCGAATGTGCTCATTTGTAACTCCTAGTTTGATTTAGTAGAGGGTTTGAGTTCGATACTGGTTTGAACTCAGCCGGGGAATATATGTTTGAATTTTATTTGAATTTGCTCAAAAAAGAATCGACGTCATAAAGGCGAGCCCGAAGGCCCGCCTCTAGGTCTATAGGTGATGGTTTGAAGTGAGGCGACGAATCTCCTCACTCTGATGCTCAATCACTTCAGGAGGTACATCAGCCTCAGGCGGATAGACAATGTAGTTGCCATCACTCGGCTCCTCCACGTCAACACGCTTGCCGCTCTTGCGATCACGACACTCGCCCTTCTGGCAGTGCACCAGTTGGCCACCCAGTTCCTCCACATCCGACAGTACCGTCTCCACACTGTCGTACTGGTGTGTTGCCGCGTACTTTAACTGGGCGTACCGGTGATACTTCGTCGCCAACAACGTTATCGCCACCAATACGACTACGAGAGCGATAATGACTTTCTTGGACCTTTTGGTCTCTCTAACTGGCATGATCTTCCTGAGGTAAGCCGGTTAATCTTTCAGACTGTCGAGGTACGCACCATCAATACAACCTTCCGGGTCCAGTGTGATAAGAAAGGTTGAAAAGTGGTGTACCGTAAAACGCCGCTGAGTGGGAGGCGCGCTGACTTGTCGCACTCGAACGATGCGACGATTCTCTTTACCGGTGTAAACGAGCTCGAACGCGATGTCAAAGTGAAGTTCTCCGCGCGGAGAGAATTCCCGCGCTTTGGACTGACCGACCCACACATGGCTTAACACTTTGTGGAACGTTGCACTATTGACACAGTTACGACGCATGTACTCCAGCCCGCGACGCTCGTCAATCTCCTCATTCACGTACATCATCAGGCTCATCGCTCTCTCCTAAGCGTAGTGCGTCTCCCAGACTGGATTGCGCAGCCGAATGGTCTCGATGACTTCCTGCTTGTCATTGAGAATCTGCACTTTGATGACGTCTTCCATGTCCACCAGCATGCCTTCAGCCTGGTCGTCCCATTCCTTACCAAAGAGTCGGATCAGAAAGAGCGTGCTGGCATCGAAGTCAAAGACCTTCTTCGGAATCACGAGCTTCCCGATTTCCTCGACGACATTATGGGCATGCCAGAGTGTCGCAAATGGCACAGCATCCTCAACCTTCTCTACCAGCGTCCACAGGTAAGGCTGATTCAGATCCGCCAGTCCCAGAAAGACACGCGCTTGTTGCCACCGTTTAAAACGCAACACATACATCACGACTCTCCTTACGCCGCTACCGGCACTTTGAGCGTACGCAAGAACCGCTCCATGTCTTCCATCGGCTCCGCCATGTTGCCCCACTGCACCGGTGCGATGTCGCCATAGGTGGTCTTGAGAAACAACTCGACCGCCTTCTTGCTCATGTCGCTCTTGGCGCGCAAGAACCAGTACGCCGTGAGTAGCGACATCTCCTTGATTTCGCCGTGTTTCAGGAACAGCACCCGACTCGGTTCGGGTGTGTGCACCGAGACGGTTTCGGCGAAGATGATTGGCGCGAAGAGCAAGCCCGTGACCTGGTAGCGGTTGTTCAAGAATTCCATCTTCTCCTGAATGGAGACGGCAAAACGACGCTCCATGTCAAAGAGGATAAAGCTCGGTCCCAACGGCGTACGCGAGAGGATCGGTGGCATGGCCGATTCCACGAAGAGGTCACCCCCGATGTGGCGCAACTGCAAGTCGGTGAGCAACCGATGCATGGTCGTGATGATTTGTGCGTTTTGAATGTTCATTGCTAGATGTCAAACAACTGATGGTGGAAGGTCTTGTAGTGCTGACCATGAAACTGAAGGTCCAGTATCTTACTCTCTTCGTAAAGCTGATTAATCTTCTCGAGGAACTGCTCGTCGGTATCCATCCAGCTCAACACCTTGAATACATCCACAAGCCACTGGGCGAGCTGCTGTGACCGGCGAATCCCCACCGGCAGGAGCTGCGCATGCCAGCACTGCGTATCACCCGGCACGACGCGATTGGCGGTGATTGTCAACGTGAATGGCGCGTTCGGTCCTTCCTGGCCCAGCAGCACCATCCCGCCAGTCTCCGGCGAGATGAGGGTCAGGACCTTCTCGCGATCGTAGCGCGAATGCATGTAGTCCAGCGAATACTTCATATCCTGATCCTGCTCGCCCGCAGCGATCATGTTACGAACCAAGATATTACCGAATTGAATCAGACTGGACTGGCGGATCTGCATGCTGTACTCTCCTGGTTAAAGTGGGTCATGCCCCTTATTTCAATTGATGGGTCTGTGGCGTCAAAAACACTTAGTCAGCATAAAGACGGGACCGAAGTCCCGTCAGGCTAGGCCGTTTCGCTCTGTTGTGCGGTCCGATAAATTTCCATCCCCCGAATAAGCCCCGCTGCAGTGAGGTCCAGGTTCAGGCGCGCGCAGGCGCGATGCTCACGGGTCACCCGCTGACCTGCCGGAAAGTCAAAGAGCACCACAAAGACGCGATCGAAGATGTCGCGCCCTACCCGCCAGGCGGCGTTGCGCGCTCGCAGATTCGCCATGCCTTCAAACTGTACCTCCCCCATCTCGTCCATCTTACGGGCGAGCTTCAGTTGCGTCGCCTCGTTCTTACAGAAAGGCCCTAAGAGATTCAAAATCTCCTGGTACGAAAGGGTTTCGCCTTGCACTGAGCGCAGGTCGTACACGCCGCCTGTTTTGCTGGCTTTGATCCGAGTCGGGCAAAAGCCTTCCTTCAGATAACTGCACAGCTCGCGGTAGAGCTTTACGCCGTAGTATTCACGAGTGATCTGGTCGCGATACTGGCGATGGGTGTATTGATCCTTGCCGATTTCCTTGGCACGCAGCTTAGCAGCGCGCACAATCCAGGATTTAATCTTCTCGGCTTCTTCTTGCGTTACTGCAATCATGCTACCTGCTCCGAAATTTTTTGCCATCTCATAAGTGCTGAGGGTAAAAAATTGACGGGCATAAGAGAGGACCCGAAGGCCCTCTCTCAGTTACTCGTAGGGTACCGACGGCGCGGGATTCACAATCCCCACACTGCCAAAGGTCCAGCGGGAAAACAGATGCACGCCAAAATCCGTAATCATGCCGGTCGTCGGATCGAGCTTGTACGACATCCGTGCATAGCGCGGTTGCTTAAGCGCAGTAGCGTCCAGCGCGACCGCCGAGGCGATCACTGCGAGATCCAGCGACGGATCGCTCGTGTAGTACATGACGAACTGCTCGGGTGTCAAGACCTGGTTGTGCTCAGCAAACTTACGCTGGGCAAACGAGATGAACCGGTAATAACTGTCCCGCGCCTGCCAGCCCGCCAGCGTGGTCTGATCCGAGTACATAATCAGATCGTTCCAGAAGGTTGCTGCATCCGTTGCCACTAAGGAGCCGTCACGCGGCACCTTACTCCAAAAACCTGCTGCCATGTTCGGGCTCCTTTTTTCCTCACACAGGATGAGGCGAGGCTCTTAGGGCTGGATGTCGCCGTCTTCAGGGACTTCAGGCAGCGGGGTGGTGGCGTAGGACTTCACCCGCTCCGGATCAAGCGTATTCGGCTCTGGCAACACCAGTTCCGGGACTTTCAGGCCGTAGGCCGGATACAACAGCTCGATGCCTTGACGATCGGTCTTGATGTGGCCGGTCTGCTCGAGGAAGCGTTTGACTAGCTCGAACGAGACGTTCGCAATGCGCTTCATGTCCACGGTCCATTCCTGCGACCACTTGGCTTCCCCCTTGAGCATCATGACCACCATCAGCACGATGCCTGTGGGGACACCCTGCTTAGCGACAGCAAACGCATGCAACTCACGACCTTCCTCCGGCAGCTTGCACGAGAGTGTTTCGATCGGCTTGCCATCCCACTGCAGTGCACCGTGCGTGAAATAGAGGCCGCAGTCGGGCAGCTCGCGCCGCTCAATGTCCAGCAAAAGCCGCATGAAGAATTGCTTCTCCAGCGGCGTTTCCATGCCACAGTTTCTGATACGCACTACTTCTCTCCTAGGTTATTGCGACGCCGGACGCAGGTTCACTGCATGCGACTTGCCAGTAGCGAATTGCTTCGAGACGTCTCCGTCCACCAGCGGCTTGTACTTGTCCAGGTCCAGATGCGGGTAGCCCACGATGTGCAGCGCCGCCCCACCAGGAAATGAGCCGAGCGCCGTCTTGTAGGAGCGGGTGGCATCAATCAACGCGGTCTGGTTGTTCTGGAATTCATCCCGTCCGGCCTGAATGATTTCCTGGAGCTTACGATAGACAGTCGAATCGATCTGCGGGTTCTGCTCGTGAATCGCCTGGAACACCGCTTTCGCGCCGTCCGTCCCATAGCGGTTTTGCAACGCCGCCGTGATCACTTCCTTGATGTCGGACTTCTGCATGTCGGTCACCTGAGCGGCTTCCTGCACCTTCTGCGTGTAGTTCGACAGGATGTTTTGGTTGTTCTGGTAGACCGCGTCGATGTGTTGCTCGAAGCGATTGCCCGAGTTGTACGCCCCGACCAGGGCGCCACCGACCACCATGACCGCCAAAATGATGAGCCCGAGCACAGTCAGCAGAGCAAAGACGAGTGTCTTGTTGGTGCCGTTGGTTTGTGTGGTTGCCATGTTCTTTTACTTCCTTTTTAGTAGCGATAGCGCCGACGGCGCGGTTTATGAAGAAAGAGGATGATGCCCGCGGCAGTAGCGGCCAGTGAGAGCAACGCAATGATGACACAAGCCGACATCGAGGGGGTCGACTCCCAGGCGAGGTAGTTGAAGTCCTTCATGTGCTTGCGGTGGAAGTCGCGGTTGACCCAGCCGCCGATTAACGTCGTCGTATCGACAGGGTCAAGCGTGCCCTGGTCTTGGAGCGCGTCAGCCAACTGAATCTTGAAGGCTTCGTTATCCGTCCAACTAAAGACACGGGCCCAATCGATTTTCGGATAGTGACTCGTCCCGATGACCGCGACCACGTCGTTTTTCTTGCCGCCCAGCCAAGCCGCTCGAAGAGCATTGGCAAAATTAGGATCTTGAACAGTCGTAAGCACAATGATGACATTGACTTGTTTCCTCGGCCCGAGGGGACGCAGCATCAGTGATAACTGCTGGTTCCAGGCATTGTGTTTGAGCTCATCCATGGGTACATTGCCGACCAACAAGACCCGATTGATCTTGTAGTAGTCGTAGATGTTATCCGGATAGGACGGAATCACTGACTGGTAGCGAGCAATCAGGGTCTTCTGTTCTCGCGTATTAAAGAGCGAATCCTTCGCCCCCATTACGTAGTTCACGAAGTAGTGATCCTGCGAGACAGGATCGCCCGAGTGCGCCTCAGTAAAACGCGGCGGCTCATCGATACCTTGCTGATCCACGCGCCGGATCTTGATGTCCTTACCGGCGGTGTTCTCGAGCTTCCAGTCCACATCGTAAGTGTGCTCGTAACAAGTCTGGCAGCTTTGTCGCCCGTCCTTATCTGTCGTACAGTTACAGGAATAGCTGTGCTGGCACGACACTTCTTCGCGCACCTTCTTGGTGATCTCCCCGTTCCAGATCTCGGTGTCGACCCGATTGTGAAAGAGCACGCTACCGTAACCGATCACCACCACCAGCGGACCCAGTACGGCCAGTGCAATCAAGGCATTGCGTTCAAACTTCTTGCGATGCCAGAAAAGTGCACCGGCGGTGAACCCACCACTGAGGGCGAGCAGATAGAGAAGAGATTCCATTTTCTTTCTTATTAAATCCCAAGTTTCATAATGACGACCATCAGGATCGCCGCTAATACGACATACGCAATAACCAACCCTACCATGACGCGGCGCCACCAACGCGCTTTTTGCTTAAGCTCAGGCGTGTCTTCAAAGAGCGGGACTTGTTGCCAACTCAGATAGAGTGCCGCCAGGAACGGCAAGAACATCACCAGTACAATGCCCTGCCAAATGACCGGCCCCGCATGACTCGTTTCCGTCGAGCCCATGTTGGCTACGGCGACAGCAGCCACCATCCCCGTGGCGATTGCGATACTCATGATTGTCCTTTCTTGAACTATTAATCAACACACACCGTAAGATAACGGCACTGTGTAAATTTCCTAGACAAGTTTGGGCTGTTCGTCATCAGTAAGGTTGGCAGCTTTGGAGAGCACAAGGTTATCCACGACGCCTTGGGCGTTGATGATAAAAAGCGCATCCACTTCAACCGTAGGATGGTGAGGCTCTTGCCCGACGATACTGAGCTTGAGCTGATACGCCAGCATCTCAGCGTCTTCGCCATGAAAGTCAAACACTGCCTTGACCTTCTGGAGCTCGAGCGTGCATTCGACGGCGTCGGTGTTATAGCTCTTGCCGTAGAGCGAGAGCTCTTGGGTGACCCACTCCCGCGCGAGCCGGAACATGTGGGGTTTGCGTGCGGGGTCCATCTGAGGGTCGAGAAACGCAAAGATCGCGTCGAGCTGACTCCCGTTTGCAGCATCGCTTAACATAATCTGGTTGTTGGACATACGGTTCTCCTGATTGATGACATAGCAGTAATATAGGTGCGTAATCTTTTTCGGTAAGTAAAAAAATATTGGATCGTATGAAGTGTATTTTTTCGCTTCGATCACTACCGACAGGGGTTAGCATGAGTAACAGTAAGTACAACCGTAAACTGAAGACGCCCGATGCGCGCGACTTCGTTTACCAAGGCCACAAGACCTTCGGTGCGGCACTGATTCCGCCCAAAGCGGATTTGACGCCTTACCTCGGCCCGGTCTTCGATCAAGATCAACTCGGTAGCTGCACGGCCAACGCCTGCGCAGGCGCGCTTGAATACGAACAAAACATCCAGAACAACAACGACAACGCGGTGCAACTCTCGCGGCTGTTCCTGTACTGGAACGAGCGCAATCTCGAAGGCACGGTGGATCAGGATTCGGGCGGTCAGATTCGGGACGTGGTGAAGGCCGCCGCGCAATACGGTGCGCCGCTCGAAACCACCTGGCCGTACAACGAACAAGCGTTTCGTCAGAAGCCCTCGCTCGAAGCGTACAACGAAGGCCTGCAACATCGGGCGCTGCAGTACGAAGCAGTACCGCAAGACCTGACGGCATTCAAGCACGTGCTGGCAGTGCTCAATCGACCGATTCTGATCGGCATCATCGTGTACGATTCGTTCGAAGCACCGCAGACGATCGCCTCGGGTGTGGTACCGATGCCGGGTCCGACTGAAACCTGCCAAGGCGGTCACGCCGTGCTTGCGGTAGGTTACGACGACAGCAAGCAAGCGATTCTGGTCCGCAACTCGTGGAACACGATCTACCCGCCTGCCTGGCCGGGTTCGAACGAGCGCGGTTCATTCTGGCTGCCGTACGAGTACCTCATGAATCCGCAGCTCGCTGAAGACTTCTGGGTGATCACTCAGGTCGCTGGTTAAAGAAAAAAGAAAGAGTAGCATAGACGCCCTCCCCGTAACGGGGAGGGCTTATGCCGCTTAGACCTTCAGGTCAACGTTGATCATCGGCACCGAGTAGTCACGACCTTCGCAGTTGATTTGGAGCAAACCGCTATTGCACTGCTTAACAAGCGTAGCGTCCTTGCCAATGATGCGTCGGATGTCGCCGTCGATGCCGATGTCACGGAGCGGATTGACAGTCACTGCCTTACCGATACTGTCTGCAATTTGTTGCTTTTTCATTTGCTTTGCTCCTCGGAAAAGACTTAGTTGCCTTCGGCTACTTCCTTGACTTGGTGCCACGTCCAGACGCGATACTCGGTCGCGTAGTCAGTGGTGGGGCTGAAGGGGTCCCGCAGGCCGTTGCGATCGAAGGACTCGCGCGTTGCCACTGGGTGCTCGCCACCTTGATCGAGGTTGTACTTCTGGCTGAGCTCGTTGCGACTGAGCTTCACATCCTCTTTACAAAGGTCGATTTCTTGCTGGGTGAGACACATGACTTCTTCCTTCTTAGGCTGAGTGATTGGGATGCTGGCCGCCCGCTGCCGCGCGGTAACGCGGGTGTTGCCAACCAGCTTCCTTCGCGACACCGTGCACCTTGCCCAACACGCCTTCCGAGTACTCCGGAGCGACGACCAGACCTTCCAGCGCACGCCACTTGTTGTACAGATCGACCAAGAAGCGCTTGACCATATACCGGATCGCCATGTTGTGCTTATGCAGGTCCGTCTTCTCAGCGTGGCGAGGATCGTTCTTCAGGCGGTTCTTGTAATTGTTGTAGATCACCGCATACGGGCTCGGTTCGACGACTACCGTGTGACCCTTGGCGCGCAGATAGATGATGACAGCTTGGTCTTCGTCCATCTCCGCGTAGTCCTTCGGATCAAAGCCTTCTTCCTTGGCCAGTTCCAGTCGACGGACTGCGCCGACCTTCTTGCCATCCACGGTGGAGATGCCTGCGCGCAAGAACGAGGTACCCGCCACACCGATCAGCTTAGTCTTCAGGAACGGGTTGAAGGTGATCGAATCCCGCAACGCCTGCTCGCCCTCGCGATTGGTGTATTCCTTCTGCACCAAACAGAAGTCGCGCCGCGAACGACCAACTGCCTCGAAGGTCACCGGGTACTTGCCTTCGGCGAGCATCGGCAGATCGAAGTTCTTGCTGTCGGCGTACCAGGCGTCGATTTCTTGCCCGCGCACGGTCTGCTCACGACCCTTGTCGTCGACGTACTTGCCAATATGCACCACGTCCAGCCCAGCGAGCTTCCACAGGCTTGACGGATACTCGGCCTTGGTGATGTCGATTTCGGAGACGATGATGCCCGCCAAAGCCGGACCAATGCCGCGCACCCCGGACAAGAACTCTGTGTAGATCGGGATCTTCTTCAGAATCCGCTCCATGTCCTTGAAGTGGTGCTCTTCGTTCTTGAGCGTGTTCAGGTAGTTATCCACCAGCAGCAGTTCGCTGTAGTGCGTGATGAGCTCGTCGCCCTTGAATTTCTTCTCGGTGGGAAGCTTAGCGGTCATCGTTTCGATGGCTTCTGTGGTGTCGTCGTGGTGCTCGTCGATGATGCCGTCAGTGATACGACGATAGGACTTGCGCAACTGCTCGAGCAGGTTCTTTTCCTGCTTCTCGAGTTCGGCCTCGCTCATGCCGTCCTGACGCAGACCGAGCTTGGCTTTGAAGCTGGCGGTCACGCGGTTCCCCATCTGAATGCGCAGACCCTGCATGTCGTAGGCTGAGCGCACCATGGTGCGAATCACAGCGAGATTCGGGTTGTAGGTCGGGGCGATGATCGGGGTATTCATGATTCGGTTTCCTTGTTTCAATTGTAAGTGGTTGTATACGCGTTGGTGTTACACTAGCTGCTCTTGGGTGAGAGTCTACTGGTTTGATACACTACGTCGTCATGGATGAATACAGCTTACTGATGCACTAGTTGTTCAGGGGTGACTGCGTTCTGTCGATCCACTATGCGAGATTGGGTGAATTTGCTACGATGATACACTGTGGGAATATGAGTGAATAAAGGTTGCTGATACATTTGACGCAATTGGGCGAATAAGACCGTTTGATACGCTGTTGTATGTTGGATGAAACTGTCCAACTGGTTCATTCTATCTGGATGGGTGCTTTTCTTACTTTGATACACTTTCTGGCTCTGGGTGACTGAAGTTTGGTGATGCACTAACCGGAATTGGGTGACTGTTTGACCGTGATGCGTTACTCTACACTGGGTGATGTTCCCCTCTGAGACACACTGCGAATTGATGGGGGTTTCAAGACTTTTGATACACTGAGCTATCTGGATGACTCATGCACGATGATACACTGACCTCGCATGGGCGACAACAGTGCCTAGATACACTGATTACATCTGGTTGAATTACTTCACTTGGTACATTCTATCACAATGGGTGACTGGAGCAGATTGATACACTCGAGATCGTGGGTGACATTCGTCCTACCTTGATACGCTGTCTCTTTTTGGGAGACCTTCCCGAAGTGGCCCACTAAAATTTTTTGGGTGTCTGCGTATTTTTGATGCGGTCGATTACCTGGGTAACTTCCATGTTTTGACCCGTATTACTTAATTGGGTGACAACACCCTTTGACGCACTTCTCCTCCACGGGCGAAATTAAACCGATGGTACGATTTCGACTCTCTGGGGGACTATGTCAGTCTGACACACTAGACTACAATGGGGGACTTTTACTCATTGGTGCAATTATCCGGTTTGGGCGGCTAACAAAAACATGATGCATTTTCCGTCTCTCCTGGGTGTTTCAACGTGCCTGATGCGCAAGTGTAGTATGGGTGAATTCATCTTCTCTGGCACACATTTCCCCTATGGGTGTGATACCGATGTGATACATTCAACGGAGCTGGGTGAGTTTCTCCGAGCGATACGATAGTCTATGATGGGTGACTCGCCGCATTTGACCCACTGGCGTAGGGTGGATGGGGCTTGAGTTTTCTGATGCACTTCGACAACTGGGTGACTTGACTTCCTTGGTCAACTACGCGGGACTGGGTGACATCGATACTCTGATACACTAAATCGCTTGGGTGGCTGACTGTCCTTGATGCTTACTGCAGCCCGAGGCTTGCCTCGGGCTTTATGCCGCACTGCTGTTAATGCACCGTATCGTTACCGCGATGCAGCACCGTCAGGTTCTCCTTCACCAGCTCGACCTTGGTCGTCGTCTTCGAGATGATGTCGTCGACATAGGCGAGCACTTCAGTAGCCTTGTCGATCAGGACCAGATCGTTCTCCGCCATGCCTTGGCCCGCTTCGTAGAACGGCTTCACGCGTGCGGTGATCTTGGTGATACACTGGCTCAGCTCGTCGAACGTCGCGAACGAATTCGGCGGGTTGTTTACAAACGCCACGAGTTCTTCACGCTCTTCGGGGGTGAGTTCAAAACGTTCCATCGTCTTCTCCTGGTGATCTTGCTACTGCGGGACTTCCACGACTTCACCCGGAATCACACGAATCGAATCCGGCTCGTAGACATCCTTGTAACCTTGCGGGTACTTCAGGCCGATCTCACTGTCGTCGTTACGCGGGTCCCAGCGCACGACGTACGGGCAGCGATTGCCGTCGTAGAAGCCGCCCACCAGCGCGCCCATCATAGCGCTCTGCAAAGCCGCATCCTGAATGGTCGCGATGGCTTCAGCGGCCGCACGGGGGTTTTCCTTCGCGTAGTTGTTAGGCGTGATGCGGTTGTAACCGACGATCGTGCCTTTGCCATGCGAATGCGGACCACCATCGAAGTGGGTGACGCGCTGGCCGATAGGGAGCAGTTCCATTACTTGGCCTCCTGGTCTTTTATCGAAGAACGGCTTTGCCAACCACCGAGCTCATGGCGCTCGAAGACGCCGTATTTGTAAGCCGAGGCTTGCAGTGAGAAGAAGATCTCGATGGCATTCATCACGCCTGGGCACGAGAGCGTGATCTTGAAGCCGTCGTAATAGTCGTAGTCGCCATTGTCTTTGGCCACCGCCTTGTAGAACTTGACCGGCAGCCAGTTGTAGCGCACTTCACCGGTATCTTTGCCGTCGAAGCCATTGGTCAGCTGCAGCAGCGCGTATGCGGCATCCGTCACGCGCTTCATGATGCGAATGACGAACTTGTCATTGGCATATTCGTCGAGCAGGGTGGCCTGATGGACCATCTCGGTAAGCTCGCGTAGATTCGGCAGATCGATGTCTTGCATCATGAAGAAATTATTCGTTGGGTCGTAAGGCGTGCGAATGGGGTTCATCGTCAGTGCTTCACAATTAGGTTGGTAGGAAGCTCGGGGTCTTGCTCAGCAATCCGGATAATGCGATCCTGCTCATTCACGAAGAGCGCCCACTTGGTGACCAGCTGGTCAGCGCGCGTCATGGTGAGCAGGTACGCGGGATTGGAATTACCATCAAGCGTCTTGATCAAACCGTAGACCAGGCTGTAACGCAAGGTCTGGCCATTGAAACGTCGCAAAATCGTTTCAAAGTACGGCTTGGCCAACAAATGCAACTGGTGCTTCGCTTCCAGATCGTGGCACTGTGCATAGATGGCCTGAACCACATCGCCGACATTACCTCGAGCGGCCACTTCGAGTAGCGACGCCATGACTCACCTCCTGGGACATAGGAACCTCAATTGCTCGCAAGGAGCAGCGGAATATGTTTGGGTGGAAGAGATGCTACATGCACAGTCTGCTGCTTAGCTGCAAGAATCGTCTTTACCACTTGACGGACCTTGATGGCGTACACCGCACGCTCTTTGGGCGTGTTGGAATGATAGCCCCCGACGGCAGCCCAGGTGTTGCCGTACCGGTTCATCGAGCGACGCAGCAACCAGGCTGCGACGTATATGTTCTTGCAGCTCTGCATCAAGTCCCGGCGGCCGATCTTGTACCTCTTCAGCTCCGGGAGATGAATCGAATTGACCTGCATCAGGCCAAAATCAACCGAGCCATTCTTGTTACGGTTTAATGCCTTCGGGTCGTTCTGACTTTCCACCACCGCAATCCCACGCAGGATTAGCGGGTTGACTTTCTGATACGACGCCGCGTCGGTAAAGCAGTCAGCTTCGCAAACCCCGGAAAACAACACGGCTAAAGCAGTGAGGGCGGCTAAGATTGTTATTCTAACCATCGTTTATTCTTCCTTGTAATTAGCGTTGATGAAGGTGCTTCCTGTAATGCTAAGTTAGTGATATAGGGCTGAAACTCGTTTGACGTCATAGAGCGAGGAAGCTCTCCTCCCCGCTTTTCACGATGCTTGTTGTTTTAGTGATGCACTGCTGCGAACAGATCCGTCACCGTCCAATGGTGCTCACGATAACGCGCCGCCAACTGGTTCGACCACGCGAGGCACTCCGCATGCGTGCCGACATCGCACACAGCCAGAGCCCGCCCGTCCTTGTGACGCAAGTACGCCGAAAAGAATTCCGGCTTCTCGTTGTCCATCACGCACGGATGACGACCGTCTTCGACCGAACCGGTAGCGATGCGCACGCCACTGATTTCTACGCCAGTGAAGTTCTCCGGCTGATCTTTGATGACCGCCGCTGCGAAGAATTCGTTCTTGAAACCTTCCATGGTACTGCTCCTGTAGTGAGACGTTATAGTTAGCGCACTTGCGGCGGGACGAGGTGAGGGACAGTCTCGCCGTGATGCGTGAGGTAGTCGGCGGGCACAGGCCAGTGATGCAACTGGTAGACGACGTCCCGACAACCAAAGCAGAACACCTTGCGCGTGTGAATGTCGTAATGACCACAGCGACTTCCACACTTCGGACAGTCTGGATTGGCACCCCAAGTCCTACGAGGCGTTGGAGGAGGCTGCTTCTTCCAGACTAACCTCCACTCGCCTTGCTTCTTGACGTAGAGGCGTTTGACCGGGAGGAGCTGAAGCTTCACCCCTCTCGGCTCAAAGAGCCACTTAAATAACCGACTCAGCATAGTGCCCACCAACCTGAAACGAAAAGTTCAGTTTGACCATCACCGCCAGACTGGCCAGGACATCGAGCGACACCGGGTCGTCGAGGTTCTTGAACTTCGTCATCGGGTACTTAAGCGGACCAAGACGCTTGGCTATCTGTGCCGGTTTGAGACCCAGCTTCACGATTTCGTTCCAGATCAGGAGTTTGGCTTCGATGTTCAGACTCAGCGTCATGGCCAATTCGCCGTGTTGCGGTTGCGAAGGCAAGGGGATCGGTCGGCCACGCTCCATCAGGAGTTCGGCGACGATCTTGAATGCCTCGTAACCCATTTTCACTGCGAATTCTTTCGTCGTGCCGCGCGGTGCACCCGTCACCAGTTGCCGTATATCGCGGGACTCTACAAGCCAGCCCGGATCATCGACCGTGACCTTAAGCGGATAAATCAGCATTTCTTTCCTTTAATTAATCAAACTTAATATCACGGAGCGACTCCTTCGCTGGGGCACGCAGCCAGCCGAAGCTTAGCACCCAGCGCGTGCCTTGCTCGATCGGCGTGACCATGTGCAAACACTGATCCGGCCGAAAGAGCGCAATGCGCCACCACCGGAAGATGCACTTCTCCACCACGAAGAAGCCACCGACTTTGGGTCGCTTCACTTCGATGTTGAGTCGATAGTGACGCTGGTCAAAGTTGGCTTTGTCTTTGTGGGGCGGAATCGACGACCCAGTGGGATACTGGATCAGATGCATGTCGAACTTGAGCTGCGAGCTGTTGATGAACGTCATGATTCGATACCCTGAACCCTGACGCCCCTCACTCCACTTAGGCAGCAGACGCCTCAGCATCACTCCACCCGCTCCAGATCTTTCTCGGTCACACGCGGTTCAGCCTTCGGCGGCTCGGGCGGAATGTCCTGCAGCCAATCTTCAGCCACTGTGACGTACATGCCGGTAGCGCCATACTGCGAGACAAACTCCCGACCATCGGCCGACTCCACGTACCAGAGCGGGCCGTGCTCGATGTGATCGAGTGGCTGGCGATGAATCGTCTTACACTTGCGACCCACCGAGAGACCTTTGGGGCCATTGGCCGAGCCAATGATCAGATAGACTTTCCCCGGAACGACGTTTGCCATTATGCTGCTTCCTTTGCTTCTGCGCCCGTATTCAGGCGTCCTTTAATAGGGAGGGCCAACAAGCGCATCACATCCAGCAGACGCGGCACGTCGGCAACATTGTCGATTTCCAGCAGGCGGTGTTCTTCGCTGCGCGACAGACGCAGCGACAAACGAATGCCGCAGTAGAACGGTTTGGTCGGATCGTCTTCCTGACAGATCGGACGTAGCGTGTAGCGAGCGCCATGGTGCGTAACGAACTCATGGATATTGGAACCCTGTCGCCACTCCTTGAAACCCACGTGCTTGGCTGCACCTTGCATCGCTTCGATGAAGGGCAGGATATACTTCGCGTGGTGATCCGCGTTGGCTACCGTGCCTTTGATACCTTTACCGCCTTTACGCAACAACGTTACTTCAGTCATCTACTCAGCTCCTTTAAGCTTGAGATTGAGCCGACCTCAAAGTCTGGCTCGGGTTGGATAAAACATTTAGCCTGCTCTCGCCAAGGAGAACAGGTTGTAGCAAGCGAACACCACCCACGGAATCAGAATCACCGCCCCGATGACTTTACGAATGCTCGCTTTACGCGTCGCACTCAGTACGATCATCAGTACCCCGGAGACCAACATCATGAAAATGAAGACGGTGAAGTCAGTCGACAGCGGCTTTTCTTCTGGCAGGGGCAACTGATGCGGCGGCTGCACCACCTGAATCGTCGTGCCTGCCGGAGCTTGCACAATGATGACTTGGGGTTGGGTCTGCTGGCTCGCCGCAGGCGAATTGTTGCTGTCCATCGCCGAGCTCAAAGCGAGGTTCACCCCGACATTGTTAGTGAGGGGGAGGTAGCTCATTCGGGCTCCGGCACGTACATGATCGTGAACTGACGGATCTCCGAAGCGCTCGGGCCCATCTTGACCCACTTGAGGATCACTTGATCTTTGCTGACCGTGATCGTCTTTGTGTCCGACTGCAGCATCTCGTCGATCTCGTCTTTGCAGAAGAGGCCACTCTCACGCATGTCGCGCAGCGTCTTGTCAATACCCGTCATTGCCGCGCAGATCAACGTGCCCGCTTCTTCGTTTTGCAGATGACTCGTCAGGTTACGGCTCGTGTCGAGTTTGACATCCGGCGTCGGCACGCGATGTTGCCTGAATTCCATCTTGGTGAAGTCTGCCATTTTTCTTCTCCTTATTAACTTCGAGGAAGGTTACACCCGCGCGGTTGTGATGCCCATCTGGCCTTGATACTTGCCCGCGCGCTTGGCGTAGTCGATCTCGCACGGCTCGCCTTGCAAGAACATGAACTGCGCGATGCCCATGTCCGCGTACACCTTCATCGGAAGCGGTGTCTGGTTAGCGATCTCGATGACCACCTGACCCTTGAAGCCGGGTTCGATCGGCGTCACGTTGATGGCGCAGCCCGCTCGCGCGTACGTCGACTTGCCCACACAGATCGCCACCACGTCGTTGGGCATGTTGAAGTACTCGATCGTGTGGCCGAGCACGTAGCTGTTGGGCGGGATGACGACGTAGTCGCCTTCCATATCGACGTAGGCTTCATCCGGCATATTCAGCGGGTCGATCACGGCGCCGTAGACGTTCGTGAAGACCTTGAACTTACGCCCAAGCCGCACGTCGTAGCCCATGCTGCTGGTGCCGTAGGAAATGATCTTCTGACCGGGATTCGTCGCAATGGCGCCGTCCTTAGTACCGAAGCGCCAGGCTTGCTTGTCATCGTCCCAGTATTTGTCAGCAGTGCGAACCTGGCCCGGCACAAAGGGCGTGATCATGCGACCCCATTGGCCGTTTAGCTGACCAACCACCAAATCCTGATCCGGGTCCGGAACAAAACAGGCGCCGCCTGCGAAGCCTACGGCCTGCTCGGTCGTGAGCTCCTTCAGACCCCGCATGGCTTCTTCCATACCGCCTTTGCAGCGCGTGTCGTCGCGATAGCCGTCCCCGATGCAGTACAGTTCATCGCCGACCAGCGCATAGAGCGTACGCCGCAGGTTGTTATCGACTCGCTGGTGGGTGGGCATCAGCGAGAGCTTTCTGATTGCGCGGTCATTCAAAATCATGTCAATCTTCCTTGTTTTATACCCACTTGATGGGGCGTGGGTGTAATTTAAAGCTAGAGCTTCACCTCGGCATCATCCGTCGAGGTCGACGCACCGTACTGGCGCAAGAACTCACGAGCTTCGTTAAAGATGGAAGCGTTCCAGTTACCGTGCTCGATCTGCCAGAGCTTGCCGCTACCCGGTGCACCTTCCACACCCTCGAGCGTGCGATAAAGTCGCCAGTGGCCGTAGGCTTCACAGCTCTTGGGCACTTCCCGGTCCGCAGCCTTTAGCGCCGCGCTCGGAATGACCTTGAAGTCCCGCTCGTGCTGTGCGCCATTGAGCCAGGGACTACACATCTCGATCACACACCACGCTACTGAATGGGTCGATGTCTCGATCATCCCGAGTTCATCTTCGGGAATGTTTACTGCAATACGTGCGCCCATCTTAACCTCCTTGTTGACGAGCCAGATAGGCCTGCACCCGAGCAATCTCGTCGGGTGTAGGGTCCTGGGGTAATTCATCATGGATCACGGGTTTCAGACGGATCTCTTTTACGAAACCGATCTTGGTGCCGCAATAAGAGCACCAACACTGGCCGTTGGTATTCTCTTCGAAGAGTTCATCCATGACGATACCTTCGCCCAGATCCTCGAGACTGACATCGTGCTCACTCAAGCGAGTCTGGTAGCGAACGTAGTTCTTACACTTCGGACACCCAAACGTCACATCCCAAACGACACCCATCATTCCTCCTTCTTGATTTCAGGATCGTCGAACTTCAGTTTTTCGGGGCTACCCTGAACCGTGATCTTCGTGCCGTTCAAGATCTGATCAGCAAAGGCCAGCACTTCCGGCGAAGGTTGCTCGTCAGCGGGCGGGAACTCGGCCGGAGAAACCGTCCACTCGTGCGTGATCTTGTCGCCGTTACCGATCACCACTTTGGTGAGCGTCAGGCCAGCAGGATCGAAACCCAGCTTTGCGACCGGCTTGCCCTGGATGGACGCCTCGACTTCCACGAAGCGCTTGCCCGGTGGGTCGATGATGTGTGCTTCGTCCAGAATCACGAAGTCCTTCTCGATCTGAGCACGTTGCTCCGGCATGAGATCGCCCGGAATGATCACTTGTCCCGGATAGAGCTTACGCACGCCACCGTCACGGATGTGAGCTTTCCGTGCTTCCGGCGTGGGGAGCTGTTCCCAGAAACCCGTGAAGAAGTTCTCCATGTCCTTGAAGTGCTCTTTCGGCGTAACGCCCAGATGCACGTCGCTGAGGCACTTGATCGGCCCACTCGGATACACCATCGAGAGTTCCTTGGCGCTTTCTCGCATGGAGTGCTCAAGCGCACTATCGGGCGTGCTCTGATTCATCACCGTGCCACCCATGAGGAACTCAGTCGGGCGCAGCCGCAACCACGGACGATGGCTGTTGCCCTGCGTCGGGATGTCACCCACCACCATGGGGCGGCCATTCCACGACCGACACACGCGCTTGCGCAGTCCTGTCGTCTTCCACTGTGCTGGATGTTCAAACAGATGCGCGTAAGTGACCGAACGCACATGCTCGTAATAACGCATCGCAGCTTTCTTAGACACGAAGAGGAAGGTGCAGTCGACTTCCGGACGCACATCGGTCGGAATCCCCACGATACTGCAATCCATCGTGAGTTCATACGAGTCGCCGGAGGGATAGAATTCCCGCACTACAAAGGACCAGTCCGGCTTCGGCTTCGAGACTGCGCTCGGACCATGGTCGGTCATCGTGCGAAACGGTCGCTGGGTTACCACCAATCGCTCAGGTTCATGCACCCAGCTGAGGTTCAGCTTGTCCTGGTTGCCTTCCTCACCAATAAGCGCTTTACCGTAACCAGCCCGCACAAGCCACAGCGTCTTACCCGCTTTGAGATCCTTCAGTGTTGCACGACCTGCTTTTGTTGCCATGGTAACTCTCCTTGTTTTTGAACAGTTAGGCCGACTGCGCTTCCGCAAGCGCGGCTTGGGCCGCCTGAGTGGCTTCGAACAGATTGAACGGTGACGACGGATGCCGCTCGTACTTCGCTTCGTTCACCAGCCATTGTTCCGTCTTGACGAACTGGTTGTCCGCCAGATTGGCGGTGTCGATTCCCGAACGGCGAAGAAAGTGCGAACCGTACTTGAAGACCCGTCGATCTTCGCAGAGCGTCTCGACCCGATTGCTTTCGTAGCGCTTAATCCAGCGCAGCACGGCTGAGCGACTGACAAAGCACTTATCGAAGGACGGCTCCTCCTTGTGATTCAGCGGGAAATTCTCGATGTAAATCAAGCGGCCGCTCAGTTGGCCGCGTCGATAGTCGTAGAAAACCCAGAAGACTTCGGGCGCGGCGCTACCATCTGGCAACTCACGCTGGCGGATAAGCTTTCTGGCCGACGTCCCCACCAGTGTCGGTAACGGATAACGCTTACCCGTAGCGTGATCGATTGCCGCATACCACAGTGTCTTCCCCGCGCGAACATCACTGACTTCGGCACGGCCTGCTTTAGTTGCCATCTTCTTCTTTCCTTTCGTTTATCTTCTTTAGACGGGCTTCGAGTTCTTCTTTGGGCACGTACACCAGCAAGTGCTGCCAGGCACGGGAATCCACCGATTTGGTTTCGGCAGGAAACGCTGCGAACACATCAGTGAGCTCCATCACCTTGTCGTTGATGTGTTCTCTCATGGGTTTGCGCTGACTCATGGCATCTCTCCGCAGCTGTCGATCACCATCATTACCGGTGCAGCTTTCACTGCAGCAATGTCGGCCGCTGTGAAGACGCGCGCGGGCGGTGCGTTGTGGAGCTGGCGCGTTTGAATCAGCTCCATGTTGGCGTTCAGGCGATCCATGTAACCTTCTGTATCGAGGGCGACTTCGCCTTTCTCATTGAACAGAACCATGTCGTTCTCCTAATGCATAGTGGGTTGGAATTGCAACAGCTCGACGATCTTCCCACATTCGGAAACCCGCATAAAGAGCTCGGCCTTCTTGTACTGCTCGGGCTTCAGAAGCGGGTCTTCGAAGATCATCGAAAACACATGCCCGTACTGTTTGTTAGTGTAGCCCGGCACTTGCAGCCAGGCGCGCTCCGTGAGCGAAATCGTCACCGCTTCGGCCAAATCGCAGGCATCGAAAAGAGCAAACTGTTTACGACACCACGCGTGGAATTGCCACAGCAGCGCCGCCTCTTCGACGTTGTTCTCGACGTACACGTGGGCCATCGCGTTCATGGCGATGCGCTGCAAGTGGTCTGTCTGCATCACACCTCCTTAGAGCGGCCACTTGAGTACATCGTAGCGGCCGGTGAAGACACCCCAGGCCAGTTTAAAACGCCGTTTCAAACCGTAGAGACCCCAGTCCTGCCAGCCCATCGGGCGCGCCGGAACCCAGTCGCCATTGTTGGCTTCGACCGACACGTCCCAACGCCTGAGTTGCTCCGGCGTATAGAGGTTCGGCGCGCCCTTGCCGTTGCCTTGCTCTTCCCGACGCCGTGCGGCCTTACCGCGCACCATTCCTACAGTCGACATTTATGCTACTCCTTAGCGAATATAAACAGTCATGAGTTGGGTGTATTCGACATCCAGCGTGTGGTAGTCTGGCGTGCCGGACTTGTTGCCTTTGACCCACGTGGTGATGAGCGAGCGCAGCCATTTGCCTGCGATCCGTATCTTCCAGTCGCGCGGATAATGCGTGTGGTCCAGCCGACCCAATTCACGATTGAGCAGGGCCACGAAATTCTCGTGTTCGACGAGCGCGTCCAGATGGGCTTTGCCACCTGCCAAATCAGAGCCCTCGACCAGAAACAACGCGTCGCTATTCAGTTTGGAATAGGGCGTGTACTTGACCGCTTTGGGTACGCGAATGGTTTCCCATTCGAACGACACGCGCGTCTTACACCAGTAGCACACGACCTGTTCAGTCAATGCCATCAGCGCTGTCGTCATCGCAGCATTGGCGTTGTGCAAGGTCGCATGGCTGACAACCGTATCACCATTGTCCAGTTCGAGTCGGTCGGACTTACCGCACTTCTCATTCGGACATGTATAGTAAAGCAAACTCTTGGTCATGATTCCTTTACGTCAGATTTAAGAGCTACACTACTCACCAGGGGTAATATAGGTTTTAAATCGGATTCAGTATCAAAAAAAGAAAGGCTGTCACAAAGCGGAGCCCGAAGGCTCCGCTCATATGCCGTGGTTCAGCTTACAGCTTGATGGCGACAGCGCCAGTCGGGCGCGGGCCGCGGTGCATCGGCGACTGCTTCGGGCGACCATCCGCGGCGGGCTTAACAGCCTTCTCGGTTTTGGTTTCCTTCGGCACTTCGACCTTCTTGGTGCGTGCCTTGCCGAGGGCCGCGAGTTGATCCGCCGACTGCGCGTTCAGAATGTCGTGGGCATCGATACCCATGGTCTGTTCGAGCTTGAGCGCCAAGGCCGGGCTGATTTCCATCTCGCCATCCAGCACGAGCTGGAAGTCTTCATCCGACAAACCGCAGTCGGACGCGATACGGTGCTTGTGGTTGCCCAGGGCCGGGGCCGTCATCTTTTCGAAACCTTTGCACAGCAGGTTGACAATGTTCTTAACCATGGTTGTATTTCCTTTCCTCGTTTGTTTAACGGAGACTGCTTTTAGTGTGGGTACTGCAGAAAAACCTTTACTTATTTTTCTTCACTTCAGTGACTGCCTTTTCACCGGAGAGCTTGGTGTAGGGCAGCTTCTGGGTTTTGGGCTTCGCCTTGGCGACCTTCGTCGGCACGACCGGAATGGGCACGCCCTGCTTGCGCAAGATGTCGAGCTGCTTTTTCAGGCGCTTATTCTGATCGAACAGCTTCTGATTCATATTGGCAATGTTGATGATGTCCTGCGTGTTCTTCGCATTGCGCACGAATTGCAGCGGGATCTCTTCCATGTCGGCATGGAACTTCTCCATCACGGCCCGAATCAGATCAGTGGGAATCGGTTCACACAACCCCACACGCCGAAAGCGCTTCAGGCCATCGTCTTCGCGCAACGCCCAACAGTCGATCCAGCCACCCGAAGTCGTATCGGTGATGAAGGTTTCCATCATCGCGCGAATCGGGTCCCGATGGTGCGTGATATTGCGAATCACGTCTTGCGAGCCACTGCCAAACGCCACGGTTTGATCCAGCTCGTAGCGCGTGTAGATAAAGCCGTGGTGGTCCAACCGAAAACTGTGGTTGGCTTGCTCGCCGATGAAGAAGATCTCGAACGTATTGCCTGGCACCACCATGTTGGAGGTCGAGATCATGTCGTAGAAAGCGAGCGTGAGCTTGCTATCCTCGCGCTCCTTGACATTGCCCTGCAAATGCTCAGCAAAGGCCTCCATCGCGTCCTGGCTGCCCGTGCCCGAGTAGCCGTAGACGATGTCATCGAATTCGAACTCCGGTCTGTCCGAGAGGATTTTAAACGGCGGGTTCAGCAACACGATCTTTTCCAGACTGTTGATGCGATCACTACCTTTGTAGATAGTGGAATCAGCGAAGAGTCGGCCGTCGTGGTAAAGGATGGTGGTCATGTTCTCAACCTGTAGTGTCAATCTCGTTATTATGCCTATTCGCTATCAATGAGCAGTATCGAACCAAACTCTGGCTCGAAGAAGTCCGTGAAGTAGCGCTTACCTGTTCTTTCAAACATCTCTTCTGCCAAGGGTAGAAAACCCTGCAGCAGTTCAAACGTGCCTTTGCTGTCGTGGACCGTAATGGTCACCACAGTTCCGAGTTCTTTATTGTTGTACCTACCCTCTGACACCGACATCACGAACGGTCGCTCGTTGATTTTGCTAAAGAAACTCGCAAACTTATCGATCGATTCGGGATTGGCAATCAGGCCATAGAGCAGTTCGATTGTCTCCCTTACTGAACTCCGAACTAAATCAGACATTGTGAATCCCCGGCTATGCGCATATGGCTCACCAATCACCTGAGTGCTGGGGGTTGGATTCAGGCAGAGAGGTTTCCACGCCCCTCATCCCTACCAACGGGCCTTTTCCCACCGACTTGATAATCCGGCCAAACCTGAAAACCGGCACGATGGACCACTCCCCGTGAGTGCCGCGCCCAGCACTCAGGTGACTAGCACTAATACAGCTCAGATACCGTGTGGCGCCTTCAGCCGTTCTTCGACGGCTTGCACTTCTTCTTCTGACACCTGAGGCCAGCTAAAACACGCGGGTTGTTTACAGAGGTCAACAATCGCCTCTTGCAGAACACGCGTGTCAGGCTTGGGCACCAGGCTCACCATTGCCCCCATCGAAGCGAAGTCGTTCAGCCGCATCTTCTTGTGGACGAACTCTCCGGTGCGTGTCTTAAGATACCCCTGCTCGAGCAAAATTTGCTCGACGATGGCTTCTCGTTCCGGGGCGATAGTAGCTTCCAAGGAGAACGACGTGTCCTGCATGAATTTCACATGATCCCGGCCAACGGTAGTGATAATGCGTTTCACCGTCCTCACGGCAATGTGTTCCATCTGTTGCCGGTAGGTGAGGCGCTTGACCCCAATCCCACGCATGATTTTACGACGTCTGCGAATCGCGGAACTCCGGCTCACGCTCTCCCCCTTGATTAGCTTTGATACAATCGGCGATCGCTTCGTCAGCCACCTGAGCCAGCTCGTCCAGCGCGACACCACCGCCCGTGACCTCAAACAACACCGTCATCAGGTTAGCCCGTGCATAGTGCCAGCGAGCATCTTCAGTCATGAAGCCCAACAGTGCATCGTGCTCGTTGAGGTAAGACTGGATCGATTTACGAGCCTGCTCTTTGAGCTGCGTCATGATGCGTTGCTTCACCAGATCCCAGAGACAGCGGGAATTGGCGTGACCCTTACTGACCCGCATCGACTTCTGGAAGACTTTGTCGACATTCCACTTGTCGGCTTCTTCCATCAGCGCAAGCGCTTGGTCAATGTACGGGTTGAGTTGTCGCGGATCGCCGTTCTCACCGTACTTGAGCTGACGCTCGTAGTCCGTGAGCTCATCATCGGGCTTGGTCAATAGATCCTTCGGGTACATCTTTCCTCCTCGGCGGAAAAAGCAACATTTCGTAGGGCGTACTGCCATCCTTCGGGTACACCATGACGCGATCGCCCCGGTCGTGAGCTTCCAGAACGCTCGTGACGGCCTTCACACAGCGACGGATAACCTCACCCATGCTGTCGGCGCTCAGGCGCTCCTGGATGGCCTGAATTTCGGCTTTGACTTGCGGATGCATGTCCAGATTCAGGCGTACCTTCTCCACCGTGTGCGCTGGCCTGGGCATTACGCCTCCTTCCTGTTCATGATGCGTTGCAGCTCCGAGGCGGCGATCGCTGCCGCTTCTTTAGGAGACGGTGCATTCATGCACATCAGCGCCTGCGTGATGGTCACTGCCATGTCAAACGTGGTGCTGCCGACAAAGTACGCCCGCGCCATGATTTCCGTGGCCCGATTACGCAACAGCACGCTGACCTTATCGTCGACGAGCTTGTGCTCGATGCACACGAAGCTCAGGGCGTCGTGCAGCACTTGACCGAGCGTCAGCTCTTCGCGCTCAAAAGCAGCATGGGCGGAGTTCTCGATCAGGCAGAAGAAATCCCCTTCTTCGTTCACGATCCCTCGGCTATTGACACCGATCGGACCCCCGTACGGAAACGCCATTACAAAGAAGTCCCCAATCGGCTTGTCGACCCGCGGCAAAACAAAGTTAATCTCGCGCTGCATGGTCAGCAGTTTACCAATCATGGGCAACGCCCGTGCCACGACCGGGCGCATACGCTTTTCGTTAAACGAGAGGATCGCCGGAACTGCCTTTTCTTCTGCCATTTGTCCTACTCCTTTTAATTAGCCTATTTACTCTTCTTCGTCGAGCACGCACCCCGTCACGTCAAAGAGCATGAACGGAGCCCAGTACTTGCCCTTGGACGTCGCGATGTAGCGCGCGAGCTCGGGCACGTTCGCTTCCTTATCATTGACCTGATAGAAGCAGAGCTTACGCGTTTCGAGCTCATCGCCCATATTCTCGGGTTCGAGGATCACCAACTGTACTGTACTCTCGCCCGTATGGTCGATAAAATCCAACACCTTCGTGCCTTTATCGAGCACGACTTCGAACGGCCTCAGCTTGCCGTTCATGAGGATGTCAAACGTTTTGAGCTTCATCGGCGATCCCTAGATCTTTGGCCATTTGGGTGAGCAAGGCACGCATGTTCAGATCCTGCTCGGGCGTGGCGCGCAGTTGTTCGTACGTGACGAACTTCATGAAGTCCGCGTGATCGGGCGACGGCATCACGTACTCCTGACTGACAGGCTTACCGTCATTCCACGGGTAGCGGACCGACGACCAGCTTTTGCCTTGCAGGTTCTCTTGCACTGCCACCTTCCACTCAGCACAGAGCTCACCGATCTTGACCGACAGTTCTGTGGGCACATAGGTGAAGATCGCCGCGCCGTATTCGACTTCCTTGAACGGGTTCGTTTCGTGCAGCGCATTCAGAGCGTCGCGAAAGGGCTTTTGCTCCATCGCTTTTTCGCGACGCTGCTCCAGATAGTTCACATAGAAGTCGTGGTCAGTGTAGGGCGTGTTGTGCTTGCCGTAGCCGCCGTTTACCATCATGGACTGCAGCGCGAGCGGGAGTTTCTTCTGGGCGAGGCGGCGTTGTGCGGCGTTCGACTTACTCATGACTTGACTTCCTTGTTATCGTTAGTGATTTCGATGCCCATGCTCTTGAGCGCGGTTTCGAAGCGTTCCTGGTCATACGGCGACCCTTCCTGCTCGAAGCGGAACACGGGTTTAAAGTTCGGGTCTTCAGCCATCTTGCGCAAGACCGTGTGGAACATGACGTCCGACTTGCGTTCACTCGGGCGCGGGGACGTCATAAAGAGCGTCAGCTCGCCCGGCTTGAAACCACCCTTCGGGATCATTTCTTCGATGGTCTTGAATCGCGTCGGAATGATCGGCGGCAATTCGTGGTCTTTCAGCAGGGTGCGGATCTGCTCGCACAGGCGCTGGGTCGCCTTCGGATTGGGGTCCGGCTTGCGCGGGATCAGACTGAGGTAATCCACAATCTTAACGGGTTCAGCAGCTTCTTTACTCGGTTCCATATTCTTTCCTCGGGAAAAATGTCAGTTGTTCAGCACGACCACCCAGCGGGCGGTTCCCTTTGGCCTCCGGATTCTTACGGACTTCCAGATAGCTGAAGTTGTGGTTGGTGCGGTAGCGACACTCTTCGCACTGAATCACGGTGTTATAGCCGCACACGTACACCACGCCTACGGGTGAGTCCCGATACTCACCCCGGCAGCACGGATGCTTCTCGCTGGACGTAGTGATCGCCATTCTTTTAACCTGCCTGACGACCGCTGTAGTCCGGTGTGCTGCCGCGCGTGGGTTCCCATTTCAGATCGTTGAATTCGATCGGGTCGGGCAGATCACCGCCGAGCTTCGCGTGCTTTTCCACCGCTTCGCGGGTAGGACTTCCCACCACGATGCCGTGCGTCTTCTCGTCGATGCGACCGGCTTCGAGATCCTCGAGATACTGCTGGCAGCGCCGACGGCTCGTGAAGCCATTGCGCAGACACAGCGACCCATCGGGCAGTTCCACCACCGCGAAGTTACGCGTCGGATGAAAGGTGAGGAGGGACGGAGTCTTACTGTGCGACATGGCGCTCGGCTTGCTGACGGAATACATTGGCAGGCTGTAGCCTTCGAGGATACCGTCCTCGTTAGCGACCAGCCCCATCAGACGGTAGCTAATGCCGAAGCTGACCAGGTGAGCCTTGGGAACCATCTTCTTTTGCTTCGGATCAAAGAACGGCTGGAAGATGGTTTTGCCCTGACGGACGTCTTCCAGTTTGATACGACCTGATTTGGTAGGCATGATTTATCCTTGTATGGGTACTCAACCGATGGGGCGACAGCGTAAAAACGGCATAGAAGGCAGCCCGTAGGCCGCCATCTACTTACATTGTGGCTGACAACTTTAAGACGGGACTACTAAAGCGTTGTTCCAGCGCATGGGTGTCAATAATGCGATGGCGGAAGGTGCGTATCTGCCCATCCACCACCCGGGCCGCCCCCAGTTCAAAAAGGCGGGCCTTTTGTTGCAGTGTTTTCAAGAGGTTCGGATCAAACAGCGTCCGACCAGTCTTGTATTGCACGTGCATACAGAGTGCATCGAAAAGTGACGAGAGATCTCCCTCATTTGGGAGGATTTCAGCGCGGTCCAATTCACCATACCAATCTCCGAGCTTTCCTGACTCTACTCTACCGAGATACAACATCTTCCCCGTATAGAGCCGTGCAGTAATTACATTCGACGGCATGTTTCTTATCCTCCATATTACAAGTGGGCAATACTCCTGGTTAGATTACTGGTTTTCTCCAACTACTCTCTTTATGCCTGCTTATGCGTGTGGTCTGCAAGCGCCGCAGCTACTTTGCGCCAGCTTTCCACTGATGGCATCGAAAAGATCGGCAAGTTCTCGATGTGTCTGAACGACGGCTGAACCCCGAGCTCTTTGTCATTGCCCGTCGGTGCGCCGTAAGGCAGCAGCCCTGAGGGTTCCAGCGGACCATGGAATTCAGGCGGTGGCCCAAACAACGGGTTAAAGTGAGTCAGCGTTTTGGTACGCGGAATCTTCGCCTCGTCCAACAACTGCGCGAGCGGCTTGGGCAGATGCAGGACAAAGCGAAAGAGATCGTCCAAGTGCGCGATCTGATACACATCGAACTCTTTCATGAGCTCGCGTGCATCATGTTCCCGATACCCGAGGAACATGTGCCAGCGCTCGGCGAGGGAGAGCGCGATGTCTTCCGAGTAGTACTCACCGGGTCGAGTCTTCAATCCCGGCTGAAAGCAACGCCACTCTTCACCCTTCGGGGCAAAGCCGATCTGGCGTAGCCTGGGACGCCATGCCATCTCGCCGAAGTTCATACTGCGTCCTTATAACGAAGCTCCAACACGTCCACCTCCCACTTGGTGCCACCGATTCGGCGCTTCGCGTCGGCGTCGTGGCGCATGCGGTTCAGGAAATGGTCCACGAATGATTTACGCGTAGCGGTTTCCACCAGCGTCTGCTGAGCCCCCGGTGCGTAGATTGCGGAGCGCTCAATTTCGACGACGGTGTTGAAGTTCTCAGGCCGCGTGAGCTCCTGGCGTTTGATCTTACCAATGACTCGCACGCGTGCCTGGACTTCAATCTTCTTTTTTGTTCTATCCATTGTAATGACCTTTTCGCAGTTAGAGACGCACCGCTGCACTCGTGACTGCTTCGCCGTGACCGAACTGTTCCACAGTCAAGTGACCTGTGACTTGTTTCCAGGTCGGCCGGATCAAGCCATTGCGAACCAACGACTGACCGTGTAGCGTCGAGCGCAACATCCCAAAATCATGACTCGCTGCTGTTCCGTCCGGATACAACGTGGCGTCCTGGATGTTCTCATGGAAGCCCTGCGGCGTGCGTTGTCCGTTGGAATAGTAGAGCTTGCGACCATCGTCGCAGTTGAGTATGATCAGATTAAGCATACAACCTCCCCTAGGGAAACACATATCTGATGAACCCCCACACCGATCCTCTTTCTTGGAGCATTCTAATGAGTACTGTTAATCCAGCGACCACCGTACTCAGTGTGGTTCAAACGACTCCCAGTGGTGATCGCCCTAACAACCCTGGCATTATCCAGGAAGCCCAACGTCTGGGTGTTCTGGATGCAGCCGACCCTACCAAACTCGGTGCTGCTGTCCTTGCGAACCCGCAAGGGGTGACACTGAATTTTGCACACGCGATCTTTGCAGCGATTGCGTTCACAAAAGAACGCGAAGCGCAGGATGCGACGCAACCCAAACCGGTGACCAGTGAGCAGGATCTGTGGCAATACATCGAGCGCATGATTGCGAAGTGTAATGCCGCGGGTCTGAGCTTTACGATCACCCTGGATGAAAACGGGAAGATGGTTCCCGCCATCCAAAAAGCAGCGCCCACCGCGTAACGCGAGGCAGACGCTTTCCCCCGGCCGCTGCCGGGGGTTTATGCCGTCTGATGGCTGTCGGGGTGAATCAGCCGTTTAGCTACCGACTGCTTGAAGCCTTGCTTGCCATGGATGCGTGGCTCGTGCGCCAAGTGCTCGCGATACAACGTGAAATCAAACGTACCGTCGCTGATGTGGTTGTACACGTCAACTGCGGCCTTCTTCACGTTGTTCATGCGGGGATGGGCGTTCAGCGAATAATCCACTTCCAGCATATCGAGCAGTTCTCGGGCGATGGGGTGCGCACGACCATGCGGACCACGCACGGTGCGCCACACCAAGTAACGAATCCGGACCTTGGTGCGATCATCATCGAAGCAGATGACTTTCGCCAGATGGTACGTGCTCGATGCCTGGGTGCGTTTGGCCACCATGTCCCCGTGCAGCTTTAATTCAAAAGCGAAGTAGCCGTCCCCCGCTTCCTGCCCGTAAGTGAGTGCTTGCCGGTTCCGCGGATTGTTCAGGTTATGGCCACGTACCCACGAGAGCAACGTGAGCGTAAAGTCATGCAGATTGCACTCGACCAGCGGCGAGAATGACTGGGGCTGCTGCGTCTTTTCGTCGATACAGTTCCAGTCACACAGCGTTTCCGTTGGGATCATCACCTAACTCCTTGTTATTGTTGACATCTAGTCCATATACGGCATAAAAGGAGGCTACCCCGTTAGTTTTACCTAGCGGGAATAGCGCTCCTTATGCTCGTTATGAATTAGAGCTTGACTTCTTCCATGTAGAACGGCTGCTTCAAGTACACCGACCCCACTGCCTTTTGGTCCTCGATGTCAATCAGCTCCGCCCACACTTCTTCACTGCCCCGAATCAACTGCGACTTCAACGCCTGGAAGGGCAACGGTTCTTGCCCTGCTGCCAGGTCCTTCACGTCGCTCATTTCCATCAGACTGCGCAACAACTCCACACCCTCGTTCATGCTGACGATGAGTGCTTCATCGGGTACGTAGTCTTCACTGGTCTGGCCATCGGCGGTGAGCCAGAGATCGGCCATCGGTTCGCGTACGATGCGTACGGTGAAATGATGGGCGTCACTGATCTTCACCACCGTGCGCAGCATGTGCGTCTCGACGGTCTCCTCTCGATTCACGTCGACGATTTCAAGTACCACCTTCTCGTACCACCACAGTCCTTTGGAGGGGCTGCCGTCGGCGTCCTGGGGTACTTCCTCGGTATAGTCGGCCGGGCGCCTACAGAGATGCAGCTTGAGCTGCGACCAACCGTCGCTTTGCTCGAGTGCTGTGTCTGCGCTTTCCACCGACTCATGGTCCACACCGATTTCACCAATCGTCGCATCCTGCAATTGCTGGATGATCTGTCGCACTAAGTTAATGTGCCCGTAGAGGGTTGCTTCCTCCTTGTTCACGGTGAGGTTGATGTTGGCATCTTCGTCGACGTTGACATACACGTCGTCTTGGCCTTCGCGCACGACTTTCAGCTGGAAAGCATCGGAGTCTTGCGAATTCGCAGGCGCCTTTGCGCTATCATCCAGGTACGCGATGCTGTGCATGATCGCATCGTCATCGGTGCGCACGACATACAGTGCCGCCACGTCCCCATCGAGTTGCTCTTTCAGGCTGATGAAAAGCCCGTCGCCGATCTCATCATTGGCAATCGCCTCCAACTTCGTAATCGCCATGGCCAGATCACTGAACTGGGCCGCCTGGTCGCGTTGCGCCCAGAATTCCCGATCGAACAAGAACGCGTAAAAGGCTTCTGCGGTGTTGCCGGACTTCACGCATTTGATCATGTACTGCGACTGCATCGGGCTGGTCGCTTGCAACTCATTCATCTCACTGCTCCTCGTTAAGAACGGTTAAAAGAACCCAGGTCAAACGTGCTCTCCGCGCGAGCACCATCACTCAGGGCTCGTTCGAGCGCTGAGGAGTTCGACATGAGATCGTCCATCTGTTTGATCTTCTCTTGCAGGAATGCATCCGGGTACTCAGCGCGGTTAATACGTTCGAGCACCACGGTGTAGTTCGCATCCATGAAATACTTCGCCAAGCGACGGCGGTAAAACTGGCGACGATCCGACATGATCGCCCCCGACCCGCGCACCTTTTCGGCCTCCAGCGCTAGATTATTGAGTTTCCGCACGAACTCTTGACCCAGCTCTTTCTGTGTGGTATCGGTCATAATACTTCCTCCAAAGTTAACGACCTCGGTTGCATTGCTACTTGATGATATATGTTTATTTTGTCCTTCAATAGAAAAGAAAAAGGAACCGGACGAGTCGGGAGCCTACTGGCTCCCTATGCACTTTAGTGCAAGTCCAATTCCGCCAGTGCACGCGAACCGAACGCAGTCACGCCACCTGCCAGAGCATCGCGCTGCACTTCGCTCACCAACTGAATGGTTTGCTTGGCATAGCACAATTCCTGGACATCGGTTTTAATCGGCGGCTGGTTAAAACCCATGCGCTGCCAGTCCCGCAGAATTTCCTCAGCCTTCTGCGTCGCGACGAGCTTGCCCACCCAGCAGCAATGCGCGGCAAACATCGGGTCACCCACGCCTGACCACTCTCCCCCGACAAAGTGGTAGACCGGCATGTCACTGCCACCGTACCAGAGGGACTCGTTTTCGCGTCCTTCCAGCGTGAGCTTGATCCCAAAGCGTCGCGTCGGCCTGCCTGCGATGCGATCGGTTGCCGTAGTGATGATCTGGAACGTGCTTTCCTTCGTCACCCGAATCACGTCCGACACCGCATGCGGCGGCAAACCATCGATCTTGGAGCGGATCACTTCTTTGATGATGAGTTCGCGGATCTTGTCGTAATCCCCCGGATCACGATAGTCAAAATCCACCAACCCGAGACTGTCCATCGACGGTGTCAGCATTCCCTCTGGCACGTGCACTGTGTCGGACACGACGAGCGTCCGCACGAGATTATTGTCCTTATACGCCGGGTGGCGCAGTTCAAAGGTAATCTTCTTCACCCAGGTCGGTGCGTTGTTCATTTCATTCCTCTTATTGGCTATAATAGCCATTTATCATACCGCCTATTAGTGCGCCCAGACACAAGAGCGCAAAAATAAGATCGGCTTTTGTTATTTTCAATTTACTCATTACGCATCGTCGATTTTCGAACGGGAGGAGGGCGAACTCCTAGCAGAGCGCGTGTCGCATGCGAGCACAACGGTCTGTGCCCTCTCCCCGTTCATGGAACAGTACTCACTCGATGATGCCACTACGTTAATTTTACCATCCTGTCCCCACCGACCAACCACGTCCCCGAATCACAGCGTAACCGCTGTCCCGATAGACCGGGTAAGGTTGGTAGTAACGCGGTTGTGAGCGCACCACATAACCAGGCTGTACATAGACTGGTTGCGGGGCGATATAAACCGGCCGGGGCGGCGGCTGATAGCCAGGGGGCGGGTACGGGTCGTAGCCATATTCTTCCATGGCTTCTTGCCGGTTACGCCAGCTGGGTGCGCGACCAAAGTCAGTCGCAGGCTGGTAGTAGCGCGGGTCCGGCTGAACGACATTCACCACAACCGGTGGCTGAGCAGCATGTACGTACTGTTGCGGTTGCGGCTGATAGGCGACCTCAGCTTGCTGTTGGGGCGCAGCATAGACGGGCGCTGGCGCTTGACGCACAACAGGTTTAGGGATGGCAGCCACTTGGGCGGCTTGGGGGTAGCCTGCGTAACCTTTCGGTAGCGGCGGCAGGGGCGGATAGTTTTGGGCATCTTTTTCTTTTTGTTCTGCGGCACCTTGTATCCGACCATTGCGAAAGGCGCGGGCGGTTCCGGTCATCGGTGCAGCGGGGTCTTCTTGTGCTCCATCGATGTTGTATTGGCTTTCGGGGATGACGCGCTCGTTCGGGGCGAGCGCAAGATCCTCAGTACCGTCATAGGCGCTGAGGGGGCCGTCTGCGAGCGCCATGCTCGAGACACTAACAAGCAATGCAGCTGCTAACAGATGCTTAATCATTACGTTCTCCTGAAAGAAAGCGACGTCATAAAGCCAGGACCCGAAGGTCCCGGCCATGCACTACGTTTAACGCTTGACAGCGTGGCTACCGAAACCTTCAGCGAGCAGCGCCTTGACGATCTCATCGAGCTCGTTCTTCTCGAACACGATGCCCTTGATGGTGACTTGCTGATTCACCAACGACAGCTGCGAGACGGCGCCCGACTCACGGCCGTAGCCGAGTGCGCGCAGTTCTTCAACGAGCTGACGGCATTCGGCGAAGCTGAACTTCTCGCCCTTGATAGGGATGGCGAGTTCGATCAGGGGTGCAGCGATCGGCGCAGCTTTCGGAGCGACTTGCACGAGGGAGGGCTTGGACATGTCTTCGGTTTCCTTGGATTCGGTGATTTCGGGTTGTGCTACCGGCGCTGCACTCTGCACGGCGTCCACCGGCAGTTCTTGTTGTGGCGACTTCGACTGGGCTGCACGCAGGCTCGCGTGGTGCGCGGCCAGCGGCTCGTTCACTTTCAGGTTCGGATTGGGAATGCCGGGCTTCAGAGCCCAGACATTCGCGCGGCCTTCCTTCGAGATATTAAACCAGCCGTCGATACCGAGTGCCGAGAGACGGTTGCCGATGCTCTTCGCTGACTGGCTCGGGCGCACCAGCTGCACCAGCGTGACCACGTCCTCCGACTTGTACGGCTTGTGGTCGGACATCGCCTTCCAGATGAGTGTGTTCAAATGGTCGTCTTCCACCATCGTCGGGGCGAGGTCAATCACGGGATTCATCGGGGCTTCCGAGGTTGCGTTTACTTGCTTGATAACTTCAGCCGAGGCTTCTTCCTGCGCCAGCACGCTTGCACCATCGACCTTCTCAGCATGCTCGCTATTGAGCGCATTCGAGACGATCGAAAACACCGAACCGACTTCACGCGAAGCCGAATGCAGCGGAGCGAAGTTGCCCTGCGCGCTGGATTCATACATCGCGCGGATGCGAATTTCGCGTTCGTCTTCGACGCGCGGTGTCGTGAGGTTGTCGCGGATCTTGGCGAGCGCCGTCTGCTCTTCCAGGAGCACCTGATTGAGCGGGGTAGGCATCGGCACGTGTTTCTTCATCGAGTAGCGCATGCCACCCGAGCCACCGTCACGACGGTCGAAGTAATTGCGCGAGTTGATCATCGAATCGACCCGGCGATTGATCTGGATGCGATCGAACTTGTACTCGGCCAGCATCGCGCAGATTTCGTTCTTGGTGCGCGCCTTGTTGTCCGACATCACCTTCCAGATGGCCACGTCCAGCCCTTCTTCAAGGACGATGACGCCCTTGGGGTCCGGAGCTTGCCGGGTGCCCACCGGATCAGTGAGCTTGAACGCCGCCGCTTTGTTGCGGGCGCTGGTGATAGTTTCCAGAGGCTTGCGCTTCAGGGTATACGTTGCAGGGCGACCTGTAATAGTCATAATTTCGAATTTTCCTTCATTGACGAACTTGTTCATGAGAGCCGGAATCTGATCTGCGTCCGGATGCTTGGCCAAACAACGCTGCACATCACCTACCGTCCAACCCCGGTAGTTGGTCATCAGTGCGAGCATCGCGACGTCGATGTCTTCGGCCGGAGGCGGTGCTTTCTCAGCAGCGGCCAGTTGTTGCGCAAAAGGTTTCTCAGGCTTCGCCGGAGTGAACAATTGGTGAATGTTACGCAGATCTTTCAGGGCACGACCTTTAGCCATCACAAACAACTCCTTTATCTTCTTCGTTGATCAATTCAAGCCTAGGAGAAGAGGGTACTACAACCTTCTCACTCCTGTTATATAGGGCTGATTTTATCTGGAATCCTTGATCCGGGTCCTCTTTCCACCATAGACAAATCATGGCGGCCACGAGTAAAAACGGCATAGACCCAGGGCCGTAGCCCTGGGCGTCGTTTAGGTCGGATTCGACCAGACGATCTTGGCAATGGCAGCCGGATCTTGCAGGCTCATCACCTGCACTTCAAGCTGAGCCTTTTGGGCGATGCACTTGCTAATCCAGTTAAAGCCGTCAATGCCGACTTGCTGGATTTGGGCTTGGTTGTGACCACGCATGGCCCAGTTACCGTACCGGTCTGCACACCAGAAGAGCACCGAAGTAAAACCCGGCAACATCGAGCGCTGCACCGCAGCTGCCAGGTTCGCCTGATCGGTGCTTTTGGCCGGATAGTGATAGGCGGCACCCAGTGAACTGGACGTGAAACCATTGACAATCGCCGCCGCACAGGCATCGTCGATTTGCTGGATCTGCAAGTTCTGGATTTCACCCAAGGGTGTGGGAGTGTCCGCCAGCGCTTCCGCATCACTGATTATTGTGGCACCGGCAGGCAGATCATGCGCGAACGCAATCGAATTGAAAAAGAGCACATTGCCGCTCGCGTCGCGGTAGTAAGGCATCGTAAAACCTCAAAATAAAATTAGGACCAGGCGAGGCTTGCGCTTTGGTCAGGAGTGCCGTTAGAGACAGCAATCGAAGAGCCCGCAGCGGTGGCCGACACCCGATAGACATCGACCCGTACCACCCGCGCAATCGTGTTCGTGGTGACATTGCCCGAGGCATCCGTCACGATCTTACCAATGTACATGGTAGTGTTCGACTCCGCCAGGGCCGTGGACGAAGCGATGATGCTGATGACTCCCGCTGTCAGCTTCAGGTAATAAAGCGTCGTCGCATTGGTCGCATAGGCGAGACTGTAAGCACCCAACGTAAATGCCTGACCTGCAATCAGACACGGAATGCCTGCGGTGAAATTCACCGTCTTGTTCGACGTATTGATGCTGACCGGAATCGGGGTGCCCATCGCATCGCCAAACGCGGACAGCGGAACAATACCGGAAGGCAAGAGCGCAGCGACGGCCGTGTCAATCTGGCCCGAACTATACGCGCCAATCTGGGCGGCGGTCGTACCGTGCGGGTTACTGGTGTTATTGGCGTGCGCGTCCGTATGGGCGTTTGCCGTGTCAGTCATCTGGGTGGCGGTCTGGCCATTAAGAGCCAGTGCGTTATCAGCCGAGTAGGCAGTTTGCACCTTCCGGCTAATCCCACCTACTACCGCCGTGCTAAAAGTATTCAGCGCGCCGTTCAATCCGCTCAGGTCCATGATCACATCCGTGTAAAGAGATCTTCTATAAGATTGCCGATTAAACCGGCAGCATAAAAACCAGGATACCGAAGTACCCTGGTTCTCATGAATGCTTACTTCCAGATAAGTGCTGCAGTGGCATCCGGCGTGCCTGCCGAAACCGGAATCGCGCCGCCTGCACGCGTGGCGGAGACCCGATAGTTCCCCAGCCGCGTGACCTTTTGCATGTTGATCGCACTGATCTGCGTTGCGTTGGTGACTAGCGTGCCCACGAACAGCACAGTCGGTGACTCGGGCTGATCGGTGGTGCGAATCACGTACGCTGGAGTCCCATTGGTGAACACCACGTAGATATAGAAGGTCGTGTTCGCCGGGCTGGCCTGGATGGTGGTGAGATCAATCGTGGCGGGTTGTAGCTTGTAATACACGCCATTCATGATCAGGGGCTGAATGTCCGTAAAGTAGACAATCCAGCCTTGTGCCACATCCTGCGACACCTGCACCGACCAATTGGCTTGCGCGGACTGCGTCCACGCATCGTAGGTCGAGAGGTTGGTCGCAAAGGGTCGGAACGTGAGCTTAGTCAGGTCATCGGAATTCGTCACCAGCTGCTGGAATTCCCCGAAACCCTTCCCCGGCACCCCGCCCCAGAAAGTCGAGGCGATTTGTCCCCACACGGGATTGGTCACCAAGCGATTCCAGTCGGGACGGTTCGTACTCTTCGGTACCGCAAAACGATACGTGTAGACACCTGTGAAGAGCACTCGATTCAGGAAGTGTTTGGACGACCCACCAATGAGCCAGCAGTCCGAACACTCGACGATCGTCACGCCGCCACCCATGTAGGTGTACTTGTAATTACTCTGGTTGTCCGTGAAGCCACTCGCAAAGTTGTAATTCTGCTTTGCCGGTGACACCGACACCAGCGACAAGCCCGTAATCGCCCCTGCCCGAGAACCCGCTGTAATGGAGAGTTCTCCCAAAGCCGCCATGTCTCTCGCCACGGCATCGGTGGAGACCCAGTTTAGCACAGCAAACGGCGGAATCGAAGCATTCTGCGGCACCACGATCGTCACACGTGAATCCACTGCCCCCACTCCCAATGCCGAGAGCATTGCAGATTTGATCGAACCATACAGCGCAGGGGCAATTGAGGTACTGCCCGTGAGCGTCAGGTTGCTATCACAGTTCGTGAACCCCGTATTGGAAATGTTCTCCATATACGACGCGCCCGTACAGGTGATTGCACCCGCAGCGGTAATTTCACTGATCATCCCCCCGTACGTAATCGGATTTTTCCCGATGTCCGTTAAGAACTGCCGGTAGGCATTCGGGGCAAAGCCCGTGAGCGTACCAAAGTTCTGCGAGCTATAGGTGTAGCCATCCGCACCCTTTTGAGCCAAGATCAGATCGGTCTGGAAACCCCCCGCGGCGTTCTGGCCACCCCCGTAGACCATCACCCGGTTATTGGGAAGCTGAAACGAGCCCATCAAACCCCCGCCAACCGCTGAACCATACGCCGGGGTGAATGCAGTGTTAAGCTTCCCCGTCACGGTGAGTCCGCCTGCCAACGCCAGCACGGGTGTAGTGGCACCCGCATTTAACTTACAGCGCGTCACCCAGCAGTTCAAGTCCGGTTGGTTCTGATCGACCACCGAGACCCAGTAGCCCGAGGGATGATAGGAAAGCGTTTCGCCGGTGAGCCAGTTACCCGAGGAAATCGCGCTGCGATCCGTTAACAGAATGGGTCCCGAGAGCGCAACCTTATTGCTCCCGTTCACAGCCACGGTGAGTGGTCCCTTATAGGTCGCCTCCACACCACCGGTGCGATTGGTGGGATTCCACACAAAGGTGTAGAACATGTTCACCACTGGTTGCTCGCCGGTGGCTGGATTCTGCACCAGGAACTCCACCATGATGCGGGTGCGGACATTACCATCGGAGCCTTGTGCACTGTACGTACAGTGGCCCAACTGGTTCGGATAGAACGGCACGATGTAGCAGCCGTTCGCGCTCGGGTCACGTACCACCAGCGGTTGATTGGCTGCCACATCCACGCAGGCATTGGCAAAGCGCATGTTGGTGCTGGCGATGTTCTGCCCGTAGAAACTATTGATCGTCCAGCCCGTGAGCGCCGTGGGGACAACGGTATTGCCATTGCCGATAGACGACAAGGGAATCTGGTAAATCTGGTATTCCACCGGTGAGCCAGTATTGTCCGTCACGTCCGCATTGGGGAAGATCAGGAAAACCGAATCATTACCGACGAATGCTTCCGGGTAGGCGTTATTAATCACCCCCGGCAGGCTACCGGCAGCAATCACGCAACCCGTATGATTGGCATCGTTAAAGGTGCCGTGCGTAAGTGAGAGGAACCAGCCCGTGAGATTGTTGCTGGCATCTTGCAGTCGGCCCAAAATACAGGCACCATTGATGTCACTGCGACACACGTAGCGCGCACTCGAGCCCGACGGGAAATACGCCGGAGCATACTTGCGGTTGGTTCGGGTGGGCGTCAGATCCGTGGCAGCCAGTACGTTCTTGGTGTACGCATAGTACACCCCTTGCTTGGAGCCATTGGTCCCGCTGCGCAAGAAGACAAAGGTGCCATCATCTTCCACAATGCCTGGATAGTTACGCGCTTCCCCGTAGAGGGCGATGTTGGTGGTAGCACCCTCGAACGAACCGGACACGCCAGCCGGAAGATAACTGAGCTCCCCATAGCGCGTGAGCGGCATGCCGCTAAAGGCCACTCGACCCTGCAACTCGCTATCTACTTGCGTTTTCGAATAGGTCCCTGCTTGAACTGGCGTGACGTTGTGCGATTGACCGTAGGTCGCGGCGTGTGTATCCAGATCGGCTTCCAAGGCTGTGATCACAGCAGCAGGTGTTGCTCCACCCAGTTCGGCAGCACTGTCGGCAGTGACCGCTTCTTGCACCTTGGTATTCACGAGCGCTGAATTGTACGGTGCCGCAAAGTCCGTCATGGCGGTCTGCAGACTTTGCAACGAGGACGTGAGTGGGCTCGTGCTCGGTGTTGCTTTCAGTGCTCGATGCGGCGCGGCCATCATCCGCAAGGCCATCCGAGGAACCGGAGCAGGCTCGACCACTTCATCGACCACGATGGGTTCGGGCTCAGGAGTCGGTTCGGGTGTTGGCTCGGGCTCAGCCACGGCTTCCGGTTCCACTTCGGCTTCAGCCACCACAACGGGCTCTTCGACCAGCGGCGCGGGTTCAGGTTCAGGAATCGGCTCTTCCACCGGCTCAACAACGGCGGGTTCTTGTGGAGGAGCTTCATCGACGCTGAGGGTCTCGGTAGACTCAGCCGTCTCAGTTGACACCGGCGGCTCTTGAACTTCTTGTGGCATTAGCGCGCCAGTGGGGTCGAGTATTTTGACCAGCGCTGCCAGCTTGGCCTTGATCAAGCTCATGATGTCCTCTTGCTTAGTATTAACATAGCATGGACAAGCGGCATAAAGCCCGGAGGTTTCCCTCCGGGCCTATGACCATTACTGAATGGGGAAATCCGCCTTCTTGATCTTCACCATGCGGCCATCCGAGTGGTGCCACACAATGCCTTCAATCGAGCGAGCTTGCAAATACGCCTTCAGATCCGAGAACATGCGCGGACAGTCTTCGATCACATCCTTCCCATGCGGGATTAGAACATGCTCCGTCAACTTCTCCGGATTCGCCCCATGACGGGTGCCAATCTTCGGCCCACACACCTCGTAGGTTCCATCGGGTACTTCCCCCCACGCGTCCAGCGCTTTCAAGACTGCTTCCATGACGTACTTACCGGCAGGTGTCTGCGCACTCACCCAACCCGGCCAGTGACCGGTAACGGGATCAGCTTCAGGCTGGGCGGGGATAAAGCCTTCCGGCCGTTGGCGACCCTGCTTCAGATCGAAACGCATGAAAGCGCTTCCTGCCTGAATCAAGACCGCGACGCCGTCCCACTTGCGCGTGGCAACCCCTTCGCCATTTAACACCCATTCTGCACCGGCAGTCACTTCATCACGAACACGCCGTTCCCCGTGCGTGTCCTTGTCCCAGTTGCGTTGAAACAGCGAGATGATCTTCTTCATTTTACTACCCTTTAACGGAGGTTCGATTAGTTTTCGAATCCCGCCGCCCCACCATTAAAGGTCCTGCTTTACCGCAGCTGACGATTGTAGTTCACGCGCGTGACGCGCACCGTCATCATCACCCCTTCGAGCGCCCCGACGTTCGTTGTTGGTGCCAAGGTGACATCCCCGAGCTCCGTGTTGAATACCACCAGGCCTTCATGCTTGCCGTCGCGTTTGATCTCAAAACCGATCTGACGCGCAGGCATCGGCACTCGCCTGATGGCATCCCACGTGAAGCCGTGCCCCGCAACACTCATTACTTCGACCGACTCCACGCAATCCGTGTCATCGGCGTACTCCATGCGATCCGTCTCAGACAACAAGTTGTGCGAGGCGGGCATCCCCAGGTCAATCTTAACTTCGTCGTAATTGCTCATCTTACACTCAAACAGAAACTGAAATGAATTAGTACTTCTTCATCACGCTTCCTTTTTCATGTTGGCTCCTCGAGCAGGACGATCTGGTTGGTCTCCCCTGTTAGCCTCGCAATCGAGTGGGGAATCCGGTTAGATCGGTCATGTGGTCATGTGTGCACAACATGGTGAATGCAAGGCAAAAATTACTTTTAGACGAAGTCCTTCGGCTGGACGGCCAATTCATGCAGCAAGGAACTCGGGTACTTGTCCGGATTCATTGCTTTGATCACTTCACCCAGGTAGTTCTGATGGTGATTGTCTTCCCAGTCTTTGACCGTGTGATGCAAGAGTCGACACGGACCACAGCGCGTACACGCTTTGATGGTCTTGTGCGCAGCCTCGCCGACTTCATACGGCGTCTCACACACCCAGGTGGCCATCACGAGCCGCTTGTCGATTCGATTGATGGTGTCGTACTTGGTGTGGTGCGTTTCCACCAGCGGGAAGACCAACTGCGGCACGGCCTCACGTGGTCCACGCGTCATCACCCAGCCCGCTTCCCAGTAAGCTTTAAACTGTTGCTGATAGACCGGTGCTTGGTCCCCGAGCACGTAGCCCGCGCTCACCGAATGATGGCGTTGCGAATCAAAGGCAATCAACGCCGCCGTCAACCAGCTGATCGGTTGCACCGCCTTGATGTCACTATTCTCGCCAAAGAGTCGATTCAGCTCGATCTCGTGATCCTGGAGTACGCGATGTTTATAGTGCTTTTCGAAGAGCGCGAAGAGCTTCTTGCGCGCCTCCTTTTCCTTGACCAACTTCAGCGGATGCGGGTTAGCTTGCACAAAGAGCGTATCCACATCCCCATAGTGCAGGAACCACTGAAGCAGGTAGGTTGAGTCCATGCCGCCTGAAAAAAGCAGGAGGGGGACTTTCTTGTTGTCTTCTTCCATGATGTTAGACGTTAAAGAGTTCTTCGATGCTCACCTTCTTGTAGACCGGTGAGTAGCTATCCAGCCAACCATCGGGCACGTAGTAGCACATGCCGTCCCGATAAAGACCGAGCTTGATGAACTGCTCGATCATGTACTGACCCACTAACTGGATTGCTCCCGCGTAGATCTTGCCATCGTTCTCGCAACCTTGCAGCGCATGTTCTCTGACAGTCCACTCCATGTACGACTTCAGTCCCTGCTCCGCGTCGATGGGGTTGTTGATGTACGGCGGCAAGAGCTCCAGCACTTCGGGTAGTGAACCCTCGAAGTCTTTCATCCAGTTGACCTTCTTGCGAAACGCGGGTTCGATGTCCCACAGATCGAACACAATGCGCTCCGGGCCCGGTGGTGTTTCCACAGTTTTAGGATAGAGCATGATTAGATCTTCGCGAGAATCAGGTCAGCGTGTGCAATGCGACCCGAGAGATGATAATTGAATTGGTGTTTCTCATCGTAAGCCCGCAGCTCACGCAGCTGGTCCACCAACGCATCACCCAACACCACGACGCCTTGCGCCAGAACAATAGATTCGGGTGCCGAGTCCGTCAAGAAACCATTGTCCTTGATTTCGTTGGCGTAGTCCCACAGCCGAGAGTGGGCCTGATGCTCGTGCGAGACACAATCAATCACCCGATCGAGCACCTGATCTAAATAGTCCTCGATGTATTCCTGAGCAATCACTTCACCATCGTACTGGGTCTGTCTAAAGAACGCCGTGTCCTTCAGAAACCGCCCTAATGGCTTCAGGGTATCGATGATTAAGTATTCTGTTTGTTCCATGAATTCCTCCTCATTTCCGCATACCGTAAGCCACATACGTAAAATTTGCAGCATAGAGCCGGGACCGAAGTCCCGGCATCCATGTCCCCTTTCCGGAGGAGGTCTCACGGTCTCATCGAGCGTATGCGCTTTCAATGAAGCGCTCTCATCGCGTAGACTTAACAGGCCACACAGGCTCTGCATAACATAGCGTCATAAAGGCAGGCCCGGAGAGCCCACCCTTATAACCGGCTCGCGCCGAACGACAACCACCTCTCAGGAGAAGGAACGATGCCCCATCACGAACAGTTCCATAGAATACTAGAATTGCGGGAACCAGTTGCCATGAATGGCTTCTTGCACCCGCTCCACCAAACGGTCAATCGAGTGGTCCTGGTCTGAGAAGCCGGAGGGTTTCCAGTCAGTCGCCTTGATCCACTCAGCGGCGGTCGACATCAACCACATATACTTGCCTGCCGGGTTGTGGACATAGCCTTGACGCGGGGGCCAGGCAAACCAGCGGTCAGCACCTTGTACCGTACAGACCGCGTTCGCCAGATCGGGTCCATAGGCTGCCCACCATTCCGGGGTGGCAAACATCGGCGGCTCAAATGCATAGATGTCACCGACGCGTTCTTTGGGCAGAAACATCGGCGTGAGCAAAGCGCGCTCAGCCCCCAAGGAGTGACCCTCGACACTGATTTCTGCGGTAGCCGGGATCTTACTCAAAGCCCAGGCCCAGAACTTGTCCATGCCTTCGATGATGCCTGAGGCGACTTGACCGCCCTTTAAGCAGTCATGCGGTGCCAGCCAAATATCAGCAAAGAGATCCGCCCCATAGCCTTCGGAGTAACGCGTGCCGGAAATGGACACATAGTAACGACCCTTGCTATCAGTCGATACAGCGCCTTGGTGAGTGGCATCCTGGTATTGTCCCAGGTAAGTCATCCCGAGCCCGCTGAAGGCCTTCTGAGCAGCCAGCGCATCGGGAATATAGACAGCTTGCGCACGCTGCGCCGCTGCCAGAAGGGCGATTGGGTTCATTGCTTAAAGTGTCCTTACCACGTTACTGATGACTCCGTTGACCACATTGAACGTGACACCCACGGCGCCATCCAAACAACCCGCATCCGTGCCACCGCTACCAATGCCGGTTTGATACGTCCCGGCGTAGAGCTCAGCCGCCTTGGTGCCCCCCTTGCTACCCAGCAGCAAGTACGCGCCTCGATACTGAATACTGTTTAACATCGAGCTCGAGGCTCCGAGCGCCACCAGTGCGTTATCAACCGCTGCGATCGGGGGATTAGTCACCCCTGGCTCAACGGGGGCGACACCACTCGCGGGTTCGTCGTAGGTGACGAGCACGAAGTTCGTACCCGTCGCGAGCGCGCCCACGTCGGCTGAAAACTGTGCCGAACCATACGGGGTCGCGGTAGGTGAGCCGTCCGAGGCTTCGCCGAAAATATCGTACGAGCGACTAAAGGCGATGTTGCCGTACTTGTCAAAGGTGACAAGACTGTAAGAGCGAGTCGGACCCAACTTCTGGGCCCCATTCATCCACAGTCCCCCATTGGCCGCCGCAATACGGTTCTGGAGCAAGCCCAACGAATACGCCGTAAAGTCGTTATCGCCGTGGTACTGCGTCCAGGTCCCGTTCACATTACGAAAGGCGCGCCGCACCTTGGTCCAGGTGCCGTTGATGTTGCGCCAGAGGTGTTTGGTGACAGTCCACGTTCCGCTAATGTTCTTGTAGATCGGCATGTTTACACCTGATACCAAGTATCGCCATTCGCACCACCCGAGGGAGCCGCAGCGGACACTGTCGTCTTACCGTTGCCGCCACTTACATAGGTGCCGCCTTCGACCAGGTAGCTGGCACCGTCGTGATAGAGTTCAGCCGTCGTACCAGGGGCGAGCACCAGTGAAGCCGCGCCGTTGCTTTGCGAGGACAAAATGTTGGACGCCGTGAGCGTCCAGTTAAACCCCGAGGTATTTTCAAAGACCAAGCGCTTACCCGCGTTGGCAGGTGCTGCAGCAGGCAAAGCAGTGCTCAGCGCACCCGTGGTGTTCGCCGCGTCGGTCTGGTAGACATACCCCCAAGGATCGGCTGGCAGGGTGCTGGCGCCCGTTTTGATCGATACCAGACCCCGTTGACTGCCGACCTGCGCGCCGAGCGCAATATCCGCATTCTGGCGCGTCGTGGCTTCAGCACTGTCTTTATTGTGGATCGCGGTGCCGGTGCTGGCAACTGCGGTTTGAAGTTGAGCGAGTTCGTCAGAGAGTGCCATGTACTGCTCCAGTGAGAAAGAATAGATTCATACGATGGCTTTCGATTTAGCGGCATAGGAGGCGAGCCGAAGCCCGCCTCAGGTCCAGTCACTCCACTGGCAAGATGTAGATCGGCGAACTATCCTGCGGTTCGTAAAGCGGTTTTTCTTCCCGACCCAACGAACGACGAATCGCTTGCTTCTGGCCTTGCTTTGCTTGCATGAAGTCGGCAATGCGGGCACCGGCCTCAGCCTGCGTATTGAAACGCATCGCACGAGTTTCCAGCGTCACGATGTTGGGGACATCGCCCCGGTCCGCGTGTTCGCTAAAGTACTCGATGTTGCTGTGCGCCCCGGCGCGTGTGGGCGAACCCAAAACAAATTGGTACGGCATGGTCCTTCCCCGATGTTACGGCTTCACACTCAACTGCTCAGCAAGCACATCGAGTCGTTCAGCCAGATTCATGATGCCCTTCTCCGGGACACCAAAGAGCCACAGCAGTTGTTCGAGTTGCGCGTCGTTGCCTTCTGCCTTGCGGATAAACCAGTGCGTGGCGACGGCGGTGGATTGCAGCAGCCCCAGCTTCAGGTTGTTCGGCTTACTCGGGTCTTCGATGTACTCGTACAACCCGATCGCACCGAGGCGCGTCATCAGCAGCACCACTCGCATGCCAGTCGTGGTCTTGAACTTGGCAAACGTGCCGTAAGCAAAGCGCACGTTGTCCACCCCGTGGCGCATGTCGATCGCTCCCTTCGGCGTCAGCGTAAAGCCGATGTCCGTCAGGTTCACTTCCGGGGTGGTTTCCCGTGCCCAGAGGAAGTTCTCGAAATACTCCCGGAACGAGTTCGTGTAACCCTTATCCAGTCCTTGAGCCAGCTGCTTCATTTCTGCACCTCCGCCTGCCGCAGTCGTTCCTGTGCGTTTCGGACTGCTTCACGTTGTTCATCTTCCGTGAGAAACACCCAGCCATCGACATCTGCCTGAGTGCGACCACAGCCCTTACACACTGCATCGAAAAGCGTGGAACACACGCCGATGCAACCCGATTCAACTGCCATTCTTTTCCTCAAATGCTTTCATCACGGACTTGAGTCGCTCCATGATGGCTTTAACGTCACTTTTCTCGAACACCACGAATTTCGCATTGGCGTGGCCGAGGGTATCGCGTGCCGGACAGCGTAAGTCCAGACTGAAACGACTGCAACTGGCTACCGCAGTGCGCTGAAGCATGCGGCTATGGTCCGCGTCATCGGCTTTCACCTCCAACACGTTCTGGAACATGTAGTCACCCTGAGCCGCCAGTCCCGTCTTGATACGCAGATCCCCCCAGCTCGCCTCGTTGTAATACTTACAGAAGAGGGTCTCGTTCGGCAGAGCGAGGAATTCTTCCAAGCCTACAATTCTCATCGCTACCTCTTTGGTCCGATATTAATCGGCTTGCCCGTGACCTTGGTGACGCCTTCGAGGACGAGGTAGGCGATGACCACGACATTGACCAGCGGCAAGCATGTGAGCACGGTCAGCCATTCTGCGCGCCCTAGTTTGCGACGATGTCCCACGTAGTGCAACACCATCATCATGGCCAGCAAACAACTGCCCATCGCGTAGCAGCCAAAGGCACTCGCCGTGATCTTCACCCACCAACTCATGTCAGTCCCCTAAGAATACGTGTGCCTGGTTCGGCACGGATGCCAGTGCCGCTTGCATGCGGCCCAGCATGCGTTGAATGTCTGCCTCTTCCCAGATCAGATACAGCTGGCTGCGCGTGTCGCCTGGTGCAGGCGTGAAGCGCGGCACGGACTTAACAAAAACAGGATCGAGGAAGAACGCGGTTTTCACGCCATCGACTAACTTGATGGCTTCCCACTCTTCTGTGCCACGCAGTCCCGTGAACACAAACAGCTCGACGTAACTATTCGGAATCCACATCGAATACACAGTGGAGATCGGCATCTGTAACATCAAACGACGATTAACGAGTCGCATAGGTTCCTTTTCACTCTTTGATGCGAGGGTCTACTACCGAGACGTCGATGTAGCTGCCACACTCACGCACGATGCGCTTGCGACAGATTACGGTGACGCCCTGTCGGCCGATTGTCGAATCGGGTTGCGCGTCGGAATAGCGATCGCCAAAAGTCTTAATGATTTCTTCGAGAAGCTGTTCGTGAGGCACAGCGTCTTCCTTCCACGGTACGGCCACCATGTCCATGTCCCGACGCAGTGGTCCATAAAGCGCCAAACACCAGCCGAGTCGTCGAGCCATGTCACGCATGACAGGCAAGAGCGCCCAGTAGGCGTTTTCCGCTGATACCGCAGTCGCAGGAAAACCGCGACCACACTCTACGCAAGCCGACGCGTCAAACACCCGTGCCGTCTTGCAGCTACTACACTTCTCTGCCATCACCTCCCTCCTGGCCTTACCCCACACGAACTGCTCGGGTCTGCAACTGCTCCCGAGCCTTCATGGTCAGGACACCACACAAGTTGGCACCTTTCCACTCATAGGGATTCTCGATACGGGGGTCGTCTTCATTGAGACCCACGCCGTACACGGTATCGCGTTCGCTGGCTTCGACCAGGATGTCATTGCCCGTCTCAAGAAGCCACTGGCACTCCTGCGGGTTCTGACTATACTTCTCAAGCATGCCAATGAGAATGAACTGCTCTCGCTTGGCCACCCACTCTGCATCGACGTAACCACGCACTTTGCGTCCTAAGACTTTCTGCGCTTGCGGGTTATCGGTCTTCAGAATGAGCTCCGCTACATCGTGGTCCTTAAAGAGCATCGCCTTGCAGTACATCATGAACTGCTCGAGCGACGAGAACGAAATGCCCTTCACTTTGAAGTGACAGATGTAGTGGTTCGACATGAAATCACGACGAGTGTAAAACGCCACGACGTTTCCCCATCGCCGCATGTCTTCTCTCCCATCCAGGTTAATGGACCTGCTGCGCTACTTCACTTGGCTTCACGCCCTTGCACGTCGAAGTGCTCGTAGCAGTAGTCGCTGTTTAGCATGGTCGGGTTAATACAGCCCTTAAACATGCACGGCAGGTAATGACAGTAACGCTTGTACATCGTTGCTCCTTTAAGCAGCTGCTGCAGTATTGCGTAGATGTTCCCAATGCCTTGCTTCGCGCATGACGTGCTCGACGCGATCCGGCAGCGAACGGACCAGCAACTTCGCTTGCAGGTAATCCAGCCCGAATGCTTCGCGCTTGGCTTCACTGCGCTTGCCCGAGAGGATTTCGCAGACGCTCAGATTGAGCAAACCTGTCTTGGCCGAATGACGCAAGAAGGTCACAGTGTCTTCGCTACAGTCTTCGCGTGCCGACAGTTTCGCCAGCAACTCTTCTGCGCTGTGCTCACCTTCGAATGCGCCGTCTTGAAATGCAAATGCCAGGAACTTAATAAGTGAATCCACAACGGTCTCCAATTTAATCTCGTTTTGAACAAAAAAAAAGAGGGATCGAAATCCCTCTTCCCCAGCCGCTACGTCTTTCGACGCAGCGACCAGTGGTAGACTACTTAGAACTGATAACCTGCCGAGACCACCGCACCGACGTCGCCGCGGGTGCTGGTGGACACGCCACCCTTCATGACCCAGCGATTGTCGCCCGTCACGTAGGAACCACCGACAGCGATACCTTGCTGACCGTGGTAGGTCGACACAGCGGCCGACAACATCCCGCTACCTGCACGGGTCGGTTGCGGCAAGCCTGCGATAGCCAGCACCGAAGCGAGGCCACCATAGGTGTCTTGCTTGTAGCTGTCCATCTGGTTTTGAAGAGCGTTCACACGCTGGTCCGTATAACCCATCGACTGTTGCTGCGCGAAGTTCACTTGACCGACGTTCGCTGCATCGGTCGGTGCCGTACCTGCGGCGACGTGGGTGATCTGACGCTCGCTGCCCGCAGAACCCACCGAGATCGCGTTGTCACGATCTGCCACCGAGTTCGCACCCAAGGCGACTGCGTTCTTTGCAGCCATCTTGGTGTTCGCACCCATCAACCCCTTGTCGATCGTGTTGATCGCTTGGGTGTTGCTCGTGACTTGCGATTGCAGACCAGCTTCTGCCGTCTGAGCCCGCGTCGTTTCGTTGTCGATCTTCGTATTCAGGCCGCTTTCAGCAGTCTGGGCACGAGTCGATTCCGAATTGATGTTGGACTGCAGCTGACCTTCTGCGGCCGTAGCACGCGACGTTTCTGCACCGACTTGCTTGTTGGTGTAGGCGTTCGCCGACGAGAGGGTCTTGGCCGACGAAGCATCGGTGTAAGCGGCCGAGGTAGCCACGGCGCCGACATAAGCTGCACCGGCTGCGGCATCAGCGTGAGCGTTGGCGGATGTCAGCGTAGCGGCGCTCGATGCGTCCGTGTAGCTTTCAGCCGTCGAAACACCCTTCGCTACAGCCTTGTCGGTGTACTTGTTGGCCGACTTAAGCGTAGCAGCATCGCCCGCTTGTTGTGCCGTTTGCAGATCGTGCGCGACGTTATTGGTGTAGTCGAACGACGTGTCAATCGCCGTTTGCGTGGCAGTCGCAACTTCAGCGTGGGTCGCGCTGTTCGTTTGCAGGTCCGAGATAGCCGAGCTGTTTTGCTTGGACTGATTCAGCGCCGTGTTCGCGGTCGACTGGGCGTGTTGTGCATCGCCTTCAGCCTTGCCTGCCAGACCGAGTGCTGCACCGCCGACTACCAGGGCGGCATCTGCCGTACCTTGTGCATGCGAAGCAGCTTTACCGGCTGCTGCCGCAGCAGAACCAGCGGCCGTGGCTTTGGCATCTGCCGTAGCAGCGACTTGACCAGCCGCAGTCGCAGTCGACTGTGCCGAGGCTGCAGCAACTGCTGCACCTTCAGCGACACCTTCTGCATGACCTGCGACAATCGCCGCACCCGTTGCCGTGATCGCTGCGCCGATAGCAACGCCTTCGGCTTGTTGTGCAGTGACCGAAGCGCCTTGCGCGATCGACTTCGCTTGTGCCGAGGTATCGACAGCAGCTTGCGAATTGGCGAGAGCTGTATTGGCCGTAGCCCCAACACCGTTGACTTGCGACTGCAGGTTCGCTTCTGCACCGGTTGCGCGAGTAGCTTCGGCTGCGGTAGCAGCGGCGGCCGTCGATGCATTGGTGGTGATTTGACCTTGCAGACCGGCTTCGGCGCCCTTCGCACGCGTCGCTTCAGCAGCGGTCGCGTTGGCTGCCGTGGTGGCGTTGGTGTTGACTTGCGTTTGCAGGCTGGCTTCCGCCGCTTTCGCGCGATTGGTTTCACCGGCGACTTGCGTGGTCGTGTAAGCGTTCTGCGCAGCAGCCGAGTCAGCGACTTCTTGATGCGTAGCGCTGTTCACTTGCAAGGCGGCGATCGCACCGCCTTGCTGGCTCACCTGACCTTGCAGCTGCGTGATGTTCGACGTGTTCGCAGCGACGTTGGTGTTCGTGCTGTTCAGCTGTGCCGAAGTCGCCAGACCCGAGACTGTACCCGAAACCGACGAACCGTTGGACAACGTCGAGGTGACCGTCGTGCCGCTGATGCTCACGCCGGTGACCGAGGCACCGTCCTTGCCTGCAGCGCCGGTAGCACCTGTGGCGCCCGTTGCACCGGTGTCACCCTTCGGACCTTGCGGGCCTTGTTCACCGCAGCCGAACAGGCCGCAGGATGCATGCGCACCGATCGAAACCGAAGCGAGCAAAGCGATGAGGAGGGCGTTCTTTTTGATGGCGTTCTTTTTCATGATGCGCTATTTTCCTAAAGGTAAGTGGTAACGACACGGTTGGCTTTGTTTCCAACTCACCTTTGTTATATAGGTCTGAGATTATCTTGGATCGCCCTTATCGGGACGCCCGAGCCTTGAGCACATGCAGCACGCGTGTATTGCCCCGTACGCGTAAATTCACCATGCTACGATATTGCGCGTAGCACGCCATCCAGTCCTTGATCGCCTTGCGGTCCCAGAACCGTTCCTTGCCTTCCACCACCGTGGGTGACGGAAAGCGAACCGGTGCCTTTTCAGGACGCCTCAAATAGAGCTCGATCTTCTCTCGGCTCTTCTTGGTCAAGCGACACACATCCCCGATGGTCATTAACTTGACCTGTGCGTCCACAACTTTCCCTACTGGTTAAACACGTACTCAAGCTTCCCCGCTCGGTACATGCCCTTTTCGACTTTGGTCAGATCGAAATCGAACAGATTGATAAACGGACGGGAGAACTGGTGAAACATCTCTTCAGCCACGGTACAGCTGGGCTTGTCGTCGTCCAATTGAACGAGCATTTTTTCAACGAGATGAATCCCGGTTCCCCGCTTCTGGTATTCCGGTAACACCCGCACGCAGCGCAGCTTAGTCTCGTGCGCGTTCTTCTTACCCAACGCCACGCCAATGACTTGGTGCTTATCCTTGGCGAGTATCAGGATGTCATGCCCGACCATGACGCCGGGCATGACTTTGTTGGTGAACCAGTAGCTAAAGTCCGGATAGAGAATATCCATGCCGTGCAGTAGCTTACCAGCTTCCAAGGTGTCGACGAGACGTGTGCCTTGCTCGTAGCGAATCATGCCAACGCCGCCAGCTTGTTGAGCACCAACTCGGTGACGGCTTCAGCCAGGCGTGCCGGATACTGCATGTGGATCACGTCCGGGCCACCGATCACACCCTGGTTCTCGTCGTGCAATTCGCTGTAGACCATCTGGCTCAGCTTCGAGACTTCTTCGTCCGAAACCAAATCCTTGGCCACCACGGCACGGATGTTCTTGAGCACGTCCGGGTTGATTTCGGTCGCTTGCTTGTAGTGACCTTCGATCAGTTCAGCCGGAACATACGACGAGGAAGCCTCGTTCGCACGGCGCACCCAGTAGCCACCCGGCTTCAGGGTATGGTGCAGCGAGAATTCGAACGGCAGCGTGAGTTCGTCAAAGCGTTCGTCTTCCGGAACCAACTTCGTCACATCCGCACCGGCGATGTTGACAAACTTGATCTCTTTGATCTTCAGTGCTTCGACGACATCGAGCGAGCGATACTTCGGAATGAGGTGAAATTCCATTACAGATACTCTCCTGCTTCTTCGTCCTGCTCGGCATCCAAAGGACGATCAGCAAGTTCGCGCCAGTTACGCCCAGCGCACGGATTGACTTCTTCGACGATCTTCACGTCGCCCAGAAGCGTTTCGCCAAAGCTGCCGAAGCCCTTTAGCACCTTCCCCGTCACTAAAAAGCAGGGTTTGCCGTGCGAGGCATGCAGCTCAACGGCTGCGCGCTGCCATTCGTCACGTTTCATCCGGGGCATCAGAATGCGGTACTGCTTGCGATCACCGCACTCTTCTTCGACGGCTTCCCAGACACCCACCCCTGCTTCATGCTTTTTCTTTTCCCGGTTGTAGCTCTTGCCTCCAATGGGCAAAACCCCGAACCGCAAATACACCAACGGCATGGCCATAATCCTTGTTTTTAGTTGTTGATCTCACTGTGCAATGGATGAGTCGCCCGAGTGAACTTTGCCTTAGTCGTCCGCGTAGAGCCGCTTGCTCACACCCGACACAGGGTGAAGCTTCTGCTTTTGCTTCTCGCGAATCTCGTCCTGCTTACCCCAGACCCGTGCGAGCTCGGTGTCGGCGGTATGATCCAGCTCGAGCCCTTCGGCGTTACAGACCATCGCCAAGGTGGTGGCGACGCCGCCCACTTCTTGATAGACCTTACCGGGCGCCTTGTCGTAAACGCTATCGACCATGCGGTGAGCGTCTTGACGACTCATGCCGCCTGCCTGCACCAGCTCTGTCGCCTCCTCGTAGAAGCGGAAGTAGCGCTGCAGCTTGTCCTTGATGCCTGCTGGGCCAAAGCACGACTTGAACCATTCCCACACGCGCTGCTGAAACGACGGTACCGGGATACGCTGCATCTGCAACACTTGCAGTTGGTACTCCGCGAGCTCGCGTTGCAGGCTCAGATACATGCCGTAGGGCACGAACTCCCGACCCGTTTGCGGGATCAACTCATCGAGCTCTTGCAGTCGCTCAAAGCTGATCTTCTCCGCCACCGCAATCGCGTCATCCGGGTCCATCGACATCTCGTAGCGACGTGAGGCTGCATCGAGCACCGACGTCACGGCAATACCGGGACGAAAGGTGGTATAGCCGACCCGCATCGAGTGGGTAATCTTGCCGTCTTTCGCATGTCGTCCAAACACTGGATCGACGTCGTAGACTTTGAGTTGGGAGTTCATAACTGACCAAACACCACAAAGAGGTAAAGGACCTTGCAGGCGATGTGTAGTGCCTGGTCGGTGTTATAGGTGATGTACTTCTTGCACTTGCCGTAGTCGATGAACGCGTGCGCCACCAGCTCAATCACCGCACAATGCAGCGAGCCGGTAAAGAGCAAGACGAATCCGGACTGAATGTACGCATGGGCGAACAGCGCATGTTTCCACACGCCGTTCTGACCCAACGCACTATCGGGATTCTTCGCTTCACTGAGGTACGGTCCCTGGAGCGGATAATCAGCCACAAAGTGGCCGAAGATCAACAGGTACAGGAGAGTAGTCGCGGAGTGATGGAAGAAGGCGAGCATTACTTTTCCTTCTTCGCTTGACGCTGCAGCTTCAGGTACACCGGCGTGTAGTCCGGGGTTTCAGAAGCGAGTTGCGTCTGCACTTCAGCGACGGTGTCGGCCATCTCAGGCACCTCGGGCAAGGGCGCTGGTTCTTCCGGCACGCTAATATACTGCTGGATCAGCCCGTCGAGCACCAGGTGCGCTTGCTTGAAGACTTCCTGGCGGGTGAATTCGCGCAGGTCACTCCACTGCACACGCATGTTGTACGGTCCAGCCCCATTCACCGACAGCAAGATATTGCGGCTTGCCCACTGGCCCTTCGTGTTCATGAAGGTGAGGATATACTCTTCGACCTGGATGCGAACAAACGAAGACAGGCCGTCATCGTTGCGCACGTAATGCTGGGTGACGTCCGGGAGCTTCTCTTCGGCATCGAAGACCTGGTCCATCTTCGTGTGCAGCTCAGCGAGGTTCGCCTCGACATCCACAGGCTTCTCAGCCGTGTAGCCGCTCTTGTTGGCGAGCTTCTCCCACTCGAGAGCAAACGCTTCCAGCACACCAGGGAAGATCGTCTCGCCCGGATCAGCCAACCAGACTTCTTCATGCGGGTGCCAGTACAGCAACACAGCGCGATGGTCCCGGCGCACGATGTAGCGCGCCTTCAGGCCGTTCTCGAGATCGGCAGCCAGTACCAGCCATTGCGGGCTCTCGCCCCCCGCTGCGTACGATTCCGGATTCGTACGGTGGATGCCCGAGGGCAGACCCACTTCGATACCAGGGTTGTAAGGTAGCGGCAACTCGATGTCGTGGTAAGTACCGAAGGCATTCATCGCTGCTTCTTCGAGCCACACCCGGAACGCCTTCGAGCGATCCGCGTCGTCCGTCACCGGCTGGAAGTCAAACTTCTTCAGCTTGTCTTCGAGCTTGAAAATGCCCATCGAGAAATGACGACTGATGGCCGCATAGTCGCGCAGCTTGTTGGCAATCGGACCGTGGCCCGAGAAGTACTTCGCCACGCTCCACTTGTGCTGCGCCATGGCGACGATATGGCTATTCAGCGACTTGGCCAAACTCTCCAACTGCGGTTCGGGCTTCTTCATGCCGCTTCGCAGAAGCTCGATAAGCTCCAGCGTCACCATCGCCGAGGCACTATGGCCATCTTCTTCGATGGTGCTTTTGAGTTGTCCCACCATTTCGCTGTAAGTCATGGTAATGCCAAAAAAAGTCGTGGTCTTGTCCCAGGGACCGTAGCCCCTGGGTACGTGTTATTGCTCGCGCTTCAGCTTCATTTCCGTCTTGAAGGCGATGTGCTGCAACTGATCAATCGGGAACGCTTTGGTCACAACCTTCTTGACCACGTCCGGATCAGTGAAGAGGTACGCACCCTTATCGAGCAGGATACGCTTGCGACGTAAGTCCACTCGGGGTTTCGCATCCGCGGTCGAGAGCGGCTGGTTCGGCACGAGATCGATCGTGACTTTCAGGCCGAGCTCATCAGCGAGCTCCAACAGTTCGCGGGCTTTGGTGCGCACCGCCGTCTCAGCGAAAGCATCGGCTTCCTCTTGAGAAAGCACTTTACTCAAAAGCTTCGTCACTTCTTATCCCCGTCTGATGGTGTACTTCACGCGACGCTTGGCTTGACGCTTGAATTGACGACGCCCGTCCATGGCGGTGAGCTTGCGAGCGCGGGGTCCTGCCATGGCGTTCAGATACAGAAACGCCAAATAGTAGACCGCATCTTCTCCGGTGGTGCCAACGAGTCCCGGAATATCCTGGCTGTAGTAATGCGCCGCATCGAGCGTACGACGACAGTCGCGCTGGTACGCATCCAGGAAGACCGTGAGGTCGTTGTTGCGGGCACGCAGCTCGAGGTTCTCAGCAAGCAGCTTATTGAGGCTGCCTTCGAGGTCTGCCACGATACGTTCGTGGTCGAGCCTGCTCATCGACTCATGGTAGGGCATGACGTTATTCCTGCTCTTCTTTGTCCGCGTGTTCTTGCGCGTTCACGGCAATCAGCATCTGTTGCGCGGCGTTAAACGACGCCCAGACCTTCTGAAGCCCCTCGTTGATGTAGTTCTTCCAGTCCCCACGCTGCGTCGTGCTGTCCCACTGCGGGCTGGTGTAGTCCTTCGGTACTGCTACTGCCGTCATGCTTGTTCTCCCACGGGGGTGTCACCCAAACGTCTTCACTGAAGAGTTCGGGCGGAGTAAATTGTTTATCGAGCAACTGATTGGCCGCGGCGGCGATCAGTGCTGCTTCTTTCCGGTCGACGTAACGTCCCCAATTCGTGAGAAAGCCCTGGTCTCGGTGATACGCGTGCGGCACCTTCAGCATGTCCATGGCCCAGAGGACATGATGATGGCGTCCAGGCGCCTCGACTGCCCAGATCTGACCCGTACCGTAGTGCAGCACCGCGGAACCCAGGATGCGCTCTTCGTCGTACAGGTCCGCGCGATGTTCCTTGAACTCGTCCGGACTACCAATCAAACATTCCAGACCAGGAGAAGCCCCGTCGTGATCTGGAACCTTGACAGCACGGGGCGGTTCGGGTAGAACGAACCACCGCTTGAGCTTCTCATCGGAGAGAAGACTGAGCAGCGCCATGCCAGCCAAGAAGGTGAGGAGATGGCTCGGATGCGACGCCCGCGCACTGACCAACATCCACACAGTTGCAACTACTACTGCTACACGAAACCACACAAAGAAGCCAAACATCTTGTTATCCCCGAGAAGATGCTTATTCAATTACTACCATGAGTTGTCCGCTTCGGTATAGACGGCGGACTAGCGTCGGTGGGTTGGGATCAGGTTTATTTTCTTGGGCAGGCTTCTTCGCCTTACGGCGTTTTCCGTGCGTCGCTTTAATCCCCTTTCTTATTTGGTCGACGTCAATGGGTGGTGCAATCTCATTCAGGTTGGCGTAATCTACGCCCGACAGTACTCGTGAGACGCCTGAAACGGACCCCCCGAATAGTTCAGCCATCTGCGCCAGTGTGGCCTCCGGATACGCTCGTTTGTATTGGCGCATCTCGATCACTTTAGCAGGACTGAACGCATTGTGCTCGCGCCGCTGGATAGCGAACTGATGACTACGCACCAGGCAGTTGCCCGGTCCGAAGTTCTTCGACTGATCATCAAGCACGACTGCGTACTTCTCAGGATTACCCTGTTCTTGCAATTTCTCAGTCAGCCAGTTGAGGAAGTTCTGCAGCCCGAGATTGTTATCCCGATGCCAGTCCCACTCAACGATAATTCCCCTCGCACCGTAGCGCTTGTAGCTTTGGTTCTCTTCACGGTAGCACTTGGCGTGAATCCCCATCCAGCGCCAGTACAGTCGGTCTCGTGACATGCCGTGCGTATTACGTGCCCCGTGATTAGCGGCCATGGTTTCTTGTCAGTTATAAGGGTCGTACTGTTCTACAAAATGCCGTGTCTGGATAGAATTTACTAGACATGACTCATCTATTCCCTAACGGAACAACGGCATAAATAGATTTTCTAGCGAAAGCAGGAGACGGCCTGACAAGGCAGTCCCTGCTCACGCTAAAAAGCCCAGTCGTCTGTCGAACTCCTACAAACGCCGTGCATGTTCCTCACAGAATGTGGTATCTGAGAGGAGGGTTAATTGACCGCAATATCCGTGAGTTCGTTACGCTCGCGCCAGCCTTTGATAAAGCTCTGGCGTTGCTTTTCGAGCGCCTGTTTCAGCGTGTCACACTCCATGTACTTCACGAAGAAGTCACGCCCTTTGTAGGTAAGTGCGGTGAAGCCGTCTTCACCCTTGACGACCACCCGGATCGCCATACCGTGTTCGATCAGGTCATTGCGACCAGATTTCGAGGGCACGTCACCGTCCCAACACGGACCGTCTTTGGCCAGTGCGAGGAGAGTGTCAAAGCAGAACCCATCACGGTTCTCGCTGCTCTTCGGTTGTTCAAATGCCATGCCTACCCCTTTGAATTAAGTTCGGTAATCACTGCGTAGAGAAACGTCACGACAAGAAAGGAAGCGCCGAACACCCACCAGGTTCGGCGGCGCAGTTGCTGCGCATACATCGCATAGCGACGATAGCTGATCCTACCCTGAGAGCGACGCGACCGTAAAGCCAACCAACACCAGAGGCAATACAATACAAGGAAAAACACAAACGTAAACCAGAGACTGCCGATCTGCACCAACACGTCATGCCGATACATTGCCCCTCCTGGTCTGAAGAAGGTGTCACCTCGTGGCTACCGCAGCAACGAGCCGAGACCCGTCATGGTAAAACGAAAGAAAAGCGTGACTGCCTCGACCACTTCCCACCCTACTACACCGATCGCAGTGAGGCCCGCGAGGACCATCACTGCGCTTATGCCGATAACCTTCAGCATCAGGTCAAAGCGTACGGGTTGGCGCATTGCAGGCGGACACCGTCGAGCAGCGCCTGCGCTTCTGCCAGCACCGCGGGATTACGTACGTACGTCCCATCCAGCGTCGCCGTGACGCATTGGTTACCGAAGGGATAGCCACCAACGTCACGCGCCGATAACAGACCCGTATAATGCACGGGCCGCAGGTTCATGCCCTTCCAGGCAGCGAGCACCCTGGTGTGAGTCGCATCGGTTTCGAAGAAGACGACGTCGATCGTCACGTCTTGCAGCGAGATCTTCGCCTTGTACGAGCGGTTATCGCGCGCCTGTTCTTCGTCAAGCAGGTAGTCGTTGTATCGATCACCCCAGTGATGCATGGTGGTGTCGATCACCCGATCCTGGCGCTCCAGCCAGGTGAAGTCGGCCACTGAGGCAGTGGCCATCACCCGCGTTTGCGTCTTCGAGAGTTCGCCAATCTTGAAGCCCGTGCGCAGACCCTTGATCTTGATGGGGTGCAGCTCGACGAGGGCCTTTAGCGACTCATTGAAGTTCGGCTCGAAAAGCGATTCGCGCGTACCGCGCACCAGCACCGCAATGATGTTGCGACCCTGGTAGACATTGTTGGTGATATGGCCGCCATCGCCTTCAGCGCCGACTTCGGAAGTGCTGAATGCTTCAGCAATGCGACCTGGCTGGGTTTCCGGTTGTTTCTCGGTATCCGCATTGCCCGCTGTAACCGGGCCTTCATTGCCGATACCCGGTACCCCGCCCATGATGTCGTCTTCCGGCGGGGGTGGATTGTCGATGCTCTCAGCGAGCTTAGCAGCGCCACCCAGACGCGCTTCGACGTCACGACCATTACCTGCCCCAGCGAGCAGCGACGAGACCTCCAGGTGGTCCTGATTGCCGTCCTGATACTGCTTGTGGTTGTTGCTGTGCTTCTTACGCGATCCTGCTGACATCAGAACCTCTTGTTGTGTTAAGTTGATTTAAACCATACATGCGCATGTCGGCTAATTCGAGCCCCACGAGCGTGGCGATGTAGAGCGAGATACCGGCCTCGACGCTGTCGTACTCCCACGGCTCGTCGACCAATTGTTCGGTCCGAATGACCATGTCACCGGCACTCACTGCCCACGTGACGATGTCGCCTGCGTCCGTCATGATGACGACGTGCACCGGCTCGTTACCGTACAGGAACATCGACCAACCTTCCGGTAGCGTGTACGTGAAGTTAAGACGCTGGCGACGATACATGTTCATTTAGCCCGCCTGGACTTCCGGACCAGCGTCTGGCGCAATGGCGGTGACGAACTCTTGTCGTGCGTGGGGATTCATGCCCTCAAGAGCGATTCCGTTCAAGATGCGCTGGGCATGATCGATCACGCGGTCGCCGTCTTCGTACGATTCGTAACCGAGCGTGAATTCGCACACGGTGCCCTTGATGCGTCGATGCACGCGAAAGCCGTGGAAATTGAACACCGGTGACGCACGCATCAGATCGCGCTTGGACTGCAGGCCCGCGTATTCTTCCGGAAACATCTGGAACATGTGCCATGCCATTACCACCTTAGTGCAAGTGGGGTCAGGCTCGATAAACATCACGTCGATCGTGCACTGCTCTTTGGTCGGGCGCTGTTTGCCCTCGATCGGGTGCGCGGTATGCTGGTAGCAGTTGTAATCCCGCCGCCAGTGCGTGAGCAGGCGATCGACGGGCCGACCATACTTCTCGTTGACCTTAAAGCGCGGGTCTGGCATGAAGAAACCATCTTCACTGAAGCCAGTCCAGAAGCCATCGATCGAATACGGATGGAGTTCCAGCATCGCCTTGATCATGCCTGCGTACAGCTCGCCGTTTTCTTGGTCGGTCGACACGTTACGCGTCACTACCGCAATCAGATTCCGTCCCACATAGGACTGATTGCTGATCCATTCCGACAGATCGGGCTGATAGCTGCTGTCTGCTGGCACGCTTTTGAAACCAGGCGGTAGATCTTTAAGAATTAGTTTTACCATTGCTTACCCCAATAACGCGCGCGGCTTCATGTGGCCGAGCAGTTCTTCCATGCCGCCCTTGATCGAATGGATCGCAGGCATGTCGACCGCAATGAGCTCATTACGTGTGACAATCCCTTGATGCAGGTGACGGTGCTGCTCGGGGATCTTGTTCAGTTCCTCAGCCGTCAGCAAACGATGCACCGCCGTGCGGCGCGCGTACGTGCCGCGCTTAAAGAAGGCCGGGTAGTCGTTGTAGTTGATGCCCTTCTGGAAGAGCATCTCGTTCAAGTCCGACCAGCCCTTCTTGTGCAGCTGCTTGTGGCTATACTGCGACTGCGCCGCCATCTGGATGCTGTTGGTGGTCGCATCCGATTCGCGCCACAGGAACATGTTGAAGACTTCTGCCATGTTCGGCAATTGCCAGACCCGGCAGTCGAACTCCGGATCGATGTGGGCTTTCTCTGGCAGGTGCTGATTCATGTGGCGGATGAACTTGCCCGTGACCGACGAAGCAAATGCCCCGATCAATTTCTGCACGCGGCCGTCGTAAGGCATCAAAGCAAACGGATCGTCGTTCTTCAGGAAGATCGTGATTTCATCGCTTTGCGTATAGCCCAACGTAGCGTGCCAGCGCTCTACCAGGCCCTTGGTGGTCTCGATCATGCAGGTCGATAGCCGCTCGTCGTACGGGCGCTTCAAACCCCGTGTGAATGTACTGAAAGCGATCCCGTCCATGCGGATGACAATCGGCAGCAACGGCATCAGACGACGATCGTCCGAGAGCTCGTAGCGCTTCATGCGATCGCCGAGTTTGTCCTTTCTCATTATTCTATCCTTCAACCCGGTCGGGTTTCTTCTTTGACCTCGTACTTGACCATCTTCATGTAGCGATCTTGACGAACGTCTAGCATCATGAACGCTGTTTTGTACGAGATGTCCGCGATGTCTGCTGACGTGAGATTCGTACCACGGGAGATATAGCCTTCCATAGCCCGCATCGCGCACGCATCTACGTAAGCGGCTTCCTCATCCGTGAGCGCGCGGTTCTGTGCCGGATGCCAGAGCACTTTTGCGTAGGCCATGTCAGTCCTTATCGACAAACGTCTTCAGAAAGCTCGGTGAAAGCACCGCCACCGAACCACACCAGACAGGCTTATCTCCGGCGTCTTCTGCAGAGACCGCGAGCGGATGCATATAGAGCTTTCCAAATCCATGCTCGTCCCGACTGAGCGTGAAATTGACATCAACGTTTGCTTGCATGACGGGCTTCAAGAACCCCAGCAAACCGATGACCTCTATCTCGCGCTCACGCAAGAACGCGAGTTCTTCTTCTAGGCTTTTCTCGGACATGCTCACACCGCAAATGGATAGTTGATCGCCGGATGGTATTCCGGATACGTGACCTTGAAATCGTCGACCGTCACCCAGGTTTCCAGATCTTCCAGCGTCTTGATGTCTGGGTTGATGTCAATCGTCGGCTCAGCCAAAATCGACCGGCTCAACTGCACAGGCACCAAGTCCAGCTGGTTGCCGTAGATGTGCGAGTTCACATTACGGTGATACGCGTACTTCGGGTTCTTGCCCGTAATCTGCGCCATCAGTCGCAGGAACAACCAGACCTGCACCATGTTCGCCACGGTGCCGAGCGGCCAGTCTGAAGAGCGCTGGGTCGAATTCAGATACAGGTCGTCACCCAACAGCGAGAACTGATGTTCGTACATGCACGGCCGCAGGCAGCCCAAGTGGAACATACCCGGATTCCAGAACGTGATGATTTCGCCCCGATCATCGACGCCCTTCTTCAGGTTGTTGTAGACCTTGCGGAACAGATCGAGTGTGGTGTTCGACTCACCACCATCCGGCGTGTAAAACTCAGTGACAGGCCAGTTCTTGGCGACTGCCCCGTAGATCAGGCCGAGGTCGTCTTCACCTTGACGGTTGGGGTTCTTCAGCCATGCCGTATTTTCGTTGGCGTTGGCGTCCCACGACTTGGTGCCGAGCTCGCGCATCTGTGCGGCGGACGTGACACCCTTGATGTAACCGAGCAGCTCAGCGATCGGGAGTTTCACCGGTGCTTTACGCGTGGTGACGATCGGTGCCTTGTTGCTGGTCGCGTCGTACGTGAGGTCGACATTGATCACCGTCCGACAGACGATCCCGGTGCGTTCGTTCTTGAGATCGACGCCTTCGTCATGGATGCGGCGCAGGCCGTTCAGGTATTGTTGTTCAGCACGCAGCATCTTTCCCTTCCTTGAACGCTTTCAGTTGTTCTTGATACGGAGTAGATTCGATACCCGTATCGATCAGTACCGGAGAAGCGAAGACATCCGGTCGATCGGCCTTCATCCAGTCGACGATAACCGGGTAGCCATAAGCGATGCGGGCGTCCATCAGTTCCGTCGTGTACATCTTCGGACGTAACTCGATTGCAGGATCGACCAGCGGCGAGAGCTGATTGACCTTGCCGAAGCTAGGCACGACACTGCCTGCGGCATCGCGCTTGACTTCCTGGTACACCATCACGATCTTGCCCTTCACGTTGGTGAAACCGTGCTGAGCCAGTGCGTTCTCGATAATGCCTGCTACTGCGGCGGCAACACCGACATCGCCATGTTCGATATTGATCTTGAGCATGTTCTTATTTGTAAGCTTGTATGAGGTTGTGATCGGTCCAGCTCGTGGCCGGACCACGATCGACGAAGATAAGGTTCATCGTTTATCTTTGTTACGTCACCACGTAAAAACTGAAGACGGCATGAGGAGCATCGGGATCAGCCTCCGCGCGCAGATCACGAATCTCGTAGCAGAGTTCAGCCCGGATGTCTGGATCAACCACGCCTACCTCGCCGTAGAGCGTTTTGGAAATCTCGCTCAGCTTCCTTCTTCATGCGACGATGCTGAATAAAGAGCGACACGCCGCACAGCAACAGGACACCGCCGAACAATGACGGCACGAAAATGTCTTCGTTGATCTGCGCTTGGTCAAAGAACGGTAGCATCAGCTTAGCGGGAATCGACAGGGCGAGCGGCCAACCAATAAAGGCAATGGGCCAGTAACGACTCTCGCGAATCTTCTTCGCCTGTTCTTCGCGCATAACGAAGTAAAACATCGCAATCAGAAGCACCACGCCGAGGACAAAACAGAACTCCGGATTCGCGTTATTTAGATTGATCATCACGCCTCCTTAACGTAAGCGCTGTCGCAGGAAGTCTGCCAGGCCGAATGCTTGGGCGAGAACAGATGACGGATGTTGGTCTCGTCATTGACGAGCGAGAATGACATCGCGATGATCGTCGGATACTCCGCCCAATCGAACTCTTTCAGGTCGATGCGCTTGACCTTCAGCGTGCCTCGCAGCTCCTGAATGATCTCCGCGCAGGTGTCACGACTCTTGGCTACTACTTCGTCGATGTACTCGCGCAGCATAGCGCGAGCAACCATGCCCGAAAGAGGATAGTCGCTTTCAGTCTTGGCTTCTACTCCAGTCATGCTGTTGTTTCCTTCTTATTCAATTCGTCGAGTTGGAAAAGTAGCGCCATGGCAGCCGAGCGCACCCGCAACGGATAATCCTTGTAGCTCAGCGCAAAGGCACTGCCGATCGCAAACATGTCGTGTGTGATGAGGTGCTTGTGCGGATGCTCAATCGTGTCGATATTACGTTCCAGCCACTTGCAGATCCCTTCGAACAGATCGTCCGAAATCAAGGAACTGCAGTGGTGGTAGTAAATGAACGACGACATCAGAAACCACGATACGTGCGCGGCCGGATACTTCGCCATGCATTGCTGAGCAAACGCATCGAGGTTTGCACTCATGTGAGCAGGATGATCGGCTTCACACCCTTCGCCAGGAAGTTAGCGATCTGCTCGCCGAACTTCGCCGTATGACGCTGATGCACGAGGGTGCGGTGCACGAAGTCCTTCACGCCGTGTTCAGCGGCGATGAAGTCACAGTAGTCCACTTCCCGACTGTTTGGGTCTCGGCCCGGTGTCCAGGCAGTTTGCTTGTGCGGAATAACGACCGAGCGTACCATCAACACCATGGCTTGATCGGCACCCAGTTGGTGCGTGGGGGCGGGACGGCCGATGAAACTTTCGTGCAGTCCGAAAGGCTTGAGTGCTTCCTTGGGGATGATCCCAAACACGTCGACCTTCTCACCATTAAACGGCTTGGTCGCAGTCAGAATCACCACCTTGTTCAGGCGAGCCGTATCCGCATCGAATAGGTCCAACCACTCGTCGTTCTTCACGAGCTCCATCACCCAGGGGCGCAACCCCTGAACGGATGCAATTGCTTCCATGTTACTGGCCATGCTTGATCCTTACGACAATTGGGTCTGCGAGTACAGGCTGGCAAACACCTGCCAGCCCTCGCTATTCATATCCGGGATGAGGCTACCAGTCACCACCCCGCCCGCAGTGCTACCTGCTTGCCACGTGAGCCGCAAATGGCGGTCGTAGCTGTACTGAACGTGATGCTCATCGCGTCCATTCTGACATACAGCGATCCCGCGCCCATGGCGCCGAATGATGCTTAGTGCTTCGCTCAGTTTCATGATCAGTTCTGTTGAAGGACAACGTCCGCAAAGAAACGATCGTACTGGACAATGTCCGGAGCTATACGGGTGAGACCTTGAGGGATCTCACGGCTTTCTAGCATCTTCTCAATCACACGGTCGATGCCAGCGATGCGTTGCACGCGCTCTTCGCCCTTAAGCTTCAGGTGCAACAGCTGCATGCAGCCTTCGAGCAGGTCGTGGTTGTACGCCGCCACATTGCACAATGCCAGGTAATTCACCGGCGGACATTCCGTGCCGAGGTCGAAGGTTGCGGTACGTTCGAACCAGATCGCATTCAATAGCGGCCGCACGGTGTGCAGGTACTTCTTCACTGAGACAGTGGGGCGTGGTTCGACGTAGGTCTTGTAATTGCGCCGCAAGATCGAGACGTTCTGCTGACGCAGCTTTAACGTCGAGAAACCTTTCCACATCAGTTCACGCAAGCGATTCGCATGATCCGTGGAATAATACTCGGGCAGTCGCAGCCAGTCGACGATGGACGGATTCGAGTTGTACGCTAGGGTAGTGGCCTTCTCGATGTCAAAACCATTCAAGTCGCCAAAGCCGTCGACCTTGATTTCGAGCGTGTCACGGTTTTCCAGCAAGGCCGCGTCGCGATGCCCTTGGTTGATCTGGAAGTACGTGTGTTTAGGACGCACGTAGATGAAACCGATGTCATGGTCACTCTGTGGGTTGGCCAGTCCCCACGCCCGACTCCCTACTTCGACTGCGTGCAGGATGGTGACGTTATACGTCAGTCGGATGGATTCCAAATGGGCCAGCACGTTTTCATCTACTGCCATCGCTATTTCCTGTTCTTGATCTGTTGTTGAAGACGCTTCACAGCGCGGACAATTTCGTCCTCGGTGAGCGCCTCTTGGCCGAGCTTGCGGATCGCAATCTTAATCCGACGCGATCCTGCCTGCTGCAACCGCTTGACGCGCATGTTAACCGAGAAGCAGGTCTTCATGCGGCTTTACGACGCTTGGCCAGATTCTGACGCACGACACGCAAATGCAGACACACGTCGTCCAGTCCGTTCAAGTCGTCGCCTTGCACCAGGACATCCCCGATCTGGTGCTGAATCGTCACTGTACCCCGATGACGATGGCCGGTACGAAACATGATCGTGGTGGAATGCATGGCGGTCATGCGTTCCGTGGTGATCGGTTGATGCCCGCCGCTCACCGCGATGACTTCCAGCTTGGCGATCGGGTCCGCGTAATCGGTCCCGGCATCGTTGGTCTGCTGGAGGATGTTCATGTTGCCACGGCCCAGATACACTACTGCGTTATGCTCACTCATGTTAAATCCTAATGCTCAGGAGGGGCTGAAGCCCTCCACGCGACTTTCACGTAGAATCCGGATCTGGTATTTGAGACCACGGGAGATGTACGTGCGAATGTCGACTAATTCTTGTTCATCGCAAGTCTTCCACGCTTGCCAACCCCGACTAGCTTCGGCAACGTATGGACTTGCTTCGTAATGCCGGTACTGGTACACGATCGGGTCATCCCCGGATGCTTCCAATACCGGCACTTTGGCTCGTACTTCTGCGTACGCTTGACGCATCGAGCAAGATTCCTCGCAGAGCATGCCGTCCACGTGCACGCAACTGCCTTCGGCTTTATTCCGGTACACCCCACAGTCACGCACTGGATCGAAACTGCGGTTCAGGACGCGAGCAAAGAACGCGGCCCTCATGCTGGCACCTTCAAACGCGGACGGAACGTGAGATCAATCGCCTGCGGATTCATCGAGACTTTGACATCCAGGTCCAATGACAGCGCAGCTGCCATGTCGGTGTAAATCCGATGCGCGTCCGCCCGCACGGAGTACTGAGCGCTCTCGGCTGGATTGATCCAACCTTGCGCTTTGGCTTCGAGCATCTCGGCCCAGATGAGCCCAGCTTGAAAGCCATTCAGCATTTCGGTAGTGAAGTACGGTTGCCCCACTCGCAAGGCTTCTTTCGAATTCAGCGGGTTATGGAATACCTTAAAGCGCATGCCTTCATCGCTTTTGAGGATGTCCTGAGCAATGCGCTCGAGATACTCGCCTTCACCCAGGCCGATATGGATACCGTGCTTGTCATTGACCCACACGTCGTCCATGAACTCGTCCCACTTCGCATCCATCAGCTTAAGAAAGCCTTCCGGGGAGCCACGTTCCCGATAACGCGCCATGTACTCGTCCTTCAAGTACTTGTGCGCGGGTGCTGCAATGGCGTAACTGATCCCGGCTTTCACCAGCGCGTCACGCACAACCGTGTGCGTCGAACAAAGCACCCACGCACCCGCTGCGAGGCAGGCTTGGATATGAGCGATGTAGTTCTCGGGGAACTGGTCCTTGTTGAACTGGCTGCTGTCCGAATCATGGATCAAAATCCCGGAGTGACGCAGTTTGTTAAACAGGGTGGTTTTACCCACGCCAGGGAAACCACAGATAACGCGCGGACGACTATCCATTTTCTTTTTTGTTCCTGTTGTTCTTAAGCAGCTTTAATGAGAGTGTCGATCTGGCGAATCGTGTCTTCCAGATCGTTGACTTTCGGGATGGCATCGATGAATTGATCGAAGTTATCGTGATGCTCGAAGTACAGCGCCTGGAGGTCACACCCCAGGATACTGCTAAAGCACGCAGCGGGTTCCGCGCTCCGGCCAGGGAACATCAGCTCGATGTAGTCCAGCACTTCGCTGTGCGTGAGTGGCTTGATCTCGAAGACGTGGTCCACGCGACCCTTACGAATCACCGCCGGATCAATGTCATCCAGCGTATTGGTCGTGAGGAAGATCAGCGTGCCATGCAGCGAGGCAATGCCGTCCAGCGCGTTCAGAATACCGGAGAGCGTGAGGCCATCCATGTCTTCGAGGAGCTTGGCCATCGGATTAACCGGCGCGTCATCCACCCCTAGACCCTTGATCGAATTGATCGCGCTTTCCAGGTTCGGCTTACCGCTGCTGTCGTATTTCACTGCGACCGTGTACTTCGTGCTGTCGTCACTCTTCATAGCTGAACGCCGCCGCGTAGCTTTTGCCGAGTCAAAGTCCTCGATCGCCAGAATGGAGCGGCTCGGAATATTCGCGAGTGCCTCTTCCAGCATCTCGTCATTGAGCGCATTCAGGTTTAGCCGACACACGTTCAGATTGAAGTGGCTGGCGAGTGCCTTGATGAGACTGGTCTTACCGGTGCCAGGCACGCCATGCAGCACAAAGGTCTTCTTCCACGGCAGGCCGCGCTCAGTGTACCAGGCCTCGCTCATCTGGAAGTCCTCGATGGCTTTGACGAGCGACTGCTTGAGTGCCTTCTCGACAATCACGGTTTTCAACTCACGGCGATCGAGCATCGCGTAATCGGCCCAGTAATTGCTCTTAAAGCGCATCAGCTTCAGCTTGTTCTCCGGGAACTTGTGGCAAAACACATCCACCAGGTCTTGCATGATCGCTTTGTTGCGACCAAACATGGTGAGCGTCACCACGTAGACGATATTATCGCGGCCTTGCTTTTCCATCGTCCGGCGGTGCATCAGAAACAGGCGTCGCTTGAAGAAAAAAAAGTGGTTACCGTCACCGATAGCCACGTCAGCCGCATTGCGACTGCCGTGACCATTGTGTCGATCAAAGAACTGCGCACCGTAGGTCTGCAAAGCCAGCTGGCGCGAATACTTCGCCCACTTGTTCTGCATGAACCACTCCATGAAGCTTGCATAATTCTCCCGTGCCCAGCCCAGCTCCGTATTGTCGAAGGTGAGCGTGGTGGTGAGCTGGCCGTGAATCTTGCTGATGAGCTTCATCGGGATCTTGCGAAAGACCCAGGTGACTAGGCCTAAACCCCACAGAGAGACTGCCCCCGCAATCATGGGATTCGAATGTGAGTAAGCGTTAAACGCCAACCAGAGATTCGTGAGGTAATTCATTTTTCTTCCTCTAAATTAAATAAAAAAGCGGGGTGGTCTAGGCCCCGCTTCCGCCTTAAGCGTACTTCTTCCTCAGTTGCGCTTCGGCGTGGTCCTTCTCAGTCGCACTCAGCGGCCGGTGCCGCGGCATGCCTTCGGCAATGTCCTGCATGAACACGGCCTTCGGGACGGCCTTGATGGAGAACGCGTGCGGCCACAGATGCTTACGAATCACCATCGTTTCACCGGTCTCGGAATGCGGACATTCGAAGAGCACCTGATAGATGCCGCCCTTGTAGTGCTGGTGCGTGCCCATGATGATGGCTTGTTCACGCGCCAGCTCGGAGCCCTTGTTGTCCACTTCGCGCGCCACAATCTCGCGCATCGGGACATGCAGTTCAGACACCGCCATGAGTCGTCTCCTGGGGCGGCCATTGCTTGAGCAGATCAGCTTCAGGCGCGCCTTCGATGAAACCGATGGTGAGCGGTTTGCTGTCCTGGTAATGCGCCACCAGGACCCCGAACGGCCCATGCGAGAGCTCGATACTGAAATGCGTGAACCCCAGCCCGAAACGGGCGTTCTTCACAAACAGGATGTCCTCGACTTCACTGAGCGAATCCACGTCGACTGCATTCACCGCGCCCTTAAAGAGATCGGTGTCGCCTTCGTGATACTCCGACACCACAATGCGTGGCTTGGTGTGACCCACCACATCGCCAATGCCCTTGATGGCAAACCGATCCAGGACCTTGTCACTCCCGTCCAGTCGGTGCGAATGGTCAATCACCTTGTTGGTGAGGCTGAGCTTCTCGGGCGACACTTCGCCGCCGAAGTAGATGCAGTGCGGATCGACGTTGGCGATGTCTTTCGACTCCACCAGTAAGATCTCAAAACCACCTGCTTCCTGATCTGGCGCAGGCAACAGCACCACGCCGTGCAAATTGCAGACTTCGCGAATTTCGTTCACGATGGCTTGCAACTCTTCTTGGGTTTTCATTCCGGGTTTCCTTGTTTAAAGCGACCGTACAATCTGCATAAAGGTTTCACGATCCAGCGTGAACGTCTGTTCATGCATGTCGTAAAAGCGTTCGGTGTCCTTCTTGACCCACACGGTAAAGTGCGAGCGCAGACCCACCATAAACACCAGCTCGTCGATCGCAATCACCGCGTAGATTTCTCCCCGGCGTAGGGCATCCCGATAGAAGAAGCCACTGCGCCCCTGATCCCGCAAAATCCGGAGGAAGTGACCGTCGTCTTCGGCTTTGATGGCAGCGGGCACATGGTGACGAAAGTGCGTCGTTTTTGCCGAGGGCATCAGCGAGATCGAGACGTGCTGCTCCAGGGCTTCGATGAGCACCGCGTAGTTAAGCTCCATCTTGGGATGCAGGGACTCGACAAGCGCCTCGACTGTATTGACGTTATCGACCACTAGCGAGAGGTGATTGCGTTTGGGCTTCTGGCGCTGATCTTGCATGTGGTTCACCGCGTTGATGATGCGTTCTGCGTTGTGAAATTCCACCAAGCCAATTTCGTCCGCTACCTCATCCGGACCTTCGGTGGCGATCGCACTGACTTCGAGCTTCTCGAGCAATACGAAAATACCATCCACCGTCGTCGGAACGGCCAGGTCGACCAAGAACGGCACCTGACCCGGCTCACCCTGGATACCAGCTACGACCCCAGCGCTCTGGCACACTTGCAGCGGCGGCTTCTCGGGGTTCTCCGAGTGATCGTCGACCAGATGGTAGTACATGGCCTGCCGCCCGAACAGCTCTTTGCCGATGTGTGTGGTCGTCGCCTTGCGGTAATCGATTTCGTACTGGCTGATAAACATGGTGATTCCTCGTTTTAGTTTATGTTAATTCAGGTCGGCGAGATTACATCGAAGGTGACGATGTCCTTCACCTTGACTTCACCGTCTGCTTTAATGTCGCACAGCGCACGAATCCCCAGCGTGACGGGTACGTCGTCTTCCAACAGTTGTTCAAGCGAGCCCTTCCAGCGCCCCGAGGGCTTCATGCAGGCGACCAACTTGTTCTCTTCGATCTTCACGTCAGTGATCTGACAGCAGGTATTCCCCATCTCCACCGTCTGGCAGCGCTCTTTGTACTGTTCGTGGGACTGACCTGCGTAGCGAGCAGGTTGGCCCAGTTCACCGTGCGCGCGGCCCTGCTCCACACGCGCATTAAACTTCTCCACAGCTTTGGCCATGGCTTGGGGGTTCCAGACTCGGCCCAGTTGGTCCGGCTCTCCCAACACCTTCACGACCACTTCAACCGAACCATCTTCCTTACGCACAAATTCCGTCATGGCACACTCCTGTAATAGTCCAATCAATGGGTCAACGGCATAAAAAAGAGACCAGCCGAAGCTGGTCTCGAAATGCCTCGCCCGTCAAAGCGAGGTCCCCACGATGTCGGGTTAGATGTGCTGATCGAGCCAGGCCTTCAAGGCCTGCTTCGAAAGCGCACCGGCTTTCTGCGCGACGATGGCGCCGTCCTTGTAGATGAAGAGTGCCGGAATACCACGCACACCGAGCTTAGTCGGCGTCGCATCGTTTTCGTCGACGTTCACTTTCACGATCTGCAGCTTGTCGGCGTACTCGGGCGCGATGTCCGCCAGCGTCGGGACCAGCGTCTTGCACGGACCGCACCAGGGTGCCCAGAAGTCGACGAGAACCGGCTTGGACGATTGCACTACGTCTGCTTCGAACGTCGCGTCAGAAGCGTTTTTGATGATTTCGCTCATTGCTACTACAATCCTTGCTGTTAAGGGAGATGGGACACTGCATAGACATACAACAGTGTCCCGGCATGTTACAGCGTCGGCTCATCGGCACCGACAAGGCCACCCGAGATATTCAGGTTCCCATTGATCACCACCGGCGTATCCGACGCCACGACAATCACCACCTTCGCATCGATCAGCGCCTGGACGCGCTCGTCGAGCTTCAGCAAGCGTGACGCCATGTCTTCGGTCACGTAGTAGCGCATCGAGTGATCGGCCAGATCATCGCCCGTGAGCGCCAGCACCATCTGCAGCACCTTGACCGTGAGGCGCGCTCGCGCGTCTTCGATGTTGGTGACGTTGCTGACCGCTTCGAGCGTCACATGCGGGGCCGACACCATCGGCAGTTCGTCGTCCGGCTGCGGCACATTCACACGCAAGCCTGCCGGAATCGACCCACTGCCCAGCAGATGCAAGTTCATGCGGCGCAGTTGGGCAACCGTGGTATGGAACTCGATCGCCAGTTCGGTGATCTTGTCGCCTTCCTTCGCTTCGATGTAGTACTGGTGCGTGACCGGATCGAAAATCGCCGGACGCACTTGCGAAGGTTCCACTGTCGAGTCGACACCTGCCAATGCCTCGAGTACGATACGCGACCAGTTCTCGAACTTCAGGCCAGCCGCGAGCAGTTCCTTGACTGTGCCGCGCGGTCCGTCGATCAGTTCTTCTTCGGCCACCTTCGCCTTGAGCGACTTGGGCACGACGATCAGGTTCACGAGACCCAGGTGCACCTTGCCGACGTTATCGCTGTCGTCACGGATGAAACCCAGATGTTCGAAGCGAAACAGCGACGGCGTCTTGAGCGGGGTTGCTTGGAGGCCATCGGCGTCGACGAAGACGAGTTCTTCGTTCGCCACTTCGCGCTGCAAGTTGGTGTTGATGGTCGTTTCGATGTCGAGCACCGACTGATCGTTGACCTTGACGTCCAGGTGATCGACGTGACCGCCATAGCCCACCGAGAACTTGCCACCGAGACGCTCTTCGCCGACTTTCTTGGTGCGCTGATACGAAGAGATTTCATCCGTGTCCCAGTTGATCGGCAGCCCTTGACGGAAGGCTTCGTCGTCCTGGAAGACGACCGGCGAATACGGCAGCAACTGACGGTAGAACGGATTGGCTTCGAGGCCATCACGCTGACGGATGACCGTCTCAGCACCGACGATCGAGAGCCAGGTTTTGTACTCCTCCGCACTCAAGCGCGTGAGGCCGTGCGTGAGTCCCATGCCGGGCAGATTGTCCGTGAAGTCCTTGTCGATGGCAAGGATGTGACCGGGGTGTTTATATGTCTTCATCGTGGTTCCTTTGTTTTTGTGAATCGATCGATGGGAAAGCATCTGGGCGAGAAACTCACTCGTCCAGCGCTCTTGCGGAGAAAGCAAACGCTTAGCCTGTTCCGCCTGCTGACGCTCCTGCACCACATGGGCAGGCTCGTAAGTGACGAAACTGTACTTAATACCGTGGATGCCCGAGGCGTGATCTTCGCGACGAGTCTCAGTCCACTGGGTCGGACGAATCGCCGGAAAGAAGGCATCGCCTTCAAATTCTCGATCAATCTCGGTGATGAGGAGTTTGTCGGCCTTGGGTAAGGCTTGTTCGTAGAGGGTCGCTCCGCCGATGAGAAACATCTCTTCCTCACCGCGATACTTACAATACTCGATCGCGGCTTCCAGTGAGCCTGCGGTCAAGCACCCTCTAAACTGCGCGGTCGCTTTGGTGGTCACGATAATGTTCTCGCGACCCGGCAAAGCGAAGCCGATGGACTCGTGCGTCTTGCGCCCCATGATGACGGGCTTGCCCGTCGTGATGCGCTTAAAGTACGCCAGGTCCTCCGGCAAGTGCCAGGGAAGTTGGTTGTTCAAACCAATTACACTGTTACGGTCGCGCGCAGCGATGATGACAAGCTTAGTCATTACTAATCCTTGGTTATCCGATTTTGTTCATTGACTCTGTCATCACCCAGATCAGGATGCTGCCAAAGCTGACCAGCGTCGTCACGAGCGCACTGGTTTCTACCCGACAGACTATCCGGGACTTCTCTTCTCGCATTGCGCACACAGCGAACACAATGAGGGAGAGAACGAAAATCGAAAAGAGAGGGAAAAAGATCATAGGCGTTTCAGCACGAAGAGCAGCACACTACTTAAGAGCGCCAGCTGTCCGCACCAGATCAAAACTCCAGCGTAATGAAAATGTCTTGCCCGGATGCGCCGCGCATGGGCGTGATCGGTCCGACGATATTGACGAAACTGGCCTTCTGCCCGAAAGCAGGCGAGCAGCGCCAACAGAAAGAAAAGTGCACTACTAAAGGACACCAGCGCACAAGGCTCAAGCGGAGTGTCAGCATAAGCTGCCTCTACTCCGTAAAAAAGTTGTTGCGCAAGACTCACCAGGAACTGCACAAACCACCAGACTACGGTCGCGCCAGTAATACAACAGCCCAACACAAACAGCACCGAGCCCACACGATCACTGGCGGCATAGGGCTTGCCCTGCTTGTGCTCTTCTTGCGTGATCCCAAAACAACTCAGAAGGGTAAGACCCACTGCGAACATGCCCAGCCCCACGTAAAACCACATGAGCTCATCCTAAAAGGAAATAAAAAGAGGGCCGAAGCCCTCTCTTCAGTTAGGGATTACTCCCAACGGTCGATGACGATCGTGCGATCGCCGAACTCGGTCTTCACCTTCAGGCGCCGCGGTTGTGCGTTACCGCCCTTCACAATCATGAGGCCGCAGGCCTGACGCTTCACCTCGCCTTCGAAGACGGCCTCGTTGGAGAACGTTTCCACCACCCGCGAGATGTCGTACAGGTCTTGCTTGAGCAGCTGCGGGAAGAGCGCAATGCCCTTGTCGCCGCGCTCGTTTTGCTTGTCGTACGCGCCTTCGATGATGAAGAGCGCCTGCTCACCCAGTTGCGGGAACTCAGCCGTGCCGAACATGTGCGGTGCCTTGACAATACCCTGCACCTTGTGGTACTGGTTATTTGCCAGGTTCCAGATGTCGGGCGTGGTGCCGATCAGGCTGCCGCGGAAGTCCTTCGACGAACGCTGGTACATCGACATCGGGTTGCGGTAGTCGTCGAAATCGTACATCAGGATGGGCGGTGCATCGAGATCCGCGGCCGTCGCCACACCGGTAAAGAAGTCCGCTGCCCACGGGATGTAGATTTCGATGTCCAATGCCTTGGGGAGCACTTCAGCCTGGAACTTGTTCCACGACATCGTCACCGGCGGCAACTTCAGGTCTTCTTGCTGGGTGTCGATGACGTCCTTCGTCTTCGGCGCCAGGTGAGCGAACACACCAGTCGGTTGCTTTTCCTCAGGCGGCGTGAAGTTCAGCAGATCACGCGCATCCCAATGGAAGGCATCTTTCGGGATGTCCTCGAGGTACGCCACGCGACGGCGCAGCGACTGCTGCATGCCGAGTTCCGCGATGCGCTTTTCAGCGATCTGGAGTTGGTTCATCGTGGGTGCCGCGACCGGACGACGGTAAACGTCAGCCTTCGTCTTCTTGCCGAACGAACGCTTGATCTGTTCGAACGACTGACCTTCGAGCAGTGCGTCGAGCACCGTGCCGACCAGGGTCTTGTTCGGATGGGCCCAACCCATGGCTGCGGCCGACACGGCACGCCACAGCTTGTTCTCACGCGCACGGGTATTCTTTTCCGCCGCGCGTTCGACGGCCGTTTCGTACAGCCAACGACCCGAGCCTTCGATCATCTCATCCCCGACGAGGACTTCCGCTTCGATGATCTGCATGAGCTTCTTGAGCGTCGCCACCGAGCCCTTCTCGGTCTCGAAGAACTTCGCCATCAGCTTGTAGTCTTCACGCAGCTGGGCTTGACGCTGACGCGGCGTGAGACGACCAGTGTGCTGCAGCATCGAGGGCACCATGATGCCGAAGTGCTCGAAGCCGCCCTTTTCGTACGCACCCCAGATCTGCTTGTTGTCCTTGAACGGACCGACCACCCGACCCGACTCCACCACTTCTTGCATGCGCTCGACGAGCGTGAAGTAGTAGTTATCCGTGGGGAACGTCGTCGAATCCCACAGGACCGACTTGGTCTTCCCGTCCTTGTCGATCATGACCGTACCGGCGTAGTGCTTCATGAACGAGCCGCAGCACGAGCATGTGTGGTAGGCACGCTCGTCTTCGGTCAGGGCACCGAGGTAGACGTGATTAAGCGTCACGTCGACGGAAATCTTGTTCTCGACCATTTGCGGGGTCGGCTTCATTTCCGTCCTGGTCCGGAAGAGCGACGTCCGGCCTTCGGAGAGACGCTGGTCGAGCGTACGTTGCATGTGCTTCACGAGCGCCTTGTAATCAGCGTCGTACTTCGTGAACGGCTTTGTGGTGCCGGTCGAACCAGCTTGCACTTGTTCCATTTCTAATTAACTTCCTAACGTGATGGGGTGATTTACTGCTTGACGTTTTACTGCCGTTGCATAGCCGTACTCATGGTCGCGGGGTAATCCTTGACCAGTTGGATATACTGCGTGAGGAATTCACGCGCTTCTGCTTGCTGCTCTGCAGTACCAACCAAGCCCATGACCACGGCCTTCTGGATCGTAGTCGGGTCCGTCAATGCTGAGACAGCGTAGACGGGTTTGGTTGCCCGGACGGCGGCCGCTAACTGCTGGGGCGTGGCATCCGTGGGAAGACGAGCAAGGTTTTCGATGATGCGCTCGGTCGACTGGGGGTACTCCTTCGTGTTACGACCGCAGCAGCCTTCCAGCACCGCCTGGTTCGGACATTCCGCACAGGTGAATTCCTTAACGGAACTGACATCCGGTACACCGAGATCCGTGTGGACCTTGACTTGCTCCGGCGCCGCATTCACGATCGACGGCTTGAGCCTGCAGTTGCCTTGTTCGGACAACGGACGGTTACGCGTGCAGCAACCGGGCGAATTGGTACAGACGACTTCAGGCGTACTGATCGGACTACCCGTGTTAATGCGGTCTGCCGGAACTGCATACGGGTTACAGTAGTGCGAGGTGTCCATGGGCTCCTCCACGCGCAGTTTGCCTGTGTACGTACCTGCGACCTTCTGTACGACTGTTTCCAGACTGACGTGGCCGTAGCAGATCTCGTTGGCGAACTGCTTGAACGCCTGGACCAGACTCGTACTGTTCGGTGAGCCCAGATCGTTCATCAATCGCTTGATGGTCTCTTCCTGCTTGCTGGCACTGACGCGACTGATCAGAGACGGTTCATGCAGATGGGCCACTGCCGAGCCCAACTTAACGATCCAGGTCTGTGCGGCCTGGGGTTCGACCTTGCGCAGGTATTTGACCCAGTCAGCTTCGTAGATGATTTCGTACGGTTCACCCGGTGCAACCACCACATTGACGACCGAGGTCCGCTTGGCCTTGTTGATCAGATGGTCCAGCGAAATGCCGACGTTGTCCGTCACCATTTCCTTCGGCAGGAACCAGCCCGCTTCCGAGAACTTGTTGCTTCGTTCAGCCTCGAGCTCCGTCTGGCGGTTCGCCAGTGCGATCTCGTGATTGCGCAGCTGATCTTCCAGTTCGGCGATCTTGCTCTTGAGCGTATTGACCACTTCTTCGCGATACACCGCCCTCGTGCCAGCGACGGTTTCAGGCGTGCCCAGCGCGATATGCTCCATCATCGCAGGCGCGAGGTTATTCTGCACTGTTTGACAGACGTAGATAAAACCGACCGGATCGGCCGCAATAGCTTCCTCGTACGTCAGCCCTTGTTGTTGTTCTGCGCTCACTACTTTCTCCTGTTGAATAGTTTTCTGAGCAGCTTGCCGGGTACGTTCCACCACATGTGGCCGTGCACGTAGCCTTGATTCTTGTCCGCCATCTCCTGCATGAGCTTAGGATCGCTGAACACGCGACGATAAACTTCATTGGCGGCTCTCCCCGCCTTGGCGAGATCGTCGGCATTGACCAGACCGTCTTCGTTAGTCGGGAGTTCCGTCAGGGATTTCAGCGCTTCGTCCAGATGGTCTTCCGGCGTCTTGAGCTTCCAGTACTTCCAGCTGTCCTCATCATCCTCGTTGTCCTTCACGAGCTTGACGCGCGACATGTCGAAGTAGTAGAGCGCTTCCGGCCACTGCGGGTAATGGCAGTCATGACGACTCGGCACGCGCCACCACGGACCGTCGTATTCCATCTTCTCGACGATGGTGTAGCGCGCCCCGATCCAATGCTCGATCTGCCAGAACTCCTTGAACGCTGAGAGTTCCCGATGAAGGAACTCTTCGGTGATAGCGGGATCGAAATACCGCATGGCGCGCTCAAAGAACTCCGGCTTGAAAGTCTTCGGCTTGTACCAGGGACTGTCAGGCCAAACCGGTTGCTCACATTCGGCCACCGTGAAGTTCAGCGCAGTCTTGATCCCCACGATCACGGCTTGTACACAGGCGCGATCGAACTGGGCTTTACGCTCAGCAGCCGCGGCTTCTTCCCGACGGCGCTCATGCAGATAGCGAATCGTCCCCGCGCGTTCTTTGATCAAAGCCTTCTGACGACGAAAGCGCCCCGGATTCACGGTGTGCTCGAAACTGTAAGTGCTCATCCTGCTTCCTTGTTTTTTTGTACCTTAAGCGACGCTCGTGCTCTTGTCGATCCACTCCTGCACGAAGCGGGAAAGATCCGGCCGATCCGGGTAGCCGAACTTCGGCATGTTCTCACCCGTGTGACAGGGCAGCACGTCCCATTCGAGCCACGAGTTGATCTGCATGTCGATGTAGATCGGCGCCATGTTCGCATCGACACGATACACGTTCTTGAAGAGCTTCTCGTCGTAGGCCTTCTTGAAGCCCTCGTTGACGCGCTTCTTGAACGCGATGCCTTCTTGGTCGATGCGGTCGCTCTTGCCGTTGTCTTCAGCGCGCTGATTCAGACGCCGGATGCCTTCTTCGACCTCGACATCGAAATACGCCACGAAGTCGGGCCAGGCACCATTACGCGCGAAGGTGTCCAGCATCGTCACATCCGGTCCCAGCCCGCGCGCCACTTGCTGATAGGCGTAGCTTGACATCGAGAAGCGATCACACAGCACGATGTACCCTGCTTCCAGTGCCGGTTTGATCATCTGCTCGACGTGTTGTGCGCGCGCCGCTGCAAAGAGCAGCATCTCACAACGCGGCACACAGTACTGGTGCAGAATGATTTCACGGATCTCTTCACTGACCGGTGTGCCGCCCGGTTCACGGGTCTTCAAGACTTTGTAGCCCTGTTTCGTGAGACGCTCGTAGGTGGCATTCAACGACGTCGTCTTGCCTGCGCCGTCCGGTCCTTCAAAAGCGATCCAAATACCCCGAGTATTGCTCATTGCTTTTTTTCACCAAAAGAATAAAAAGGAAGACACCCCAACTCCTGTGCTAGAAGTGTCTCCGTAAAACGGGTTAAACCACTACAGGTTCTGGGCTTTCGAGGAGCTGCAGCGTCAGATGATCGCAACGGACATACGAGGCTGGGATCTTGATGCCAGACATCACAGCGTAAGCGGTCGCGAGGGACTGGATTACGTTGGTGTTGAGCAACGTTATACCCTTCAGTACATCACGATAGCCGGTAAGATTTCTCGAGAAGACCGACAGGCACGGAAACTCATCGGCCTGGGCAGCAGCAAGAATCAGGGCACCGACACTGGGCATCAGGTACGCATAGTTGCGCGCATCCAAATCAGGGCAGTCGCGTTTACCCAGCATATTGGTCACTTCCTGACGCACTTGTTGCTCGCTCACGGCCCGTAGCGCCATATCGAAGCCCAGACGCACCCAGAGGGCTTTGGTGCGGTTGTCGACCATGCGCAGGACCTTGGGTATGCGCACGTCATGAAACGCCGCAGACGCCGTTATAGCGCGTTTGGTGTCGAGCAACAGGGCTTCGTCCATTCGATCCAGTTCGAGAATCCATTGGGCGAAATCCGACGCGGTCGGTTTAGTCGTGTACTTCTCCAACGCAGGCGGAAACTCACGGGGCACATCGTAATTGCCGCTGCGATCCCGATACTTGCGCATCTCCTCGGCCGTGACACTGATGAACTGGTCCTCGGGGTTAGGCAGCGCGGGAACCGGCAGCGCTCGGACCAAACGCCGAACCTGACGCTTAGTAAATTGCAGGCTACTGATAACGTAGAGAATAAACGCAATGCGCCAGTACAGATCGGTCGCACGCAACTGGCTCTTGGCTTGAGCCACCAAGGGCGTAAAGTCCTGCATTAACAAATCAAGGTAAGACACAGTAATCCCCAAACGGTGGTTATAAGGCTAGGTTTGTAATATATCGCCAGCTTCTTTTGTAATAAGACAAAAAAAAAGAGTGTCGGTGAGGACACTCTTCACCCACGCCTCCGTTACCGGATGCGCAGGCGAGCAGCCGCGAGGCTGCCTGAGAGACGTTTGATCAAGAAAGCACTGCGACCCCGTTTGACTTCAAGCGTGGTGGCGGGCATCGACATGCGATCGAGCTGACGGAAGAGCCGATCATTCATCTCACGATCGTAAGGCGTCAAGCGATGGGGCTTATCGGCCAGAAAGCCGATGTGGCGCACACCGTTTTGCGTGTCGTAGTGCACGACGCCGTGGCGCTTTTCTTTACTCATCTGTGCCGAGACGCCGAGCTGCACCGAGTTATCATGAAAGCCGAGGAAGTCAAGCAACTTGAATAGCATGGTCGTCTCCTTAACGCATGAAGGTCGGATGGGCTTTGAACACAGCCTCCAAGGCGCGATGGAACTTCTGCAAGTCATCGTGATCGAGGTTGTAGAAGAACGCTTTGTAAGCATCCAGATCATGCGCCCAGCGATAACCAGTTTCCGAGTTGTACCCATAAGCGACATCGGCAATGCCGAAGTCCGAAGCGTTCAGACCTGCATGCTGAATCGCCGTCAGATATACCGGCAAGCGATGCGGCTGAAAGTTCGTCAGAAACGTCAAGGGCAAACCATCGTCAGTCACGCCTGTGTCCGGACCATCGAAATCATCCGGAAACGATTGGACAACCTTCTTGATACCGGGTAAATCGAAAATCATGTCCATCGTGATCACCTCATTCTAATTAGCTACGCGTTGATGAAAGGTACTACTTAGGTCAGCATGTGTTGCTGAAACTGGTTATGATCGTACTGGGGTTCGTCGGGAAACCGATCCTGCCTGTCGGACCACATGAGCTGCATGACGCGATTGCAGCGGCTCGGATAGAGTCGCTTGGTATATTTCAAATATTCGTTCAACGCGCCATCAACATCAATGAGATCGCGTAGTCGGGTCCGGTGGGTGAACGTCGACGAGAGATCCAGATTGCTTAGGTTCTCATTCTGATGCTGAAGCAACAGACGCGCTGCTTTGTCAACGTACTGGTAGCTGATTGCGACATCACCGGCAGAGAACAGGATCAGCTCCGGAATGCCCTTCTCACACAGTCCGATAGTGTAAACCATGTGTTGACGCTGGTCAGCTGGGAAAGGCGTCGACATCATGGTGAAACCATTCTCGCGAATGCGCTGGCACAGTGTCGCATCCAGCTGGGCAAAGCTTGTCTGCATCTGGGTATCCATCATGGCACCTGTGGTTGGGATTTCTGTTTAGCCTCCTTCCAGGCCGAGAAGGATTCTTGCCGGGTGTCACCGAAGCCGAAATACTTGTCGCACTCGGTGATGTACTTCAGATGCCCAAAGCCGACACGACGCGGCTGATTCAGGCGGGTACTGGGCAGGCCCTTGATACGCAATGCCATTACCGTTTCCTCACAGAGTTGTTACGCAACCATTGAGCCAGTAGCTGCGTGGTCATGAAAGGCAGCTGCGTGATCGCCCGTGTTTTGCCGACATTACTGGCCGTCAGCTGGTAATGCGTGTCCGCCATCTCGATCACCTTCTTTTCGAAGGGATGGTCGAAATCCGCCAGATCTTTCAGCGACACTTGTGGCGTGCTGAAGAAATAGCGCGGCAAGCGACGACCACCGGGAAAGACCAACTCAGCGTCTGCGTTGTGACTGATCTTCGCCGGATGGAACGGGTTCTCCTCCTGTTGACGACGGATGAAGATCGGATCTGCCGTCAAGTGCTTGGATGCCAGGATCGCGCTCGACATCCGTTCGCCCCGACCACCCGGAATCGGCAAGGGGTCCAGCGTCCTGCGCCGTGAGAAATACTCGATGTCCTCCAACGGGCTATGATACTCACGATAGCGGTAGACGTGATTCAGCACTTCTTTGGAGCACTGCACACCGTACGCGATCCATTGCCGGTGGTCCAGATCACGCGCTGCTCGAGGCCGCTTCAACCCCAACAACTTCGGATGGTCAAAGTGGAGGGCCTCGTCGACGATCATCCGAATGCTGCGTTCCACACGAGGTTTCTTACTCATTTCACTCTCCTTGTTTCTTCTTGAGTTCGTTTACAGCCTTCTCGTGGTCTTCGCGAGCCTGATCGATCTCAGCAGGCATCTTCTTGTAATCGTCCGGACGTCCGTAGATGTCGAGGATCTTGCGGCGCGCAGCAGCAATCAAGAAAATCTGACGGCGAGCCAGGTACTGGCTATAGCTCACGTCGCCCGAGCGAATGAATGCCTGCCATTGTTGGCGCGTCCAGGTACGGATTTTCCTGAAGATCTCTGTAGTCTCTTGATGCTGATACTGGGGCATTTCGACCTTTTCGCCTAACGTCGTGATTACGACATCGAAATGCTTGTTTTCGCCTAACGTCGTGATTACGACATCGAAATGCTTGGATGATAAGACCGATTGGACTGGCGGCAATTGCGAGATGAAGAAGTCACGCATGTCGCGCTTCCAGCCGGGTACTTTATGCTTGGTTTTATTGATTGCGATACGTTGCTTGACCTGTTTGCTCAACATTGTAATTCTCCTCGTTGCAATAACGGAAATAAAAAGGAAGTACACCCAGCGGAGGAGCTCCCCGTAGGAAGCTCCTCGACTTGGCTTACTTAGCTTTGTGCAGCAGCGAAGCCTGCCGTCTGGAAGCCGTCGCCTTCAGCCTGCTGTTTGCGCAGGAACGCAGGTACTTCGACGGCGCTGTAATCACGCCCGCTCGTCGCAGCGGCGGATGCCATCGCGGTCGAGACTGCGGCTTCCGCTTCGGCCGCCGACGTGCTACCCAGGTTCATGTGCAGCGCCTGGCGACCATCGACGAGTGCCGGAGCCTGACCGTGTTCCGCCATGATGGCCAGAACGCGCTTATGCGCAGCCAGGGCATCGGGTTCCGCGGACTCGATGACCGAACCGTACTTGGCGAGTTCGAGCGGGATGAAGCCCTGCGCTTGCGCTTCCTTCCAGATGTGCGCGAACAGGCGATGGTTCAGCGGCAACGGCGTCGTGTGACCCTTCAGGCAGAAGATCACTTCCTTCTCGATGATGCCGAGCGAACGGTTGCTGGCGATCAGACGACCATGCTCACCAAAGTACGCGGCTTCCGTGTGGAAAAGGATTTCCAGTTGTTCGATTTGGATTTCTTTGGAACCGAAGATTGCCTTGATGATACCCATTTTGAAGCTCCTTGTTTAAGTTGTAAAAGACTATTGCGATAAGTGGGCTAGTGTGTACAACTACTAACGCGTGCCCGTAGCGTCAGCATTAGACTATCCTTTCAACTGAGAGCAGATGAGCCGGATCAGCGGATAAAGCGCCAAGCTAATGGGGGCGACTGCCAGGAGCAGGTAGAGGACCGCGCCCCTTACCCAGCCCACTGAGTCGCCCGACATGTAGACGCGATTCTTATCGCGTTCGTACAGTTGACGATTGCCCATTACTTGTCATCCACGTGAGTGAGCTCACCGCTGACGTTGCAATTGTTGCGGCCATCCATGCGCACGACCGTGTTGAAGCTATCGGGCACGGCGATCGCGAGTTCCTTGAGCTTCTTTTCGAAGTACGCCCAATCGCGGCAGCCTGCGGCCTGATCGTCATCCAGGTTCGAGTAGATGCGACCTTCCATCTCGTCGTCCTCGGGCGACTCATCCTGCTCAATCACCAGGAAGAATTGCTGCAGGGGATAGTCCCAGCCAGCGCGAACCGTGATAGCATCACCAAAATGCTGCGTCTTGTAAACATGCTGCATCATGTTCTCCTTGATCAACCACAATCGGGGGCATCGTAGAATGAATCCACCCGATAAATTCCATTTAGGGCATAAAAGCAAAAAGAGCCTGGCGGGAGACCGAAGCCTCAGCCGCCAGGTAAAGTCGCTTAACGCCCCCTACAAATTACATCTTTAAACGAGTTGAGATCAACCACACGACGAGCACGCCCAAAGCGACGCCCCATTCGATGGCCCACTTCTTCCAACGCGGCGGCATGCCAGACTCCTTAATGCAGAGTGACAGAGGGTACACGCTGTGCACCACAGGATGCCTTTGCATTGTCGAGGATCTGTTCGCCGAATACGAGTGCCTGGTCAGCCAGGTCTTTGAGCAGATTGAGCTCACCCTTCATCTGGTCGGGGATCGCATCACCCAACAGATTGAAGTGTTCACGGATTTCTTGAGCACGCGCCATCGTGAGCTGCAGACATTCAGTCACTTCGGTGAGGTTCACCGGACCAAAGACGATGTAGTGCTTCAGGCGGGCGATTTGAGCTTGTTGCATGGTAAACTCCTCATTGATCAACTCATGGAAAGGTAAAGGGAAAGTTCTTTAATTCCCTAATTGCTAGGTTTGTTATATAGGGCTGAAATTCGTTTGAATCAGCGTCATAGAGGCGAGCCCGTAGGCTCGCCTCGCTGTATGTCGCGACTGTTCTTTAATCCAGCGTAAAGGGAGTAGTCGGTGCCGTAAAGGCACTCGTGTAACGGGCGACATTGGAAACGCGCACTTCGTCCATTTTACCGCCTGCCAAACCCAGGTTCAAACCATTGGTCCAGTTACCCACACACAGGGCGTTGGTATTTTGACCGAACGGCAGACTAGAGGTCGCGGTAGCGAGTGATACGCCATTTAACCACAAGGTGACCGTGGTGCCGTGCTTGGTGATCGCCACGTGATAACGGGTACCAGCCACCACATTAGACGTCACCTGGATAATCGGTGAATTGGTGCTACCCAATGAAACGTAGAACTGACCGTTGTAGTGGTCGATATACGAACCCGTGCCCTTGGAGAAAACGACTTGAGGCGTAGCCGTGCTGGCCAGTGCCAGGAAGAACTCAATCGTGAAATCTCCCGTCAACTCCAGCTCAGGCGCATCGGGCGTCGTAACATAACTCAGGGCGTCATTTGAGGTGTACGAAGAAGTTCCGATCAACGGGCTGCTGGTGGTCAGCTGTGCCGAGCCGCCTGGCGTCATCGGGTGACCCGCTGCATCCGTAAAGACCGTGCTGCCGTTGCTGCCCTCAAAATGCATCAAGAGCACGGTCTTAGGTGGTTGCCAAGCGACGGTAATATCCGTCGAACCGTCCTCGTAGATCAACGAACCGCTCGCCTGCAAGGTGACAGTTTGGTTGCCTGCTGTGCCTTGTGGAGTAAAGCTCGGTGCTGAAATTTCTGAAGGAATGAAACCAAAATACTGACTCACAGCTGCCAGCGTGGCGGCCTTACTCGTACCCAACTGCACCGGTACAGGACCTGCAGGGCTGGCAGCCTCAGCAGCGAGTGTCAGCCGTTTATAGGTGACATCGACGCTGCCTGTAAAATTCGCGTAACTGCCCTGAGGGCCAGTGCCCGTCAGGGTGACCTTAGTATCAGCCCCATTCGGGAAACTACCGGTCGTCACGGCGCTTACTGTCACTTCGTTAGGAAGGTTCGGTGCTTGCGCATTGGAGGCATCAATCAGCGCAAGCAGATTCTGTACTGCGCTTTTTGTGGGGTCGATTTTCATTCGGGTCGCCAAAATAAGGAAAGGTCATAAAATGAACCTGTAGAAAATGACGGCATAAAGGCAGAGCCGAAGCCCCACCCCTACGAGCACTGAAGTGCTTAGCTTGCGGCGTCGAAGCCCGAGAGGTCCGTGACCGTAACGGCCGAGGACAGCGCGACTTGCGGAGCCTGCCAGGTCATGGCGATCGCTTGCAGCGAACCGTCCACGTACAGCAGCGAACCCGCATTAGCCACCAGATCGAGCGTGGCTTGATTGCCGCTCTGTGCGCCCGAAAGCGGTGTACCCGGAGCCGCCGGATCTTCGAGATGCAGTTCCGACTCCACGAGACCGAGCTGAGCAGCCAGCGCCGTCACGAGCGCAGCCGCCGTGGTACCGGTGGTCGCGGTGTAGCTATCGACCGGGCTGAGCACCGAGTCGTTCAGACCCCGGCGGGTGTAGTTGACCGAGACCGCACCTGTGTAGCCCTGGCCGCCAACGGCCGTCAGTGCTACCGTGGTGTTACGGCCGTCGCCCGTATCGGATTTGACGCTGGGTGCACCTGCAGTCACTTGCGCGTTCGTGATCGTCTGGCCGGTATTAGCAGCATTGACGAGCGCGAGCAGGTTATCCAACGCCGACAAGCTGGTGTTGATTTTTGCCATTTCCGTTCCTTAAAGGAGAAGTGATCTACTGCACTGCGGGGCCCACATAAGAAGGACCCCGCATAGGATGCAAGTATTTTTTTACTGCTTAATCTACCACAAATGGAGCAGCAGGTGGGATAAAAGTCGTCGTGTAGCGAGCCATGTTACTCAGGCGCAACTCATCGATGCGGCCATTAAACAGCATGGCTGTACTACCGTTGAGGAATTGACCGATCCACAGCGGGTAGGTGTTGTTACCAAATGTTTGAGTACTGGTAACGGTTTGTACCAACACACCATCGACGAAACATTTCCAACTGTTGCCAGCGCGTACAAAGGCAAAATGCTGCCACGTACCCACTTTGGTACTGCTTGTATCAGGCGTACCCACGATGACACTACCGTCGGTCCCGAGGATGCGAACCAGGCCACTAGTGGACTGGATATACTGGTAACCTGATTGGGCGCTCGTGCCCTTGGACAAAATCATGCCGTTTTGAGTGACGTTGTTGTGCCAAGCCCAAAACTCAATCGTCAGATCACCCGTAAAATGCAAATCGGGCGCGTCACTCACAGCAAGATATCCGGCACCCGATGGGAAGTAACCGGCACCAAATTTACCTCCAGCACCAGCTACTGCTGCACCATTGTTGGTAACGGTATGGCCGAGCACATCCGCGTAGGCCGAGGTGCCTGCATTGTCAAAATGCATCAGCAACTTCGTATTGGCTGCGGGACCGACGCCGCTTGCATTAGCAAAGCCAGGCAGATTCACTGTCGTCACTGCTGTCGACAACACCACGGAATTCATCAGGTACACATTCGTGCCCGGCGCAAATACGTAGCTGTTCGGATCGACCACCAGCTGCAACTTTGTCGCGTTCGCTGCAACCGGACCATCCACCACATCCGTCGGATCAAGCGTCAAGCCGTATTGCGTGTTGATCTGAGGGATCAGCGCGCGAATGGTCGTAGCCGAACTAATCGTGCCGAGCTTCCAGGTGTTATTGGTGCCACCTAGAAACGCGTTCGCAATGTCCGTGCGATTGTAATAGAGCTTGTACGTGCCTGAGTACTGCTGCAGCAACGTGCCGATGGGCGCCACCGTCACGTAAGTGTTACAGTTGATCTGTGAACTATCTGCAACGGGCGCGCTCACCGATAACTGTGACTGGGAGATGGTCTGCTTCGCGTCAGCTTGAATCAATGCCCACAAACCCGCCAAACCTCCTGTCTTAATCTGGAACTGTTTCTTCTGCATGACGAATGCAGAGACTTGACGCAACTGGCCTTGGGTCGATGACTTCTGCATCGCAAAGGCCGACACCTGACGCAGCGAGCCACTACTGGATAGCTTGGTCCACGTCACTGCGGGCATTGCCCGGAACTTTGCGCCGATGGCGTCCTGCGTCCATTGCAAGGCCATCACGCGCCGGATCGACATCGTGGGGTTGTCCTGCGACCACTGCAGTGCGGTCACCTTACGCAACGTGACAGGCGTGGGTGAGCTGAACCACTGCACTGCCTGCATTTGGCGGAAATACGCGTTGATGTTTTGCGTCGTCCACACGACAGGGGCGGCTTGACGAACCTGGGCACTACTGCTCGTTCCTTGCCACACCAGTGGGGCGAAGTAGCGAATTGTTGTCGTCATTCACTCCTCCTTAGTTAGTGGGTGTCAGTACGAACTGAGTCTGGTTAATCTTCGCGCCTGTCCAGTTTGAACCATCCGGCGCTTTCGTCTGCCAAGGCAACTTTTGATTCAGTACCAGTCCATTGCTATTGGCAAACTGGCCAAGCGGTGAAACGTTACTGGAAGCATCCGCAAAGCTCGCTGCAATCTTGGCGGGACCAGCCCCACTCGGTTGAAACGACAGTGTGGGTTGAACAGCCAGGACTTTCTGACTACTGTCATTAACGGTGACGCCCATCGTCACTGCCAGGGACTGGTTATCTGCCGGAGCCTGCGCATAGGGGCTAATGACGGGCGGGTTTTGGTTAGCGGTATTGAGCACCGTCACCAGATCTGCTGCGCCGTTAGGTACCCATTCCGAGCCCGACGCGGCCGCCGTGCGCGACGCTTTGGCGCGAATCGGACCCAGTCGACCCGGCGTCGATGCATCCACGTCGAGAAAATAGAAGTCGCGATAGCCGCGTGCGTAATTCGCGCTCCCGGTGGACGCGCCTCCAAAGGTAATGTAGCCCGTGCTGTTAAAGACAGCGGACGTCACCGTACCGGAATTGATCAAAACGCCGTTGCCATACACCTGGAACGTCAGTGCACTACGATCGATAAAGACCTCAATGTAGATTTCACCACCCACACCCACCATCCCTGCTGCGATCAGATGTGACTCATCGAGCAGCGAAGTCCAGCTACCGAAGGATGTGCTGTTGGTCACGATGACCACATGGGGTGCACCGAGCGTGTTATTCACGATCAGCTTCGTGCGGAAACCAAACCAATACTGCGTTGCCACGCTCCAGTCCTGCACAGCTGCGGTGGGTACAAAGAGCGCCCCGCATTGACCGGACGAATTAGCGGCGTTCGACAAGAAGCCATCGGCCGTCACGGAGAAGATGTTGCTGGGGGTAGTGTTATTAACGTAGGTGAGCGGCTGACCGACATTGCCAGTATACTGGTTGTAGATCGTGTTGCCGTTATAACTCGATCCCGCGGCACTCAGTGTCATCCCCACTGGCGCATTCTCAAAATGCCACAAATCGTGAAGGGCCATGTTCGTTACTCTCTGTTACGGGGTGAGGGTCGCGACCATCGCCGCCAACGACTGGGGTGTGAAGGGCGTGCCATCCGGTGCTTTCTCGAGCACAAACGCGTTCTGATTCCAGTACATCTGGGCGCCGTTCGGATAGGTAATTTGCTTACCATTCACGGACTGGCCGTTATACGAAACACTCGCCTGTGGGGCGAAGATGTAACTCGCCGTGCGCTGGCCCGACACGTCCGCTTTCGCAGCGAGAATACTCTCGCCTGCAATCAGGCCCGCATTCGAGAGCTTGAACTGCAACGGGTCCATGGTCGCGGGCTCTGTCAGCAGCGGTGCATTTTGAGACCCGGCCGTTGTGCCAAGCGGCGTCGACAGGTCGACCAACGCCGTGCTGCTATCGCTGGAGGTCCAGTTCGGTGCCGTCACGCTGGCCAAAGCGGCAGGCGTAACATCCACCGGACCGAGGCGATTACATTGCGTGGCATCCTGGGTGTCATCGATGAAGTACACATCGCGCAGGTACCAGGTGTAAGTAGCTGAAGGATTGTTACAGCCCCATACCAACCAGGCGTTGCCGTCCGCCGACACGAACGCATTGAAGTCAAAGAACGTGCTCGACACTTGCACCCCGTCGATCCACACCACGATCTGGGTGTTGGCACGATCAATCATTACCTCGATGTACTGGGGGGTGTTTAGTGCCAGCTGCGTATTCAGCACCAGGGTCTGCTTAGTGCCTGCTGTGTTCTGTAAATACAGCACCGGGACGGACAGGCTGTTATTATTGACCTGAAACCGCATCCCGATAAAGCTGCGCGGCGCGCTAAAAACGCTGAGGTTCTGATAGGGGATGGAAATGAGCGGATTGTAGGTCCCGTAATTCGTGTTCGGATACGGGTTAGTGGCGCCAATGCACGTCAGCCAGTTCGCCCAGCTGCCGGTCCCTTTGATCACGGTTCCGTAGTTAGTGTAATAGTTGGTGACCACAATATCGCCGCGCAAGTAGTTAAGCGCCGTGGCACCTGCCGTGTAAGGAGGGATATTGTCGAAGCCCCAAAAATCTCGGATAGCCATCTTTAAACTCTCTTGATGATAACGAACATAAAAACCCCGACACCCTCCCTGAGGAGAGCGTCAGGGCTCTCGTGCCGCTACTAGGTGGTCGACACGGGCTGAACGATCAACTGCGTCGCATTAAAGCGCGCATCACTCCACGCATTGCCACTCGGGTCCGTCGTCTGCACACCCGCCAGATCCCGACCGTAATCCATCGTCGTATCGGTGAAACTGTAGTTGGGCAGATTCTTCGTGGCTGAACCGTTATTCAACTGTGCCGTGACTTGCGCCGCTGCCGTCACGCTTGCCGCCATCTTGTACTGCACCGCAATCATGCCTGCGCCTGCAGGTGCGGTCGACTGATACGTCACCGTAATCGGGTCGTTGGTCGGAGCATTCGACTGCGTCGGCGCGGGCGACGGTGTAGCGCTGTAGCCGGTCTGGAAATCCAGCAAGGCGGACTTGCCGTCGCTTGACGAATAGTTTGGGGCGGTCACGGCCGCGTACTGTGCGACCGCGGACTGAATAGGACCCAGTCGCGTATTGGGTAGCGTTGCGTCGCCGTCGATGAAGTAGAAGTCCTGCAGCGAGAAGTTGCAGGAGTTCGTTGTCACTGCGTTCGAGCCAAATACCAGATACGTAAAACCAGTCGCCAGCACGGCCTTATCGATGATCTTCAACCCATCGACCCAGGCCGTGTACTGACTGTTGGCGATGTCGAGCATCACCTCCACGTACTGCGTCACATTCACGGTCCGACTGAGCTGCGTCTCGTTCACCAGCGAGGTCGGTGCAACCGTCGCCGAAGAAGCCGTCCCAAATACCGATGAGGTGCCAGGTGCGGGAATCGCTGAGCTCCAGGTGCGAAAACCAATGTAAGCTTTGGTCGCGCCACTTTGCAACAAAGGAATATCGGCAAGCGCCACGACCAGTGCCTGAGCCTGCGAGGTGCTATTGCCAAATCCCAGTCCGCCACCACGATAAGTGCCACCCGACGCACCTGCCACGACGCTATTGATCACGCAGTTTGACGCACCAGCGCGCAGAATCAGCGTACCCGGATTACCGGTGAGCTGATTATACGCATTGTTCGGTGTGTACGCAGCGATCGCAGTCAGCGGGATGTTGGATGCGTTGGCAATGTGATCGTACGTCCACAAGGCTCGCAAAGTCATGTTAATCTCTCTTCAAAGAAACTGGGTCTGGAAGCCATTTAGTAAAAAATAACTTCCAGAATACACATCATTAGCCGCCTTTTAGTCGATCACAAAGGGCGCGGAAGGCGGGGTGAAGTTCGCGGTGTAGCGTGCGATGTTACTCACCCGCAGTTCATCGATGTAGCCTGGGAACTGCGAAGCCGTATTGTACTGGTTGCCACCGATCGTCCACGTACTGCCCGACAGACCAAAGGTCAGTGCCGACGTCAGAGTGCCTTGGGCCACCCCGCCGATGTAGCCTGTATAGACACCATTGGCGTACACCACAGCACAATGCTGCCATTTGTTGAGCGTAAAGGCGGCGGCCGGGGCCAGTGTCTTCCAACCCGAGCCGTCAGTCAGGTAAATCCCTAATCCCTTATCAGACTGCTGACCAATTGAGGTTTGGCCTGTAGTGGTATTAGCAGTCTTCGAACTGAGAATGGTCGTGTCGCCCAGTGCTGCGGTCCGATAAAGCCAGAACTCAACCGTCATCGCGCTACCGAGCACCATCGTCGCATCGGAAGCAACCGAGAGGTTACCCGTGGTGCTCGAGTTATACGACTTGCTCCCCATGGCCACCTGACCCGTGGTGAGTACACCATTGCCGTTCGATGTCCAGGTCCGACCTGTGTCATCGACGAAACTTTCCATGTGCATCAAGACCACGGTGTTGAGGGTCTTCGGCGTGAGGATTGCGCTCGACGCATTGATCTTTGCCGGTGTCCACAACCCACCGTCAGGCGCCTTACGTTGCACACCCCACTTTTGGTTGAAGAGGTTCGTGTTGGGTGGCACGACAATTTTACCCGCAGCCAGCGTGTTCGATGCCTGGCTAAAGGATACATCGATCGAATTCGACGCTGAATCACCGATCAGGGTGAGCTGTGGCTGCACGGCGATGATGGGCACATTCGCTGCCACGCTGGTGCTTAGGTTCGCAGTCACAGGCTGGTTGTTCGCCGGAGCTGACGCACTCGGCGTGGTGACCGGCGGGTTCTGCAAGGCAGTTGTCAATGCCGTGGGCAAATCCGCTGCACTATTGAGTGTCCAGTCCGTTCCAGCGATATTCGAAAGACCCGCGTGCGATGAACGAATCGGACCCAGTCGTACCGTATCGGTGCTATCAAAATCCAAAAAGTAGAAATCCCGATAACCCCGCGCAGCATTGGCCGTTCCTACTGTACTACCGGTTCCAAACACACCGTAACCCGTCGCCGGAAAGGCACTGGCGGAGAATGTCGTCGAACGCACCAGATTACCATTCACATACAGCCAGTACGTGAGCGCCACCGAATCAACGATAAGCTCCACATAGAGCTCGGTATTAGCTGGAGCGACCAGATCCGCTTCCGAGATCCAGATCAGCAACGTCGCGGTCGCAAAGCCTGCGGTGGTGATGAACACTCGGCCCGGCGTGGAGCCGGTCACTGCTTGACTGGATTTGGTTCGAAAACCGATACCCCACTTGGTGGCACCGCTCATGTTCAGCGCTTGGGCGAGCTTAAACCAAATCATGCTGCCGTTGCCGCTCGAGTTATTCGTCGAGGTAGCAAAGCCATTTGCGTCCACCGCCAGCGTACTGCCACTGTAAGTGTAGGTGCAGCCTGGGTTTCCGGTGTAGTAGTTGTAAACGTTGCTCGGCCCCGTGGTCGAGGTGAGGTCAGTCGTGCCGGTGAGCAAACTCGTACCCACTGGCGCATTATCAAACGACCACAAGTCATGGATTGCCATAACCTACTCCAATGTAATTCGATGACATAAGTGGACACCCAATCTCCTCTCCTCACCTAGGAGAAGAGACCGAATGCCCTCTCATGTTTAGTTGATGTTTGCCGCCGTGGTCGACTGCGGCTGCAACACCAGGTTGGTCGCCGAAATGGTACTGCTAGTCCAGGCGTTGCCGTTCGGATCGGTCGTCTGAATGCCCGCCAGATCTCGTGTGTACTGCGCCGCGGTATCGCGAAACTGATACGTCGCCAGTGCCTTGTTGGTTGCGCCTTCTTGGAGCGAAGCCAACAGGTTGATCGCAAACGGTACCTGCGCGGCAAGCTTATACTGCATCGCGAGAACCTTCTGTCCGGCCGGAACGCTCGGAGCGAAGTTCACCGTCATGGGTTGATTATCCGCACCGTTTTGGACGAACGGCGTAATGGCCGCTGTGGCCGCGTAAGCCGTCTGCAAAGCCGACACTGTGTTACCACTCGAATCCGCCACGTAGGTCGAACCGTTAAGTACGCTCGCGTCCAGGTGCATCAGGAGCATGGTGTTGGCGTCTGTCGTGAACGGCCCAGTCGGCGGAGTAAAGCCCGTGGTGTAACGCGCCATATTCGAGACCCGGAACTCGTCAATATAACCTTGCCAGGGACTGGTTAGATTGTTATTATTGCCGAGAATCAGGTTCGACGTATTGTTACCGAACGTCGCGTTGCCCGCCACGTTACCCAGCGCCACCCCGTTCTGGTAAATGGTCCAGGTGCCTTGGTAGCGGACCAGCGCCAGGTGGAACCACTGGTTGACCACCGGGTTACCCGTCACACTGAGCGCGGGCGTGCCCGAAGTCTGGTCGGTAAGGAGCTGCCATACGCCCGAGACATACTGCAAACGGGCCCACGGTGAAGCGCCTGAGTCCTTACACATAAAACCTACCGACTGCCCAGCATTGGTGCTCATGGCCCAGCACTCGTACGTCATGTCACCCGTTACCGTGCGGTACTGCACGGCATCAGGAATCACCACTGCGCCGCTGGCGACACCATTCGTCGTAAATGAAGCGGGGCCAAACTTCGCCTGAGCATTCGAAATCGCCGATGCACCATTCAGCGTACCGATAAAGTTTCCGTAGTTCGGCGCTTGCACGCCACTGACAAGCGGGATAAGCGGGGTGCTCGTGATCGGACCGAGCCGACCATTGGGCTTGGTGGCGTCCACATCCAAGAAATAGAAGTCCCGGAAGGCCTGTCCGAACGAGCCACTAAAGGGTTGACCACTGTAGACGAAGTGAGTGAAACCAGTTGGCAACGTCCCACTGCTAGTTGCCACGCCATTGACGTAAGTCTGATACGTATGGTTAGCGTTATCCAGGAAGACTTCAACGTACTGCGCACCTGCTACGCCTGCTGTCACGCGATTAAGCTGGGTTTCGTTGATAAGTGAAACGACGTTGGCACCGCCCCCGCCCAACACACCCGCTGCGGATGACGGCAACACACCGAAACAGTTACAACTGCCAGGTGCAAGACCAGTGGCGTAGGTACGGAAGCCCAACCAGGCCTGCGTAGCGCCGCCCTGAAACAGACCAGAGTCCGCCAGCGAAATCACATAACCCGCATACAGCGTAGAGTTACTGACCCCGAGACTCAGCCAGCCCGGTGAAGGCGTGGTGCTGATGTTAGCGCCATTGGAGCTGTTGCCGGTCATCATCGCGCCAGGCGCGCCGTACTGGGTCTGAAAGCTATTCGGTGTAGCATAGGTAGTGCCGACCGTCAGCGCAAACGCAGCCGTGAGCTGAACATGGTCAAACGAGATTAATGCGCGGAGCGTCATGATTCCCTCTGTCAAAAAGCTTAATGCATATTCCAGGAAAGCCTCTGGGAGGCCCTCCCAGAATCGGTATTACGCTTGCCGAGGTGTTTCGTTGTACTGCAAAACCAGAAGATTGTGTGGACCATTGGCCCACGGCAACTCCAGCACCAGCGCGTACTTGAACAAAGCGTTCGAGGGCAGGTGCGTGTGGTTCACGCCGTTAAACCTCACCTCGGCTCCAGCCAACGTATAAGGCTCTTCTTCTTTGTCGGTCCATTGGGCACGATGCTCGCCCTTGTCATGGGTGCTCAGAGATGCCGCCAGGAGCGTCACATCCGTCGCACTCAGTGTACCGAGTGGTACTTTTGCCAGCACATCGCCATCGCTGGAAAAGTCCGTGAAGAAGAGATAGTTCGGCCAAAAAGTCGTTGCCATCTCACATCCTTTCTTAGAAGCCCGTCAGCACGTTCGAGTAGAACAGATTACTGATGTTAGGCAAGGGGGCCAACACGCAGTCAAACGAACCGGTGTACCCGTAGGAGGTCGACAGTGCGGTCAACGTCACATGGGTGTTACCATCACCGCCGGTAGTCGTCGTCGCGTCAGCGATGTCGTTCATCGTCAGCGTAAAACCATACTGGTCACGAATCGTGTTCAGTACGGTCGAGACGTCATTACTGGGCGCTGCCACCAGCAGCACCGGACTGAAGTTCGCCCAGGCACCCAGATCGAGTCGATCGTAGTACAGCGTCATCTCACCCCGAAGCGGCGCTCCGGCGTTCATCGACACGTGGACCTTGGTGTTCTTGCCATTAGCCACTCCGGCCTGCTCAGCAGTCGTGGTCGGTTTTAACGCCACCACGGTAAACTGGCTGGACGTCACCGTCACGCCGGAGGCTGCACTGATTAACGAGGCGAGGTCGTCGCTCGAATTTTGATACAAACTCACATCGACCTCCCTTTAATTAAAGTGCAGATAGAACGCGCCCTGAAACCAGGACCCGGCTACCGCCGTGATCGTTACCACATACGCAAACTTGTTGCTATTCGCGCCCGGCACTGAAGCCGAAGGCAACGTGTAGCGCGACACCAGCAGATTACCCAAACCACCGGACGTGGTGGTGGAATCCTGGCCGCTCAGATTCAGACTCGGTAGGCTCTGTTGCAGAAAAGCCAAAATGCCTGCCAACGCACTGCCTGCCAGGAGCCAGTTTGAAGGGGTCGGTGTGGAGGATGAGCTCAGTGCTAAAAGCTGCGTACGAATCTTCGAACAATCGAGACCGTAGCTCAACACATCAGCCTGGGGTTTACGGCCACCGCCAAAGGTGTTCCCGCCCGGATACAGCTTACCCGTCAGTACCGGGGTCGTGATGACCTGGCTCATGTACGGCGCACCTTGCGTCCACTTGAAAGTAAATGACCCTTCGTAGCACAAGGACGTCGACAGCATCGTAACGGTGTACGAGTTGCCCGAGGTAAAATTCGAGGCAGTGAAATCGCTCGTCGTCAGCTCGGTGCCGTACTTGGCATTGAAACACTGACAGAACTGCGCGGGTGTCATGCTCGTTGAGCCGATGTAGTTATCGAGCGTCAACGTCATGCTGCGGAAAAGATTAGCCAGGTTAATGCGCCGGTAATACACCGTTTGCTTACCGATATACTGACCGACATTACCGGGCAAGGACAGGAGCACCAGGCTCGTGTCCTGAATCTGGCCGGAGCCAGGTGTTACGACAGTTGGCACCAACGAGCGTAGCATCGCGGTCGTCAGAGGCACCTTCAGACCGGGATTCGACGTGTTAATCAACCCGAGCAAGGTGTTCAACTGCGTGTCAAGAAATGGGTACATTAAACACCTCGTTTCGGGAGCGGGTCAACCCCGCTCCGTATGCTCTCGACTTAGAAGTTGTTCGGGTCGAACGGATCGTTGTAGTGCAGGTACAGCGTGCCCGAAGGCGTCGTCTGATTCGCTGCCAACTGGATCGCCATCACGTACTTGTAGGCCGGGTTGGTCGGGTTATTCACCGCATCATTCAGGCCGTTCGAGACGATGGTGGCCCCCGTCAAGTTCCAGGTCGTGTTAGCGCCCGTGTCCACCCACAGCGACTTACCTGCGCCCACATCCACGGCTTGAATGGCCGCCAACACGGCATCGAGCTGAGTCTGGGTCATCGCGCCGGGCGCATACGACAGGAACGTCGACTGCCAGGACGTGAAGTCGTACGGATACAGATACGCCGGGCCGTACACTGCCGTGGCGGGCGGGGCTGACGCATCGGCCACCGGATAGTTAATACCCGGCAAGTTCGTGGTCAAAGCAGCCGCATCAATCGGCACGCCGCCCGGCACCACATTGAGCATCACGCTACCTTGCCAGCCGAGCGAGTTCGGGTCCGCCGAGAGCTGCACTTGACCCGTACCATCGCCATTGAGCGTAATCGGCAGGTTCTGCAAGTCCCCTTGCACGAACTGGATGCCCAGGTAGTACGCGAGCTGGGGCAGGATGTCCCAGGTTGTTTGCGGATTGCTCACGGCCAGATCCGTGACGCCGTGCAGATTGGCCAGCTGGGCCAAATCCAGGCGATTATAGAGAATCACCTGCGAGCCTTGATAATTCGCTGAAGCCGCCGTCACTTTCACCGCAGTGTTGCGATCGCTCGACAAACCTTGCCAGGTCCCCGATACCACTTTCGGATTCGAGAACGACAGATCGGACGCCGTAAACGTCGTCGCATTGGCGGCGTTGATCGCGTTCAGCAAATCAGTCAAGGATGGGAGTTGAAAAGTCGACATATCTCACCCTTAAACGTTGTAGTGCATGATGATGCGGCCTGCGCCCCACGAAGCACCGGCAGGCAGATCCAGATACAGCGCACGATTGAAGTACTTGCTGTCCGCTTCCGGCAACGCCGCACTCGGCAGCGTCACGTTCGTGAACTTAATCCCGTACAGACTGTATGGGGTCGAAGCCGGATTGGTCAGGTTGTACTGTGTAGTAATCGCGGCGTTGATCGAAGCGAGCAGCGAGTTATGTACCGTCGCACCTGTGCCAGTTTGGGTGCCCAGGCCGTAGCTGGTCAAGAAAACAAGGACTTGAGCCAAAGTTTGGCTCGACGCCACACCTGCCTGGTTAAGCGCATTGGTCCAGTCGATCGAGTAGAAGTCCAGATCCGGCACGTAGACGCCGTTATCCACCACATTGCGACCCCCAGGGAACACGCGGGCATTTTCCAGACTCGTCACCGAGATCATCGACGCGATGTCCTGCGGGGCCTGCACCCAGTAAAGGGTAAAGCTACCGATAAACCCAGGGCTACCGGTCGCGGCTGCGACAGTCGCCGCACTGTTACGCGTGCCTGCTACCAGACCAATGGCTGGCACGGCGTTATTGTTACCGACAGGGAGATTGGCATCGACGATGTCGGCGGTAGTCAGCGTCAGACCGTACTTTGCATTGATCGACGGCAACAGATCCGAGATCTTAAACGGCGAACCAGCATTGGGCGAGTACTTGTAAATGACGATCGGCAAATTGCGGAACAAAATACCGAAGTCCAACCGACGATACAGCAGCGTGGTGTTACCCACGTATTTCGTCCCAGCCTGCGCGGTGACCTTGATCGACGTGTTCTGAATGTTGCCCCCCGTCGGCGTCACCGCAGTGGGCGTACCGTACAGGGCATTCGTCGTGGTCAGCGGCACAGGCAGAGAGGGATTTGCTTGGTTGATCAAATCAACCAGCATCTGCATGGACTGCTTGGGATAAAGAGACATGGTTCAAGCCCTAACGATTTTCGAGGACGTTGTAGTGAAAGTACATGGCGCTGCCGTAGAAGACACCAGCCCAAATCGTACCGAGAATCACTACCCGATCAAAATTCTTGTTACTGTCGGCGATCTGTGAGGTCGCGTAATCTCCCGCGCCCGTGTAGGCGTAGCGCGCATCCGGAAAGTAAGGAATCCCCACTTTCGCACAAGCTGCACTGAGCGTCGCGTAGTCCGCAATGCCGTTGTAGCCCACGAACTGGTTAAGAGCGTAGTACTTGATCGCCAGCGCATCACGCATTGACGTGAAGTCGTAGTTCCACAGATAATCCCGACCATTGAGTCGATACGGGACATGGTTCACCACAGCGGCGCTATAGTCGTCAAACATCGTGTTCAACCGATTACTCGCGATCACCACATTCAGGTGCGGCTTATCGTGGGTAATCGTGATGTCGACTGAGCCTTTCCACCCGAGCGAGTCATCGGCCGCTACCAGCGTCACCGTACTCGAACCGAGGAGGGGTGGCGTGGTGATGTCCTGCGGAACAAAATCTTCCTCTTGCAGGAACGTCCCCAAGGACGCATTCATCAACGTCGCGATGCTCGCCAGCGTGAAGTTATCCAGCGAGGCCAGCGAGACCCGGCCTGCCAGATTGGAGAGGGGGACGCGGGTGTACTGAATCACCGCGTCACCATAGTAGCCTCGACCTGGCACCCCTGTGACGTCCACCGTGGTATCGTAGCCCACCGCGCCGTCAGGCGCAGCTTGCGGCGTACCGAAGATCAGGTTCTTATCCGAGAAGATCGGATTCGGGGTGAACGTCTCATTGAGCAGGATAATCAGCTGCTCTCCGGAGAGAGTCGTCGGCTGTGACGTAATACCTGTCATCACTCTCTCCTTGGATTAATCAACGTAGAACTGATCGGTGATCGGCGTGAAGAGGGCCGAGTACCGGGCGACATTACTGATGCGGAATTCCTCGAGGTACGCTTGCGCGGGGGCAGTCGTCACGAAAGGGTTACCGCCGATTGACAACATCCCTGCGTTGTTGCCCCAGGTCTTGCCGGTCGCCGTCGCGGTGGCTTGCGGTACACCGTCCACGTAAAGCGTCCACACGCCTGCTTTACTGACCAGCGCGATATGTTGCCACTGATTGAGCACCAACTTGTTAGCGGCCACGGTGAGCGTCTGGCTCCCCGGCGTAATAGCGTCCTGATCCGCATAGACCACCAAGGTCCCGTCGCTATACATCTGAATGCGACCACCCGAGCTGGCGTTATCCGGCGCCTTCATGGCCAACACCTGGACGGCGTTGTTCGCGAGCAGATACTGATCGAACTCGAGGGTGAAGTCCGAGGTGAGGCGCAGCTCAGCAGAGTCCGCCGTGGTCACGTTCGCACCTGCAGCCAACGCCGCCAGCGAAGAACCACCCCAGAGCGACTGTGCGGTGGAGATCGCAGCCGGTGCATTGGCGTTGAGGACCCGCGACGGATAGGCCTGGTCATGCAAAATGGTCGAGCCGTTGATGCCGTCAAAGCGCAACAGCATCGCGGTCTTCACCGGCGGCAAGAGGTCCGTATTCGCATACGGGTCGATGAGACCATAATGCAGGAACATGTAGCCCGAGTAGCCGAGCGAGTACGAGTTGTTCAGCTTGACAATCAGCACGTACTGGTAGGCCGGGTTGGGGGTACAAAGCGAGTCACCCAGCGGCACGAAGTCCGACACCAGTCCGTTGTACACCACCGAAGCACCTTGCAAACTGTACTGGGCGGCCGCAACGTTGGTCCAGTTGTTACCCGTCAGTGCTTTCAAATCCAGCGCGAGCTGCGTCAGGTCATTGCTCGAGGTATTGTAGTTCTGCAGATGCGCCTGGTACGGCGTCATGTCGCGGAAGTACGAATACAGCTCACCGAAGGGCTTACCCGCGTCGGTGTTCGGATACAAGAGACCCGAGAGCGTCGTGCCGGTGGCCACCGTGGCCAGATCGTAATTACCGGCCTGGAACGGTAGCGTCACCGAACCAATCCAGCCCAACGAATTCGGCTGCGCAGTCAAGGTGACGGAACCCGAACCATCCGAGCCGATCACCAGCGCCGTGTTGTCGTTCAGGTCGCCTGCGACAAAGTTCAGACCGAAGTTCGCATTGAGCACGGCCCAGAAATCCGCGACCGTGGTCCAACCGTTGCCGAAGATCGGCTGGGGCAAGAGGATCGCCAGGTCCGCCAGATTCAGACGTCGATAGTAAATCGTTTGCGCGCCCTGGTACGGCGCATTGACGTCGTTGACCGTAATCAGCAGCGACGTGTTTTCAATTCCCTGGGGGTCCTGATAGACGACAGGATTGCTAAAGGTGTACTGACTGGGCACGAGTGTCACGCCCTTGTTCTGAGCCGCAATCGCAGTCAGAATCGCAGTCAGTGGTGCGGGATAAAGCGTTTGCGCCATGACTAATCCTAGCTCTGGTTATAGTGGAAGAGCGCCGCGCCTACGTAGGTGCTACCCACCACGTTTTTCTGAACCACGACCCGCTCAAAGTTGGTGTTCGCGCCAGGATACTTCGAAGTCGCGTAATCGGTCACCGTACTCGCTGCAGGGGTGGGCCAGTCGGTGTAGCCGAACTGTTTCTGGATCGCTGCTTTGAGCAACGCCAGATTACTCCAGGTACCGCTTGCACTCACGGCCAACGCATTGGCTGAAGCCGCGGTGCTGTAGAACGGCGACATATCGACATTCCACATCTGCATGCCGATGTCAAGCTTGTTAAGCGTCGGGTCAATCTTATCGTAGTTCTGTGTGTCCAAACTCACACTGCGGATCACCGAAGAGAGCTCCGGCCAGATCCGGTGAAATTCCAACACCATCGAGCCAGTGTAGCCGAGTGAAGTCGGTTTGGCGATAATGTTGATATTGACTGCGGCACCTTCATCGACGCGCGCAATATTAGTGTCAACAACGTCGGCCTGGGTGAAGTTCAACCCAAGGTACGCATTGACCGTGTCGAGCATGTTGTACAGCGTATCGGCACCCACACTGCGCATGACTGGAATATAGTCGTAGGCTTGCGTGAGATTAATGCGCTGATACTTGAAATCCTGATAACCGTGATACACTGTCCCCAGCACCCCAACTGTCGGGACGATAGAAGACTTGCCGTCCGAGGCACTCGGGTCCAGACGTGCGCCACCCAGATACAGGTTACTTTTCGTAACCGGTGTCGGAAGATGCGGATTTGCCTGATTAATGAGTGCCAACAGCCGGTCGGAAGCGACTGGCACAAAAGACATACGTACCCCTTAACGAATAAAGAGGGGACCCGAAGGTCCCCTCTCGTTTTAGGTCTGAACCAACAAAACGACTTAGGCCGGTTGGACGTACACGAGACCCGTGAGCGTCGGCGACGTAATGACGCTCGACAGCGGGATGTCGTTGGACTTGAGCGTGAGGGTCATCACGCCTTCGTACACAACCGAATCCGCCGTGGCAGCGATCTGGAAGTTGTGCTCTTCGTTCGGCACACCGCCAGTGAAGGTCGGCAGCGGGCCGTCGGTGTAGTCAGCAGCCGTCAGGTTGATCTGGTATGCGGCGTTCACTTCCGGAATCATGTCCGAAATGTTCGCTGCATTGCCCAGCGCGTAGACGGTGCTGCGGGCGCCCGGAATCGTCGACAGGTTCACGCGGTTGTAGTTCACCACCACGCTGCCGGTGTAGCCCGAACCTGCTTGCGCCGACACGGTGATTTGCGTGTCCGGGTTCGGATTGGTGCCCGTCATGGCCGTCGGAATCCCGAAGGAGATGAGAGCAAGCGTCAGGGCACTGGCGTTGTCGTGGTTGATCTGGTCCAGAAGGACCTGATCAGGGTCTTTGGTAAAGTCAAGTTGCCATGCCATTTTCGATACCTTCTGGAAGGTTAATGGGGTCGAAGAAAAAACACATTCGCATAGGATGCGCCAACTTTTACTGCTTACACAGGGGGCTGGACGTAGACCAGACCACTCAGCGTAGGACGAACAATCACCGAACTTAAGGGAATTAAGGCCCCCGGTAATTGAACCTGGAACTCATAAGTCGAGTCCAGCCACGCTAAGGAATTGGCACCGCGCGCAGTCAGCTGGTAGGTGCTTTGTTCTTCGCTGTAGACTGTGTCTTCAACCTCGTCGGGCGTCAGATTAAGGCCCAACGCTTCGTTGATTACATCCAACGAAGCATGAATGGAAAACGGAAATGCATCGATGACAACGGGCTTAACCCAACCTGCAGGCAGCAACGACAGTACGCTTAATGGTAGACGCCTGTAATGGATGTCCTCCGGCCCCACGTAGTCAGTCCCTGCTACCGGGGTCAGCGTCACCTGAGTATTCCGTCCCTGAGCATCTGTGTGCTCTTGGGGTAGTCCGTACGTGAAATCAACGTGCTCAACCCGATGCAAACCAGGATTGTAGACGTTAATCAAAGCGGTCAAACGATCGCTACTCAATCCACCGTAAGGCTTAGGTGTGGCCATGGTGTTGGTCCCAAGATTGAATAATTAATCATAGAATTGACGATATTTTCTTACTGTACCGTGTCAGCGGCATAAAGGGAGAGCCGAAGCTCTCCCTTTATGTCAGGGTGTTAATGCACGCAACCCTTGATAGCCGTGGGTGTCTTCCTTAAAGCAGCGAAAGGGCTGACACACCTGGAGTACCGCGCCGTGTTCGAGATCGGCGACCAACAACCGAGCGAACTCTGCGAGCGGGATCAACGGCGTAGCCCGCGGCAAGTATGGTGCGATAAACCCAATGGTGCCAGCTGTTGCGGCAACTGCAACGTAGACTAGCGCCCCCGTGAGGCCCGCTCGGACTAGTAGCTGTCGCATGGTCTTCCCCTCTAAAGCGTCGAAGCTCTCGTGCTCGACTATGACGTCCCCTGAGACTGGCCTTGCGTAAAGATCGTCAGTGCAGTACGGGTCACGTGCCGCGCTACCGTCAAACCTGGGGCTGCCATTTGTACGGAGTGGTGAGCCTTCAGGAGAACCCCGTACATCTGTTCAATGGAATCATCGGACAGATACAGAATCCGCAGCATCATGCCAGGCACAATCAACGAGGGATCAGTGTGCTCCCACACGAGACCCACGAGACCGCCATTGCGCTGAGCCAATGCCGAGTATTCCAGATAAGGATTGGCAGTGATGCGGTTAGGCGATACCTGCACATTATTCATGCCATTGGGGCGCTGCACCGAGACAAATTCACTGTTGGTGGAACCGCGTGCCGCCAGTGTCTTATTGTCCTGGGTGTAGACAAAGCCCTCCATCATCTTGCTGGCGTCAGCAAAGCGCAGGCCGTTACCTTGCGAGAGCTGTTTGGAGTCCGAGTTATCCTGCGTCTTCACCGTGCCGGTAGCTAAGATGACGAGGTTGCTGCCATCCTGTCGGTAGGTGCGATCCAGGTTCGGGTACTTATTCTCCGGGATGATGATAATGGTCGCCTGAGAGAACGCCTGGCTATAGCGAGTCGGATCGTAAAGCGGATAGACATGCCAGAAACCGTCTTGCAAGTAGTAACCCATCCCGGCGCCGTACACTCCGCCACACTTCTCCTGCACGTACTTGGGCAGATTGACGAGCTTGGTGCCCTGCGGAATCACCAGGTGATCGCGCTTTGCGGTATTATCGGCCGCCACCATTTGCACACCCTGCACCGCTTGCGCCCCATTCACCATGATGTTGCTGGACTGCTGGGTGAGCACGCCGGTGATGACATCTTGCGGCGTCATGTAGCGAAAGATGTTACCGTAGGTGCGCATGCGCAATTGCTCAAGCGCCTTATCCACCAACTGGAAGTTGATGTTTAAGAGCGAGACGCGATCCAGATCGTCTTCAGACACCACGTTCCGACCATTGCCGCTTAAGGTCGGATTACCCCGATCCACCAGCGTAGCCGTAAAACGCTGCTGCTGCACTTGCTGGGCGGTGTTGGTCGTGTCACCCGTTTCACTCAGCGGTGTCTTGATGATCGTGATGTCGAGATTGCTCTGATTGGGGTAGACCTGATACGCGTACTTGCCTGCCGGGATCAGGAGCTCCACCATGATCACGTCACCGTAGTTCAGCTCATAGTCCGCCTGGATGTCATAGGACACCAGCTTCAGCGGCACCAGATCGACGCCAGTGGCATTCAGGTGAATGATCGCAGACCACGCAAAGTGCACGGGATTGGGCGCAGCAGTGATCGCCTGCACCTCTTGATACAATCCCGATTGTTCCAGTTCCATAAGGGCTCCTTACTTCCATTTGTCGCTTAAGCCCGGCACGGGGACACGCTCACCACTCTTTTCCGGCAGCCTCTGTTGGGGCAACAGGCCGCGGTTCAAAGAGCCCGCCTGCAGGCGTCGGGCAAACACATCCGACATGTCCTGACGATCCGGAAACTGCTCGGCGAGTTTCTCCTCATCCGTGCGTGTGTCCTGGGGCTGGATCGAAGGCTTGGCGACGAACATGTTGCCTCGCGACACGCGCAGCGAGCTGGAGATATGACGCTGCAATACGTCTTCCATCCACTGGTTGGTGAACTGGTACTTGGCGTGCGAGTAGACGAGGTTGGCAAACTGATCCAGATCCACCAAGTCCTGCAAAGGGGCATCACCCGTATTGAGGCTCGACTCCAGGTGCTTCTTCCAGCCTTGCAGATGCAAACTGATGGCTTCGTAAATCTCCTTACAATCGTTGCGGTTCTTTACGTAGACATGCACGCCCGTCTTGGTGTACTCGACCATCCGCTCAATGGTGAGCATCCGGTCCACCAGCTCATTCGCCGTCGCACGATCCCGATCCAGGTCGCCTGACTGGGGCGTGCCAAAATGCTTGATGTGCTCGACGGAGCGCGAGGCGTTAAACGGTACCCGACACCACCACAGCTTTTCAAAGATGTAGTAATCCGTGGTAAAGGTTTCGTTGATAACAATAGGCATGATGGGGCCATCCTTCTTATACCGCGCGGGTCGCTGCGTTAATCAGCACCAGCACGACAGGGAGGTAGTAAAAACGCTCGAGTCCACCCCAGGCATGGTAGGTGTCACAGAACTGCAAGAGCAGCTTGCGATTGATCGCCTTACCTTGGAGGAAATCTCGAACACACAGTTCTAGCTTGGACTGACCGTCCGGGTAGTTGTTGTAGAAGGCTTCCGAGAACACGTAGTAGTCGTCACACAACACTGGATTGATCAGTGGCGCATTGCCGTAGACTTGCAAGCCTTGCTCCTGCGACGGATCGAGCAGGTCTTTGAGCGTGCCCTTGCGGGATTGCACCGGACTCAGGGCAATCGTGCCGTCTGCGCTTTTGACAGCAGGCAAGGCAGCAAAGTCCACCGTAAGTTCCGGGTCGATCGGATACACCACCCGGCGGATACCCGAGTAATGAATCCCTTCCAGCATTGCATTGCGCGTGAAGAGGCAAGCAGGAACGAGCCCGGCGCGCTTGTTCACGAACTTCATCAGGTGATCATCCCGATTGACCAGCGCGTCCCAGATCGTGATCGACTTCATCACGTCGTCGTCATCACAGTTCAGGATACGGTTCTGACGGATCAGGTACGTGTCCCAGGTGGTGAAGAACTTCATCACCGCCTTCATGACAAAGTGATCGTACGTCGGCTCCGGCTGACCCGGCAGCACCAGGGTCTTGTACTCGTTGGAGGAGAACATCTTGAAGTACATCGTCACCAGGTCGCGGTAACGATCGCTGAGCTCATTCAGGTCATGCCAGTCCTCTTCCTGAATCAAGGGGTTCTGGCCATGAATCAGAAAGTCGCGCAGGAAGTACAGATTCTGCACGGTCTTGCTGACCAAGTCGCTCATGCGCTCCTTGGTCGCTTCATCGACCAGGATGTACTCGATGTAATAGCAGGTGTCCTTGTAGATCGAACGCTCTTCCGAGTGCGTGATCTGACAGATGCCTGCCCGACCATCGAGCAAGGTCACCACGAACATGTCACCTTCATTGGGCACCACGAACGGATACATGGTCGCGTTGCCGGTGACAGCCTGGGTCTTTTGGCTGTTGTCCTGCGTCGACTTCAGGTCCTGGCTGACCTTGATCTCCAGGTTTTGAATCCGACGGTACTGCTGATAGATCCCTTCCTTGTCGACCGACTGACCCGTGAGCGCATTGTCCTCATCGATCACTTGCGAGAAGTAATCGACCGTCCAGCTCATGCCCTCGATATTCGTCAAGAGCGATTGCTGCGGGATGAGGGTCGTGTCGACCACCACGCCACGGTAGGCGGGTTTAGAGATCTGAATGGTGGCCGGAACAGGCGTCGCAATCGGCGAGCTCGGCACTTCGTCAAAAACAGGCATGGTATTCCTTTAGCAAGAGCAGTCGTCACGCGAGTCAGCCGGAGCCAGGCCCGGCGCATAGCCCCACGTCGCGGCATTGGTATTCACACCATCCACTGCGCGACCCGTCTGGATAAAGAGCGTGCCCACGTTCCATCCGGCTGGGGCGTTTTGCTGCGTCGCAGTCGCTCCATTGATGGCGTTGATCGCTTTCTCCAGACACGGCCAGGTGACCCAGGTGTCGCCCACAATACACGGCAGCAGTCCCCGACCTTTGAGTGTCGGATCAATCGCATCGAGGAGTTTGATGAGACAGGGCGCACAATCACGCAAACGATCCAGCGCAGCTCGCGGAATGAGGCGCAGGTTCTTTACCAGACTGACCCGCACGTGATAGGTCTGACGCAGATCCATGTCAAACGTCGTCTTCACATTCAGGTCGGCATCGACCGTCAGCTTATCGGGGGTTTGGAGCAACTGACCCGTATAGAGACTCACGTTAAAGATCGACTGCATCGGTTGCGTCATGTACGGCCACTCTTTTTCCAGACAGCACCGGATGTCCGGGTCCATCATGATGTCCCCACCGATATTATCCGTGAGGTTAAAGAGCGCGCGCGGATTCGCCGGATCGATCTTCACGAGCGCGGTCATCAAGCGCAGCGTATTCGGTACCACACTAAACGGGATGAACTCGTCATAGGAGGGCACCTGATAGCCTTGACGCCGCTGCATGTAGTGCATCGGGCCACCAGTCTCGAAGTACGCAAACATCTTGGCCGAGAGCGCATAACGGCGCAGCTGGTTTTCGATCTGGTACATCGGTTGATCGGGCGGCTCCGGATGGTACTTGATCATCTGGTTGTGGACGATCAGCGGATACTGCATCGCGCAGGCGTTCGGTTTGTCGTACTTAAACTTGTACGAAAAGCCAATGGTCCAGGTCGAGCCATCGTCTTCCTTGCTGCCTTGCTCAGGCTGGCCTTCCCAATCAAACCAACCCAGTACCCGGATCTGCGACTCCGCAATCCCCCAGCGACCATTGCGCCCTGCTTGGTCGGTTAAGAAGCGCGCCTTACTGGTACGGTTGTTCTTAAAGTAGGTCGCGAAATCCTCACCGTACCCGGCCACATTCTCACGCAGCCGATGAATCTCACCGAGCACCACAAACATCTCTTCGGGCACCAGGTAGTGATAGGCGATCTGGTGTACAAACTGCTCGCGACCCTGAGCGGTGCGGTTCTTGACCTCATCGCGCCAGCGCGTGGCCTGCTGCTTACTGCGTGCACGGAACTTCACCGTCACGGTGGTGTCGCACGAACCGTACACCGGCTTGATCCCCACACCCAGAGCATCGTCACGAAAGATAAAGGGATTCTCCGGCCGCCATACCGCCGACGAGAGCAAGCGGTCTTCCTGATACTGCTCATCCACTTCGATCGTCAGTTGCGAGGTGTACGCAAACTTCGTTGCTTCGGGATGCGTCGAGGTAATCGAGGAGCCATCTTGCATGGCGCGCTCAATGTCACCCGGATAGTTGATGCGGATGTCCTTCGGCAAGCCCGTACGCTGGATCATATCGCGCACGATGTTGTACACCACCGGGCGCGTAATGCTCTCGTACGTCTCGTGAAGCTCCACCATGATTTTGGGCATTTCTGTTCCCCGGCTATAATTTCATCATAGGATCGGCGTCATAGAGGCAGGACCGAAGTCCTGCCTCCATTATGCCCTTGGGGCTTAGGCCGGTTGAGCCTGGCCTTGCAGCTCGCCGACGAGCGACTTTTCCTTGTTCGGATCAGCCACTTCGTACACCGAGTTGTAATGCGCGATGATCATCATCAGCGTACGCGCCACACCAATCACCTTGGTGTAGAACGCCACGCTCGGCTGTTGCACCCAGCGCGCGAGCGCCGAGTTAAAATCGAGCATGCTCTTCACCATGGCCGCTTCGATGGGTTGTTGCTCCGCCATCTTGCCTGCTTCGATGACCACGTGATCAGCCGCTTGTTCGAGCTTCGCCCGCGCTGCCTTCAATTGCTTCAGGCCACCTTGCGAACCGTTGAACTGCGCGATCTTCTGCAATGCGTCGTTCATGAGCTGCACCGCGTGCTCGTAGACAGTTGCGGTAGCGTGCTTGAAGACGACATCGTCGCTCTTCGGATCTTCGCCTTCCAGCATGGTGAGACCGCCGTGACGCAGACGCTCGATCGCTTCGAAGTTACCGACGCTACCGTTGTCCTTGAACTCGCGGAACTGGAAGTACGTACAGCCGAGAATTTCCTGGCAGGACATGAGCGAGAACTCACCCTCGTTCGACACGAAGGGCAGCGCGAAGCTACTGCGCAGCTTTTGCGACTGCACCAGTGCCTGACGCATTTCGGCGGCGACGTCATCCGTCTTCTCCGGCGTCCACTTCGCGATGGAAGCAGCCAGCGCATCCGTCAGGGTGACCACACGTTGCGGGTTGTCGACGTAGACGAAGTTCACCGCACTCACGAAGCGCTCGAGCTCTTTGGTGAACTCGGGCATCGAGCGCGTGACCCGAATGCCGTTGGAGAAATAGTTCATCCCGTGTTCGACATTCATCGCCGGATTCGCGCCGTACTTCAGCTGACCCGTGCGGTTCTTCATCTGCTTCAAGAGCAGCTGCAGCTTCGCATAGATCGTCGGCAGAATCACGTGAACCTTGAAGAACTTGTCGATCGCTTCCCAGATCTTCGCACAGAGCGCTTTGATAGCCGCCCAGAGCTTACCGGCCGTTTCGCGCCAGTTCTCGGTAGCGATCTGTTGGCCCACTGCCAGCTCAGGACCACCCAGCAACTGTTCCGGCGGCATGTCCGTACCGGCACAGGCCATTTGCGCGACGTTGTCGATCAGATCGAGTTCCGTTGCGGTCGGCTTTTCGATCCCGTCTGCAATCACGGCGAGATCTTCGATGGCTTTCGCCAGGTCCGTCATGCGTTCGGTTTCGCACAGCAGATCTTCAGACTTTGCCGCTTGTTCATTGGCTTGGTCCACGAGGATGATCTGTTCCTCGAGTGACACTCGAAAGGTCGAGCGCACGTCCTCCGACGGGGGCGTCGGAGCAAAGTGTTTACGCAGCATGTTGACGTGCTCCTTGTTAGGCGGACTTGCCGAGAACGACTTTACCGTCGATGCTCAGCTGACACCAGGCCAGCACGAACCGGCAAGCACTGACGATGTAGCTGTAGAACGGCAGGGTCGGCACTTGCGCCCAACGGGCGAACATCGCATTCAGGTTCAGTGCGGCCTTGAGTTCGTGCTCAGCTTCTGCTGCGCCTTCACCCTGCACGGTACCCGAGAAAGTCGCGACGACCTTATCAGAGGCTGCCTTCAGGCGATCCGACACGCTCTTGAGCTTCGGTGCATGTTGGCTGTGGAAGTTCTCGATCACCGCCAACAGCGTTTCGGCACCCTTGAGCGCTTGTTGCAACATCGCACGATCCGACAGGTAGAAGACCGCCTGGTCGCCTTGCGTGTAGCCCTTGTGCGTCATACGATCGGTGTCACCCTTTTCGAGCGTGATACCCGAATGACGAATCGCATCGAGGGCTTGCGCAGCAGGCATGTTCGGCTGGACCTTGAAGGTCTTCCCGATCAGCATGCCATTACCGAGGAACGACTGGCAGGTCGCGACTTCGTAACCATTGTCGTTACCTTCCGAGACTGCCATCGGCAGACCACCGAAGTTCAGACGGCCGAGCTGCTTCACGACGTTCTGCAACACGTCGTCGACGTTTTGCGGCGTCACGCTGCCGAGGATGGTTTCCAGACGCTGACCGGTCGCTTCGATTTCGTTGGCGTAGGTGTCGTAAATGAAGCCCGCCACCTTGGCCGTCGAATGCAGGGCGTTGATGGTGTCTTGTTCGGACTTCAGGTGCTCGCCTTCGAACGAGAACCAATCGCCCAGCTGGCTCAGCGACTCCGCTCGACCAGCTTCAGTCGGCGGGCGGAACCGGTACTTGGTTTCGTCTTGCAGCGCGACTTGCATCTGCTTGATCTTGGATTTCAGTTCCCGCACCACCACGTGGATACGGAAGAAGGCCATGAACTTTTCCCACAGACGAGCGATGAACGCGAGGATGTTCTTCCACAGCGTCTTCGCTTTTTCAGCCAGGCTCTCGAAGGCGATCTGCTTGCCTTCTTGGAGGCCTTCCATCGCGGGCAGCATCAGCTCCGGTTCGTTATCCGTTCCGGCGACACCGGCCTGACCGGCGGTCGCGATGAGTTGCAGTTCCGTGGGGGAGGCTTCCCGGATGTTTTGGGCAACGGCAGCCAGATCTTCCAGGGCATCGGAGAGTTCGAGCTGTTTGTTGACTTCTTGGAGACCGGACGTACATGACGTCATGTCCCGGTGTGCTTGGTCGAGAACCAGGGCTTCCTCTTCCAGCGACAAACGACGGACTGGTGGGGCTGCTTTGGGCACCTGAACCACACGCACAGTCGCGGCCATTGTTTTACGCATGTTCTCTGTATCCTTGTCTTAGCAGCAATAACCCCCTCCCAGGCCCCTGAGGACCCAGGAGGGGGTAATCACACGCAAGCTACGTGTTAGGCCTTCGCCGGAACTTCACCAGCAGCAGGCTTCGCTGCGGCCGGAGCAGCAGCGCCGTAAACGGCAGCCGACTTCTCGACCCAGTTCAGTGCTGCATTGCCGGTGCGGATCGCGTAGACGTTGAACGACTTGAACGGCTCGTCCAGCGCCTTCTTGATCGCCAGCACCGCTTGACGCGCGGCATCTGCCTTCGCCTTCACGCTTTCGTCTTGCGACACGTTGTTGAGCATCGAGAAGTTGCGCGCCACTTGTGCCAGCTTTTGGCCAGCAGCGACAGCCTTCGAGATCTCTTGCTTCGATTGCTTGACGAGTGCAGCGATGGCAGCCACCTGGTTCGCTACCGTACCAGCTTGCGGAGCCGACAGAACCGGCAGGGCTGCCTTGGCATTCACGTCGCCGATTTGATCGAGCACCGCTTCGCTGTTGCCCACGTCGTCGGAGATGAAGAACTCCAGACGCATGTTACCCGGCAGAACAGCCGACATCAGGCGATTGCCATTGGCTTCGCTGGCCCAGCCCGACAGCATCTGTGCAGTCCACGGATAGGCAAACTTCGCATCTTCGCCGACGTTGATGAAACCGTCTGCATGCGAGAGTTGACCGATGGTGCTTTCTGCAGCTTGCAGCATCTGCGGGTAAGCCTTGTAGAGGCCTTGCGCGACCTTTTGCAGACCCACCAGTCCGTTCATCGGATTGCCACCCGGCACGAAGAGTGCCTCGGCGACCGACTGGTCTTCGATCTGACGCACGCTCGGCTGACCTTGCAGTGCTTGTGCCTTGGCGGCGACTTGCTTCGCACGCGCTTCGAGTGCGACCGCACCGTTGAAGAGCTTCTCGGCAAATTGACCCGCCATCTTCAGACCAGCCAGGATTGCCTGGTAGATCTTTTCCCAGATCGCCTTGATCTGCTCGCCGAGCGATTCGAGCGACAGTTGCGACGCGCTGATCTGCTTCGAGGCACCACCGAACGATTCGAGCGAGATCGGACGCGGCATTTGCATGTCCAGACGCTGATAGAGCGCTTCCAGACCGATGTGCATCATGCGTGCGCCGTGGCGGTTCAGGCCACCCGACTCGACCGCCGTCGACAGCGCTTCGCGATAGGCTTCCATCGATTCGACGACTTCGAAACCTTCTTCGACGCGGCGATTGACTTCATCGACGTCGCCTTCCGATTCCGCGATGTCCATCAGTTCCGTTTCCAGACCCGAGGCGCTGTCTTCGACTTGCTCAGCTTCGGCTTCGACTTGCGTCGGCAGGGCACCCAGTTCTGCGCCTTCGCCACCGGCGAGTTCAGCACCGGCATCCAGACCAGCCGTTTCAGCACCCGCATCAGCCGCCGGGACTTCACGACCTTCTGCGCGAGCAGCTTGTTCGTCGGCACGCGCGACCAGACGACGGGCGTTGTCGAGCTCGACCGGATCGATCACTTCGTCGACCACCACAGCAGCCACTTCACCACCTTCTTCACCTGCCGGGGGCACTGCGCCGACATCGGCTGCACCGGCTTCGCCACCGAGATCAGCACCGAGCTCTGCGCCCGCTTCCGTGCCAGCCGCCGGAACTTCAGCAGCTGCGCCAGTTGCATCTTGACCGGGGACTTCACCTGCGGCGGCTTCTGCACCGGCAGCCGCTTCAGCGGGGTCGCCCGTGACTTCAGCTGCACCACCCAGTTCTGCACCTGCTTCGCCGACAGCCGGGACTTCCGGGATTTCAGCAGCTGCGCCTTCGTCGCCTGCGGGCGGCACTTCAGCAGCGGGCACTTCAGCGCCGCGTGCCGGGGCTTCCAGCGCGCCTTCTTCTTGACGGCGGATTTCGGCTTCGGCTTCTTCCGAGGTGAGGCCGTCGTCTTCGAGCGCGACCTTGATACGGGCACGCTGGATCGGCGAGAACTTCACGCGCTTCGGTGCCTTGGCACCACGCGATTCGAGTGCACCTGCCGTGCCGACGAGTTCCTTGACCTTGCCTTCGCCACCCGTGGCGACCGAGACCGTCGGGTCTTCGCCGTTCGAGAGTTGCGGATCGACTTCGCCGTCCTTCTTCACCGCCGAGCTGCCGATGTCGTTCTTTTCCTTGGGCTCGTCTTTGCCCTTGGTGCCGTCCATGTTGCCAGCGACCGGGTCTTCACCGTTCGCGACGTTAGCCGGGACTTCGCCTTCCTTCTTGGGAGCCGGGATGCTCTTGTCGCCAGCGCCGATCGCTGCTGCGGCTTCGGGCGACAGATCTGCTTCTTCCAGCGCCTTACGGAAACGGGCGCCAAAGCCAGTACGAATGCTACGCATGGTTCTTTCTTCCTATCGATAGGGTTTAAATCGGAGTGCACTTTACAGCAGAGTACCCGCGCGGTACGTCCTTAATAACCCTGGGTTAGAGTTACTATAGTATTTACGGCTTACTTACTCGTTTACGAGCGTGAGCCGAACAGGACGTGCAGCGACAGGAGCAGGTCTTCCAGACCATTCGGTTGTGCACACCAATCTTGCAGGACATCCACGAGCATCGTATTGCGACGTTGACGAACGTAGCCGTTGGTGGTGATGCCGAAGAACTCAGCCGTGTACTCGCTTACCGGTCCGCGCATTTCGCCGGAGTCCGAATAATCGATCAGGCTGTCCCAGGTTTCCAGCGACATCTCCCGACGACCGGTCAGGATGAAGCGCAGACAATCCTCGAGAAAGCGACGATGCATGTCGCCCACTGAGGCACTTTCGAACTGCTTGAGGTACCAGAAATCGAACGCATCGGTACCAAACGCATTCAACGCCGTGATCAGCACCAGCTTACGGAATTCAAACGCTTCCGCCTTGTAGGTGTTACGGATGTACTTCGAGTACAGCGACTCGACGTTCTCGTTGACTGCGATGGTCGATGAGCTCGGCTGGAAGAGGCTCAGATTGTTCTGAAGCTTCCGGTACTCGTCCTGAAACGGTGCCGGAGACTTCTCAATCCGCGGAGCGAGGACTGCGCCCAGGAAACCCCGCGGATAAATCGTGAACCCCGTATTGGAGACGAGGCCAGCCATTACTTGCCCTCCATCTTCGTGATCTTGTACTGCAGATCCTTAGCCCGTTGTTCCAGATATTCGATTTCCTTCTGGACTTTCGGGTTCGGCTTGCCTTGGCTGACTTGCTCGAGGTTCAGCTTACGCAGCTGCACCATCTTGAGCGTTTCCTTGGCTTGCTTGTAACGAGCGGCTTGCCACTCAGCCCACAACAAACCCACGCCGTACCACAGGCTCCAGGTGCCCGTACCGATGATGAGGTTCTGCTTGAGCGGGTCGAGCTTGGCGGCACCCATCGTTTGCGGCAGCGTGTCGATGTTGTCGTCAGTGACGACGATGTCGGGCACTTCGGCGAGCTTCTTCTTCACTTCGCCGGGGTTCTCCGTCACGACTTCGAAAGCCGTGCAGAAGCTGATGAAGTTGTCTTCGATGAAGGCCTTCTCCGCCGGAGCCAGCGCGTCACGCACCGAGGTGATGCCGCTATTTTCCACCTTGGCGGTTTCGCAGACATAGACGTAGTTCAGGAACTGCACCAGAAAGCGCGAGACGAACTGCACGTTGGTCACGAACTGGATCAACTGCGCCTTCTTGTAGGTCAGGCCCGCGGTCACCACTTCGTCGCCAATCGAAGCCTTGATCAGCTCTTCGACGTCGTTCAGGTTCTGCACCATCAGGGGCAGACCACGATCGATCGTGACGATGATGTTGCCGCCGTTGCTCTTCACGAGGCCCTTCCACGTCTCGATGCGATCTTGCATCTCGTCGGACTTGAACGACCAGTTCTTCAAGAACACAGCCGCTTGCCCGTACATGGGTTTCAGGGTTTCTTCGATTTCCGCCCGAGTCAGACGGCAATCCTCGATGATGCGATCGCGACCGAACGTCGGCAGCAGATTACGCAAGAAATCACGAATGGAACTCATTTTTGTACCTTGAGGAATGCCGGGCCCTCCCTAAAGAGGACCCCAGCCGACAAAGGGGAATCAGAACGACGGGGCGTTACCGAGCTGGTACGCTTTCAGGATCTCGCCGATGTCCGGACCGTCGCCCTTGGTGGATTGCTTGAGCGCCTTAAAGGGCAGGCTCGTCACTTCCGGGAGCGAACGGTGGTAGAACGTCACGCGATCCCATTGCGGATCGAGCACCGCCACGATCATCAGCGAGGTTTCCTTGAACAGCTTCTCACGCACCGAGAAGTTGCTGAACTTGGCGCTGATTTCAAGCTCAAGCTGAGCGATCGTATTGGTCGAGGTGATCACCATGTTGGAGGCCGTGGCCACCGACGGGTTGCCCGACAGAATCGCCGACAGCTGGTTGCCACGCTGGCGCTTGATGATGCTCGCGTAGGTGCCGTCGTCGCTCATCAGGTGCTTCTTGTGCGCGTCGATCAGGTCCAGACACAGCAGGAAATCGCGGAAGAATTCGATGCGACCGGCGCGCCACGCATGGTAGCGCTCTTTCATACTCGTCGACTGCTTGTTGCCAAGGCTAAGAATATGAACCAGGGCTTCTGTGGGCGTATCGATTGCGATCAGTCGCAACGCCACCGGAATGATCCCCTTTTGACCGTTGTCGCTGATTTCCACCGACAGCATCTTGCCCACGGAGAGGCTCGCGACTTCCTTGGCTTCCTTGATCGCGTCCTTACCGACGCCGACGCTGTCTTCCAGCGCGACTTGCTTGCCGAACGCGGGCAGCGCATCTTTGTAGCTTTCTTGCGAGAGCATCGAGATGGCGCCCGCGGCGTTTCCAGCGAGGTTGCCCCACAGGTTACCTGCGGTGCCGCTCGTGATCGGGTCACGGCTGGGGTTAAACTTGTCCAACGTAGCCATCACGTTGACATTGCCGATGTGGGCCGAGAGGGCGATCGCTTGCAGGTAGTAACCCGCAAACATCGACTGCAGGGCTTGCATGGCATCGTACGTAGCGTCATGGTACAGCACATCGGCGTCGACCAAGCAAAGCGGTTCCACGCGGGCGGGTTTGCTGTATTCGACAAGCGAATCCGCACGCATGGCAGCGACTGCGCCGATGGCGTCACGGATAGCGTTGATACCGATGCTTGCACCGGCGACTGCGGCGAGTCCGGTCATGATTTTCCTTCTTTCAGATTAAGGTTTTCAAATGGCTGATCCATACAACATAACTGTAGACGACATCCTGACGGCGGCCTCAACTGGTCAATCCGTTTCCGATATGGTCGATCAAGTTTTCCAGCTTGGACCGGCAGGCTCGTTTGATACAGCCATTGGTAACACCGTGTTCGGGCTGAACCATCGGCAACAACCTCCGGCGATCCTCAGCAATCGTGACCATTACGGGTATACGTTCTTTACGCGTCCCCGCATGAACATGACTGATGAGAACCTTCGGACACAGCGTCGTTTTGGTCCGCTGCTCTCGCAGCAGGATTACAGCTGGCAACGCGCCGTGCGCTGCACGCTTGACCCCGAGCTCGCCTGGGCAGACACGCCCGTGACGTGTTCACTGGTGGACCGGCAACAAGCGTTCATACCAATTCTCTCGAACACCCTCCTGTCCATGTCAGGGTGGCCGGACCTGGAAGCCCAGACATTCACCGCGCATGAAGGCATATACAAGGAGTCCTTCAGCATCGTGGATAGCGTGGTCGACAGGTATGAGACATACGATATAACCGCCAATTTCCGGAACCTGCCGGGCGATCCTGTCACGTTGATGATGATGTCGTGGCTCTTTTACGAGTCCTACGTCTACCTCGGCGAGCTCGTGCCGTATCCGGACATGCTGATCAATAACGAGATCGATTATCAGACCCGGATTTACCGCCTGGTGATGGACCCGGATAAGCGGCGTGTGCAAGGCATTGCAGCGTGCGGTGCAGGCTTTCCGGTGACCTGTCCGATTGGGGCGAAGTTTAACTTCGAGTCGGATCAGCCGTTGAATAAGAACATGGATCAAATCAGCGTGACCTTCCGCTGTGCGGGTGCCATGTACAACGACGACATCCTGATTGATGAATTCAACCGGACGCAGGCGCTGCACAATAACAACATGCACCCGAGTAACTTCTCGGGCTTTGGACAGAATACGACCAATCCGAATTATCGGCTGCTTCAGCTTAACGAGGTGGAGCTCTTTAACCACACCGGTTATCCACGCATCGACCCGGTCACCTACGAGTTGCAATGGTGGGTCGATAAGACCACTTACGGGCGCATGCTGCCGACACTGAATTACCAGCAGGGGTTGATTCAACGCCTCGCTTCCCCGACGAGCTAAAGGAATAGAACATGGCTGCAACCATCAGCGCATTGCTCTCGAACATGCAGAACTACCAGAATAACCCTGCGTTGATTCAGCAGGACATTCTGGACCACCTGGACATAGTCACCAGCGGTGAAGTCAATATCGTCGACCCGTCCAACCCCTTTGTGTTCGGACTGGAGTCAGCGACCGTGTGCACCGCGGGCATGATGAGCAAGAGCGATACCAATACGCGACGTCAGTATCCGCAGTTGGCACAAACCCCGGAAGACCTGTATTACCACATGTCGGACTGGGACTACATCAACCGGTTTGCCGCCCCTTCGGTGGCGCTCTTTTCCTTCATCTTCGATAAGGATGAGTTGATCTCCAAGCTGGTGACTGACCCCGCGACCGGGGTGTCCCAGATCGTGATCCCACGCAACACCGTGGTGATGATTTCGGGCGTGCAGTTTAGTCTGCAGTACCCGATCGTGATTCGCCAGATGCAACACGGTGGTCTGAATGTGACGTATGACGGCAGCGAGCCGTCGCCGTTGCAGGAACTGACCTCCAATGTGATCGACTGGGAAATCCGCACGGTCAATGGCACGAACTGGCTCTTCTTTGATGTGCCACTGTACCAGTTCAATATCCTGTCCACGCAGCAAGGGGTGGTGCTCGCTACCAAGTGGCAGACCACCATCAGCTTTAGCGACCAGTTCTACTATGCTCGCGTGTGGGCTGAAAACAGTGACGGCACCTGGACTGAACTGCTCACGACGCATTCGATCGAAGTCTACGATCCGACCACGCCGACCGCAGTCCTGCAAGTGGTGAACCAGACGCTCACGGTCACGATTCCGCAGATCTATATCACTAGCGGGCAGGTGAAGACGTCGGTGCGGGTGGACCTGTATCAGACCAAGGGCGACATCAACATGGATCTGTCGTCGTATCCGCAGAGCGCCTATTCGGCGAACTGGCTGGCGATCGATGCGAACGACAATCTGCCGACCAACTTCTCGGCACCGCTGAAGGGCTTTAACCAGCTGGCGATCTGGTCCAATGATCGGACCGTGGATGGCAATAACGGGCTGACGTTCAGTCAGCTGCGTCAGCGCGTGATGACCAACTCGACCGGTGCGCAGAACCTGCCGATCACCAACGTGCAGGTGCAAGCGGCATTGCAGAACATCGGCTACGATGTGGTCGAGAATGTGGATAACATCACCAACCGGGTGTTCCTGGCCACACGTGCGATGCCGGACCCGACCAACCCGGCCTTGATTACGTCTGCGGCGGCTTCGATCGAGACACTCTCGACGACACTTACCGCGCTGACGACACTCGAGTCGGTGATCAATAACGGTAACTCACTCACGATCACGCCGGACACCATCTACCAGAGCACCAGTGGTGTGGTGAGCGCGGTGCCCACCGCAGCTGTGAAAGCGTTGCTGGCTCTGCCACCGGATCAACGGGCACTGGCTGTCACCAAAGGGCAGTACTTCTACTCACCCTGGCATTACGTGCTGGATAACACGGGACCGGAGTTTGAAGTGCGCCCGTACTATTTGGATGCGCCGCTCGCGGACACCACGTTCTTTGTCTCGGAGAATGATACGACGCTCTTGCAAGTGAGCACCAAGAGCTACCAGATCACCAAGAACGCTGACGGCTCAGGCTATACGCTCACGATCAGTACGTCGTCCAACGATGGCTGGAAAGCCCTGGCCGATGACAAGGTGTATGTGCAGCTCGCTTACATCCCGGAAGGCGAGAGCGGGTATGCTTACCTGATGGGCACGCTGGTCGGGACCAACACCAGCACCAACGAGCGGACCTTCTCGTTTGATCTGTCGTCGAACTTCAATGTCGACTCCAACGACATGTTGCAGTTGAAGAAGTTCCTGATGTACACGACCGATCCGATGCTCACTGCCTGTAGTCTCACGCAAACGTTCGAGATTCTGTACGCCGCGGACGCTGTGATGGATACGCAGTGGAAGCCGGGTGAGATCGACGCGATGCTCGGCATGTTCCTCTTGCCTGCAACCGCGGTGGGTGTGACGCACGAGCAAATCCGCGTGAAGTTCGGCTCTTCGTTGACGACACTCTGGGCATCGACGCGTACGGTGAATGATGCGGTCACCTATCGGACTTGGCCGATGGACGTGCTCTCGTACTACACGAACGATGTGTATGGCGACCCGGCGGTGACGATTGTCAATGGTCAGCTGGTGCAAAACATCGTGCACCGTGCAGGCGACCCGGTGATTAATCCGGCAACGGGCCAACAGGTCTTGCTGCATGCGACAGGCGATGTGATGAGGGACGTGGATGGCAAGCCGATTCCGATCGGCACGCAAGACACTCTGCGTCAGATTGACCTGATGTTGCTTGAAGGCGTGTACTGGTTCGCTACCGATGCGATTGCCACGGGCTACCGCACTGAGCTGGTGGATACGGTACTCGCCTGGTTGACGGAAGACCTGGTGAGCTTCCAGGCGAGGTTGCTGGAGCAGACCCGTATCTACTTCTATCCGAAGGCGACCACGGGGAACATCAACGTGATGATCAACGGGGGCTTGAAAACCACCGTCGCAGCTGGTCAGTCGTTTAAGATCACGCTCTATGTTCCGGCTTCCGTCTACAGCAACAGCGATCTGCAGAATCAACTGGTCAAGACCACGATCAGCACGATCTCGACGCAGCTGGAGAATGCAACCGTCGCCGATTCGGCGCTGAAGGTAGCGCTGATGAAGATCTACGGCGAGGATGTGATTGACTGTGAAGTCGCGGGTCTGGGTGGCTCGGGCTCGATCTCGGTGATGACGGTGATTGATGCATCGAACAAGCTCAGCATCCGTAAGCGTCTCTTTGCCCAGTCGGATAACAGTCTGATTGTTCAGGAAGACGTGAGCGTCAACTTCATCCAGCATCAGCTGAGCTAATCATGGATACGGAACTCAAACCTGTGTTCGTGAAGACGATGCCACCGGAGTTGGAGCAGGGCGTGCTTTACGTGTCAGAGGAGTACGAGCTGGCGATCCATCTGTGTGCGTGCGGGTGGTGCAAAGAAAAGACCGTGACACCGTTCAAAGACTTCCCGAACGATCGCGGCTGGACCTACGCACGGGACGCAGAGGATCGCGTGACGTTGCATCCTTCCATCGGGAATTTCCAGATGCCTTGCAAATCGCACTACTGGGTGCGGGAGAACAAGATCGTCTGGTGTTAACGGCATAAGGCCCAGGGGGAAACCCCTGGGCTCTATGACGCGTTTACGAGGCTTTGAAGAGGTTCTTCACCGCACTGGCAGCGTGGCGTTGCCGCATGCGCTCAGCCTGCTTAGCGAGCGCCTGGATGGCTTCTGGGGCCTTGCTGTCATGCGAGGACACTTCCAGGTCCCGATAGATCGCTACCGCAAGTCGATAAGCAAAACCGGTCACGCGGGCCGCCATGGTTTCCACGATGGAACGGTACGCATTCATGCGGTTTGCAATCATCGACAGGTCGCGCACATCCTGACGCACCGAGTCCAGCGCTTCACGCATTTCCGAGGCCATCGAGTGCTCCGGCATGTCTTCGGCGCCATCGGTCAAGATATTGCCAATCCCGACTTCGAGCAGATCCAGCCACTTCTCGATGGTGAGCAAGCGAAAAGCGACATCCCGGCCGGTTTCGATCAGCTTCTTGGTCGGTCCCGTCGAAAGGGCTTGCGCCATCGAAGCGAACACCATCTCAAACGAAAGCGCCAGATGCGGCTCGCCTTCGCTGGCCTGCAGGTAGATGTGGTTGTAGTTCGACGCCACATCCTGCAGATTCATCTGACGACCCTGAAAGCTCACCTGCACGCGCTGGTTCAGCACATCCAACGTGCGGCCTGCGATGAGCTGATCGGCAAACGAGGTCGAGCCCTTATTGGCCAACACGCCCGAGAGCGCGGTAGCTTTCTGGTTCATCACCGAGAGCGCTTGCTCCATGGTGTCAACGAGGGCTTCGGTGGCTTGTGACCACGGACCGTTATCAACGATGTCGTGAAAGATCGGGTTACGACCTTCCATGAACTGACGCACTTCGTCACTGGCTTCGGTGTCGTACAGATAGTGCGCGACCAGCTTATCGAAGTCACTGACATGTTGGCTCTGGCCGTGCTGGTCTTTCAACTCGACGCCGCGTTTGATTTCCTTTACGGCGGCTGAGGCGAGGCTCTTGAGCTCCTCCAGATCCTTGACGATCTCGTCGGCGCGGTACTCCTGCTGCTTGGCGGACTGCGTGACTTCTGCCAGGATCTGCTCATTGGACTTGCTCATGAGCTTTTCGTTCGGGTCCCGCGAACCCACGAGCCAGAGCACGAAGCGCCGGATCATTTCGCGAATGCGCCGAATGAGATCGGCGAAGGTGCTCTTCAGCTTATCCCACAGCGACTCCATCGCGGGCTTGTAGCGCGTGAGGGTGGGTGACTTGCTGTAGTAGTTCAGGTGCTTATTGCCGTCGAACTCGGGGTAAAGACGCTTGGCTTCCTGGGCGAAAGACTGGTTCATACCGCCGACCTTTTTCAGGTCGGCGAGTACGTACTGGAGATCTTCCAGGCAGGCGGACTCCGCCGCGATGATCCTCAGGTCGTCTTTGAGCTCGGGCACTTCACCCGGCACGACTTCCTTAAAGATGTCATGCGCGGTGAGCTCATCCATGACGGCCACATCAGGCAAAGACTTCACCTCAACGATGTCATCGCCAAGCGTTGCTTCTTCGTCGAGTTCGACCCCGTGATTGAGGCCGAATTCCGACAGGTCCATTACGCGTGCTCCGTCACCGAGATGATGGTCATCGCTTCGCGCACGAGATTGAAGATCTCGTCCTTGTGGTCGTTGACGAACTGGTGCATGTCGTCCGCAAGCCAGAGCGTAGCACCCGCCCAGCAATCGACGAAGCCGAGCTTGGCTTCCACGTTATACTGCAGGCCCGGATAAGCCGCCGAGTAACGCAGCAGCCAGAAAGCGCGCATGGCTTCACGGCAGTAGCGCGTGTCGAACACCACTTCTTCGTTGAAGTCCGCGATGTAGTTCGAGGCACCCAGTGCGACTTGGGTGAGGAAGTAGTTGCTCGGTTCGACTTCGAGCGCCAGCGACGGCAGGCCCAGCTTGTTGGCAATCGCGATACCGACGGCTGCGCCGATAATCTTGCCGCGCTCGCTCGGGTCCTTGATATAGGTGTCGGCGTAGCGGGAGAAGCCCAGAAACTTGATGTCCATGTTATTCAGTCCAGTGACAGAGGGTTAAAACAGTGTCTTGAGTTCCGCTGACTTGACAAACAAGTCATTGGCGGCGAGGGTTTCCAGTTCTTGCTGGAGCTTCTCTTGCTTCAGACGATTGCGCTTCTCGCCCGAGAGGAAGTTACCGAGGATGTCAAAGAGCTGGAAGCGATCCTTCACGGTGGCGAGCAGCTTGTCCACCGCGACGATGTCTTCCTTGATGCGTACGGCCAGTTCCTTGGCGAGATCGCGGTCTTTGAGTTGCTCGACCAGCTGATCGCGAATGCGCTTCAGACGCACACCCGGTCGATCGTAGATGGGGTCACCCGGACCATCGGCGCAGATCCAGGCCCACAGGAAGAAGACCGGCACCAGGATCGCCCCCACCAGCGGGGTGACTGCCATCCAGAGCGTACCCAACAGCATCAGCACCTTGATGGACTCCAGCATCACGTACATGCCGGTGGAGCGCACCGAAATGTCCCCCACCAAATGGTGGACCTTATCGAGCGAGGTGATCAGATCACGCTGAGCGCCATGGCGCGCGGCAAACTGGTCAGCGAGTTGCTCCCAGTTATTGAAGTCGTACAGCTCCGAGCCGATTTCCGAGCGGGCGTTCTTGGTGATTTCCTGGATGATCACCACCGTGGCGGTTTTGCCGCCAGCGGTTTGGGCGAGTTCCTTCATGGTGGTCTCGTCCAGGTTCAGCGCCCGTGCTGCCGAGATGAGGACGAGTTCGCGATCACCCACGTCGGTACTTTCGTCCAGTCCCTTGGCCACCCCTGCCAGCACCTGATTGGTGGTGACCGAATGCCACAGGTATTCGAAGCCCGTGAAGAGATGGCCGAGCTCATGCAGGGTAATCGCCGAGAGTTCAGCGGCAGTAAAACCACCACCGGCAAACTTGCCCGAGACCCACCAGTCCGACATGTTCACGAGACACTCCATCTCGCTGAATACGCCCGACACCGTGCTCTTGGCCAGATTCACCGAACCACGGATCGCGCCGCCCGCTTTCTCGATCATCTTGAGCGAGGGGGCATTGGTGTACCATTCGCGATACACGTTGTGGATGAGCGGGTTGTTCTTGTCGACGGTGGGGGGCAGGCAGTAGGCGCCGCCGTCGTCCATCGTGAACTTGACCTTGATGCCGGTGCGCTTGAAGAGCAAGTCCTCGATGGCGATGGCTTCTTTCGAGGCAGCCATCGCCTTGGTGTCGAGCTTTTTCATCGCCTCGTAGAGGGCGGTGAGCTCTTTGTGCAGGCTGTCGTCCTGGAACTCGATCATCTCGAGTGCGGCCTGATTTTTGACCGTCAAAAGTTGAGATTGACTCTTCATGATTTCCCTAGGGTGATTTCATCAATAATCAGAAAATACCGAAGGCGGCCATCTTCTGACGTGAATGTCATAGAAATGAAGCCGCCGGAGCGAACATGCTACAAATGTTGTTGGAATGGTTGCGTAGTCTGCCACTGGATCAGTGCAATGCCTGTCTGGAACTCGCGGGGGCGGGGCTTCGGATGCTGGACTGTTACCGGCTCTACCAAGCCAAACGATTCGTAGGAGGATCGATTTTTACGGCCCTGTTCTTTTTTGGCTGGGGCATGTTCAATGTGGTGTATTATCCGTCGTTGCACCAGGTCTATAGCTTTGCGGCAGCCCTTGCGCTGACAGCTGTGAACGGCCTGTGGATTGTGATGGCGGTGTTTTATAATTGGCGTTACAACAAACAACAGGGTCTATCAGCATGAGCGAAGCTACGAACCTTCAGGCAGCGGAAAAGCCGATCGGCTACGAATGCCGGTTCGCTGTGTATTGCCCGCCGCAAAATGGCAGTGAAGATGACTGGCATTTGGTAAAAGAAATCGCCCACTATGCCCCGAGCCCGGCGCATCCTGAAGGGCGTCGCGAACCGCGCACACGGCTCGTGAAGAATTACACGTATCCCTTCTACGTTACCAAGAAGGGCGGTCGTAACCACGAGCAGAAGAAAGAGTGGGAAGAGCTCACCATGCTCGATCGCTTTGAGTCCACCCGCAGTAAGCGCGATCGGGCAATTGCCAAAGCCCTCGGCATGGGTTGGTTCCAGGGTGACCCGCGTCAGTTAGCCCGCAGTCCTTACCTGTACGGCTCGGACATTCTGTCGACCGCGGTGCTCAAGAAGACGTATCAGCAGAAGTGGCCTAACCTGATGTCCGGGTATTCGGTGGCCTGCTTCGATACGGAAAAGGATGTCGTCTACGGCACTGAAGAAATCAACATGGCGACGCTCTCCTTCGGCAAGAAGGTGTTCACCGCTGTGCAGAAGTCGTTCGTGGAAGGGCTCTCGAATGTACAAGAGCGCGCCCACGAGACCTTCAAGAAGTATCTGTCCGCGATTGACATGAAGGACAAGAAGGGTGAACCGATCACGGTAGACGTGATTGAGAAGCGCGGGCTCGAGTGGGAACTCGTTATCGTGGATCGCGAGATCGACGTGATTGTCGAGTGCATGAAGAAAGCGCATGAGTGGAAGCCCGACTTCGTGGCGATCTGGAACATCGACTTCGACATGCAGATGATGGTCAAGGCGTGTGAGCGTGCCGGTTACGATCCCGCCCACATCTTCAGTGATCCGTCGGTGCCGCCTGCGTTTCGGCACTTTAAGTACAAGCAAGGTCAGAAGCAGAAGAAGACGGCTTCGGGCAAGCTCACGCCGATTAAACCGGCTGACCAGTGGCACAGTGTCTTTACCCCGTCGTCGTTTTACTTCATTGACGCGATGTGCGTGTACCGGAAGATCCGAATTGCCAAAGGGGAAGAACCGTCCTACGCCCTGGATGCGATTCTGGATAAGATCCTCGGGGCGCGCAAGCTCAAGTTCAAAGAAGCCGAGCAGTACACCAAGCTGGAATGGCACCAGTTCATGCAGCTGAACTTCAAGCTCGAGTATATCGTCTACAACGTGTTTGACTGCGTGTCGATGGAAATGCTCGATGAGACCACGCTCGACTTACAGGTGGCCTTGCCCGGTGGTTCAGGTTGTTCGGACTTCAGCAACTTTAAGAGCCAGCCGCGTCGTACGGTGGATGACTTGCATTACTTTGCGCTCGATTTGGGCTTAGTGATTGGGTCGACCTCCGATGAGATGCAAGTCGATCTGGATAAGCTGACGCTCGGCCTGGAAAACTGGATCGTCACCTTGCCTGCGCATTTGGTGGCGGACAACGGACTCAAGCTGATCGAGGAGTATCCGGAACTGCGTACCAACATCCGCGTGCACGTGGCGGACTTGGACGTGTCGGCGTCGTACCCGAATGGCGAGGTGGTGTTTAACATTGGCAAGTGTACCACCAAGAAGGAACTGTGTCGGATCGAAGGAGTACCCGAACAGTTGCAACGTGCGCAGGGTATTAACTTGTCGGGCGGTCACACCAACGCGGTCGAGTTCTGTGTGGACTTGTATGGGTTGCCTCACATGGAACAGTGGCTTACCGCCTTCCGTCAAAGTCGTGGGATTCCAGTGGTGCGGGATGCCCTGGAGGATGCAGACCTCGCCAAGATCCAAGCCTGGATTGCACGTGGTGAAACGCTGAATCCGGTGGAACACCTGCCGAATCAGAAGCGTCTGGAAATGACCTTGCCGGGTGCACACCGTGAGCTGGATGCCGATGGCAACTGGATCGACCTGACAGGCGTTGACGGCGAAGAAGGCACGGCACTGCAACTCGAGCTGGCATAAAGCCAAAAAAAAAGAGATGACATACTGCCCTCCCCGTAACGGGGAGGGCTTATGCCGCCGTTAGCCGACGACTGTCACCCAGCTTCTGCCTTCGCGGGTAATAACGTGGTTGTTCACGTCCGTGTGGTCGAGGCTGCCATCGATGAGGCAGAGCACTTGGTCTCGTCCGAGGATGGTGATTTCACCCGCGTGACCGCTTTCCATGCTTGTTCCTGCGATGATGATGCCGTGCTTCTTGCACACCTCAGCGATCTCGAGGATCGCTGTTTGAAGTTCTGCTTGGGTCTTTGCCATCTTACTTCTCCTTATCAATAAAGAAATACTGTTTCCATTTCTCTGCCTGGCTTTTAACTCTGTACTGAATCGTAGAAAGTGTAACGCCTAGTGCGCGAGCGAGCTCGTTCATGCTGCTATAGCGAACCCCGTTTGCGCATACTGCTTTTCTATTTGGGTTCGATAACATCATTTTTTCAAGATCCTCTTTGGAATGTTTCCTCCCTGAAGAACTCACCCGTAGCTTCTCTCGAGTCTGCTCACCCACAACACGATTTCGGCCTGCCAGGCCTATTTTCTTTTTGGTCCCCTCTGAGTGAGTATGACCTTTTTTGGCTTTCGAAATATTCTCCGAGTGCTTCTGAGTTCTAACTTTGTTCTTCAGCGCTTTGGAAATGCTTTGCTTGCTTTCCTCGGAGTGGGTGCGGCCGCGCTTGGTGAAGCCTCCTAGACTACCTCGAGTCTTGTCTAGGATTCTCTTATCGTCCGCAGGAGTCCAGTTCTCCACGAGATCAGCAAGAACCTCATTGATGTCAAGCTTCGGTTTACGTTTGGTCATGATTTACTCGTAAAAGAAAAGCAATCTGATAAACCCCCTCTGCACCAAGGGGTTTATCAAACGCTCTAGTTAAGCTGCTTTCAGATGCGAGAGCCAGTGGTCAGGATAGTTCTCCGGATAGTTCACCATCTCGGCTGCCAGCTCCTTGATAGCTCGCATACTGGTGGACGGTAGATGGTCCCAGTGATTATCCAGGAACTCGACCAGCTCGCGCTTCTGGGTCTTGGTAAGCCCGAAGATGTTATTCTTCATGGTAACCGCCGCAGTCCACCCCCAGCTCAGCTCTCGATCGAAGTTATACTCCGCATACGCCACGCGATCGCGAATCGCTGCCTCGTCGATCTGGCGAGCTTTCTTTGGAGCCGGGTTGGAGGGCGCCAGCGGGTGGTTGGACGTCACGATAAAACTGATGTTATCTGTCGGGATAGCAATGCCGACCCCGTCCTTGGTCTGGTAGTGACGCAGAGCACGTGCGCGCAGCTGATCCATCTCGTTCTCACTATTTTCGTAGATCTGGATCTGCGCGGTCATGTTCTTGTTCCACGAGAACACGTTACGATCTTCGTCCAGCGCGCCCTTCATTACCGATAACGAAATGCGGTCCATGAAGACGGAATCGCAGTCGTCGATCCAGACAAAGATGTCCTTGTCCTTCGCGTCGTAGGCTGCCGTGGCGAGCTGGATCGCCATCGCGTTCATGGTAGCCACACCAATCACTTCAATCAGCTTGATGCGATGCTTCTTGGCGGTGTTACGCACCGTGACTGACTTACCGATCCCGGAGGGGCCGACGATGTAATGGTGGCGCTTGGCACGGAACTTCACATCCGTTTTCTTCAGTGCATCAGTGACCTTCAGCTCTAGCTGCTGAGTCATGATTTCACCGCGCTCCATGTTTTGGCGTTGTTTGGTCGTAAAGGGCTTCATTGTAATTTCCTTTTCTATTCTAAGTTGATCAACTCATTCCGGACATAAAGGAGGCCGAAGCCTCCGATTCCGTGTTACTTTCTTATTTCGTGAGGAAGAGCGGACCCTTCCAGTTCATATTGCCGACCGTCATCACGAGATCCTCGGCGGTCTTGAGCCTGACCTCGGTGAAGTCACCGTTGAGAAAGAAGGTGACGTCGACGTAGCCGATTCCGACCCCCTTTTCTTTCTCGCGCTCGTAAATCGAGTAGAGATAGCGCAGGTCATCTTCGCCGTGGTCATGGAACGGGTAGGCGTTATCGACAAAGACTTCGAACAGTACGTCGAGATACTCAAAGGCGTCAGTCTTCACCATCAACGCCGTCGTGTCGAATTCACCGTCTTCAGACTTCGTAACGGTACGCATTTTAAAGCTGACTTCACTCTCGAAGCTTGCGCTGTGCTCCATGTGAATGCCCACGCACTTGGCAGCCCGAATGATGAAACCGTCTTCCGGCTTGATGATCTTGTCCAGCATTTGTGATACCGCTTGGTTACTCATGATACTCTCCTGAATTATTGATCAACTCTAAAGGTCATAGGCGGGAAGCCGAAGCCTCCCGTTACGTCGTTACAGCCACGGCATCCTGGACGGGCTATCTGTATCTTTACGCTCGGCTTCGAGACGAGCTGCCGCTGCGTACTGCCCCGCCAACACCCTGGTACGACCAGCGCTCAACCCAAGCGTGGCCGAGATTGTCAGGTACGTAAAACCGCGCGCGTGCAGATCGTGAATCACCTTGCTCAGCAGCATGGCCGCACAGTGAACCAAGTGATTAGCCCGTTCGACGTCGCGACTGAGATAGATAGTGTTATCCGCCTCGGTTACCCAGTCCCATTGTCCGGGTGTCAGCACTTGATCGAGCTTGTGCAGCGAACGAATTCGATTCACGTGCTCTTTAAAACGCTGGTGGTAAGTGCGCCGCGCTTTCTCGGTTTTGTCTTTCGCCATCCGGATACGAGCCTCTTCGACCAGTTCGTTGTACTTCTTCATGGCGAACTCACCGATACTTTCTAAGTAATCGCGATTGGGATCATGCGGGCTGTGCTCCCAGTCTCGATCAAACTCTTCGGTCCAACTCACGACGAGATCGAACAGTCCCCGCGAACCGTCCAACAGCTCCATGATGCCGTCGCTCAGGTCCGCCTTCATCTCCGCACAGCGCACGCCGAGGAACATCGAGATGTCAAAGAGAATCTCTTGTCGGCGCTGATAATCGACAACCGTTTCTTCGGCCGCGCGTTCGTAACCTTTACTCATGTGTTGCTCCTTGTTTCTAATCATTTCAATTTAGTACAGATCGATGACCAGCGGGGGATTTTTAATCTTTCCCAGCCAGGCGCGGGCTTTTTGCAGTGAACGTGGCACGAGCTTGGGCTTGAGTCCCATGCCCGGTTCCACCAGGATGAAATAATAGCCCTCCGGCGTCTTGTAGAGGGTCTGCTTGCCGCCCCAGCGGTTGCCGACAACCCACACCCTCAGAATTGGGTGAGCGGTCTGCAGGTCGTATGTCCTGCGTCGGTGCACGAGTCGTGCTTGCTCGTAGTCCCAAGGCAGGTCATGACCGTAATGATCGATTTCACTCCAATTCATTTCCTCTCTCCTGAGGGTCATAGCGGGAGGCCGAAGCCTCCCTTATGTCGTTAGTCCCGGTATTCAATCCGGAACTTCGTGACGGGGTAGCTGCCATCCCCGCACAGATCTTCTTCGAGCTCCGACGAATCAAACACACCGGGATACGCTTCGTCGATCGCGTCACGCCGCACGCAGTCGCAGCTCGCGTTGTTCTCTTCCCAGTCGAAGATGGCGTAGTGGCCTTCGTAGCCGTAGCCATAGTCCTTGGTGATCTCGTACTCCTTGCCCTTGTAAAGCAGGGAGAGCACCGCAACCGTGCGCTTACGCACCAACGGACCTTCCGATTCAGTCCACTCGAGCGTGTTGTAGAACTTCGGCAACAGCTTGAGGAACTCGGTCACCTGGGCTTTGAACATCTCGCGGTCTTCTGCGCTGTCGAAGTACATCGCGCGCTGGTACATTTCGCCACCAGCACGCGGTACATCGGGCTTGCCGTAGCGCCCCACGAAAAGCGGATTGCCAAACGCCGCGCCGGTGAAGCTCAGCCGGTATTCCGTCTTACCGAACTTCGACGCTTGCTTGATAAACGCGGCATCTTCATCGCTCACTGCTTCGAAGAGTTCGCGCTCCGGGATGTACGGACCCGTGAAGGTCTTTTCGAGCACCCATTGCTTAAAGTCCTCAGGCGGCTCGACGTTATGCTCTTTGACGTAGTGCATGAGCCCTTCCGGCCAGCACCAGTCTTCGATGCGGAACTCTCTGTAGCCATTGCTCTCACCGCAGCACCGGCAGGTCGATGAACCCCGATAGTGCTCGATGAACTGGTAGATGAACTGCCAGCGCGGCGTGAGCGAATTGTACTGCCAGAACGGGATCGAAGGCTTACCAGTGATCTGGCGTGCTTCAAAATCATCATTCCAGACCTTTGATGCTTTCTGTACCTTGACTAGTTCATTCCAGTAGACCGCTTCGATCCACGCGAGGTTGAGCAGGAACTCATCTTGTCCTACCCACTTCTCTTTCTGCGGCAACGGCCACGGGAACGTGGGTTCTGCATCGCTATACCAAAATCCAACTTGTTTCATGTTCTTCTCCTTGTAATCAACTCATTCCGTACTACGTTTTTAAGCGGCGTACTTGCCGGGGTTGTTCGCCTTGTGACGGCGCACCAAGTGATCCCACGGACAGAAACGACCATCCTTAAACGCTTGGTTGTAACGCGTCTTGAAAGCCTCGATGAATTCGTCTCCGCCTGCGAGGGCTTCAGCGATCAAAAGGTCTTCATTGGCAGAGGAGGCGCGCCAGCCTGCGTTACTGTCGCTGTATTCGTAGGTCCAGTCGTGACGATCGAGCTTCTCCTTGAAGTGATCGATCGGCCGCATGAACTTCTCGCGCATCTCCGCAATGCGACGCTTATACATCTCGGCGGTGTTCTGTTGTGCCTGACGCACGGCGGCATGGACGATCCCCATGATCATGTCTTCGCGGGCCTGGTGAAACGCATCGACGCCGCGAGGACCTAACTGCATGGCGCGCGCAAAGAGACGGTCTTCCTCTTTGAAACGCGTGCAGAAGTCGCAGTACGAGTTGCTGAAATTGGACCACTCGTGCTTTTCAAGCGTAGCCATGAACTGCTCCAGGCTCTCACTGGGTCGACGTACGTCGCGCTTTGTAGCAGGACGCTCAGTGCGCAGCGTAGGTTCAGTACGCTCGGCGCGACGGGGGTCACGTTGTTGCAGTAGTTGGGGTGCACGGATCACGATGGTTTTCCTTCTGATCAACGATAATAAAACGGTTTGTATTAGTTGTACTACTCGATGTAGCTGATCAGTAATATAGATCTATAATTGGTTTGAATCGACGGCATAGAGGGAGGACCGTAGTCCTCCCAGGCTTTATGCCCCGTAGAGCTGAGTACATGCCCCGTAGTTGCTGGCCATCTTGGTGTCGTACTGGTTCGCCGCGTAGTTCGGACCGTTGTAGACCTTCGCAAAGAGGGCCCAGTTACGTGCCTTCAAGGCGGTCTGCAATTGACCACTTGCGTACTTCTGGCAAAACGAGACGAACGCCATCAGGTGGGTATCTTCAGACTTGCGCATCGCCGTCACAAAGGAGCCAACATCAGCATAACCACAGAACGAGAAGTTCTCGCCCATGATCTGGAAAAGTCCCCAGGAAGCGGACATCATCGCACAGTCCTGGTCGATCGCAAATGCCCGGTTAAAGCGCGGGTACTCACCCGCCCCACCCGAGTAGCCACCCGACTGCGGATTGCAGATGTCGCTGTTGCCTGCTGCCATCAACTTATTGACCTGGGCCTGGCCGTACTTCTTCACCAGATAGCCGTAGAACTTGTGGCGCTCAAAGAGGATGATACAGCGACCATCAGGCAAGAAGCCCGCACCACTGGTTTCGGTCATGCACACGGCGCGCACCGCAGACTGACCAATCCCGAGCAATTGCGCGGCATCTACATAGTCCGGCGTTTGCAGATACTTGCCCGTGATAAACGCATCCAGCAGATTCTGGGTTGAGGCGTCGTAAAGACCCGAGGCCGGAATGCCTTGCTTGGTCTGGTATTGGGTGAGCGCAGTAATCGAGAGCGGCCCAAAGTTACCGTCCGGTTTTAGCGGCGGCGTGATGCCCTGTTTTTCATTCAGTGCTTTCTGAATGCCCTTGGTGTAATCGATGTCAAACTGGTTCGGTACTGCAGCACCCAGCTTCACCGGTGTGATCAGCGTCATCCCTACTCCCTTAACGTAATAGAACCCCCGAGGCATGGAACCCCGCTATAGGATTCCATGACCTCGAGGGCACTATGCCGCTAAAGCAGCCGTATTACTTACTTGTCAAGCGACTGCAAGTGATCGATCACAGCGTGACGGTGTTTCGGCTCGAGCTTCTCGAGAAAGCCGATAACCGAGTGAATCACGCGGTGTTCGAACTCTTCTGCTTCTTGGACGATCTTGTCGATCAGACCCAGACCGGCTTCCGTCACCTGATGTTCCGGTTCAGCCGGGGTTTCCGGCTCGGACGGCAGTTCGGGGGTCGGGTCGACCGGCACTTCCGGCGTGACCGGTTGGACCGGGTCCGTCGGTTGCGTCGGCTCAGCGGGTGTTTCACCAGCAGCCGGTTGCTCAGCGCCAGTAGCATCGCCACCAGTCGAAGCATCGGTTGCCGGAGCCGAAGGGTCCGTAGCGTCACCTGCCGCGGGATCAGTCGGTTCTTGTGCGGGGGTGTCACCACCTTCTGCCGGGGTATCGCTACCTGCGGCTTGGTCGTCTGCGGGCGCAGCCGGTTGTTCCGGGCTCACCGGTTCTGCGGCTTGACCAGCGTCCGCTGCATCGCTGTCTCCAGCCGGAGCGCCAGTGTCGGCAGCCGGGGCTTCGGGAGCGGCAGGAACATCACCCGTAGCGACGTCTTGATCAGCAGCCGGAGCTGCCGGTTCGTCCGTCGTTGCTGCGGGTGCGTCGGCCGGAGCTTCAGCCGACGGATCTTGGACGACAGGTTCGACGCCTGCATTGGCTGCCGGATCGACTTCTTCCGCAGCAGGATCGACTTCATCGGTAGCAGGCGGAACTTCCGGCGACGGATCGACCACCGGGTCCGTCACAGCAGCTACATCGCTGGTGGGTTGATCCGCTGCAGGTGCTTCCGGCTGAGCTTCGGCCGGTTGGTCCACAGGTTGTTCTGCGGGCGTGTCCACAGCCGGGGCGACCGGGTCGGTCGACGACGGCTGGGTGTGCTCGATCACTTCTTCGTCCGAAGGCGAGGCGGGGACAGGTTGAACAGCAACCGGTTCATCCGATTCTGCCGGGGCTTGGGCCGGATCGACAGCTACGGGAGCTGCCGGATCTTGAGCCGCTGCATCGCCAGCGTCGGTTCCCGAAACGGGTTGCGTCTCTTGTCCAGCATCGACTGCCGGGGTATCCGTCGCTGCAGATACGTCCGTGACGACCGGGTCTGCTCCAGCGGGCGCAACTTCAGGCGCCACGACCGGTTCGACCGTGCTGCTATCCACATCTGCAGAACCTGCTCCTGCGTCAGTGGCGGGTTGTTCTTGGGTTGCATTGGCTTGTGCATCGTCCGTTGCCGGAGCGACGTCCGTCGTGGCCGGGGTAGCAGCTGCGGTGGCTGCGGCGGCTTGCGCGACGTTGGCAGCAGCTTGCGCGACCGTAATCCCTGCCGGTTGGATCAGCCCGTGACTATCGAGCTCTTCCCCTTCTTGCAGCGAGTACTGTTGAGCTTGGCCGTTGCTGTCGAGGTACGTCACGACGATTTGGCTTGCGGACGAAACAGGCGCAGACTGGTCTTGATCTGCGGCTGGAATGTTATTGGTTTGACCAGCTTCCGCTTGCTGGTCTTGCGTTTGCGCTTGCACGTCCGACATTACTACTCTCCTGGTTGGGTTATGGAGCATAAGCAGCGCTCCATAGAATTGGAGCGCTGGAAGTTTATTTTGCTTATGCTTACAACCCGTCTAGGATCAGACGTTGTAGAAGTTAAAGAGCTTCTGCTTGCCTGCTTCGTTCACGCCGAATTCGAGCGTCTTCTTGAAGTCGACTTGGCGCGTCGCTGCTTGCCGACCTTGCGGGCTGGCGGTGAGTTTGACCAGGTTCAGCAACCGCTGGAACGCAGCCTGATCTTCCTTCGAGAGCGTCACATGCTCCATCGCACGGAACACGTACGACTCGTGGAACACGCCGTCCTTCTGGCTGTGGAACGCCTTGAGGATCGTGCCCCAGACGAGGAAGAAGTCGTCGTCCAGGCGGTTGACCGTGTTGCTCAGCACGCGATAGAGCTGCACTTGCCAGCGCACGGTGTCGGCGGTCGACAGGAGCTTCTTCGGCGCCATGCTGTCGATGTAGCCCTTCAGTTGCTCGAGCACCATTTTGCCGTAGGTGCTGGCTTCTGCTTGGGCCTTCTCGATGAGCGCATCAATTTCAGCGAGCACCGGCGCAGCGGGCTTGACCGGCGTCGGCGTGACGACCGCGGCGGTAACAGGCGCTGCCGGAGCAACCGGGACCGCCGGGGCAATCGGAGTTGCACCCGTTTGCGACGGGCCGGTCTGGGTCACGGTGCCGGACACGCCGCTCGATTGGGGAGCTTCTTGCGGGGCAGGCGTGATGGTTTCGATCTTGAGCACGCCGTTGGCGGCTTGCTCTTCGTTCGGTTGCTGCACTTCGTCCTGGGGTTGATTGTCTTGCGTGCTCACTTCTTCTCCTTCGGAGGGGTTGGTTGCTTGGATGGTGTCACTTTGACTGACACCGGAACTTTGCGGTTCACCACCGCTTGAAACGGACTCGGGTTCATCAGCACTCCCGTTATCGGTACCAGCAGCATCCGAGGTCGTCGTGCCAGCGGCGACAGATGCACTTGCGTTTCCCGCCGGTTCAGCCGCATTGACCAAGCCGTTATTGGGCGTGAAGTCCAGGCGCTTCGCGGCGTCGAGTACGGATAGACCCGCGGGCTGAATCAAACCCGTCACTGGGTCATGCGATTCGCCCGGCTGCAAGATGTAGTACGCCTTCTTGCCGTCTTCCTGCTCATAGAGAACACGTGCTACAGGAATATTACCCATGATTATCTTCCTTACTGGATGGCTGTCTTGTAGTCCATGTGAGCGAGCGCGAGCTGCGTGCCGTGCATCTTCTTCATGAACAAGAGCATGAACTTCGAACCGTATTCCGAGACTGCTGAAGAGAGTGCGGTGGGATTCATCGACAGACGCGGACCCACGCACACGGCGCAGTAGTCGGTCTTTTCGAGTCGACAGAACATCGGTGAGCGAATCATCACCTTCTTGCCGAGGTAGTTGCCAATGGATTCCTCGGTGAGCTTTTCGCTCCCGCCATCGGTCACTACACTAAAGCCCATGTACTTCTTCTTGTTCTCGTCCGAGAGCGCGACCGGATTACCCAGGGTCGAGTGACAGTCTTCTTGCGTGACCATCATGTTCGACGAAGCACGCAGCAGCCACTTCACGGCTTCACCGCCGAGCATGGTTTCAGCACCCCGGTTGTACGAACCGGCCCGCAGCGAATCGTTCATGATCGGGAACTTGTTGATGTCCCAGCCTTCTGACAGCGAGTTCTGGATGAGGTCCACATCAATGCCATCGTCCAGACCCGCTTCTGCACCCGTCATCAGGAAGAGCTTACGTCGCACCACCTTACGGGACTTGTTCTCGATCAAGAAGCCTTCAGCATCGTCGCCCTTCAGGTACTCAGAGTCGAACTTAATCAGCTCGGCGTCGATCTTCGCAATCACCGCCGGATCATGCAGCTTATCCTTGTACTGCTCAAGCAACTGCGCTTTAAGCTCCGCCAAGCCAGGGGGTGCGGTCATGGCTTTGCGGGTAGCGGCCGGGACCCACAGTTGCGTGAAGCCTGCCAGGTAGAAAGCGGCGTCCGCCATCACCAGGTACTCTTTCACGTAGATGGGTTGCTTGCGTGGATCACCCAGATCCAGCACGGGCGAACCCGTCTGATCCGCGACTGCCGCATTGGCGGCGAGCACCATCTGGGCATTGGGGGTCGGATCATCCTGCAGGCGCGGTAGCACCATCTTCTCGATCGCCCCTGGGCTAATACGGCCCGAGAGGTAGGGGATCTTGTTGCCGAAGGGGTAGGCGACAATCACCCAGTTAAAGAAGTACTGGCCGTAACTGGTGGGGTGCGGGGTCGACTCCGTGTAGTTCGGAATCTGTCCGGCTTGCAGCAGGAACTGGTCCTTGCGATTAAACGGTGCGATCGTAGGATCACAGCCTTCCAGCGGCAGGAGTTCGTTCGTGTTCTCCGGATTGACAAAGAAGTACCCCGTGCGTGTTTGCACGATCCGATACGGGTACATGTCTTTCTGGTAGTCTTCCGGGCCCTCGTTGATGATGGAGAACGCGGAGATGACCCACGCACGGCGCCGGAATAACCCTGCGTTCATCGCCGCGATAAAGTAGTCGTGTTTCTTCATGGTTCACCTCACGCCGTCGTGTCGAGCCGACTCTCGTACGCCTGGAAGCGCACCAGCAAGTCACTCACGGCGATGTCAATCTGCGTGATCTTGTTCACATCCGAGACCAGGTTATCCATCTCGGTCTTGATGACGCCTTGCGGATTGCCAAACCCGTCGCCCGAGTAGAAGGCCATGCCGAGCATGTTCTGCGCTGCGCTCTCGGCATCGAGCTCTTCGAACTCACGACCGATCATGTTGGCATAGACCACGTACGGGTAACCTGCGTCGATCCCCATGTGCGCAATCTTTGAGATCGCCAGCTCCGGGTCCGTGAGAAAGTGCATAAAGCGATTAAAGCGCGTGATGCGCGTTTCGCGGAATTCGCGCTCGCTATCTTCCTCATTGTGGGTCCCAAACTCTTGTGCGCGGGCGAGCTCTTCGATCCGGGTGATCAGTGCGTCCGAGACATAGACGAGGTCGACCAGATAGTGTTCAGCTTCTTGGCTGCCTACGAGCGCCACCAGTTCACTGAAGAGCTCCTCGGGGTCGTGCTTCTGGGCGCAGATCTTGAGGATCTCCGGGATGTGGTCCGAGGCCTGTTGCAGTTCCACCAACGCGTCGATGAATTCTGTCAGGATGCTTACCGTCGCCTCATCGCTCACGGTGATGCTGTGCTGCTTAAGAATCCCATTCGCGAGACTCTTGGTGAGGTCGATGATGCCGCCCAGCGTATCGCCCTGGTCGGCCTCATCATTGATCATTAACAACTGTTCGAATCCGGGGTTGTAATCTTGCAACCCAATTCGGTCGAAGGCTTCATGAGCCTTCTCGATGGCGTCGACGTTCTCGGGGGACGTCGCTTCCACCAGATAGTCGCGAAGAATATCGAGCATGCGGTGCTCCAGAAACCCTGTAAGAAATTACTTGCGGTCGCCATGCTGTAGCTAACATGTTCGCAATCAGGCGATTACGTCATCGGAAGCTACAGTCCTCTGTGAAATCGAACCACACAACGGGGTCGTTCTTTTCGAGGATAGTCAGATGATTGAGCTATCCGATAGCACTTAACATTTAAAACGGTATTTGGGGTTTAGCATGACGAAGAAGAGTCAGGGTCGGTTGATGCGCGACGCGATCAAGAAGGACGCGAAGGAAGAGCTCAACCAGAATCGCAACTGGGACGAGCTGCACGAGCGCTATGCAGAATGCCGCAACCTACTGTTGATGCATCTGGCTGTCGGGGAAATCCTCCAGCGCCCGGACATCCAGGGGGAGATCTACAAGCAAGAAGCCCAGACGGTGATCAGCAACATTCAGCTCCTCACCAAGGACCTGAACGAGCGCGCTCAAGAGCTCACGATGATCTACGGCACGCACTCGGATAAGACCGGGGGCTGCGACGAGAACGACATCATGCTCTCGTTTGAGATCATGGAGAAGTACACCGCGTGGCTCTCGCTGATGCAAGCGAACGTGCAGCCGACGCTCGCGCACATCATGGAAATCACGAGCGAAGTCGAAAAGCGCCTCATCGCCAAAGCAGCCGTGCTCGATCCGAACGTCGTCACCGACGTGGAAGTGACCGAGTCGACCAAGCACAACGACACGCTCGCCGCCGGGATTGCGGCGGCGGACAAGACCAACCCGAAGGCGGAGTAAACGATGGAAGGTCAAGAGAACAACAACATTCACACGCCGTCGGTGACCACCGCGGCTGACGTGCCGCCGGAGCTGCGTACACCGACGACGGCAGTCGAACCGGCCGTGATCCAGCCGCCCGCACCGGACGTCTCGGAAGGCGTGCACGAAGTGCTCGGGGGTTTGCCTGAAGATACGCTGAGTGATGCCGCGGCACCGGCGCAGGAAGACACCGAACTGAAGGTCGAAGAAACGCCCAAGCGTTTGCCGCAAGCCGATACGACCACCGTCAAGCAAGAACAGGCGGTGTTCATTCCGCTGGGTGTGGCGTTCGACGTGAACGGTATCACGCTGGCTGTACCGGGTGCGCGGGAAGACGAGCTGCAAGAAGCCCTTGCCAAGATGCCCAACACCGATCTGGGTGCAACGGCTGAAGGTCGCGAGTGGATTGCCGTGGCGCAGGCAGGCTATCGTAATGCCACGCCGCGTAAGATGCTCACCGACCTCGACGTGCGCGAAGGCTCGCTGTGGGAGCAAGCAGTCAAGTCCGAGCGCGGTGGCATTCAGGCCTCGCGTCCCAAGCAAGCCGATACCGCTGGTGTCAGTCTGCGTGGCGAAGCCGGGGTGCTGGCCGTGCGTCAGGAAGTGGGTCTGGGTGGCATCATCCGGATTCCGCTGTGGCACTCGGGCTTTCACATTACGCTCAAGACGCCGAGCGATGCAGCCATCCTGGAACTGGAACGCCGCATTACTGACGAGAAGGTGCTGCTCGGTCGCATGACCAACGGCATGCTCTTCTCCAACACGTCGGTGTTCATTGCCGAGTACCTGACCGAATTCGCCATTCGCCATCTGTACGACACGTCGCTGCGTAACAAGGAGAACATCTTCTCCAAGATCGTCTCGCACGACATCCAGCATCTGGCATGGGGACTGGCCACGGCGATCTGGCCGACGGGCTTCCAGTACGTGCGGTCAGTGCTGGGCGAAACCGACGCGCAGAACAAGGTGGTGAAGGACAAGATCGCGGTCGGCAAGCTGCAGTTCACCGATACGTCGCAACTGTCGAAGTGGCAGATCAACCACATGACCTCGGTCACGACGGGCTCGATGACGGACGACTCGATCAAGAAGTACCGCGAGGAGTTCCTGAATCAGACGCCGCGTAAGGTGCAAGTCACCGACAAGGTCGCGATCACGCTGAAGGTCCCGACGCTCGCCGAGCATATCGCCTCGGGCCAGAAGTGGGTCAACGGAATCGTCGTGATGACGGACCAGGTCTTCGGCATGGAACAGGACGTCGATGAGCGTAACCGCTTTATCTACGAACAGGGCCAAGCCACCTACATGCGTCAATACGGGCACTGGATCGAATCGATCGAGCTCTCGAACGGCGCGATTGTGGAAGACCCGGAAACCATCGACCAGACGATCGACGCGCTCTCCGCGGATGACACGATTCGCAACAAGTTCGTGGACGCGGTGGTGAAGTACATCGAAGATACGACGGTCTCGATGATCGCCGTGCCGACGGTGGCGGCAAGCGAAGAACAGAAGTACCCGCGCTGGCCGCGGTTGCTGCCGATTGATGCGATGGCAACTTTTTTTACCCTACTCGACCAGAAGGTCTCGCAGATCCGGGCACGCAGCTAGTTGCAAAACACGTCGGTCACCCATTCTTTGGAGAGCATGTCGATGTGGTCGCGAAGCTCAGCGAACTCATTGCCAACGCCCCCAAGATGTGCGTGACCGACACGCGACAGTTGTTGTTGCACCGCTACGAGACGGACTTTGGGATTTACAATCACGACATCTCTGATTTCGAGAAGAATCCCTTAGCCCTTATCCGGATGCATTCTCGTGAGGATTCATACACGGGTAGTCATCTGGCCGAGCGCATCAGGCAGTATCACGAACGGCAAGTGTGGGAAATCACCCACGAACCGTTGAGCGCCTTTCTGAACTATCCGCGCCACATGGTGCTGGACATTTTGGAACTGGCCGACAAGGTGTTGCGGGATAAGACCGCAACGTTGGTGAAAGAAGGCAAGGTCCTGGAGGACCGTGTCGCCGCGCTGAAGGCCACGAACGGCGACATGACTCCACCACCGCACTAACCGGGGCCGTCAATGATCATTTACGATGAACCGCGTAACATCTTTGAAGTAACGGAGCAAACGCTCGTTAATCCCGTGAACACGCAAGGTGTCATGGGTGCTGGCTTAGCGTTGGCTTTTCGCAGTACCTTTCCCGGTCTGTTTGAAGAGTATCGCGACGCTTGCCAGCAGGAGGTGTTTACGCGGCGAGGTTTCTTCGTGTACGACGTTGACGCTTCGCGCAAGGTGTTGTGTTTGCCCACTAAGCGAGAATGGCGCCATCCTTCGAGACTGGAATGGATCGAAGAAGGCCTTTGGTATTTGTCGAGAGAGTATGAGCACTACGGGATTACCTCACTGGCGATTCCTGAGGTAGGCTGCGGGCGAGGTCAGTTAGGATGGGCAGATGTGCGCCCTCTGATCTATCAGTACCTGGACCCTATCGCGTTACCAGTGGGGATTTGTTTAAGCCCCTTTGCAGTCTAACTGACTGGGAACGACGATGATCATCTACGAAACAGAGTGCGAACAGTTACGTGCAGAAGCGCAGACGCTTCTCACGCCCATCAACATCGATGCCGTGGGGGGCGGAGGTTTGCCTGCGGCGTTTCGGTATGGATTCCCCGGACTCTTTAAAGCCTATTGCTGGGCCATGAAAAAGGGGATCTTCGAAAACGATAGCCTGTTTGTCTACGACGTGTCGCCCGAGCGGAAAATCGCCTGCATGCCGATGAAGCAGCACCAGCGGTACAGCACCGAAGAAAAGCTCGAGTACCTCGAAGAAAGTCTGATGGTAGTGGCCACCAGCTACCAGAAGTACGGTATCATCTCCATGGCACTCAATGAAATCGGTTACGGTGACACTGCGCTACCATGGGAAAAGGTCAGGCCGGTCATCCAGCGTTGTTTTGGATCGATCGATCTGCCGGTGGGGATTTGTCGGGGAGTAGTACCTGTGTAACTATCGCGCCGGAGACCAAACCATGCGATGGCTGATCCAGCAATACCAAGACTGGCGGTTCGCTCGCTACGAGCGAGCTAAGCTGATCCGTGTCGAAGAAGAGTTGCGTATCCGACGTCAGTTGGACTACCTCGAACAATCCCGTAACGCAACTCGTCCGGGGAAGGTCCTTACGCTCACGGAAGCGGAGCTGATGGGCCAACAGATGACCGAGCTCAATCGGCGCTGCTAGAAGTACAAGAAGCAAAAAAAAAAGACGGGGTCATAGAGCCAGGAGCCCTTACGGGTCTCCTGGCTCCTATGCCGTCAAGGCTTAGTCTGATACACCACGATAAAACAACTCGTGCAGACAACCATTGGTGACTTCAGTCCCCGGCTCGTAGTAATTGACCCCTTTCTCGATACAGTACTGCTTGTCTTCTGGAGCAGGATCAACCGTTACGCGGTAAGCTGGCATCGTCCCACTGCCGCCGTCGAGCATGACCAAGATCGAAAACGCCACGCGATCGCAGCGTTCTTTCACCGTCCCGCCATTAGGCGTAGTCGCCCAGTAGTGCGCCTTATCCCGGAACGCTTGTAAGAACTCGTCCCGGACTTCGTCTTCTGTCCGCGCCCTGGGTTCGGGCTTCCTCTCCGACATAGACGGGAGCGTATTCAGATACGCACTGGCTTTGGTTTCTATTTCAGCTACAGGCTTCTCCCAGATCACAAACGGATCGCTTTCGTCGTCATTGTGGGTAGCATCCGCCGCGGCATTGATCACCGCGTACAGATCGGCGGAAAGCGCCAAACTGCTCGGACGCGAGTCGGCTACCAGCGGCGAGGTGAGCGCGTCCGCATACGAGGCGAAGTGGCGTTTACCCTGGTAGCTCGATCCGAACAGCAGGTTGTACTGGATCGACGTATTGCCGAACACTTCCACGTTAAAGAAGAGGCTGCCACCTTCCAAGCCCATGCGCCGCAGATCCGGGAAGATCTCGCGGTCCATAACACCTTGCACGTGCTTGATGCGCTCCGCCGTATCCATGGTCCCTGCAAAGCCACGGGTATTGAGGAACGTGAAGGCGGTCGGATCTTCTTGATCGTGATACGGAATGTCGACCTGGAACTGCGCCGTGGTGAACCCCATCGAGTGGAACAGCGCCGGGATGGTCTGACCCAGATAGACGAGCGCTTGATTCGCGCGCTCGCTCACTGGGCTGTCTTCTTCGGGACCGGTGTATTCTTCGAAGGCCACGACACCCTTATCCACTACAGCAGGTAGCACCCGCTGCAGGTCTTCCATGGTGAAGCGACCCGCGAAAGGCCCGCCTTGCACCTGCGCGAGCGCGCGGAAGAACGAATTGAATGACAGCGCAGGCGGCTCCAGGTGAGTGCGCATCGTGTTGAAGACGAGATCGTTTTTCAACATCTCATCGGGCGCCACGTCCTCGCCCTGCTCCAGTACCTTGAAGTAACACTGCATCAATTCGGCCAGAAAGCGCGAAGGCAAGACGTGACGACGATGCACATAGCGCGGCAGGGTAGTAACCATCGTGCGTGTATCGACAACATCCTCCGACCCCGCAAAGTCGAAGGCGGAAAAGTGGGTGGCCACATCCGACGGGCTCACGCGTGTTTCGCGCTTCGTCAAGTCGCCCGAAGCAAGCACGGCGTCAAAGATCAGGTGCTCAGCCGCTTCCAGACGGCGATGAACGCGATCGCCGTCCACGGTCCTCGTGACCGACGCATGTTCCACCAGACACGAGTTCACGTAGAAGATCACGCCCGACCAATCGATCCGATCTGCGAGCTGCACCGGCATGCGATTGGTGTAACCGGCGATGTTGTAAATCGAGTTCACACCGATGGGCGAGACATGTTCCACGGCCAACACAAAGGAAAGCCGTTGTGCCTCCCAACCGCCATCGATGGGGCGCGCAGGCAACATCTTGCTGCCGTAGCTCAGCAGGCCATCCAGTTCACGGGCGACTGAGCGCGCGGTGATGCGCGTGCCATCGCGCTCGTCCATGAACTTTTTCACACGGGCGATGGATTCCGGCGTGGCTTCACAGACGAGCTGAGGGCGTTGTTGCGCCTTCACGCCGTTGACAGTGCGCAGGACGAAGGCACGCAGTGCGTAGGTGCCATACTGCGATTCTTTACCAAACATTGTAATCTCCTGTTTTACTCTGGGGTGGGGGTTAGGATACAGCATTCAGAAGGCGCACCACTTCTTCGTAGATTTCGCGAAGCGTGCGGTATTCGTTGCCTTGCGTGAACTCCGAGACGTGATAGAACACGCCGTCGTCGGCTTCCAGCTGCTGGGTGAGGATGCGCTCCATTTGGAAGATCCCGTTTTCCTGACCCAGTTCGTTGCACAGGTAGGCGAGCCAGACCAGATCGCCCAAGGTGAACGCGTCCTTATTCCAGCGGCGCACGGTCGCCAGTTCGATTTGACGACCCGTCACCGTGCCCTTCCAGACACGGGTATTGGCCTCCACGATGTCGATCGCCCGCTCAAACGGATTGAACGAACCACCCCGTTGCCGGAAATCCGACTCGACCACCATGCGGTAGAAGTCGTCGCACTCAAAGGCACTGTTGCTACGCACTCGTTCGATCTGATGGAGGATCTGGATCGGACCCTTGTGCTCGTTGTAGGTGTAGTCAAAGAAGCCATTGAGCAGCAGGCCGACGTTGTGGCCGATTTGGTCGAGGCGTTGCGGAATCATTGTTTCTCCTTGGTTTCTTCTTCAAAGTCTTCGAAGCGCAGGCTCGCGGGCGCCTCCGGGTTATTGCCGTAGAGCATGTTGAACATGCCCCGCTCGTTGATCGTCAGAAAGCACACCGACGTCACCGGTTGTTCTTCGGTCTGCGGTTGAAACGCGACGCTCTCCCACAGGTAACCGAACACCGGGGTGGAACTGCCTGCCACCTTGGCGTGACCCGGAATCAGCGTATTCGCCGAGCGCACGTCCTTGACCAGGTTATCGCCCCCCGCCATGATAACCACGGACTCGAGGAACATGCTCAGCTTCTTGCGCAGCGGATTGCTCGAGGCTTTGCGCTTGAGCAACTCGATGAAGATGTTCGGGTTCGCTTCCGCGATGCGTTTATGTTCCAGCAGATTCGCCATTTGCGTTCCTTGGTTTTTTAGGGGCATAGGGCCAGGAGTTTCCCCCTGGCCCCGTTCTTCCCTGATTACCTGTAGTTATACCAGAATCCCGATGTTATCGCTGCGGTACGAGACGCACAGCGGCTCCATCAGGTTCTTCCGGTGATTGTGGTACTCGACGTGTTTCTCGATGTCCTGACAGTTCGTCGTGATGAACACAGGGGTACGCCCGTCCGGCAGCTTACGAAGCCGCCCTAGGCCCTGTACGTTCGACTGTGAGGACTTTACCGCGGTGGTGAGCAGCGTATGCGTCAGTCCTGGGATGTCCACCGCTGTACCCGCCGACATGAGCGTGGTGACCCGGATGTCCGGATTCATCAGCATCTCGTACGGGTCCTCTTCCACGTAGCGCCCCACTTCCAGTGTCGGGTATTCCCGCGCCAGCCATTTGGTGAACACCGTACACATGTTGATCGAGGCCATGAAGACGATGAGCTTGTCCCCCGGCTTACGATCCTTAATGTAGGTGGACCGAATGATGGTGTTGAGCAACTGGAAGTAGTTCGCGGTGGTCTGCTCGTTCTTCAGAATAAACTGCTCGAAGACGTTGTGCGAATAACGCTTACTGCCGTAGTCCGAACACCGAATCTTCTCCGGCTGCTTGAAACTAAAGAACACCGCCCGCCACGCGATGTACTTGTCGTACTCGGGTCCCTTATGGCGCTGATGACCCGGATAGGCAATCTCGTACATCTGGTTCTTGAAGTCGTCATCCGAAATCAAGGTCGCCGAGAGGGAGACGGAGTTCTCCACGTGGGTGTAGCAATCCATCTTGAAGTTGCGATGGAAGTCCTGGTGGACCTCATCGATAATCCGAGTCCCGACCTTCAGGTGCTCGTAAAACTGATGCGGCAGACAGGCGTAACCAGTCTCCAGCACTTCAGCCGCGACTTCCTCATACAGCTTGAGCCAGTTGGCGAACGTGACGTTACTCACGATGATCCAGTAGTAGCTCGGCGTGGTTTCCTGCGCGGCCAGTTCCAGCAACGCCATCAGTTCCGCTGAGCCTTGCGCGACAATCACGTCACTCACTTCCAGATCGAAGGTCTTGCGCAAGTCGATGAGCCACTTCTCAATGTACATCGGCTTGATCATCAGTAAGCCAATCCGGCGACGCTTGTACTGCGCGTACATCGCCGTGACGGACTTACCCTTACCCGTTTGAAACTCCACCAGCTTGTTCACGATGCCCGGTGTGTTGATATACTCGATCGCCTCTTCCTGGTAATCACGCGGGGTGATTCCCTCTTTGATCGGCATGTCGACTTCGGGCAACTGGATAAAGGGTGCGACCGTCCACTCTACCAACTCATTGCGAAGGTAGTGGAAGTCCAGATGCTCCCTGAACTGCTTCAACAAGTTAATGTGGAACCGGTACTCCTCGCGATCCTTGGTGGCTGCCGCGTAGACCCGGTCAGCGACCTTGTGCCAACGGTTGCTACGAGGGATCTTCTCCAGTTTGTATTCGACATACCTCCCGGCGAACTTGTTCAGCGCCTCTCGGGCGCGCGTGGTCATCCGCGTGCACGCGAAATGGTGCGAAAAGATTTCGACATGAAGATCAGCCATGCTAAAGCCTATGGTTGGTTTTGAATCTCGAACACAGACTGCCGTACTGCTGCCCCACCCACCGAAGTGAGCGGGGCGTCTGGCTTAACCCATCCCGAGTACTTCGACGGGGCAAATCAATGCGTCCATCGGGTGATCCGGGCGGTTCTTCTTCGTGTAGCTTTCCGGCGAGATGAACACGTCGTAGTGACCTTCGTACGCCATCGTTGCCGAGAGCGAGCGTCGATCCATGGTCATGTCCATCACACCCAAGCCGCGATCCGTCCACGGCTTCGGCAGGCGATAGTCATCTTCTTCTGCGCTGATGATCATCGCCCCGTACAGCACGACTTCCAGCACCGCCAGATTGACAGTGAGTTTGTCGTTCACGAGGTTGTACAACTCGACCAAGAACGCGTCGGGTGACACGTCCTTATCCCGCGCTTCCATCTGCTTCTTACTCGACTCCAGCATCGAGGCGATGTCTTTCGAGTGATCGCTCATGTTGAAGTGAATCAGCGGCAGCGTCATCACAGGCTCATTCCAGTCCCAACCCGTCATGTCAATGACGTAGTCGTTATTGGCATTGAAGTCCCAGCGCACCTTGCGGATATGGCGCAGCATCGGATAGGTGAGCGAGGCGAGGCGCCGATCCTTGGAGGTATTGACACGCTCCGGATCGAACTCCACATTGCCCTCTTTCACCTGCACCGCGATTTCCCGCATCTCCGACACCTGTCGGATGTTCAGGTCATCGATGCTGTGGTTAGCCAACACGTCGGTAATGTTCGGGGCGAACATCGCCGGAATGATCAGCTTCACCGTCTTGCCCTTGAGTCGATCGGCAAGCAGATACGACATGCCATCGGCACTGATCTTGAAGAACTTCTTCTCATCAGGCGTCAGGCTTGCCGGTTCTACAGCGGCCGAACTATCCAAGTGCTTAACCGACAGCACGGACTGCGAGGACTTCTGCGTCATCGAGGTGCAACACATGTGACCCAAGTTGGTCCGATCGTCCAGTACGGACAGGCTGAGTTCACCGAAACAGGTGGCACACACCCCATACGGATCAGGATGCGCGCAGTGAATCACCGAGCGCAGCCGAATACTCTTGCCGATCAGATTCTCTTGGTCGTACTTGTCGCCACGAATCACCCGCAACCCGCCGGTCTTCTCGTCGACATAGAACTTGCCGAGGAGCAGAGGCAGGTCACCACCGAAGACTTCATCGCCTTCCTCGTTCACTTCCTTACCCCGCACTTGCCAGCGCAGGGTTTCGGTCGTGCCACAGTCGCAATTCTGGTGCAAGTTGCGCACCGTCTGACACATCAGCTGCAAGCGGCGGGAGAAATACTCCGCTTCCTGCAACGGCGACTTCGAGAACTGCAATGCCTTCGCTGCCGAGCGCGACTCAATCACCGAGTCGTACAGACTGCGAATCCCTTCGACGTAGCCAGGGATGATCGGATAGCGGAACTGGTCCGAGTCGATGTCGGTCAGATAACCGCGCGGCCCGATCGACTGCTGCACCTGGTTGGCATTCACGAGCTTGGAGCGCAGCGCCAGCGACACTGCGTTCAGCGGCAAGTCCTGGCCATTGCCGAGCACATCATCGATCACGCCATAGGCTTCCTTGATCATGCGACCGCCTTCGTCCGGGGTCTTGTTGACCGCGTCCTTGACCTTTTCCTTCATCGCGATGATCTTCGGATGATCGAGCACTTCCATCCAGTCCAAGATGTCCATCGAGCCCACATCGGCTTCGCACCGATAGCTCATCTCGTTGTAGATGATGTTGTTCAGCTGATAAATACGCTGCGCCAACACATCGCGCCCGACCGCATCGCCGTAGATCTCGTAGACCGACCACATGCAATTGCCCAACAGATCGAGTGGCGTACTCGCGCTGTACCGCTTCTTGCCCAACACGCCGTCGATATGGTGGTGTTTGAGCAGCGGGGTTTTGCCCCACTGCCGATGGAACTCCCACGCATACGACGAGATCACTGTCTTGCGCCAGTTGGTTTCCAACTCCTGGTTGTCGTCGAAGATCAGAATGAACCGCCCCGTGAGGGTGTCCCACAGGTCATCGGTGGTCATCGCGAGCAACTTCCTGGCCCGGATCTTAATCATTACATCCTCCTTGTTTCATGATCCGTTAATTAAGCGGCCAGTTTCTGGCGCGGCGTGTAACCTTGTTCGGCCTGCTCGTACACGAACTTCCAGCCGCCGCATTGCGCGACGTGCCGTACGAGTTGGAGCGGCTTGGAACCGCCCAGTGGCACGATGCTACGATCGACCACCTTCTCGATCCCGGTAGGTTTGTCGGCCCGCAGGATTTGCTCGAGGATATGCTTGTGCGTGAACGGATTGTTGTTGCGATCCAGAATGTCGGCCGTAATGCGTGCGCCTGCATACGACACGGCAATCCGAACTTCCGCCTCACCCCAGGCCCGAATCGCCTGCGTACGCGTGGGCGCTGCGTACTTGTCGGCATTGGTAACCTGAGAAAGCACCCCAAAGTGCTGCAGCTTACCCGAGGACACCGCCGTCCAGTCATCAGCGATCTTTTCCAGGATGATGATGTAGACCGAAGCAATCCGCACTGGCTTCTTGGTCACCACCTTCTTGCCTGAGTTGCCGGTATATGCTACCGGACCATACACAGGCGGATACTGCTCCTGGATCGCCCGCACCATCGGGATATACGCCGGGTCGTTTTCCGGTGGCATGAAGAGCTGCAAGCCATCTGCATTCTCAATCGTGCCGTCGTGGTGCTTGATGATGTGGATCACACTGGCTAAGTGCTCGACGCGTGGGCGCGTATACGAGCCCGTCATGAACCAGCTATGTTGCAACGGGCTCACGATGGCATAATAGCCCATCAAGTACTCCCAGACTTCGTCGATCAGCTGGGGCTGTTCGATTTCCATCTGTGCCAGCTTCTTCGTGAGCATGTACTCCGGGTCGGTGCGATCCACCCCGAGCTTTGCCACGATGCGCTTCATCACGTCACGCGAAGCCGCATTGATGTAGGGCTCGTACAGACGACCGTAATTCATGCGGTTCACGGTGGACTCACCCGAGACGATGATGTCCGCGCGATTGCCATGTTCGTCGATCGGCATTTCATGCGGTTCGCAGATCTTGCAGATCACACCCTTGCCGCCGAAGCAGTCCGTCAGCTTAAAGCCGATGGTCGGGGTGATTTCATACTCGATCACGAATTCCACCCGCCAATCATCGAGCGGGGCCTGACGATAGAGCTTCTTGATGGATTCGCTCGGGCTGGCGCTGTTCTTGCCGACCACACTGAGGGCTTCCACCACCAACCGATGAAACTCCGGCGACAGCCGCGGCTTGCCATCGGCATACTTCGACTTCTGGGAGTTATACAGCTGGATGATTTCCTGATAGAACTCGCGCCGAGCGCGGTCATACCGGGAAGGCTGCGTGTCCATGCCTTCGGGCACATTGGTGTTCTGGTTATTCGCATCGTGATGCACGCGAATGTCCACCACCTTGCCGCCAGTCGGCACATAAGTCGCCTTGTCGAACGTGAAGTCCGGACGCCGCAACGCCGCTGCCGACTGTTCCACCACGGCCAGACTTTCGTCGTAGCTGCGCAGCATCATCAGCAACCCATCTTCACGCACCATTTCGCCGATGTCCGGAAACGACTTGTACTTCTTATAGTCGCCATACAGGTTCAGCGGAAAGCGCTTGCTGCCCCACTCGACCACGCGGGTTTCATACGTCTTGAAGCTGAAACGATCCAGCACGTCGCGCGAGATCACGATGCCGTCCTCAGCCACGCCCGGAATCGACATGTAGGCCACGTTACACTGCACGCCGTACTTGTAGTCACCATCCGCAGTCACAGACGGGGAATCCAAGAACACCTCACCTTCTTGGATTTCCGCGCCTTGCACCAGCTTACCGCGCGCCGGGCGACTCACAAACGGAAAACCGAAATACTGATGCTGTGAACAAAAGCGCGGCATGTTGATCATGCCGATTTCGCTGCCGCCTTCGGTGGTTTTGAAAATCACCACTTGTTGCGGATTTTGCCACTGGTCCTGAATGATCGAATCCGCCCCGTAGCTGGTCCGATACCGGTCGATCACTTTCAACACCTGGCCCGTCTTGGGCATTTTCACGTTCCAGGTATACTTGCCAAACTCACGTTCCATGCCGGTCTGACAGTAACGTGGCGTCGCTCCTTTCACCACCAGCGTCTGACCGATGTGGCTGGAGAACATCTGCTCCCGCGAAGCAGAGTTGGCCCCCTTCCACGGATTCAACCCACACACACCCAACAGCTGCCGCAGAAGCTGATTAGGTTCCGGAAGCGGTTCATAGACCTTCCGTGCTGAATGAACGTTCATCTCGTACCTTTCCTTGTTGTAACGACCTACGCTATTACCCCGTCTGACTTCCACTAATGCACTCTTGCAATGCATTCGCAGAAATCATTTGAGGCTCTTCGTATTAGTAATATATGTTTGACTTTATTTAGGTGGAATACGATGGATATTAACAAGTATTCGATTGGGCTGGATAACCTGGACTACTACAATCCCGGTTTTCGACGGGTCTTAGAAGACCACTTCTCCCTGTTGAAAACACTCGCCTCAACCAAGGCGGTGCCAATTGATGGGTATCTCGCCGTGCGTTACGAGTATGACTTCTATGGCCTGATGCAGCAGCAAAATGTGCCTCATCAGCTCCATTGGTTGGTGATGCGTTTATCGGGCTATACCTCGCCGGATCAAATGACGCAGGATTTGCAGTCGTACTACCTGCCGGACCCGAACTACGTGGAGTCGTTGCGCTCGGTGTGGAATGCCAAATCAGGCGTAAAGTGAGGCAGAGTCGCTATAGATGACTCCCTGGAATAAAAAAAGAAGATCGGTAAGCAGCAGAGGGCCGAAGCCCTCTGCTGTTATGCCGTTAAGGGCAACGCCCTAGTTACAGACGCACTGCCGGTTGCTGATTCCAGCTTCCGCCGCCTTGGTTCCAGCTACCCGCTTGCTGACCCCACTGCTGCTGTTGCGGCTGCCCACCCCACTGATTACCCCCACCCCAGCCGGGATTGCCCACCGGACCGACCGGATTGGAGAGCGAGGCGCGTTGCGGCGGCTGCGGTTGCCAGGCCTGACCCGGATTCCAGCCATGCGAGCTACCGTAACCCACCGCTTGTTGCAGTGCGGGCTTGGAGCGCACGAGCGCTTCGAAGTCCGTACCACCCGTCGCGGTGCGTACCGGCGCACTGCTGGAGGCCGGAACCGACGGTTGCGCAGCAGGCCAACCCGGTGTGGCGGGCGGAGGCGTAGCCGGGCGCTGCGCTGCCAGCGTAACGCCTGCTGCCCCCTGAGTCGAGGCACCGGCAGGCGCATTGAAAGCCGTCTGGGTCTGGGTGACCTGTTGTTGCTTCTCGGCTTCCGTCCCCGGTACCGTGCCTTCGTTACCCGCTTGCATCGGCGTGGAACGAATTTCCGGCAGCAGTTCGTCCAGATTTTCCAGCTGGTCGACCCAGTCCGCGTTCACCAGCAGATTCTCCGGCAAGATGCCTTCGAAGCGCGAGATCAGATCGTTCAGCGGTGCGGCAATGGCTTTCACCGTCAGCAACAACGCTTCGATGGACGGCGCAATCGTGCTGTTCGAGCCACGGTTGTACACCCCGGCGATGTCTTGCTCAGGCAGGATGTAGTCCAACAGACCGATCAGGGCTTCACGATCCTTCACGCGCAGCTTCACGCCGTGCAGCTCGTTTTCGCCCTTCTTCAGTTCGTTGTAGAACGGGAAGTGTGCCACACCCACGCGAGCGTAGCGTTTGTCGCCGACCGTGCCGCCCCGTTTGATGAAGATCGACACGAACAGCTTCTGGTGCTGAGTCGCACTGAGGCTATCCATGATTTTCTTCAGCGCAGCGAGCGTCTTCTCGTCGGCGTTCTTCACCTTGGAGAGGAATTCGCTTTGCTCGGGGCTGAGCTTGTGCTGCTCGGCCTGGCTGGTGCCCAGTTGCAGGAGCGTATGCACGATGGTGCCAAACACCACGTTCATGCGACCGTTGATCGCCATGCGAAAGCGCTCGAATACTTCCGATTCGCCGCGCATCACGTTTTCCTGCAACGGATGGAACAGCACCTTGGTGTCCGGGCTCGGATTAGCCTGGTGTTCGCGCGTGGGCAGAACCAGACGCTTACCCTTCATGGTGAGGGGCTTGCTATCCTTGCTCGTTTTGATCGAGACGCAACCGTCGGTGGTTACGGTCAACCCTGCCGCATCCAGCACGGCTTCGTAGAACTTCAACATTTTACTCATTCTTCTCTCCTACCCTAGTTACCTAGGGGGTTCCTTGTTTACAGTTGACCGAATTGCACCCCGGACGTGCCGTGGTACGACGCACCCGGTGCGATGTCGTTGGAATTCAACACCGCATTAAAGAGGCTATTGAAGTCCGTCGCCAAAGCGAGCGCGCGCTGATCGTTGTTGGTCACGATCGGCACGAGCAGGGCATCACAGAAGCTCGGCAGCGCGAAGGTCTCGAAAGGTCCACCATTCATCGAGATCTCCAGGATCGACTCACCCAGCAAATCGAGCTTCAGGTTGAACGCGTAATCCAGCGTGTTGCTGTACGACACATCGTTCAGCACTTCGTTGGCCACACGCCACTTGAACTTCTCGATAAACTGCGTCATGTCGATCGTGGTGCCTGCCATCGACGGGAAGTCGCGCATGCCGGAGATGACGATCTGCGGCTCACGGAATTCATTGCGGTTCGTACAGTGCACGATGATGTTGGCGATCGCGGACTCGACCATGATAGCCGGGATCGAATGCGCGATGATCGTTGCCACCTGCGTGTACTGGTTCGAACCACCCCAACCCACTTCACTCGACGTGTTGTTGAAGAAGCCGCCGTGTTGTCCGCCCATCGGATTGATGGGGGACGCTTGCCCCTGATACGAGAGCAGTGCGATGTCGTCGTCCATCGCGTGCGGGTCCATACGCAGCAGATCGCTGATCGTGAAGGAGTTGCCGTTCTGGCTACCCCGGATCTTGTTGATCGCGTTCATGAACGGATCTTGCGCCACCGACTGCTCGACCGAATGGCCGCGCGCTTGCGAGAGAATCTGGTCGTGCGACTGACCAAATGCATCGAGCTTCATCGCCGTCTGATAGTTTTCAAACAGCGCTGACGCGTAAGCCGTCGTATTGGCATTGCGCCGCCACGACTTTTGCGGCAGTCCCGTGACCAAGGTGCGCGTATCGTTCATGTCCGCATTCGTCTCTTGGCCGAGATGGATACGTGTCATGGTCGAATACACATCCGCAGGGCGCATGCGGAATTCCTTGTTCGGCTGATGCACGTTCTCCCAGGCATTGTCGACGATCACGTGCGCCGCATCAGCGACGTTGTAATAGTCGCGATTGCCGATCGCGGTGCGGGCCGTGACCCGACGCAGCGCCATGGTGGAATTCACGTAGAAGAACATGTGCGGGTCGATATTACCCTGCAAGGTCGGATCGAAAAACTCCGAGTAGCCGGTGATGACCTGCGTGATTTCGACGCCTGCCGGTCCGATGTGGTCCAGCAGCATCATGAAGCGCAGGCGCCGCTCCTGCCAACCGTGCGGAATCACCACTTCTTTTTCGTACGCGGCCGAGGGCAAGATGAACTGATTTGCCACCCCTGCCAACGATGCCGGAGTAGCCGGTTGCTTCGGGTCCAGCCGGTCCGCCACCAGCTGTTCCACGTTCGGCGTCACGACCGTTTCGTACGGTCGACGGTACTGTTGGCCATGACCGCTGGTCTCGACCATGACAAGCTGACGCACGCGAAACTTGTCACCCATCCCGTTACCTACGAAGTTGTTCAGCATGTTCAAACGCTCCTGTTTGCTTGGTTCATTGCGATTTCGATCGACAGTTTTGCCATTTTGATTTTTATATCGTAAGGCACCGCGTACCGCCGATCATTGGTGTTTTGGACGACCTTCGCGAGCCATCCCGCGGGCACCGTTAAGCGCCACTCATGTTCGCGAAGTTGCTTGGTCACGTGGTCGATGCCCAGTACCGCGACATTCTTTTCCTTTTGTGACTTCTGCTTGCCGGACTGCCGTCGTGCGTGCGGATAGAGCTTATTGAGCTCTTCCACCATGTTCGCCGGAATCCGGGCTTGGGGGATCACACCGGTCAGCTGCAATTCCTGTGCGTTCGACTGGGCCACTGCTGTCATCAACCCAGCCAGCTCGAAGTGTCCCCGTTGCCAGAGTACTGCCTGCGCTACTCCCATAGCCTCCAGCACGGATTTCTTCGAGAGATACGGAAAAGCACGGGGACTCACGGCGTCTTCCAGCGTCCACTGGATCAGCGCCAACTGCGGGTCCCAGATGTGTTCGTTGGTCAGTTGTTTGACCGCATCCAACGATTCCAACAAAATCCCGAGGTTCTCCTTAAGCTCCGGGCACACACGCAACGCCAGTTTGGTGGTGTCGCTGATGTAGTGCTCGACGATCGCGATGTCGCCTGCGGGAATTTCCTGCTTGACCTTGTAGCCTTCCAACTTCGAGAGATTGTTTTCGCTATCCCCCGACTGGCTTTCCGGAATCTTCGGCTTGACCATCCCCATGAAACTGTGGTCATGGCCCTTGACCTTTTGGCCCACGTAGCGGTAGATAAACGCCACCAGGTTAAAGTCCGGGTCCGTCCCGCTGATGTCGCCAATCGTCAGACGACGAATCACCACCAGCGCCAGCACCCAGGTGGAAAAGTCTTCCGTGGAAATCCCGTCGAGAATCGCCGAATCGAATTCCTTCGTTTGCGGCAAGCTCAATTCCACGTACTTCTGCAAACGCTCCATCGGCGGGCACTGACCTTCAGCGAGGATGTACGACTGCGAGAGCAACTGGAACGCCTTGTACTCCTTCCAGTTGGTCCCGTGTTCCTTCTCGGTGCGAAACACATACTCGCCCCACACCAACAGCATCGGCCGCAGTACGACGCTCAATACCACGAGCTGTTTATAGTCTTCGCGCAGATAGGTACGATCTCGCGTACCGATGGCGCTGTGACTGTCGCCGTATTCCTCATTGAGGTTGTGCGGCATGGCAATGTCGCTGTGGAAATCAATCCACGAGCGAACATCGTCGAGCTTGTGCAGTGCGCACAACTCTGCGATCTGGGGCAAGAGCGCACGGGCCAGATCCTCGGTTTCCCAGATCTCGTCGAAGGTGATGTGAATGCGCTTGTACACCTCGAAGATCTTATCCTGGGCTTCCGCTGGCTGCTTCTCCCAGAACCCATTGATCTGGTGGAAGATGTCCACATCAGGCTTGATCGACGCCTTATCAATCAGCTTGATATTCCACTTCAGTTCCTGATCACGGTGACGTAGGAGCGCAACCGTCTGGTCTCCCAGATGGCCTTCCCGTTCGGTGACTACACGCATCATTTTCTCCTGCGTAATAAACGTTGTAACGACTCTTTGGATACTGCTCAGTGTAGTAATATAGGTTTTCAACGAGTTTGAATCCTCGAGGGATTCTCGGGTATTCTGTCGTTTTAGGAAAAGGCTGGATCACCCCCATCAGACCACGCCTACCCAAGCGTGGTCTGAGGGAGTGTATCCATTAAGCTATGCTACTGCCTGGCGCTTAGAAGGGCAGGTCGTCCCCGGCGCCATCGCTGCCACCAGCGAAGCCCGAATCGTTACCGCCGCCACCGCCACCGCCGCGGTTATATCCGCCGCCACCGCCTTGACCGCCACCGCGGTTGTAACCACCACCGCCGCCACCGCCACGATTGAAGCCACCGCCACCCTGACCGCCTTCCTTCGGAATCGGTTCTTCCCAGTGCGAGACTTGCATGTGCGCGAGCATCTCGGTGAGAATGTTCCAGTACGCTTCAGCGGCGACCTTCGACGCTTCGGCCGCCGAGTAGTACTCGCCCGTGCCGTGCTTGAGCAAATGGAAGTCCGAAAGCTGGAAGTTGAACTTGATGCGCGGCCGATCCTTGGCCATCACACCCATCCACAACACGCCTTCCTTGTCCTTGCCGACGAACAGTTCGGACTGCACCACCGGCTTTTCGCTGCGCTTGCCGCCGGGGAAGATGAAGTTCTTGTTCTCGATCGAGTTCTTGAACTCGTCCTTGCCGCCCGTGCCGGGAATGAAGTCGATCGCTTGACGCAGCAGGTTCAGGAAGCCGTAGAATGCGGGCGTGTCCATGTTCGCGCTGATCTTGCCGTAGTTCGTATCGCGGTCGCTGTCCACGTTCGTGTAAACGGTGATACGCGGGTTGTTCGCGAAAAGCCCCCACTGGAGCGACGCGAATTTGCCTTCCTGGTTCTTCGCCGACATCTGCAGCTTCTTGTTGTCGAGCGGAGTCTTCTTGCGCGGTGCTGCTTTGAAATCGCCTGCCATGATGCGTTTTCCTATTGGTTTTATGGTACTCAGACCATAGGTCGGGTGAATAAATTTACACTAGGATTTCCAGGAGCAGCTTGCGCGTCTCCAAATCCTCCAACTGACCGATGTTCTGGCGGATCTTCTCATCCGTCGTCACTGCCGACCAGTTGTATTTCGTTGCCAGCTCGATCACCTGTCGCCGGATGCGAATCGGCATCTGGAAAAAGGTGCGCGAATCCCCAAAGACCTGGATGAAATCTTCCCGAAACGGGATCATCGAGAGTTCACGACCGTTCTGATACTTGGTGTACCATTGCGCTCGCTTCTTGACGTTGCCCGTGTTGGACTCCAGGAGGTCTAACGAGGAAAAGGCTTTCCACGACAACAGATCGTACGCAAAGTGCGTAAAGATCAGCGTCTTGGCTTGCTGCTGCGGGAAGAGTTTGAGCTTGAACACCCGAATATCTTCACCGCCTTGTTGCTCCAGGGACTTTAAAAGCAGCTCGAGCGTCTGGTTTTTGATTTCCATATACTCTTGCTGCTTATCCGTGTTAGCTCCGCGTAGTTTGGCATGCGGATACTTCTCCTTCATGCCCGCGTAGTTGCTCACGTAAAACACGACCTTGCAATGATTGTGCGTAAACTCCTGCACGATCCGCTTGATCTGATCCATCTCATCACGAATGCCTTCGTCCAGTTGACGCGGCACGACCCCGCCTTGCACCTCCTTCGGTAAGGCACCCATGAAGTTGCGAAACAGTGTTCGCAGGTTAATCCACAGCTCGCCGTAATCCAACAGCGGGGCTTTCTTGACCTTTGGGTCATGATCCGGGTGCACACCACATGCGCCCTCCAGCGCAAGCGACGTCGCAACCGAAAGAGGATATTGACCGACTTCCCGTTCTGCAATCGCTTGCTCAAACATGACACATTCTCCTTGTTTTTACAGTACTTCGGGCATGATTGCTTGAGCCATCGCCAGTACATCGGAGGTGGCACCCGCGTTAATCAGGCGGTCCGTGAGTAACGACGTCACGTTGTCCTTGGTGATCGTAATCGGGACATACGTAATCTCATCATCCAAAGCCGCTTCCGCAGTTTCCACTTCCCCATCATCTACAGGCTGTTTGTCCCAGGTAAACCACGGCCACTTGCGAATCAGTGCATCCATGCTCGAGAAGATGGGATTATCCCACGAGCCTCGAACCCGCACGAATGACTCTTCCGGCAAGCCCTCTACTTGCTTGGCGATTTCCGCCAGCGTATCTTCCAGCGTCATCGCCTCGCACTTTACCGTCACGAAGCGCATCGCGTCGACATTCTCCACAAACACCACATCGTGGTCCTCGCCGCGCCGATAGGCACGCACGTGTCCCTTCGGACCCTCTTCGCCATGCGTGAGGCGATCAAAGGAGCCTTGCGCGATAATGCGTTCATAGCGCGAGTGGATGTGCACGTGACCGATAAAGATCAGATGCTTGACGATCTTCAAGTACTCTTCGCTCGAGTGCTTCTGAGCTTTCACGATCGGGGGGAGTTGATACTCGAACTGACCGTGCATGAAGGCGTAATCGACTTGGGTGAGCCCTTTGGCTCGTAACAGGTCATGAACTTGGCTAAGGGTGGTTTCGGTGGAATTGGTCCACTCATCGGGTACGAAGAGCAACCACTGATCGTGGCGCTCTTCGTACTCGATGGATAGACTTCTCACGTATTTGAGATCGGCGCCAATGCCTGTTACTTCGTTCAGTGACTCGAAAATGCGTGACTGTTTCCAGTCATGGCTCGGTGTGCCCTCTAGGACGTACATGCGAATACCGTGCTTCTTGCACAGTCGCAGCATATACGCCACCCACACCTTGATTTCGGTCACTTCATCATCGGGAAGTTCGAGCAACGTATCAAACACGTCGCCAGCCAACACGATGATGTCCAGCTCGGCGGTCTCGGCGTTATCCGGAAAAGCAGTGCGGAGGTTCTTAATGATACGCTCCGCGGGATTTCGCGCGTGACCAAGGTGAATATCGCTTACCACTGCGATCTTCAGGTTAGAGGGGTTCCCATTCATCATTTTGCGTCGTCGGTTGGTCGGCGGAATTGCTCACACTATCTTTCTGTGCGGTAACTTCTTCCGTCTCCAACACACCCGGCAAACCATAACGCTTAAAGATCGCATCCCAGCGTTCGAGATTGGTTCTAACCGAGGGCGGTAAATCCGCCATGAAGAGCGCGCGTTGCTTCAGGTGGGCGCTCAGATAATTGCGACCATCCTGCGGGGAGACCCGTGAACGCAGCTCGGCGTTACGGATGATATTCAGGATGTTGCCACCGGGCATGCGCGTGCGGTCTTTACCCTGGATCGCTTTGATACCGCTGCGATCAAACAAAGGCGGCACCGAAAAGAGCACTTCGCCCTTGGCGTTAATGATGTCGACCTCGCGGTATTCGTTACCCGCGTAGTTCGCCCACATGTCCAGATTTACTTGCGGGTAGAACTCATTTTGGCCTTTATGGAAGACAGCCAGCCAGAGACCGACGAAAATGCGCTCCGGCATGCGTGCACGAGTTGCAGTTTCTTGTTCATCCAGCGATTGACGAATGGCATTGATTTCCTCCGTTGAGCGACCAGTACCCGTCATGTCGATGTTACGCGTCATCCACTCCAGACGACGTTTGGCAGGGTTCTGATCGGGTTGCGTGGGTTGGGTCATGATGGGATGCCTCCTGAGTCAGTGGGTAGCACACCATAATTGATCAAACCCATGACGCGTTTAAAGCTCGAGTCGTTCACCTGCACGAGCGAACCCAGCGAGTACTCCTGACCGTTATCGCGAATGGTCGCCTGCACCGTCAAGGTGATGGCATTCGTCGGATTCACGCTCGGGTCATTATTGGCGTTGACTTCGACGACGGTCGCATCGAAGTAACCGGCGAAATACGGCTCCAGTATCTGGCGCAGTTGCAAGCACAGCTGGGGAATGTTGTTACCATACTGCTGAAGGATATTCTGCAAGTTGGCAACATGACCTGGATAGAGATACGTCTGAATCTTGTCAGATTCGAAAAAGTGCGACAACATCAGGTCGACCTTCTCGGGCACGGACTTGACCCAGCCCTTCATGCTAATACTCGGAACGGCAGCACCCATGGCAGATTCTGAAAGTTGGTAATGGACATAGAATCCACCCGCTGAAAGAAAAAAAGAGCCTGAGGGATAAAAACCCCCTCGACCACCGTCAGGCAGTCGAGAGGAAAAGCACTACAGCTTGCTGGCGTACGGCGATGTCGGATCTTCCCCGCCATCTGCGATCAAAGCGTTCATGGCATCCCAGCACTTGAAAATATCGTGCTGTTCGAGCAGATGCAAGTAACGATCGCCTTCGACCGGTTCGTCGAAGAAGAATTCCACATGGAAGCCCCCCTCTTCGTGACCGTCCTTATCTTTTACCACAGGCGTCTGGACGAAGCCATGCGCGGCCATCTGGTAATCATAGTGCTGCCATCCGATCTTGCCCGGATGCATGTCCACGTAGGTTTCCGAATAGCCGTCAATCCGTTGGTCGTTATACATCTCCCGCACGACCGGATTAGCCACCAAGAAACGCTGCATCGAAAGCGGTGCCTGCTGAAAGGCACCCATCTCCCAGATGCTACGAATCTCGTCGCGCTGCCACATGTGAGACACCATGCGCACGGCGGCCTTTGCACGTCGGAAGGCTTCGCTATTGCCAAAGCGCTCCCACGCACTGCGGGCCGTCTCCATGAAACCCTGACCAAACCCCGCCATCGAGCTCGACATGTTGTCGAACTGATTTTGCAGATAGCTCATGGTTCCCGGATGGGGCTCATGATAAATCACAGCGTCAAAGACGTCTGCACCTCCTGTAATTACTCGCACGATGTCCTCCTCGTTAAGCGGCTTCAGCCAACAACATCATCTTGTTCCACTTGGCTTGATCCACCGATTCGTCCGTGTCATGCAAGAAGTTCGCCGTGGTGGCAATCACCGGTTTAGGTTGCGCGAGGTTACTCGACACCTTCTTCGGCTGGTCGAGACCAAACGTGCTCTTATGCGGCGCCAGGGCCCGCAGTTCTTCGGTCGTGTAGTTATCCAGACACGGCGTGAAGTTCAGCTGGTCACCATCGAAGTCCGCGTTCAAGCCCTTCACGTCCAGAATACTGATCGAGACGGTCGGGATCTCCACCACAGACTTCACTTGCGTCACATACACGAGCTGCGCCGAGCCGCGTTCCAACGAGGGGTTACGCTGCATGATACACGGAATGCCTTTGTACGGACATTCTGCGATCAGCTCCTGGAACAACTGATCCAGGTCCTCGTTGTAAATCGACGCGTGCTTGTTCAGGAACGCGATTCCTTCGTTCGGTGTGTAACCACGCCGTATCAGCTTATTCATCAAGTGGATACGGAACACCGACAGACCGATCCCCCACGGAATGTGGATTTCCTCGTAATCGTGCGCATCCGTCAACGACGAGATCACGGCACGGAACGAGAAGTGGGAACGAGAGCCGAACACGTGCTTACGGAAAATCCCCTGCTTCTTGGCGAGCGTGGTCTTATACAGACCCTCGTAAAACTCCGCCAATTGCGAGATCGTCTTCACGGTCCGATTCTCTTTCACACGCACGGTGTGAGAGGTCAGGGAGGAATCGATGCCTGCCATCATGCGAATCGCATCCACCGCACCGGTGATGATGGGGTCCACATAGGTGCCGACGTTGCTCTCCTCGATCACGAGAAGCGCCCGGTTCGGCAAGGGCAGGTGATCGCTAAACACGCAGTCCCGTTGATTGCGTATCGCCGTCATGAGCTCCAGATGCTCCTCACTCTTGCGATACTCCTTGAGATCCATGAGCAACGCCATGATCTCGTCGAACTTGTTCACGAAGTTGTTCAACCCGCGCGGGCAGTTCAACTCCTCCAGCCGATACACGACCTGGGGCTTACGCACCGGCGGCGCGTAGTTCGTGTCACAAATCCAGCGAATGATCTCATAACCACTGCGGGTGAATCGCTTCTTCAACATCATCCACACGATCGGGTTGATCAGGCCATCGACGCCTTTCGGCCTTCTGATCCACACGATCGGTTCGAGGTCACGCTCCACATGCGAGCGGACTTCTGTGCCGCAGGAGCCACATACCACACCGACGTTGTAGCCACCAACGATCTCCCCACATTCGCACGACGGCAGATTGCTCAGCAAATCGCCCGAATAGGTGGTATAGATCAGTCGGTTAAACTCTTGCCGATCCTTCTCCGATGATTCCGCAATCTCGTTGATGATCTTCGGCTCGCGCGTCGAGTGCTGGTAAAACAGCTCGTTGAAATTGATCAAACTGAGTCTTACGCCCACTCGTTTCTCCTTGTTTCCTGTTTACTCGGGTACGGAATACCACTAGCTAGATGATACTCCAATAGATACCTCACCCCTGTAAAAAGAAAAAAAAGAGGGACCCGAAGGCCCCTCTTTCGACCGCTTGCGCGGAAATGACTACTGCCGCGCTACGTATTCAGCTGCTTACCAGCGCGAGCTGAAGCCCGTGCGACCCCAGCCAGCGCCTTGGTTCGACTGACCGCCGAAGCCTGCCGCGAACAGACCGGTTGCACCCGGAGCCATGAGCAGGCCGTTGGCGAACTGCGCCGTTGCACGCTCTTGACCCGCGACGTCGCCGAACGGGTATTGTGCACGCAGGACGAGACCCGCATCCACGCAGCCCTTGGCCAGCGCTTCCATGAACGCACCGTCCAGCGTTGCACGACGTGCGAAACCCGTGAAGGTTGCGTCGCCGACCAGACCCTGGATGATGTTCTTGCGACGCGCGAGACGCTGCGCGGGCGAGATTTGCAGATTGACAAACGTGTCGCTCCAGTCCTTGATGACCGTCGGGTCCTTCTCGCCGATCAGGTTCGCTACCGCGAGGTAGTCGATGTCGCGGATGTCGCGCTTGCGACCTTGCTGGTCGACGTACCAACCCAGGTGAATGCGGTTGTTGTTGTCGAACGCAACGCGGCCCGTGCCGTTCGTGTAGTGCTTCAGGAAGTTGCCGTTCGTCAGCGTCTGCGCTGCTTCGATGATGAACTCGTTGGCCTTCTGGCTGCCTTCAGCAGCAGCCGCGAACACCGAGTTCGACCAGGTCGACGGACCGCATTCCGGCACGTCGATCGAGAGCAGCAGGCCCGGACGCACGAAAGCTTGCAGCAGCTTGTGCAGCGTGCCTTGTGCCGTGAACGCGTCCGACTTCGTGTCGATGCGCGCGCCGATACCGTTCGCGTTGCCTTCCGGGTTCGCTTCGATACCGATTGCACCGATGTCGTGCATGTCGATGCCTTGCGCGTAAGGACGCGGTGCGAAACCACGTGCCCAGGCGTTGCCGTCACGCAGCGTGAGTGCCTGAACCAGCGCGAACAGCTGAGCCGGAACGGTCATCAGCTCGAGCGTTTCCAGGTGCGTCATCACGAAGTGCGTGATGTACAGCGGGTTGAACTGCTGTTGCTGCGACTGACCCCACTGCGCGTACGGGTTCGCGGTCGGTGCGACCGGGTCCCACACGAGGTCGAGGAAGCCGCCGACTTGCGAGACCTTCGTCGCGCGTGCGTCTGCATTGGCGCCCTGGCCGGTCGTGATTGCCGTGGCGATCAGGTCGATCATCACGTCGGTGCGGATCGGCTCGCCGACCGGGTCAACCAGCTGGTCGTGGTTGAACGCGACGCGTGCGGTCAGGTTCGAGTCACGTGCTGCGCCTGCGAGGTTCAGGTCGCGGAAGTCCGGACGCATGCGGTTCAGTTCGTGGTTCGCTGCAAACAGTGCGTTCGCGGCGAGCTGGTACACGAGCTGTTCGTCTGCGACGTCGAACGAACGCGGCACGACTTCGGCTTCAGCGTCGATCAGACGCGCGCCGTTGAACGTACGGGCCACGGCATCGGCCACGACTTCGCGGAACTTGTCGTCCCACACGTCGCCGTCGACACGCTGGATTTCGACGTTCTGACCGTTGATCTGGTCGTACTTCGGCGGGAACGGTTCGCCCGAGCCTGCGAGGATCAGCGTGTGGTACGCGACGCCCAGGTCCAGGTCGTTCTTGTCGAACAGGGCCACGATGAGCGCCGAGCGCGCGATCGCCGGGTTGTTGTTCATGTCGAGCGGGAGCAGCTTGATCTCGAAAGCCGGGTTCGCCGACTTGTACGTTTCGATCAGGGCCTTCTCGAGCTTGACGAGCACTTCAGCAGCCGGGTTGCGGCCCATCGGTGCGTTGCCCAGGCGGCCGAGCGAGCGGAAGCTGAAGCCCGCCGGTGCGGATTGTTGTTGCTGGTTCATGGTGCCTCGCGGTTGAGAGTTCTGGTTATCCTTGGCACGGGTGAAACCCGCTGCCATTTGCGTTTCCGCCGGAGCTGCTGCTTGGCCTTCTTGGCCCGGTTGTTCGATTGCCATAGTGCTATTCCTTGTTTCAGAATTATCGTTTAATACACTCGAGTGTGTACTAGGGGAAAGCGATTTCCATTCCAGTACAAGTTAGTAATATGTCATTGACTTTTCTTTGAATCACGCATATCACTCACTTGTATAGAATCCCGTCCACTGCTTGTGGCTGGGACGTTTACCACTCAAGACTTTGGCCAGATTAGCCTGGTCGAGATTGTGTTGCTTGCAAAACTCTACTACATTTTTACCACGGTGAACCGTACCATCAGGTGCTCTTAGGACGAATTCCTTTGCAAGCTTGTCAGCCTGCGCGGCGCGACCTTGATCGTTTTCCTTCGTACGACCCGTCTTCTTCTGAGCCATCTTCCGGACACGCTCAGAGGTCTCTTTTGTTTGACCAATCATTGCGGCATGGTGTCGATCCAGCGTGCCGTTCTGAATGGCCTCAAAATGATTCTCTCTGGCAGTAATAAAACGACAGTTACCCGTCGTGTAATTCCCTGCATCGCCGTGGCGAGACAAATGAAACTGCTCAGCACTACGACCAATCTGATCGGGTTTCGTTAATCCAGCTTGGTTAGCCAGATTGAGATACTCCCTGAAACTCAGATCGCGTCCAATTCCGCGCTGTTGAGCACTCTGGCGTTGAATCGCGTACTTCTGATACCAGGCTTGCGAATCTGCCTGATCAAACCCCGTTTCAGAACAGATTTTAATTTGCTCTTCTACACGCATCTTAAACTCCAACTTGTTACTGTCTAAGAGGGTGATATATTGCCGAGTTTTATTAGAGCAACATCAAACCTCGCTCATAGGGGGGTCCCCTAGCCAGTGGGTAAGACTGGCTAGGAGTAAAGACAGCGGTTTAGACTGTCTCTATACCATAGGCATTATCGCAGTAAGAATTTACTTCGCCAATTCTGCCTGGCGACGCTGCTTGCGTGGCATCGCTTTGTGTTGCTGGAGCTTCTGGGCAGCGAGCTCTGCGTCCGTGTACTGGACGTTGGTGGTGACCCCGATGTAGGGACGCTTCAGTGCCACCTTAACTTCGCCGTCGTCTTGACGGTACACCGCGATATTGCCGGTCATGATGCCGTGGTACCACTGGCCGTCGAAGAGTGCCGCGATTTCCGGTTGATGATCGAACTCGGCCTTCTCGTGACAGATGAGCAAGTACTTGACCAAGCCCCATTCACAGGTGCGTGCGCTCGCCGGTTGCGGACGGTGGGCCATGAACTGCCAGAAGTGCTGCTGCTTCAGGTAGTTCATGTAGGCTTCTTGCTGCTGAGCCATCTCGAGCGACTTGGCTTGCTCTTCCGGGGTTTGTTCCGGATTGGCTGCCAGGCCTTCCAGCGTGATCTGTTCCAGTTCATCGGCGTTCATCACGTCGTCGAGCACCGGCACGCTTTTGCGCGGTTCGGCTTCGGCTTGTTCCTGCATGGCTTGTTCGACCATGAGACCCTCTTGGATCTCTGCCAGTCGTGCAGCATCTTCTTCCGAGACGGGCAGCACAGCCTCGCTCTCTACCTTAACATCCATCATCAGTTCCACCGATCGCGTTTTCTGTTCTTGGGCAAGGCGGGCCGCCGGGAGCTTTTCCCAGGGTTATTCACCTCGAATGCGGGCATAGCGTGTACAACTTCTGCCAAGCCCAATGGCTCGACGTCACTTCTCATGGGATGCACCATCCCAGTAAGTTTTTCCAGGATGTTGCGCTCACTCATCCCGCGACCGCGCAGTTCTGACTTCAGTTCATCCTGGGTCGCGACCACGATAATGGGTAGATCTGATTGCCTAAGCAGATGCGTGACGTGATTCCGAATCAGCATGTGCTCGTCAATATAGAGGATGGGGAGATCCTTTCGATCCAGGCGCCGCAGCATTCCATCTCCATCTGCTTCCACCACGGCCTTGAGAATATCCTTGACAATCTTCTCATCCGCGGGATCAAGCGCATGCAAGGGGGTGTCGAGTGCGACCTGGAGATCGGAGACGTCCAGACCCGACCGGTACTCTACCTTAGTCTCAACTAGGAGCAGGTGCTTTTCCATCCCCTGAACAGGCCGTACACTGTAAGCTTCGATCACAAAAGGCGTCTTGCCTGGCGATTGCATTATGAACGGATCACGCCATGCACCCTTCTCGTGAGAACTCAGTCGCATTACAACTTGACCGCCCAGCTCAATGTCGACGTGACTGACAGATTGATCGATCGGCGCACGGAGTTGTTGCTGGACATGATCAACGATCGCCACAATCCCATCGCCGTATTCCTGTACGATTGAGCGATAGAAGCCAGACTGTTCCGAATCGGTCATTCCCACCACCTCCCTTTCTTATAGCGTGAGCCGGACTTCGGTCCATTCCGGCGCTTCTTCTTGCCCCGACGTTCATCGCGCGTCCGATAGTCCTGCATCGGGCCTTGGTTCATGTTGGTGTACGTTTTGGGTTCCGCAGGAGCGTTCCCATACAGCGACATCGAACTGGTATCTTGCGCAGCAACCGCAGCATTCAGCGCCGCCAGTTGCATCAGCATGCGAGCCCGGCTGCGAGTACTGCCTGGACTATAGTGAGCGATCGTGCCCACGTTGATGTGGGGCTTGGTGCGTTCGAACTTAGCCATCTACAACCCCTCGAACCAGGAGACGACCATCGGGATCGCCAACACAAAGAAGAGTGCGACCGCACCGCGCTCGCGCCAATACCACTTGTCGTCTGGATACTGATAGACAGTGCGCTTCAGCACGTACTCATCGACACCGTGCGTGACGATGCTTTTCGTGGTGACGGGCACTTGCTGGCCCTGGAAGTAAGCCCGCGTACCCCAGGCGCTGACGATCCACAACAACGAGTAGACGACGCGAAACACCGACCACCAGTTGATGTTATTCACTTTTCGTCTCCTCAGGCGCCGTCGCACAGACCTTACAACACAACCGGCGCTTGTAGCCCAAGAAGTGATGACGGCAATGCAGGCAAATACATTCGTACATGCCGTTTTCATGCGCGAAGTCTTCCGGCCAGTGACGCTCCGTGCTTTGCGGATGCTTACGATTGAATCCGGCGATAATGGCGGCGTCCAGTTTATCGCGCTGGGCTTCCAGGCGCTGCACGATCGCTGCCCTGGCGATCTCGGCAGGTGTGGGGTGGGGCTGGGTCTCGTTGGTCATGCTGCTTCTCGTTCTTGGTATCGTGCTAATGTGGCTTCGGCTTCTTCGAGTGCAGCGCGCACTTCTGCTAGGCGATTCGCTGCTTCCTCGACAGTCCAGGCTTCACCACCCCGTTGGGCGCTATGCACGATCCGCCCAAACTGATGCTGGATCGCGCGAGCGCCGCGCTCTTGTTCCTGTCGCCATGACGGCGCCCATGATTTGTTCTGACGCTTGGCCATGCTCGTTCACCGATGATTCCACCACTGACGACTACGTTGGTTCTTCATGCGCTTAGCCTGTCGCTCTCGGTCTTCTTGACGTTGTTCTGCGGCGGACAATGGCGCTGCCATAAACTCCAGCTCTTCTTCCGTGGGTGAATTCGGATCTGGCGGAAAGAGTTGGTTGAGAATGCGCTTGACGCTCATCACGCCTCCTAGAACAAATACCACATCAACCAGGCTGCCCCGGAGAGCAGAATGCCGATCACCAGAAAAGCCGCGGCGGCGATGCTTTGAAACGGCACCCGCTCAGGGGTGGCGAGGCCCAGTGCGGGCAGACCCACGCAAAGGACCGTCACCCAGATCGGCAACCAGTAAGAGTGAAAGGAGATCATGTCGTGGTAAGGATGCTGGGGAGCTTCAAGATGATGTTCTCGAGTGCCGTGGGGACACCGCGATCGCGCGCCGAGCCGCGCGACATGGCAAACGAGAAATAGGTACGGATCTTCGCGACCAGTTCCGTATCGGCAACATCGCACGTGTAGATGCTGGTGTTCGCATTCGGCGTGCCTTGAAACGAATCGATCAGCAGCGCGCAGGCGCGCGACATGTAGGGTTCGGCACTGATGTCTTTCTCATCGAAGACCTCCGGGTGCTGACGAATGAAACTGGTCCAGCCACGGATAATCCCAACACTGGCGATGAGGTTATCCGGCTCCACGGTTTCCCGTGTTTGATCGAAATTCATTTGCGTTTTCTCCGGCGTTCTTTCTTGGGGGTATTCCACCACTCGCGCTGACGACTATACTGGGTGTCAAAGATGTTGCTCTTCGGCACCGGTTCGGTCTCAGCGCAGACGTAGCTGCTATTGGCCAACACTTCGATAATGGCTTTCGTGACGGTGGCGCTGGTACCATGCGAGACCATCAGAATCCGCTGCTGGCTTGTCGCCGCATGAATCGCCCGCAAGTCATCATCGTCGACAATGGCGGTCATGAAACTATTCCTTCAAAGACCCAGCGGCGCAAAGCCACTTGGGCAGCAATCTGGCGATCCAGTGCGCCGCGCCGATACCCGCTCATCGTCTGCGAATTGCCACTGGCGTTGGTATTACGAATCCTGACACGATTCTTTATCGTCGTGCGTTTGACTACATTCACCCCGAACATCTGCTGGCCTCATCGTATGCTTATCTGACTAATATAGGACGTTTCTATGCACGGCCTTTTTAATTTGTTGCCTGGTGTCAATCTGCCCACCATGTATGCAGCAAATTGGCATTACGCCAAAGAGGGACTCAAACACAACCTCAAAAAGGTCGTGGAGTTCTATCACTCGCATTCCATGGCAGTCGAATCGGAGCACTTCCTGATTCGTTTGCTGCAATCCATCAGCACACCTAAAGCCCTGAGCCTCGATCGTTACTACGCAATCGTGGACGCACTGTCATTGAATCTTGGCATGGCGTTAAAAATGACTTCGTCGATTTCCAAGGGTCACGTGTTTTCCGGGGTGTTCTATGGGCCAGGTTGCACCGAAGTCTTGATTGCAGAAAATGCTGAGTTCGATCCCGTCGACGCCACCCGTAACTGGGAGCACGTACAGGCTATCCGGGTGTTGCGGCATCCGCGCAGTGATTTGATGCTCAATCTCCCCGATGGTAAGAAGACCGGTTCGGAAGAAGGCATCGCTGTGATCGCGATCAATATCCCGATGCTGGCGGTTCAATACCGGGCGTTTCGCCTACAGGAAGATGCCTATACGGTGCGCACTGGAGAGCCCGGTCGCACTATCCAGCAGTTTGTCCACATGCACGTGTTGCCCAATATGCTCTACACGCATCTGGACTATGTGATCCTGAACCGGATCTGGAATCTGCTGCATGGTGCCCCGATGGGCGAAGGTAAACCCCATTCCTTCTACATCACGGACTTTAGCCAGAAGCTCAATGCCGTGCACACCACCATCCTCACGAATCTGCAAGCAGTGGGCCAGGACTTTACGGGGGTGCTGCGCAGTATTCCGTGCGTGAGCAAAGACAATCTGGATGAGGCCCTGGCGATTCCGGAGATGGCCCCCACCCGGCAAGTGGAATGGGCCTTGGCTTTGTCGCGCTTCCCGGCGCTGGATGTGATGGTGGATCTCACCGAAGGCGGTAACCAGGGCGGTGCCAATATCCGCAACCAGCAACAGTTAAACATCCTGATGCAGGCCGTGCGTCAGTATCGCTCAGGCGCTTACTTCTCAAGTGTACTGACGGGCGATGTGTTGTACGACGTCAATACGGAAATCGATGAGCTGGTCGAGAAGATTCGCCAACGCAGCGGTACCGTACAAGCTACGCCGACTTAAGGGCATAAAAGCCACAGGAGCCAGGGGTACCCCTGGCTCCTATGACGTCGCTGCCGTTACTTGGTACAACGAGTAATGACCCCGCGCTTCTTGCGCTCTTGAACTGCCAAACGCAAGATGTCCACGCCCACAATCTTCTTGCAATACAGCTGCTGTCCCGAGTAAGTGGCAGCGATAAAACCATCATCGCCTGCGTAAACGATTTTTGATAGATACCCGTCGCGTACCAGGGTGTTCACGGCGAGTTTGTCCTCGACATCGTCTTTATGCAAAGGACCTTCCTCGACCATTTTCACCATGATCGCGATGTGACTGGTCTCCAACTGTGTTGCGGACATTATAACCCCAAAAGTAGCGTATTGTTTCCTTTTCTCGAGTGGCCCGAAACCCCACTCATAACGATGCACTATTTAACGGCATATGGGGTCGATCACCCACCTCGCCCGGTACAGGACGCGGTCGGTGATCTTTTGCACCCCTCTCCAATTAACAGTGAGAGAGGTGCTCGCCCAGACAGCTAGATAGGGTAAGGGTGCACCAAGTGAATCAGGTAAGCCGACGTGAATGTCCTGCTTTCTGCTTACCTGGGTCGAGTCTTAGTGCGAGTCTGACACGAGGCGTGTCAATTTGTCGTTCGAGAGATAAATCCCGAGCGTTTCGAGGATAATGTAAAATACGCGCGTAGCATCCGCGACGATCTTACGCACCCCAGCCACCTGGAGGATTTCAGTCGGAATCCCTTTAGTCTGGAGATTCTGTTCCGGCAATTGCACCGAGCCCACATAGCGCTTACCCATTCGCTTCATGTACGCTTCCATGCGACCTGCCAGTTCCCGATCCTCGAGCGACTCTAACCACTCACGGGTCTTAGTCGGTGTGTCCAGCTCAGTGGCAATCTTGACACAGGTGTACGGTACAGGGGGGGCGATACCGTACTTGGGACCAAACACCTCATTCCACATCACGTACTGCTGATACGGCGATTCATCCGCCGACTTCGCATACGAATCGGGCGTTTTAATCTGACCCATCCGGAAAAACTGATAGCCGCCTTCGCCGATCGCCGTAAAGATCTGGCGCTCGATGTCAGCAATCGTCTTCAGGATGTCGTGGATCTTGATCTTCTCACCCTTCAGGACCGAGTTCATGATAAAGAGCATCATCTTCTCGGCTTCCTTAATTACGAAGCGCGGGGCGTTCGACGCCTTCAAGTGCACACCCTTGATTTCCTTCTTGTACTCCTTGAAGAGGTTGCCTTCCTGGCAGCCAATCAAGGCGAAGTAGTGCTTGGCCACTTGGGTCGCGACAAACACATCGAACTTGAATTCGTTCTTCATGGCGACTTTGTGGATGTACTTCTCCACAATGCCAAAGTTCGCACTCATGCGCGCCAAGACGTGAATGATGGTCTGCGCAGCGAGGTACACCATCGACGCTGCCACCGCATTACACTTCTCGTCAAAACCGAGCCAGCCCTGATGCCAGAGCACCCAATCTTGCACGGTAAAGATGGTCGAGTCCGTATCCGACGTAATCGCCGAACGACGAATCGAGTCGGGGAAGAACGCGAGCGAGGCCGGTACATTGGTCGTCACCCAGAAGGCCGCGATCAGGTCCCGATATTCTTCACCCACATCGCCGATGTTCTTGGCCGTCGAGGCCAGGATACCGCGCGCTTCGCCGACGATTTCATGCATCTGCAAGCCCTTGGTGTAGCGCTCACAGATTTGGGCTGCCAGGTGCACGTGTTCTTCTTGCACCGTCTTCAAGATGCTGTCCGGCTCCGGATGCGGCACTTCCACCAGCATCGACAGCTTGCTGATGAACTTACGCACCACCTCGTCATTAAAACGCATCAGGTGGTACAAGTCACCCGTGTAGACAAAGGCGGAACGCTGCTCGGGCGAGAGCGTCTTCACCAGGTCATACACCTTTTTCATCTTGAACTTGTCGCGCACATAGAAGTTCGTCGAGTACATGATGCATTCCATCGTCTCATCGACCGACGGATGACGAATGCCAAACTTCTGCATCGCCGCAGCTTGCGCTGCATAGTCCGTGTGGTTGATAATCGAGATGATATTCTGCATGCAGATCTCGATCGACCAGTAATGGCGATTGCCCGAGAGGAACTTCTCGTTATTCGCATTACCAAAGCCCGAGGTCGAGCGACAGTTCGAGGTGAGCGTCGAGTGAGCGGTCTTATTGTACAGCGGGGTCGAAGGACTGACGTGCGCACCCGAGATCGAGTTATTCGCCAGCTTCTTATTGGTCTGCTCATTGTCCTTGATCTGCATCAGGACGATGTCGCCTTCCATTTCCGCCTTGAACTTTGCCTTCTTTGCCACCCCCCGTGCTTTCACGTTGCCCTCGATGTAGTCGACGAGCGGTGACTGCTTCTGGTCCGGATGCAAATACGTGGTGAGCGTCGGCGCAATCAGTTCTTTGTTACGGATCGAATCATTCAGGTAGGCCTGCAGCGTGCCTTCCATCTGGACCCGGTCACCGTTGTCCTGACGCTCGAGGTAGACGATCTTCGGGTCCTTGAATTCAAACTGTCCGCCGGGACGCATCTCCGTTTTCACAAAGGTCGTGCAGTCCTCGATCGGTGCCCCCGTCATTTGATGCAAATAGGTCGCGCAGTCCTGGACATAATAGCCGAGGACGTTTAGATCGCGCTTGTACTGGGAAGGCGCCAGTACAAATGGGTTGTTCGCTTCTGACACTTTGTTTTACTCCTTGTCGACCTACATGATCAAGGAGCCCAATAAAAACGAATCAGCGGCATAAAAAGGAAAAAAGGGCGAGGAGCGGTTTCGGGCCGCCACCTCGCCTAAATACAGGTCGTTACAAGTACCGAAAAGGAAAACCAGTCACTGAACATGCCCGATCAATTCGGAGCCACAGAGACTCTACTACCACTACCACTTCAACCAAAATCGAGATAGACAGGGGCCAGCTTACTCTTAATCCACGCGATCGACCAACTTCCACAGGAGACTCCTATATTCGCCAAAGAGCGCTTGCGGAGGCGCAGAGCAGCGATAGGAGTAGGATCGATGTACGAGGAAACGCTGGTGCCAGGGGAAACAAGGAGGAAACCCCAGCAGCGTGAATAAGCCAGCCCCGCGTCTAGGCATACGGCGCGGTAGCCCGCGGGAGGGCTCGCGCGAGAGTCCTTATCGGCACCAGTCAGGAGGAGGTCTGCTGTCGATGAGGGTACAGGCTTGCCGGGCCTTTCTCTTCAGAACATTACGGATGGGCGATATAAATTAACTAGGGTAAACCCACGTTTACTTGATCGCTACCGTAACGAAGTTGTAACCGTTGGCGGCCAAAATAGCCTGAACCTTCGGAATGTCCTGCGGGGTCACCTGGGCGATGGTCGCCGTGATGGTCTGCGCTGTGACGAGCGTCACGGACGAGTCGTCAATCCATGCCACACCCAGAATTTGGGTGTTGCCGTTTTGCGTCTTGACCTTGATGTACAGGTACGCGGCCGGATCGTTCGGCGTGTGGGTCTGCGGACCGAAGAACGGATAGAACTGCACGTGCAAGGACGTCATGTCTTCGTCCTTCATCGCGTCTTCGTACGACATCACCGAGGTGACCTTGACGTTCTGCCAGTCGCTGCCCAGCAGAGGCGGATAGACGTTAAACGAGTACGTCTGCCCGATAGCAAAATTGTAAGCCATGGTTTCCCGTGCCCAAATGAACAAAAAAAAAAGATCAGAAGGGCAGGTGATCCAAAATCACGTCGTCACCGAGAAACTGGTGGACGTAGTACGGGAAGCCGTAGCCGCTACCGGCCGCTCCTGTACGTAGTCCACGCAATCCCTCGAGACGCGCGTACACACTCTGTGCCAGATTTTGAACCGCTGCCCGCAATCGCTGATACTCGCTAGACGCCGTGTTTTCATAAACCGGGTCTACTATACGATTGGTAATGGGCAGCGCCTCGAGTCGGGCAGGACCGTTTGCTGAATAGTCCAAAAACACTTCGAAGATCTGCGTGATGATTTCGCGCTTATCGTTGAAGTGAATAGGCAAACCTTGCACTTCAAACAGAAACTGCGCCCAGAGATCCGCCGTCTCAACGATCATGAGTCTGCTGTAATGCTCGTTTGCCATAGTCAATTCACAGGTTAGGGATGTGCTCAGCATGCAGGTGTCGCAGCACCATGTCACGACCGAGCCAGTCGTGGAACTGATAATACAGGTAACCGTTCTGGTAGGCCCGCATCATGCGCAGCTTCTCGAGCACCTCTTCGCCAAAGCGATTCAAGAGCCCGGCAAAACGCCGATACGAGTCCTCGCACGAGGAACCCAATTCATTCAGGAACATCTCGGCACAGGCGAAGTTCAACTCATCACGGGCTGTGCGCTCGTAGTGGATCGACTCCATCACGATCTGGGCGACCATGTCCATCACCGTGTGGGGAAACTTATCCACCAGCATGACGGGCGTATCCGGAATCAATGACTCCAGATCTCGAGCTTTCCACAGCAGCGTGGCCAACTCAGAGTCGGTATCCAGAACCAAAAAGGTCGAAGGAGGCTGGCGGTTGACCGAACTCCTCAAAATCGGCCTTGGCAAACCGGACAAGATGGTCACTGTGGACCTCCGCAAAAAGATAGGGAAAATAGCCGTCAGGCGGCAGATAAGCGTTGTACTCAAAGCGCAACCGATCTCGCATGGCGAGTCCCATCTTCATCACGGCTTCAAACATATCGCGATGAGGACCACGGGGAATATCGGCTTCCTCGATGCGGAACTCCTGGTAGCCGCAGTCGTATGCCAGTACGATCGCCACTTCCGTGAGCTCAGACTCTGCACAATCATACACGCTAATTGCGCCAAACACGCTCGCCAGCACTTCGCTCAAATCAAAGGGCGGACGAAAAGGCTGGGTCGCCACGCGCAGAAACCCATGGATCTCTTGCGTGAAGTCGATCAATAGGTTTTCAGTATACACGGCGTTTTCCCCAATTGTTGGTGAGGACCTCGATACCCACCACCAGATCTCGACCGATCCAGCGCGGACTTTGGTCATCGATCTGGTAAGGTCGAGTGCTAAAGAGATCTTGCATGATGAGCAATACTTGCTCTTCAATGGATTGCGTGATCATCTCCAGCTCACCCACCCGGCTCATGTATTCGCTTAAGTCCACGGACGTATGTTTGATACGGCCCGTACGCTCATCGAACTGTTCATGACGCCGGTTAACGTAACTGTCAAACTTCTTCAACACGAAATCCACCAACTCACTGTGGTGATGCTGCAGCGAGCGCTGGTACTCAGTGTACGGCGAGGTTTCCTGAAACGACGTACCCAAGACTGCATTCTTCACGACGGAATGCACACCGCCCTTCAGAAAGAGCTTGAACAACTCATCGTACACCATGGATTCCGTGATCAGATCACACGTCGGCAATATGAAAACGGACATGGTTGCTATTCCTTGTTTCGATTGTAATGACCTGTTACTTATAGTCGTACGGGCGCGTTGATGAGATCTTCCATCGGGAGGCGTTCAATCGTGTCCATGTAGTTCGGGAATTCCGTCACCACCACATCCCACGAGCCCGTAAGATCAGCGTACGCCTGGGTCGACGTATCGTTTATTTTCAGGTGCGGCAACACCGCGCCGATGTAATCGACGATCATGTCAAACGCACGGTTGCATAACTGGTGCGCGGCATTATGATTCATGCCCGAATTCTGCAACAGGGCTTTGGCCGCGACCAGGTATTCGGAAGGATGCGCCTCACACGTGTTGTCAAACACGTCCTTGAGCAAGGCTTCCAGGAGCGGGCCACTGTCGTAGCTTCTCCAGTTCGGATCAAGTGCGGCTTCCGGATTGCGTGGGTTACGCTTGCGTGCTTGATACAGAGCCAGCTCGCGTTGCACGAACATGCCCACATCCAGCAGCGAAATCACCGTACTGCTTTTCATCTCTACTCATCCCCGCCACGCGCTCTGTTAATCTTCAAAATCGCGGCCGTGCTCCATCATCCACGAATAGATCCGATAGTCGATGGTCTTTTCCACCCGCACCACCGTGTTATCCACTTTCATGAAGTGCATGATCCAGCGATCTTGTCCCAAGAAGTCTGTCAACTGATGTAGCATGTCGCTCAATTGCAGCGTGATGCTCTCACAGATCTCCTGCGACGCGTAAAAAAGTTGCTTGTCCTGTTCCGAGATGCGCGCGCGGCCCAGGTCATCCGTGGGTTCATGCTCCACGGCGACGATGTTGCCGGTTTCCCCCCAGCTAAAATTGGCGTCATTCGGATCTTTCGGATACTGGAACACCGAATCGACCGTGATGCCCGAGCGCTGGAACTGCTCGAAAAGAAACGGACGGATCACCGCGTCGAAATTCAGCTTCTTGTGGCCGCGACGAATCCGGCCTTGGCTGGACCACTTCGCATGGTTGATCACCATGTGGTCAATCAGCTCGATGAGCAAATTGCGTGCGCGCAGTGAAAAGCGTGACTGCGGCTTCAGATACGGCAGATGCACCTTGGGTACGACCAGATCGGCTTTCGCATCGTAGACTTCGTCGCGCAACGGCAACTCGAAAGACGTAATCGGGATCGGTGTGGCGACATTGTTGACCGCTTCACCTGCGTAGAAATACGGCTGTCCCGCGACCATCACCGGCTCACACTGAGTCGGCAGGTACAAGCCTTCCGGATTGGGCAACATGTAGGGACCTGCGGCAGCTTCCACCGCGTCGACCCAGTCTCCCAGATCCAGCACCAGCGTTCCAGTGATTTTCAGTTCCATTTTCTTTGGTAGTCGTAGTTCGTATTGGCAGGGCGATTGTGCACGTAGTACCACATGTACAAGTCAATCCCGCGGATTTCTAAGTCGATGAAGCAGTTGTCGCCGTACAGCTGCGGCACCTTGATGTATTGGCCGGTGTAGTAATCCAGGTCCAACTCGGAGCGGATCTGGGCATGCAGTCGGGCAAAGCGCCAGTCCTGCGGGTCGTGGTTCACCGAGAACAAATGATACACCTGCTCAATCTGTTCTTTGACGATCCATTCGATTAAGCGCTCTTCAGTCAACCCGGAGAAGATCAGTTGACTCGCAACTGCCCTCGTAGCGCCCTTTAAGACGCTCAGGAAGTCATGGATCTCCTGGATCAATAGCGCCCTAGGTTCGACGGTTAAGAGGTTCATGGCGGCTCCTTATACACAGTATCCAGCGGCTACGTTTGTTTTGACTATTTGTGTAACTGCGGCATAAAAAAATAATCAGTCCCTTTTGCACCCTCCCGTAGGAAGGCATAAAAGGGACTCGCCTCGTCCGATGCTCACCCAAACAGCTACCCGTAAAACGGACTGTGGTATTGTTGCGGTCGGAACTGAGGCGGTCTGGACATCTCAAGCTGCGAGCCAAGTGTTAGGCCCTAGTGCTAATTTTTAGACAGTCCATGGACCTCTAAACAATTGCTTCGGGTACTCCCTTGAAAACTGTCGCACTTATTGCCTCCTGCGCACCAGTAGGCGGCAGGCCATTACTCACGGAATGTAAAAGACCCTAGCCCCCGATGCACCCCCTGCGCCTGATGCGCGGTTCGGCTGGAATGGGACTAAAGTCTGCGCATGGCCAAATCATCGGTCCGAGTCAACGGGCCAAGCGCATCGCCTCAATGGCTGAAGGTACTACGAGCACCCTTAGCTCGCGTTGCCTTCCCCAGCTGGGGACGTCGCGCATGATGTCTATTCACCCTCGCATGCGCCTGCAAGGGTGAGGACCGATGAACTTTACGAGTGGCGGCGGCCTGAATGGACGGGAACCACGAAAAATCGTGATAGATAAACCGTCCAAAGTCAGACCACCACCACCGGGCCAGAGAGCTGATCTGGCTAAACATCGGTTCTTATTGCTTTCCTTATCGTGTCGTCCAGCGTTGTTGTTAGAGGATCAGCCCCGTTTCATCCGCACGGTCGCCTGCGCCCAGAATGGACTTGTGCGCGACGCGCGACTGCTGTTCCTCGCTCAGGTGCGAGAGCACCTTTTGCACGTTGGCCACGGCTTCGTGGATCACCCGGTCGCCCGTGATGTAATGCACCGGCGATTCCTTGGCGATGTTCTCGGGCATGTCGGCCGGGAACAGTCCGAGAAAGCGCACTTCGGGCATGAACGGTAGCGTCGCATCAGCGCCCGCTTTCGCCAGCGTCGCAACGCTGATGACATTGCCCACGTGAGCGTGCGATTCGCCGTTCTTGACGATGTGCAGGCCTGCGAGCATCGGCTGCTTGAAGGTGGTGACCTTGTCGAAGCGCAACCAGTTGTAGAGGTCACGTGTATCGAGCTCGGTGTTCTCGCGGCTAAAGAGCGCAGCGAGGCCGACCACGACGGTTTCGATTTCAGCGTCCACCGCAGCGCGCGGGGTGTCTTGCGTGTTCTGCAGATAGGCGATGACGATCGGGGCGCCCGCGGCCTTGGCGATGGCTTCGTAGGACTTGATCGTGTTGAGCGTGTTCTCCGCGTACAGCCGGGTCGAGGCATCGCCCACCATGACCACCACCACCGGCACGTCACGTGCGAGCAGCTCTTGCGTAAGAATCGGGCCGATCACCGAACCCGAACCACCCGACGCCGAATGCAACACCAGTGCCAGGTTACCCGGCTTGTGCGCGTGCAGGATTTCCTTGACGCGTTCCTTCACGACAGCGGCATGTTCGCGGCGCACTTGTCCAGAACCGTCGAGGCCCTGGAAGTGGTAGATCGCGTTCGCATCGATGTTCGCGTTGAGCATGTTCGACTTGCTGGTGTCGATATACGTCGGCTCGACGACAGCCATGCCAGCTTGTGCTTTACCGCGGTACTTCTCGAAGCGCGTCGCAATGTTCGTGCCAGCTCCGCCCGCTGCGTAGATGCTGATACGACCTTTGACTTTCTCGATGATTTCGGACATGTTTCTTTCCTAGTTTTTTCAAATTGAAGCACTCCTACATAGTAGGGGATGTGCTCGTAAAAAATGCCCGTGGTGAAACGGGCACCTTAGACTGCAACCGCTTCCGAGCTCAGGACGTCAGCCGTGATGATGAGGGTCGACATCGGCTTGTGTTCAGCGATGAAGAACTCTTCAAACTTCGATTCATGGAAGTGCATTTCGAGCGGGGTGAGTTCCGTCGATTGGCGATCCTTCGCGTTCAGGTAGTCAAACACCTTGCGCTTGGAACCGGCCCACAGCACGCCAGCTTCGAGTTCGCCCTTGAAAGTCTTGTTTGCGCCATCAGCCATCGATGCGCGAAATCCTTCAATCACGAAGTCACCGTTGGCGTTTTGCGACACACGGTACAGGATAGTAGCGCCATCGGTGGACACTTCGTCCACCACATAGTGCTTGTTCATGTACACGAGAGCGGAGAGGTTAGCTGCGTAAGCCTTGATGTTAGCAACGTTGTTCATGGTAATGCTCCTGATAGGTTAGATAATCTTAGAAGCTTCTGCTTCTGTCTACGTGCGTAATATAGGTCTGAAATTGTTTTCAATCGACTTTTAACACGCGATCCTATGTAGATTCTTTTTTTGAGCGGAGGCCTAGAGTGAATCCTATCACCCGAGCTGTGGATGATCTGAAGTTCCGGATTCCACGGCGTGTATTGGAAGAGGTGTTTGTCGAGCGCACGGCCCGTTGGCGCACAGCCCCGCGTTCGATCGACGAATGTATTTTGGAACAAGTGGTCCGCCCTCGTGTCCTGGTGGACTGCAATCTCGTGGGTGGCACGGAAGCATTCGTCTATCTGGACGATATTCCGTACGAGCGGATGAACGACTATACGTCGGTGTATCGCATCCCGAAGACCAAGACGCAGGGGCGCTCGATTCTGTCGGTGCTGAACATCACGTTCGCCGACCCCACCAAAGTCTCAAGCTACGGGGTGGCCGCGGGTGCGCAGAACACGACCATGCTGCAAGCCGGACAGGCCGTGATGGACGCCTACGGGGCCTTGCCCGTGACCTCAACGCATCGCGTGCAGTTGATCGGGGAAAACACGATCATGGTGCGCGACACCATAGTGCTGCCCCCTGATGTGTATCTGCGCTGTATTCTCGCCAATGACGAGAACATGTCGCACATCCAGATGCGCAGCTACCGGCCGTTCTGTCGGCTGGTGGAACTCGCGGTGAAAGCCTACATCTACAATGACCAAGTCATCGAGGTGGACATCGGCAAGATCCGGGGTGGTCAGGAAATCGGTAAGTTCAAGGAAATCGTCGAGGAGTACAAGGACGCGGAAGAACAGTATCAGGAGTTCCTCGCCACCACCTGGCAGAAGGTGGCGTACATGAACGACAACGAAACGTTTAACCGCTTTGTACGCAGTTTGATTGGTGGCTATCGGTAACACGGTCATAGCGGGCAGCCCTAGGGCTGCCCGTATGCCGCTGTAGCGGCTTATGCAGCGTTGCGCAACTGGATCTTCACGAAGGTTCCCGCGGCGGCTTCCTGCCCCTTAGCGAAGTCTACCAGGCCCTTGGTGAGCGGCATGATGGTGAGCGTGAAGCCCACGCCGTTCTCATCGACCTTGAAGACGCAGCTGTTGGAGAGCTGGCTCACGAGATTGCGCATCTGGCTGAAGGCCGCCGCATAGTCGAAGTCGACTCCGGCCGCTTTCTGCCAGCGCTTGCCGAATTCGCGCTTCGCCGCTTTCTCGAGCTTCGGGTAGATGACCTTGGCCGCGACGTAGGTTCCGGCATCTTCGCCCATCTCGATCGTGATCTTCATGACGAGTTGCTCGTCGACATTCACGCGATAGCCTTCCAGGCGACGGTACATGCCCTGGTGGGAGCCCGCATCGAACACGAAGTCGGTGGCGAGCGCCGGGTGAGCACTCAGTTCGCGCACCGTGCGACGCACGAGCCGCATCACGGGTTGCTCGTCGGGCGTATACAGCGAGTTGATATGGTTTTCGATAAACCCTTCATCTGCGTTTGTCGCTTCGAAATTCTTGAAGTCGTAGTTGGCGAAGAAGAA